AACACTTCGTTCAATTCATAAGAATTTGGTGTTTAGCGTTTTCGCATTTATCGTGAAACGCTTTCGCGTTTTCGTGCGCCCATAAATGGGGCCATCGAACCCTTACTATTCCATAACTGCCAACACTCATTTATTTTGTTTTTAATTGTTTAACTTATTAATAAATATAATTTTATTGTTTTTTTATTTCAAAATATTCATTTTGATACACAGATAATTCTCCAATACTTTCAATATCACCCAATCTAAAAATTTTCTCCATGACACTTTGTTTTCCCCGTTGGACAAAAATGTCCGAATATATTGTTGGTTCATCAACAAACCCAAGAAAATGCTCATTTCTTGTTATTATTTGATTAAAAACATCCTCTTTGTATATCCAGTTGTTGTACCAGTAATCATAGTATAACCATCTGAATAATCTTTATAGTATAAACCATTTATTGTATATGCGCTATAGTTACCTACGGAATCTGTGCCAGTTGTTATGCCAGAATAGGTATTTGAACCATATAATTTAAGTGACGATATTTGACTTTTCCCTATTGCTAAATATGTGAAACCATTCAAAGTGTATCCTGTATTATTGGTATAATCTAAATCATTTAAATAATTTTGTGTTTGACCTGTTAAATTTGAATACGCTGGTATCGTAATCCCAGTAAAAGTTCCCAATTCATTTTCAACTTCCAAATTACCAGGTACTTGTATTTTTTGATAATTTTTCATTAGACCATGGCGATTGTAAGGAAATTGTTATTGTATATCCAGAATTTACTAAGTATGTATGTGAAACACTTGGTAAATTCGTATTTGATTTGCCGCTGTTTACATCAATTTGGGATGTATGTCCATCACCCCAATTTACAGTATATGTTTGTTGAACAATTAACCTTAATTTATCTGGATTTACTGTGTTATAGACAGTAACAGTATTATTAGATTGTTTGTATGTAAAATTTACTATTTGTTCAATTTGCTCGATATTACCGTCAAAACCAACCATTACACCAAATTCATCTGTATGTGATTCTAAGTACACAGGTATGTTGTAACTGAAATAAGTATCTTCTTTATCTATATTAACCCATTTGGTACCATTCCAATTATAGTAACCTTCAGACAATGTTCCACCAGTGTTATAATATACATCATTAATATTTGGACCATAATAGATGCTACCTGACCACGCAAATAATTGATTATTTGAATCATACCAATTCTGGCTAGTTTCAGATACTAATATTGTTTTTGGTATGTTGTTTATCAGTATTTTATAATCATTTTTATTTAACATGTTGCACCTCCTTTCTCATAGAATTTTATAGGATTCTGTCTTGTTCCCGCTCTCACACCTTTTTCACCATCGTATTCGTATATTTTATAAGAATAGTTTGCCATGTCAATATCCATTTGATAATAAATGTCATCAGATTCTGAAATTTCTGTAGTTGGGGAAAGACATTTATTAGTAAAATCTAACACATCACCATTTTTAGCGTTAAAATATTTTGCGGTTACCCAAAAAGTGTTTCCAGTATATAGCGTTTCATCATATGGTGTTGTATCTTGGAACCAATAGATATACATATTTTCTTTATTCCTATAATTATTTCCAGTAAAAACTGGTACAAAGACATAATCATTTAAATTATTTTTTGTTGTATAAAACTTTTCTCCTGAGGTAAAAACTAGATTTTTAGCAAATACTAATTTTCTATTTGCTCTTTCTGGAGATTCGTTATTTGGAGTTTTATAAAATTCTAGTCGAAAAAAACTTTTTGTTGCTTGTGATAATAAAGATTTATTTTCAGAATTTGATAACTCTGTTGCTTCATAATTTTGAACATATGTGTTATTATTTATAAAGTAAAAATAAAACCATATATCAGTTTGTAATAAATTAATATCACTAGTTATACCAGAATATGCTTCATGTATATATCTAACAGTTTCATAATTTTCTGGGTCATTAGTTACGACCTCTAACATATCGTTTTCATATTCAGAAAAAACTTTCAGACCAACCCAAATTGTTTTGGAATGGTTGTGTGTTAGTAAAAACAATATTATTATTTTCTGTTATTCTTAATGTTTTCATATTAACAATCAATAATTCTTGTTAAGAATTCTTTAAACCATCTGATTTATTTGTGTAATTTTTTTCATTACGTAAATAAAAATTTATACTTTTTCTACATAATGTATATCGTTTGCAAATGGAAAATCTGTACCATATCCATCAGTATCTACATATCCATGGTCATATAAATCTCTCCATTTCCATAAACCTTCTTGTTCGAAATATTTTGTGTTTTCTGGTAAATTCAAAACATCATTTGTTTTTGAACTTTCAATATATGGTGATAATTGTCTAATTTTAATAGAATAATGTGGTTGATAATATAAACCATATAAATTTGTCGATGATGCTCCAGAATAATTTGCTGGGTCATCTTGACCATGATAAAATATAGATGTTGGTATTGTTAATTTGTGATATGCTTCACTAATAACACGCTCTTTCATTTCAGATGCATTGTATTCAACAAACGCACCAGTTAATATTGTTCCTTTTTCAAGTGTTGTTCCACTTTTAAATGAATATGTTGTGGTGTTTTGTGTTTTAGTAAATGTTGAATATGATAACGTATTTTCATTAGATTTTGGTCCATCAAAATGATTATCAATCCAGGTATCATGAAAATTAAATTTCCAGCCGACTTTTAATGGATAATCAAAATACCCATTACCATTTTTAAATATAATTGATGATATATATCTCTGTTGGTGTATATCCTAAATTATTTGTAATTCCAGATAAAATAAAATGGTGTTTTAAAATCATATATTAAACTTTCCATTTTATTTTTTTCAACTAAAACATTATTTTCACCTGAGTAATTTTCATATAATAATTTTTTTCATCTCTCCATATTGGAGATTCAAATCCCACTTTATCTAATAGATAATCATTTGCATCTGTAATTGTTTTATGTTTATGTACATAATATTGTGATGTTGTTCCGCTAATATCTCTAACATTTAAACATCTTTTACCAAGATAAACATAATTATCTGTTAGAGTTAAGCCGCTTTTCATTTGTTTTTTTGAAATTTTTACAACATAGTTTTCTGAATCATATGTGTTATTCCCAATTGAATTAATGTAAAACGTTTTATCTTTTATATCTAATGTATTGTTAAATGTTCTTCCGCTAATAACAATATATTCACCAGAATTCATACCATGTTTAACTGGTGATGTTAAAATATAATAATCATCATCAGAAGTTATCCTAAACGGTATTCCATCTCCAGAATTAAAACTATATACAGTGTTACCAGAATAAGTGTATATTTCATCAAATTTTGTATCACCAAAAAACGTATGATAAATAAATGTTCCAGTTCTGATATGGTGCTTGTATATCAGTAATAGTTGTGTGGCCTGTATATTGTGTTGTTAATTGTATATTTTTGACTAAAATTTGAAATTGAAAATCCGCTTTGTGGTATATTTATTTCTCTTAATATATCATTTCTTAAAAACGCAAATTCATTATATGGTAAATAACCTTCATAATTATTTCCTATTGTATCATTTTTAAATACAGATTATTTTTTAAATAAACATAATCAGTATTACCAGGAATAATCATTATCAAAATCATTTTTATTTTACCAAATATTTTATATTTAATACTTTTATTCTTTTCTTTTTGATATAAATCAGCAACATCTAATACAATATTCCTATCATTTTCTCTAATATTGTTTCATTATTATATAATTCTAATAATGTTTTGATTTCTTCTAGGCGCATTAAAATATTTTTTACTTGGTAAAATAATTTTTTGTTTTTCATTAGACACATTTATAAAGCGTTTCTTGAGGCCAAAATATTTTATTAATAAGTCAAAAGCGGTTTTGTTAGGTGTTATACCAATGTAAAATAAAAATGGTGTGGATAACACTTGCTTTGAGCCGCTATAGTTTTTTTCAGTTTGAAATAGAAACATTTCATATTTGCTCATTAACAAATCCTTGAGATTGTTTAACCCAGGTTTTGTTTACTACAACATATATATCACCAGTTATTGGTTTGCTTTCTATAATCAATACCAACATATGTTTTAACATGTAACCACAAATCACCATCAATAAATGACAATGCACCATTTACAGATGTATCAGGTGATTGATTACTAATAACTTCATATCTTTCTAAAGTTCCAACTTGATAATTTCCTTCTAAATTGTAAGTTGGGTGTGTTATGGTCATAGGTTTTGGTAAGTATTCTTCCTCAGCGTCAGCCATTAAATAATTTGTTGTGGTTGAATTATGTGATGAAACTGAAAATATTCCTTGTAATTTCATAGTCGCAATATTTTGCCTGTCCCATTTTTGTATGTCAGATAGATTTCCATAATTACCAAAATAGCCTTCATTACCTTTATCCATAAATAAAAGTACTTTTGTGAAAAATCGCCAAGTCTATAATTTGAACAACCTCTAATAAAACTGCCATTTCATCAAAATTTAAAATCTATTGGTAATGGACTATATAAATTACTGTTTTTAAAATATGTTGCGTAATAAGGGTCATCTATGGGTCCAAAAATCCATTATTAAACATAAAGTAATGCATGGACTCTCTAAATCAAAAGCTTCGATTCAGCTTCACAATTAAATAGACATGAGTTGATAATATGTCGCCATCCAAACCTTGTATGTTTGGTCCATAATCGTCCTGCCACTAAAAAAATCACCAATATCTACTTTACCGTTATATATAATCAAGCTTATAATTTAAACGCATATTCAATAATATTGCTCAGGTCTTGATATGATGTCTGAGATATATCTCTGGCTACAGAACAATTTGGGTCTACTGTTGGGTCTGTACAAATTTCATTAAAGAAAATATCTCCTGTCACCTAAATGCATAAATGTTGTTGGATCTTAATATTTGTCTTTAGATAAACATTATTAATTTTAAAGAAACTTTGACCAATAAATTACCCCACTTTTGTTTTCATATTTAATATGTGTACTCTATAATAGAAATTTTCATCCAATATGTTAAAAATATAATTCTCTTATAATTTGAAACCTTGGTTTAAATCATAATTTTGTAAATCATCCCATTTAATTCTTTATCAATTTAAAAAATACAAGACACCATTAAGCCAGGTATCACCAAATGAATATTTACGATACACCACAAAAATGATAACATAACTCTTTTTCTTCTATACACACACATTCTTTAATGACGTCCATATTTTTTTACGTGTATAATTTTTAGTATAATTGTAAAAACACCATCTCTAAATTCAGATAATCCAGATTTTGTTCTCTATCATATGTTGCGTTTGGTATTTTTGTTATATGATTTTTTATATGGTAATCATACTATTATTGGCACCAATTAGCATTGTTGAGATTAAAATTTTATTAAATGGTTTCGTTAAAGATTCTTCATAACCTCCAGTATATGTAGGTGGGTTTAGCGGGTCTGTTGGGCTTCCGTAATCAGATGTTGTGTTCCCCATAAATATGTTTTTATTATTGACTCATCAAATACTGAATCCATATTTAGAACAACCTTAATTCAATTTCTATTCCATTATTTGACGTTGATGTTGGCGTATCAACTAAAACATGCCTATAAAGTTATGTATAAGTGTTTTCATCATCAATAGATTGCAATTACTATAATCAATTCAGTGAGTCTAAACCATTTATCATAAGAAAATTCAATATATTTTCCTGGACTAAACCAGCATCGGTCATTTTCAGACGTAATCAACATTAAATTTAATATCGGTATCATTAATGTTAATATCGTTGAAAAAACCAACAAAATTATTAGTAATACTATTCAAATCCGATGATGAATATACTTCAAGCATAATATTTTGAAGTGTTATTATCATTTGGTATGTTTACAGAATATGTATGTAAATTATTCAACTCAGAATAAACCATAACTGGAATATCTTCACATTCTGAGTTATTTGACTTAGAAGATTCATTTGGAAAAAGACATTATTAGAAGTTGTCCCAATATCCGAATCGCTACTAAAATTAGTAATACTATTCGAATCTTTAATATATAATAAAACAACATTTTCACTATTAATTGTAAAATTGTCAACTTTTTTAATTTTACTTCAGCAACTCTACAGTATGTGTTAGTATAATTTATATTTTGTAGCTATAGCATCAACATCTTGGGAACACTCTTCACAATCTGGATAAATTATTAACGGTAATGTTTTTGTAAAATTTGATTGTATTTTATATGATGCATCTAATAATTTTTTCAGAAAATCTTTTGAATAATTCTTTTTCCAATAAAAATGTATCGGCAAAAAGTCTATGTAAATCATAAAGTATTGAGCCAAGAATCTCACCAACTTTTACTGATACTGTTGTGAATATGTATTGAAAAGTGAGTACAATGTTCAGATCAAAATTATTGAAAAAATTTCTTATATTATTAAAAGCAAAATTTGTTGGAAAGAATTTACTTTTGATGTGCAATCACTTCCTCATCTTTTGGTCTTATTTGTTTTACACCCAAAACGCATCTTTGGATTCTCTCCTTAAAAATGAATTTATAGCAATTGCACCAGGTGTAAATGATGGTAATTGAGGTGCCGATTGATAATGTGTTCCTTGAAATGAAGAAACGGTATAGACTTTTCCATATACGAATTTATAGAAATAGTCTTCTGGTACACCATTATTAAAAGTACCAAGCATTAAATCTTTTTATGGTTTTTAACTGCTTGAGAATAATTTGTTGTGTTGAACGTAACAGACGATAGCGGCGGTAAGACATTTATATAATCCTCAAAAACATCTGAGAACTGATATGTTGCAAAGCATACCCATACTATACTCATATCTGGTATTCAATCCTGTGACAGTATCTGGATTAAATTCTCTAATATTTGGTACTAGATACTTTGCTGTTGTTTTTTCTATCTTCAAAAAGTAAACTAAATCTAAATCTTGCAGTGGTTGTTGTTGGTACTCCTTTAGATGAATCGTTAGTTATTTCTTGCTCCCCAAATTCGTTTGTGTAAACATAATCCATGTTCATGGGTAATGGTGCCATAGCAACACCATCCTCATCTATAACATCAGTGATGGTTAAATATTCTAATTCAGGGTAAACCGACTTACCATCAGAACCTGTTACTTTTTTTCCAGTGTATCTGACACATTCAATGGTTCCTGGTGCAGTTTGTAAATTACATTTATAACCAGACCTTGGCCTAATTCTACCATTTCTTTTATAGCATCACTGTTATCATCTGTAAAAGATGAAACTAAAATTAATGATACTGGTTCAATTTCAATTCCAACAGTAGTTAAATCAAAATCTGTTCTAGTGATACCAATTTCACATAGATTTTGATTACTCCAAAATGGATAAACATCTATTGTTTTGAAATTTACAATTTGTGGTAACCCGTCAATATCGCTACTTGGATTTAAAATTATGAAAACCTATCGAAATTTTCTTCATTAATCCCTTTTTATAAAATCATATGGTCGTAATTGAAAACAACCTAGTACGGATAAATCAATATCAATATGTATAGTCTGAGAACCAACAGGAACTCCCATATCATAAAATCGCCAGCATCATTTGTTTTTACAGTATAATTGTAATATTTTTCATATACTTCTAAAACCTCTTCCCTGGTTAAAATATCTTTCTTGGCTTGAGGAATGTTCCAGTTGGTGTGTGGACCACCATGTTGTTTTTCTGATGGTAATAAATTATACCGATACCCATTTTCATTTTTATCTGAAATTTGTAGTGTAGGGATATGACGCATTTATTACTGGGTCGTCAGAATCATTGGCATCTTGCTCTATAAAAATTGAAACTTTGGCATTTGGTATACCAAGACCATTATTTGCGCTTATGCGACCTACAACCACGCCATAATCAGGAACACAATGACGAATAGATGTCTTTTTGTGTAAAATTTCAAAGACAAGATTTCTAATAAATCATAGTCTTGTTTAAGTTCTACCAAAATCTTTTGGTCTCTACCAATACTTAGTTGAAATTCTATGTTTTTGTATCATTACTATAATAAATAGAAAAAATGAAATTTTCTTATTATTATAATTAAAAAAGATGTTAAAATGAAGTCGTACCTAATGTTTTAACCCTAATTTTAATATCTTTATTTGGAAATCTTATTTGATAAATTTGATTAGACTTCATATATATTGTCATATCAGATTGTTGAACTTCTTTTGTTATGTTATCTTTATATGCTTGGGCAACTTCTGAACTAGAATATTCCCCGCCAATAAGATTAAAAACCCTAACATCAACAACGTTCACAATTCCATTTATATTACCAAGAATCCTATATAAATCACCAACAAACAATGGGTCACCCATTTTTCTTCTATTAATTGAAAAATATTCCGTGACATCATCTATAGTTGTTCTCAACACTTCTGTTTGGTTTATATTTTTATCGACAACTAAATCTATTTCTAATTTAAAATCTATGACTTCTCCGCTTTCAATATCTAAATAATCATTTAGCATTCTATATTGTGACAAATATTTTATTATATTATTTTTTAAAGTATTTGAAACAACATTTGTAAGATTACCTCTCTCATCATAAGATAATATTTTAATTCTAACTTTATTATCTTCCTCGGTAACATTAACCTTTGCTGGTGCACCAAAAACAGATGGCATATTTTCTATCATTGATTTATAGTCATTTAAGGTAACCGCCCGATTTTGTGCTGCAAAATTGTATGCGACCATATTTCTAATTTCTTCTATAGATGGTTGGTCAGCGCCACCTATTGCTGGTGTTACATTTGTAACTCTTAATGATTGTTCAACTTGGGTATTAATTGTTGAGTTTGGACCAAGAATAATAAAATCAATATTATCAACACTAGTTATAACATTTACACCCAAATTAGAATCTTGTCCTCCACCAATTCTATATTTTACAAATAGCGTAGTATTAGATTTTGGTGTCATTCCAAGTGACATATTATTTAGATAACTTGATAACGAAACCTTTAAATTATTTGTCATAAAATTGTCCAAATTGTCCATAGGGTCAACAACGCCAGAACCAAAAGTTAATGAGAAAAATCCTTCTGGTGTATATTCCGTTATAAATTTATTTGATATTTTCAAATAAACACCAGCAGTATAGTTATCCCTATCTGATACTGATGTTGGGTCTGGAATAAAAACACTATCCTCAACTAAAGATTTAACTTCATACCATCTATTTGTTACAGATTCAAATTCAGAAGGTAAAGGGTTTGCACCAAAATTTGTGCCTTCTTTATGGATTACTGAGGTAACACCTAATACATTTTGTTCAGGTAAAAATAATTTTAAAAATGGTTTTTGGTCTGACTGATTTATAACCCTTCTATAAATTCTTGTTACACCATTTACAACAGCATCTCTTTTAACAATTGTATATGAAATGAGTCTATTGTTAGCATCAAAATTTGGTATTTTTAATCTGTTTGGTTCTCCTTTACTATTAAAGGGATTTGAAAAATCAATATCTTCAATTGTTTCAAATATTTGTCCTCCACCAGATACTTGTGCACCACTTTTTAAAACACCCAAGTATCTTTCATCTTCTTTATCACCCCTGACAGGTACGTTAACAGAAAAATCACATAACGCTACTGATGGCCTATTTCCAGGTATCTCTTAATCCATATGTTTTTGCAATATGAAATAAAGATTGGCGTTGTTGTGCAAAATCTAAAATAGTTTCTTGCCAAACTCTGTCTATATGAAAGTGCATATTATCCGCAACAGCAGCATTCATATCTAATAAAACAGAAAAATAGACGCGTCATTAGTATTGGTTGCTAAATCTGGATAATATTGTTTTGTTAAATTAACAAGTTCTTCCCTTAACCCAGCGAAATCCCTTGTTGCGTAAGATATCTTTTTACTCATTTTATATGTTTATAATTATGAAATCAGAGGTTGAAAATGCTCCGTTATTGACAGTATAATCTATTTTAACCTTAGCTGTATATGGTTTTGTAGAGTAATTTGAAACTCTAAATAATCTTTCGTCTTCAAGCTCATTTACACTCATAACGTCGCTTGGGTCATCTTCTGCTGATGTAACAGTTATAGAATTAATATCGAGATTTGGAATGTATTTTTTTACACTTTCTCTAATCTCTTCTTCAATTAATCCCCACGTCACAAAATCATTTTGGTCAAAAATAAATTCATATATTCTTGTTCCAAAATCTGGTAAATAATAACGAGAACCTCTTCTTGTTAATATCAAATGTATTAAATTAGCCCTAACTTCTCTTTCGGGAATTTCGGTCATACTTAAAAAATCACCTTTTTGACTGTCCCTAAAAGGAAAATCTATACCATATTTAACTGCCATATCAATAAATATAATGATTGATGAAATGTATATAAATAAGAAAACCCAGATTATTGGTCTGAGTTTTCTTTTATTTTAGTATTACCCCTTTCTCCCTTTGGTTCATATGGACAATGTCTACATCCGTCTTTCTTTGAACCACAACAATATCCTCTTTCGATGTGGTATTTTTCGGTGAATACCACTCTATCACCATCTAAATAATAATGAACTTCTTTTATAAATTCTTTCATGGTATTATTTTTTATAAACTAATAATAGATTGAAGATACTTTTTATATTCTCCCAATCCATTTTCTAAATTATATTTTGGTTCCCACCCATCCATCCATAAAATTTTATTTGAACATGTGTAGAACTGGTATCCAAATGGTATTTTATTTTCTTCATGATATGTAAATGGAATATCCATAATATCCAATATATCTTCGAATGTTCTTGATTCACCATAACCAACATCATAAAATTTTCCTTTAAGTTTTACATAATTGTCTTCAGCATATAAATTAGCATTTACAACATCTTTAACATATATAAAATCTCTTTTAGGTTTTAATGGGAATAATTTACATTCTTCATGTTTTCTATGTTTAATAAACGACTGATATGCGACAGATGACATCCGTCCTTTATGTTCTTCCCCTGGACCATACACATTAAAATATCTAAGTGCAATACCATTGTTTGATATTACATATTTCTCTGCAACGTATTTGCTCCACCCATAAAGATTAGATGGATATTTCCCATTATCACCATAATTCGCTGCCGATGATGAATAAATCATTTTTGTGTTAGTCTTTACACAATAATCAGTTAAAATCTTTGTGAATTCAAAATTTAACTTCATCATGTAATTAACATCTGTCTCTAATGTATCAGAACATGCCCCAACATGAAAAATAACTTTTGGGTTGTTCTTTTTAAGAATACCTAAAGGTTTTCATCCCAATCAGAATCATCAAATATATCTTCGTTTATTTCAATAACAAAATATGAAGACATTCTTCTAATTGTGTTAGCTAAATTTTTTCCTATGAACCCTTTTGCCCCTGTTACTATAACATTTACCATGGTGTTACTACTCCTCTTTTTGATACTACTATTGATGACATTTCATTTTGCAACTACAATAGAGTCTAAAATGTTTTTGTTTGATGATATTTTAAAATAAACGATGCTGTAAATGTATCTCCAGCACCACTAACATCTATAGTTTCCTTTGGTGATGGTGATGGGAATATATCATTTTTGTATTTGACACCTTTAGACCCTAATGTGATTAAAATATTATCAAAATTTTTAAACCTTGATTATTTTTCGCTTCGTTTTCATTTAACTTAACAAATGTGAATTTACTTATTGTTTCATCATCAAGTATTTTTTTTGAATCAAGTATAGATAACTTAGAAAGATTACCGATAATATTTAATGATTTAATATTTAAAAACCCTTTATCATAATCACTTACAATTACAATGTCGTATTTTGGTATTTTTTCTAATAATTCGTTAGTTAGATTTATACCAGATATATTTTCCTCACCTTCATCTAATCTTAAAAACATATGATTACTTTTTTTATCAACGTATCTTGTCTTTGTAATTTTTTCATTTTGAAAAATTTGATTGATATTCAATGATTTATCAAGTGATTTAAGATTGTTTAAAACATTACCTGACATTCCTTTATTTCTTATAATTTCTATTGGATTTAAAACAGGTACAGGTGCTTCTGGTGATAATCTTTTACAATCCCCATAAATAAAAACATCATCACAAACCTCACCTATTATTAATATTTTCATTTAAAAAAAATATCAATTTTTTTGCATATTCGAAAGCGTAAATATTTTTTGTAATTTATGATTTAATTCTTAATATTGTCGATTGAAATTATATATTTTGATATGTTATCAATACCGTCATCTATATTTTTAAAATAAATCCTTTCTTCTTGCTCATCATAATCCGCCAGTTTGATTAAAAAATCTCTCACAACATTTTCTGGTTCATTTTCTAACCAATCGTATTCCCAACTATTTTCATAATTCCACCCTGGCATGTAGGCAAATGGTTTAATTTTATATTTATTAGATAATTTATCCCCATCTAATGTAATTCTATAATCAGTTTTAACTTGCCAAGTCGTATTCCTTTTATGAAAATTTTTATTTCTTGTAAAAGAAATATAGTTTAGTTGATGTCCTCTATAAAATTCTTCTGAAGTATTTAATTTATTTGTTTTTAAAATGTTTTCTAAACCAGTTTTAGAAGTATAATGGTACAATAATCCGACTTGCTTTGATTCATTCAAAACAATAATCATGGATTTAATTCTTGATATTTGTTCTTGTAAATTCATAATAATAAATATTATACCACCATTGATTTATCTTCAATTGGTTTGTAGTGTATAATTTCTATTTTACCATCATCATGAATCAATATTGCTGTCATTGATTCGACCCAGTCACCTGAATTTAAATAATGAACATTATCAATAATTCTATCCATTTCTTGGTGAATATGTCCACATATTACTCCTTGACATCCATGATATTCGGCCATTTTTGCTGCGGTATTTTCAAAATCATTGACATAGTTTGTGGCGGTCTTTACTTTTTGTTTCAATGGTTTTGATATTGATTTATATTTAAAACCTCTGAATTTTCTCCATTTATTATATTGCGTATTCATCCATAACGCAATATCATAACCAACACTACCAATTTTTGATAACCATTTATATTTTAACATGAAAATATCGATTTCATCGCCATGAAAAACAAAGTATCTTTTATTTTCAAATTTATCTTGGGTAATCCATTTATTAATATTTATAACATGATTTTTTACTATTTTTATATTACCCATGTTAAAACCAATGTAGTCATCTAAGAATTCATCATGGTTTCCTCTAACCCATATGACTTCAGTTGTTTCAGATATTTTCAATAGTTTATTTACAACTTTAGTATGTTTTTTCTTCCATTTTGAACCTCTTTTCAATGCCCATCCATCTATTATATCTCCATTCAAAATTAAAGTATTACAAGAGGTATTGTCTAAAAATTCTATTATTTCATTTGTCTTTGAATCTCTTGTACCCAAATGTAAATCAGAAATTACAATCATATTAACCATTCTATCAGTTTTATAAAACAAATGGTTAGTAACACCGTACTAACAATTATTAATTCTAAATTTATTTTCCTTTTCATGACCAATAATTATGTGATTTGTAAAACCAAGATTTATTATTTCTATTAAACCAACTTTTTATGATTAGTACATACATCCACATAACACCTTTTTTATCAAATCGTCTGCCAGATGTATATATATACTTTTTAACTAACTTATGTCTATCTTTAAGTATCATCCTACTTAATAACCAATCTTCGGCAACTTTTACGTTTTCGTTAAATTTTCCACATTCGATAAATTTTTTTGTTCTCCATAATTGAAATCCACCTATTACAAAAGTCTCTGGTAGTATTTTTTGTAATAAATGAAACCCATTCCATAACCAATCATATTTTTTATCATCACATCGATATATACAAGAAACCAAATCATATTCGTCAATCGATTTTAAACAAGTTTCAATTAACTTTGTATCATATATCATCATATCCGCATCTAAAAATAAAACGAAAGGGGTTTGACATAAATCAAACCCCTTGTTTCTTGCAATAGATGGCAATCCACCATCGATTATTTTTATATGATTTTTGTTTTTAACATAATCATGTAATTCAACGTCTTTAATATCTGAAGAATCTGCAATAATTATATCAAAATTTATAGATTGTAATTCTAATAATTTTAAGCATTTTATAAGTGTATGACCTTCATTTTTTGATGGTATAACAATTGTTAGAATATTCATCTATTATAAATATCATATATTTTTTTGTTTATATGCGTGTAATTTCGCAACTTGACCCAGAACAAGCCATTGAACCATATTCTCCAATGTCCTTATATTGTGGTTTATCAAGAATTTCGCCAAAGTTAACTTCCTTGAACTGACGAGTAACGGTTTCCCACTTGTGGAAAAGATGCACATCCTTCAAGCAATATACCATTTTTCTCATGTCACCCTTAAAGTAATTCTTAGCGAATTTCTTTGCCCTATCTAACCAATATTTCTTCAATAATACTTGTTCCCTTGTTCCTGTAATTGGTAGAGCATATTCTGTGCCCATATTAATTAAAGTATCACAAGCTAACCAAAGGTTGTTGTCGAAGTAATGGAGACCATCTACAACCAATCCAGAAGCCAATACAGCGCCTTTTCCATATTCCTCGACAAGTTCTTCGAGGTTAAGTACTGAGGTGAATGGTGCTTGGTTAAAATCCTTATCGCCGTAGTCTGACATGAATGATACCGCAGTAAATTCTTCTTTATTATCCCAAATGTAATCTACAATAACATCCTTGTCATCAATGATTACAGTGCAACTGGTATTGTGGTTTACAGGATTATATATACATTTTTCTGGATTTGTACCAGCATTAACCCAGTTTTGTTGGACTAATTTGATAAGTTCAAGGTGTTTAATACCCTTCATATCTTTTTTGAACAACCCTTTTTTAGGGTTCTCAACAGGGACGAATACAACATAATCACTTTTTGTTTGCGACCAAACACTATCTTCTAATAAGAAGTCCATATTATCAACCAACCATTTAGCAGTATTGGATTCTTTGTTTAATTGCATGACTCTGAAATATTTTTCAGAATGTTCTGGATGAATACCAGATGCTGTACCAAGAACTACAGATGCATTACCTGAAGGTTTAACGCAAGTGGTTCTTGCTGCCTGATTAATATCAATAACTTCTGCAAGTTCCTTATTTGTTTTCTTAACAATCTCAGCACCTTCTTTAAGAAGTTCGGCGTTGAATAACATCGGATTATTCATCCAACCAGTTATGCTCACACCAAGCAACGCCTCTCTTGCAAAAATCTTTTCACTAACCTCTCCAAGATATGGGAAACTGTTATATCCCGCCTGAAGTGTACCAAGGATTGTCGCGTCTTTACATGCCTTAAAGAATTTCTCTTTTGTTGTACATTTTTCAGCATTAATCTCTGATAGGTTGCATTGTTTAGTTAAAACATTATTAAATAACCCTTGATGTTTATATTGTTCTTCAAAACAATATGAATTGTGGAATCCTTCTAATTGTACAATACTATCAATACATTGATATTTACCCTTATATTTTACTTCACTTGGCTGAAACCTAGTTTTGGTTGACCATAATTCTCCACAATCACTAATTTGAACATACCAAACATCTCTATTTCTTGTTCCAAAGTTTGTTACCTCGCCCTTTTTGCTACAAAGATTAACAGTAGAATTTACCCCAATTTTAGTTAATAAAAGTTGTAAATCCCTAATCTTGTTTTCTTCACCATAAATTCTGGCTTTGTTATTATATGTAATTGTTCCATCGGTATCTATCCAACCAGCAATAAATGCAAGAATTGATTTTTTACTCCAACTAAAAATTTCAGAAGGTAAACCATCTTCATATTTTAATTTATGAGATAGTTCCTTATCTAACTTATTAAAAGTAACATTATAATATTCTGTTTCAATTCCATTATAAGATTCTTTTAATTTTTTACCAATTGTACCATCAACAAAAGGATATTCATTAGAAAAATTACTTTCATAGACAGAAGCAAAGGGGGTTCTGTATTTATCACCTATCTTAGGACAAGTACCATCGCCTAAAACAAAACCATAATCATAAGCATAAATTTCATCGTGACCAAAATCAAAATCATTTACATTACTTCTTGGTACTTGAAGTTTATATTTGGTAGTTTTTAGCAATTCAATTAAATCTTTTGTCTCGATTTCTTTAAATTGTTTTTCAAATCTATTTTTAACTAACCATTTATGGTTTTCAGTACAATCCAAATATGAACCATCATTTAATTTTACCCTAAAAAGTTTTCTATTTGTACCAGTAAGAATAGGTTTGACTTTTGACCAATTTTCTCCATTCCAAATTTCAACCTCCCTATTTTCATCAACTACCTTACCAATCATTTCAATTCCATCCTTAGTAATTAATTTTGTTTCATATGAAACACACCCTTGGATACCAAACTTATGTTTGTTCACACTCACATAATGCTCAACATCTTCATAGTCGATTTTTGAGAAATCAACCTCATCGAGTATTGGTAATTTCAATATTTCAAAACATGGGTTGAACATATCAAACCAAGAATTTGCGAATACAAAACCAATATCGTTTGCACCATCGTTTAGTTTAACAAGATAATCAAACTGGTCTTTAGTCACTTTACCCCTTAACAAGAGAACCGAATTGTTCGACCTTGCTCTTTGTGGATTTTCTTCTCTCCAATTACCCGTTTTAGCATGAATCATTTCGGTATCATTTGGGTCAACAATCATATTTAATGCTGACCTTCTAACCCCGCCAGACAATACCGCATCAGATGCATGACAAATGATGTCAAATGCCAAGATTGGCCTGATTTTATTTCCTTCCTTATCAATCCACCTTTCGATTAATTGTTCGATTTTTTCAAGGGATTGTTTAAGTCCATCGGGACCAGGAGCCTTGAATCCGCCACTAATGAATGTACCCTTTTCTCTAACTTGTGAATAATCAAATTTAACCTCATATCCTGCATATTCAGGGAATGGTTGGTTGTCAACAAAATATGATGACAAAAGAACGCCGAGTGAGTCCGCCCAACCTTCAATAGAGTCAGGTACAACAAATGTCTTAGCACCTAAAACCCTTTTCTGAATACGACTAAGATTATTAACAAATGGGATTAACAATCCGCCACCAACACCGCAACCAGATAAACCAAGATAAAATATTTCTTGGAATACTCTATTCCTCATTATGTGTGTACTAGTACAGTTATACATCCTTGTGTTATGTCTCAAAATTTCAGTATGTCTATACTGCAAATTTCTTTGAGATGCTAACACAACCTGGTCTTCCATACTTTCAAGAGCAGATTGTAGATATTCTTCAATCTGATAATTAGAGTATTTTTGCCTATGACCATTTATAATGTCTGCACAAGCCTCTTTCCAATTTTCGTACCTTCCAATTTCATCCCTCCATTTGAAGTAATCGGAATACAATTTTAAGTCGCTAAGAAATTTCTTACCTTTTTGCATTTTTTAGTTTTATTTATTTATTTATTTATTATTTAATTCCTGTCTTTTAAGAAAGGCTTTCTTTGCCAATTCTTGTTTGTTTTGAACTTGTTGGTTTTCAAAACCAAGTAGTGTATTTTGTGATTCGGTATCTATATCGAGATATTCGTTATTAAATTTACAGTTTTGGAATATGATACCATCTTTTCCTACTCTTGATTTAACTAAAGTCATTGTTGCTAAGTTGTGTTCCTTTTGTTCTAGTGTTTTACCAAGCGATAATATGACATGCGCTATTTGTGCTTTTTTGATTGAACCACCCATTTGGTCTGTACTAACAACTTCAGATGATATTGACTCTCTATTGCCTTGGGTTGCTGTCCATATAGCAATTTCGAATTCATCTGTCATCGCCTCAAGTCTTCTCATTATTGAACCCTCACCCTTCCATTCATCACCATTGATTGATTTTTCTGGTGCAATACAATCAACATAATCAAGAACAAGTAGGTCTATATTAAAACCATCCGAAATCATTTTTCTGATTTTTGACTTGATTTCAGAAATAGATACATCACTACTAGCCAATTTCAATAATTTCAATTGACCAGATGATTGACTCTGTTTTTCTCTTGCAACACTTAAAACCTCTTCTTTATTTTCTGGCTGGTCATCAGGTGCTACACCACTCCAAATAGTGTAGTGTTTTCTTTTGATATCCCCTGGATTATCTTCAAAAAATATTTGAAGAACATTGTAACCACAGTTAAATGCTGTATTTGCCATTTTTGTAAGCAAGGTTGTTTTACCAGTACCTGTAGGTGCAAGTACAACCCCCAATTCACCTCTTCCTAAACCACCTTTAAGCAGATTATCAACCCCAACAATACCTGTCGGTATTGGGTGTCTATAGTCCTTCTGGAGAGCATCTTCCATGTTTTCAAACACATCAGATATCTCATCTTCTTCAAGACCAACTTGTAAAGCATCATTAAATAAACCTTCAAGTTTTTTGTATTGCTCAAAATCACCACCTTCAATGATTTTTTCCGCAATTTTTATAACCCGTTTGAGATTTTGTTGTTTACAGAAATTCATCGCGGTTTCCTGAACATAATCAGGGTTACCATTTAAACCTTTTAATATTTCTAAGGTATCTAAATGGATTTTGATGCCGAATCTCCGTTTTCGTTAATAAGTTTTTGTGCTAATGTCACATAATCAGGAATTCTTTCAAATTGAGAATAGAATTCCTTTATATTTTCCATTATAAATCTAAAGGAAGCATTTTCAAAATACTTACTTTCGATTAACTCGATTATTTGCTCAGCATATTTCCTATCTTCAATGATAGTCTTGATTAATGTTTTGTTGAAAATCAAAACCAAGATATCCAAAGTTCTTTTCCATCTTATCAATTTAATTGTAAATCATGCCCCAAATAATTTGTCTCCAAATCTTTAGAAGACAGTGTATCTGTCAATGCAGACAACATGTCTTTAAGTTTTGGACGAATATCTACCGTATATCTAACCTTAGGATGATAGAAGTATGCGGGAAATATTCTTGAAATAAATACGTTGTCATCTTGTTTAATTTCAAGTAAAAAATATTCTTCTTTTTCATCATTTAACATGTTCCACATCTTCATAAGATAACAAAAAATTTTGATTTTCACATAAAAAATCGGAACTTTTTATTTTCAAATCTTCTGAAATTTCTTCACAAATATTTTTTACTCTTTCATGAAGATTGATAGAACGCTTTGATTTTGGATTATGATTTTTTACATTAAAAAATCTTTGACAAATAATATTGCCTTCTAGCGTCAATACAAACTCAAATTTTGTCACATCTTGTTGATTACTCATGATTTCTAATTTTAATGTTTCTCTTATTTTTTTCTTTTCTGGTTAATCTTAAAAACGGATTTAAAAAATTAACCCAGGCATCGTCTGATTTAGGTAGGACATTAAATAAACCATCTTCCATCATCATTTTCATGGTATTCTTATATGACCTACCATCTGGGTCTAATTCTTCATTTATTAATGACAATATGTCAGCTTTAGCCTCTTCAGTTAAGAATGGTTTTTCTAAACTTACAATAGTCTCGTTTACAATGAAAAATTCATCACCTAAAACACCTTCTTTTGTTACGCCAGTTAGAAGGTTTGCGATTGTTTTATTGTTTTTATCTTGTTCAAAAATGTTGTTTGACTTCTCAATAACTTCCAATACCGAAAGTTTTTTTGTTTTTATTTCAGGGAAAAACGTTATCATTTTTTGATACCCAAACCCCTTATTCCGTAAATGTTGTCAGACTTGTCACCACATATGATTTTCGCAATTTTTAAGGTTATCAACTAAGATTTCTTCTTTGTCATAGGTGATTAGCTCACCATTTTTGATAATTCTACCCTTTGAAGGATTGTACAATATGTACCTTATCAGAAATAAGTTGAGCCAAATCACCATCGGAAGAATATATTATTACTTCTTCGTTTTTGACATTTTGTGTGTAAAAAGCAATGGAATCGTCTGTTTCACAATATTGGAACTCGCCTTGTCTAACATAAAGTTCTTCCAAGTATTGTTTTACCCTGGTTCTTTGATAATTGTATGAACTGATTTCTTCCTCTGTTCTTAATCGTCTTGCGTCCTATTGACTTTATACTGATGGTATATTTTCTTTCTTGTCATTTGACAATCTTCACCATCCCAAAAAACAACGACTTTATCTAAATCGATATGTTTCAATCGCTCTTCGGATAGTATTAAGAAAATGAAAAATTGCTCCAATGTGTTTTCCCTTATAAAAATGGTTTTTGAGACCATAGAAACCAATCGTAAGTAAATTGTCACCATCAATTAATAAAACAGACATTAATTATTATTACAGAGTTAAAAATCAATCTTCATCTTCTTCGTCAAAAACAACAGTTTCTTTCAATTCAAAATCACCACCGCCTAATTTTTGATTCCAAAAATCGGAATATTCTTTTTGTATTGTTCTAACGCCTCTTTCGTATCAGCAATATAACCGTTATGTACAACAATAAGCTTACCATCTTTGTAACCCAATCCATTTACATGATTTTTTAATACTGAAACTTTTGTTCTAACAGCATATAGAAATCTTCCTTCCGTTTTTAACAGCATCAATGTGATTGATTCCAGACTTCTTTTGATTACCGAACAAGAAAACAAGAGCAGATGCCAACCAAATTAGCTTCACCGCCTTTAGCTTTAATTTCTAGGTTGACCAAATGGATTATCAGGTAATTCAACCCATGGCTGGTTCACAATAATCATTGTGACGAAATACGGATAGTCCTCTTTCTTCGATTTTGTAATTCGAGCATGGATACCCATCCCGATTTTATCTGCCAATGTTGATGCGTTATGCTGCTTACCGCCCTTACCTTCAAAAGTCATTTTACAAGGAATCAGAACCAATTGAATCCCAACAAATCTGAATATGCCTTGGTATTTCACCTTTTGCATGTAAATCTAAAATTTCATTGATAAAATCGGTTTAGCTTGTTCAATATAATCAAATGAATCGTTGAAAATAAAATCACCAATCCATTCACCATTTTCATCTTGTTCTGCTTGAAAACCAAGTTCAATTGCGTGTTCCCATTTCCATTTTCTTTCGGTGATAATGAGGATTGGTAGATGTCCTTTTCTTTGTGCATCAACAGCAGCAAGAATCATTGCTGTTGTCTTTGATGAGTTTGTGTGTCCAAGGAACATATTAATATTGCCCATTACTGGACCTGGAAGACCACAAGCATTACTGAAAGCTTCACCACAATAATAAAAGCTTTCAGGTTTATATTTTGTTTTACTTGAAAACTTGGATATATAATCAAATTCTTTTTCTTAATTGCCATATATTAATTTTATTAAATTTTAGAGAAAAGGAACCCCCACTCATTATTATTGACCAATTAATAATTCCGAGTGAGGGTTCACTAATTTTAATAATTAGAATGGTAAATCTTCATCAGTATCATCTTCCTCCTGGGGGTCAACTATTGTTGTTGATTTGCTTGCACCGCCACCAACAATAGTGTCTTCTGAAGTAGAATTAGATACCCATTTCCCAGTCACTGAGTCCCAACGGGGAACTTCACCTTTAGCTACCATTTCAAGGTAATCTTTCAGCTTTTCCTTGAATATACATCAGACCAAACAAGTGAATCATCGAGCCATTCTTTAGCAATCGATTCGTCATCATGCAAAGGAGATGGGTCTTCTGGAAGAATTGAATTAATTGCGGTATATTCTCTTCCGTTTCCAGATTTTGTGAGAGTAAGAATAAGTGTTAAATCCCTACCTTTTTCTGGGTCCATGATATTTGCCTTTCTTTTGGAAAATTGGAAAGACCTTATCAAGAATTCCGTCCTGTTTTGCATTATGCTTAAACCTCCAAAACTTTACACCATCTTGCTCATTATCCCTATCAATAACCTTAACAATATAAAACTTTCTAGACCTATATTGTTTTGCAAGTTCTTTACTTTGTTCGTCACCTTGCATCATAAGACCTTCCCTAACTTCATTTAGAGGTGAACGCTTACCTTCTTGTGCTGGGTCGTAAAGCTTTACCCATTTTCCATCAACTTGAATTTCGTGGAAAAACACTTCTTTGAATGGTGAAGAACCATCTTTTTGTTGGAAGAATACGAATTCTTCTTTCTTCTCCCTTTGACCCTTTAGGAAGAACAGTTGTAAAATACTTTTTCATCCTGTCCTCTTGGGACACTGCTGACCTGTTGCCGCTTGCGGCTTGTTTGTTTTTTCGTACTGTGCGAGCACTGCTTCAAATGAACCCATAGTTTAAATGTTTAAAATGTTTGTTATATAGAAAATATAGAAAAAAAGTCGGATAAAAAAATCCGACCTTAATTTTTTTGAAAATTTTTTTAGTCTTGAGTTAAGAGGTATGCCGTCTTATAAACAAGACCAAGCATCTCATCTCTGATGTTTAAAAGATTCGTATCTGATGGGTCTAGTTCACTTGTAAATTGTTCAAGTGCTTGACCAACATTTTTACAAAAACTTTTAACATCTATATCTTTTAAATTTTGTATTGTAAAATTTGATGTTTCATCATCTAATACAAATCTTCCGTATTTACCCATATATTGTTCAACGTATTCGTCGATTAATGGGTCCAATCCTTCATATAGCATTCCGAATGCACTATGACGTGCATGACCTTTAGTTTGCCAATGACAAACACGAATTTGTGATTGTAATGATAAAAAGAAATTAATGTTAGAACCTAGTTTCATCTTGATATGTTTCTGGGTTAAAGGTATCTCTTATGGTATCTTTTGAATAATTTTCAACATCATTTTTGTTAAAACGTATTCATTTTTACCTGTTTGTCTCATTTCGTCATGTTTATTAGCAAAAATTGTTGTGGATTTTGATTAAAAGGATATGAATCCAAAGACCTCATTTCTAATTTTTCCTCAGGTGTTTTTGGTCTGACATTATCGATTTTTGTGCTTAACATATCAATTTTTGCCATAACATTATCCATAGCTGCGAGTTTTTGTTCCAAATCATTTAATTTGGTAAAAACATCATCCATTTTGGTTATTACACCTGAATTATCCCCCTTACTCGCATCCAATTCTTTTTTTATACTTTTAGTCATATTAACTAAATCTGTAATATCAACCTCCTCAACTTCATTTTCTGGCATTGCTGGTACATCACCACCAGGAGCTGGTACATCACCTTCTGTGGGTGGTGGAACATCTCCACCAGGTAATGGGGGTACATCACCTTCAGCAGGTGGTGGGGGTATTTCTTGCTCTGATATAATATATTTGTACTTATAAATTTGATTAAACCTATTTAATTCTTCCTGTAATTTTTTCTTATTCATAGTATTAATCTTGTAATAATTGTCTTCCGTCTTCTGTGACGTATTTTTTATTAATTCTTTCAACAATACCGTCTTTTTCTCTTACAATATAACATTCACCAGTTACTAAATCACACTCTTCGCGCTCTTTATTGTTTATGTTTTTTGTAACTTTTGGATTTAGAAATTGATTTATGCTATTTTCTATTTTATTATTGTTCATATACTTTTTATATAAATATACAGAAATTATCATTTTTACTCCATTCTAAAATAAACAATATTTCCAGGATTAACTCTAATTGTTTCATCAAGGAATATGATAGTGCCAATCCAAAATTATCAATAATCCTAGTGTCAATAGCTCCAGTAAATTTTCTACTACCAATTTCACCCGTTACAGTAGGTAAAACTTTTACTATTTGTTTTTGTTTCTGGATTTATAAATGTTGTAATTGCTGAACGGATTTTTTCGAACGTGACTTCATTTTTATTATCACCATAACCAAAGGGCACGGAATAAAAATTATGTGTTTTGTTGTTCCACTAATTTCTTCCCATAATACGTTTTTATTGTTTTTTAATTGGGATAGAATCACCATGACATTATTTTTTGGGTTAACTAAATCACCATTAAATTCATAAATTCTGGCCCTTAACCATTCTCTTTCAACATCACCAGGGTGCGTATATTTAACAAGTTGTACATTTTCATTATTGTTATAACCATTATATGATATACCGAATTCATTATATCCAGCTTTACTAACTTTAATTTTGTCAAAATCTTCCCCAAAAGCTTCTTGTCCAATATTGACTCTATATGTTTTTCCATCCGTACTTGTAATAGTTGCTGATTCGTTAATTGAGCCTGTGCTTGATTTGTTTTGTTTTTTAATAACATCTCTTCTCAATTTATCAAATAAAACTCTATAACTTGATATAAATGAATCTTTTGGGTCTGGTAATGATGATTGTGGTATTCTTGTACCTTTGAATGTTGTTGTAAAATTATTACCTCTAATTTGATGTGTTACTTCAGTTATCCAATAGGAACCCTTGAACATAGGAATATTTTTCAAATAAAAAAACATTGTTGGTTTGTATCATTGCATTACCCATACATGTTACATCACAGGTATATGATGCCTGTCTATAATAATCAAATAAACTTATATCAACGTTATATGCGCCAGCACCAGATTCAGACCTTGCCAAGTTTTCTAAAACAACAAAAGATTCAGTTGTGTTTTTTAATGTTGTTTGGTCCAATGTGACACCTTTAAATATGCCCTGGTTTTGGTCACCAAAACTAACTTCAAACGTAACAGCCCTATTAGATTTAGATAAATCAATATTATTAAAAACATCTGGTTTTGTTATAATGATTGGATTTTATTCGGGTCGGCTATGTTAAAACTATCATCGGCAAATTTATATTTCTTACTTATAATATCTGGGTGTTTAGAAGTGTTACCAACTAATTGTAATATGATTTTAGGTGAAGAATCCTGATAATCAACATCCAAGAACATACCAAATAAATCATTAGCAACTTTTTTCGATGGTGTAATTTTATTTTTACTTTAGCATTATTACCATAAAAATTTATATATGCTGGCATTGGTCTCATATCTACACCAGTATCCTTTATTAAAAGAGATATAATACCATATAAGTTTGTTTTATCAAAATCTTGTTTACCAAGAGATATTATTTTACTTAAATTTAAAAATAATTCATCACCTATATCTTTATTTGCTTTATCAAAAAATAAAAATTCCTCTAATAATAGTCTCTGACCAATAGAATTTCCACCAACCCATTTATCATTAAAAGATTTAAAATAATTATATAATTCAATTTTTAATTTATCATTTTCATAACCACTTACAATATTGTTAAATGTGCCTGTTATAGGTGTAATTGTCAGTTTAGAAAAATTCCTAATTAATTGTGTTAAAAAATATTTTCTTCTTAGAATTGAGCCGCTTGTTTTTCTAATATTTTCATTATAATTAAAAATATTTGTTCTCAAATAATTTTTAAAAGCCTCTGATGTGTCATCACCACCGCTTTTTACATATCCTGCATATATCTGTATTAACGGTCTAAATTGTAAAATATTATTTTCATTTAGTTTGACATTATTTTTTCAAAGAAACTTTGATAGTATCCGTCAATATCCTCACCAAGATATAATTTGATTAGTTGTTTATTACTATCTGTTAATTGTGATGAAAAATAGTTATCGGTGGTAAAAGTATTTACATTATCTACATCAGCAAATCCATACCATAAATGATAATCAATTTCTTTTGGATTTGAGATTGTAAATTTCAATGTATTTGTAGATAACAAAATATTATCACTTATATCTTTAAGTTTTTTTGCTGTCTTGTTTTTAATTTTTGTATTAATTCGTCTGGAGATAATAAATCATCACCACTTTCTTTATTAAATGAACAAATTTCCTTTAATAGTGATTGGAAATTGATATACTTTATATTTGGAAATCTTGAATTATTATAATTTTTATATGTTTGTGATGAAAATTCTAAAAATATATTTTCAAAATCTTCTAAAATTTTGGACTAAAAACCGCAATTAAATCTATAACTTTTTTATTATTAGCATCTAATGTGTATAAATTATTCCCAGTTGTTCCTGTTGAATATGATTTAATATATTCATCATATGCTGGAAATGTTTTACCAGTAAATGCATCATTTATATATCCGTCTTCCCAAATAATTTTAAAATAAGATTGTGAGGCACTAATAAAATCTTCAGTATTTGTTGATATTTGTGCTCCAGTAATTAAATTTGGTATTTGTACCGTTCTATTAATATTAATATCCCCACCATCACAAGGTAAAATTGTTAACCTATTATCTGCTGGGTCGAATTTACTATTATCAACATATGTTGTCCAGTAATTTAAATTATTGGATTGTTTTCTTATTCTTGGATTAATAGCTTTTTCGTTAACGTTTGTTGAAAAAGATGTGTTTCCAGATATTATATTATAATGCGCGTAATCATTTATTACTTGGTGAAATATTGCATCATAGAAAGGATGTATAGCAACATCTTTGCTTTCTGAATATGTAATCGTATTTCCACTTGCTGTAAATCCAGTGTATTGTGCACCAGTTTCATTATTATTAAAGAACTTTAGCCCATCAATAGCTTTTGTTTTATTATTAGTATCCAAGAAACCATCCAATATATCAACACCATCTAAGATATATTTTTATAACGATGATACATTGCACCCCATTTACATATTAAATGATATGGTACATAATGTGTAGAACCAATTTCTTTAAATAATGCTATTAGATTTACATTATCGTATGGTCGCGTATCATCACCAAATTGAATACTATCTTCTAAATCAAGAAAAGGTAATGAGGTCAATAACAAATATGAAGAACCTGCATATCTCGCATAATCAGATATTTTTCAAAATCATTAAATAATTGATTATGAAAATATGATTGTGTTTATTATATGGGTATTTGTTTTGTTAATTTTTAATTTATTAGAAAATAAATGTTGACCAGCAAAATTTTGGTTTACCCAGGCTTTTGGGTCCATTATTGATGCTATAAAACCTTCTTCTAGCTTATGTTGTAAAACACTATTAAAATTGAAAAAATCTGGTGTTAATTTATTTAAGCCAAGATAACTCAAATATAAATCAGAATTATAGGGATATATGTTTACCCTATAATCTTCTGGTTTATAAAAATTTAAATTATCTATGAGACCTGAAATTAATGTTGTTGCAACTTTTCTGTTTTTTACATTATATTCCGTTATTTCGTGTGATGTTTCTAAAGAACTTTTTATATATGGAACTGTTGGTAATTGGTCTTGATAATATGGATACCTTTCAAAAGGTGAAAAAGATTTTAGAATATCATAAAAATCTGGTTCACTTTTTACCAATTCTTTTAATATTGTAATAATTTGATTATCTTCCTTAATAGCATTTGAAATATTTTCAAACTCAATATTTGCTAATTCATTTAATGTTACATTACTAAAAGAATCAAATGCAGTAAAATAATTTGCTCTTTCATATATTTCATATAAAAAAGATGATGGTGCAGTATCAATATATGGAATTGTATTTGCAACATATCCTAACGTACTAATTAATCTAGTGTTATCTAAATTATCATCATTTTCATACCCAGCAGTAACTGGACTTGATGTATGTTCTTTTCAGCGAGCGGGTCAACTTTGTTTGTTGCAACTTCAATAAATCCTTCAACAAATTCTACTTCTGGCCATAATGTTGCATTATTAGAATTTAATTTAGTTATTAAATCTTTTTCACCTGGATATGCGATAACTCTATTTTTTTCATTATCAGAATCTTTTTTAATTTCTGGCCACGGATATATTGCTGGGTCGCCTTTGGTTTCTTTAGAAAGTTTTTCTAAAAGCTTTTTTCTATTATTTGCTTGGTCAAAAGCTCTTTTGTGAACATCTTTCATTAATCTAATATAAACCTCAGCATTAGCTAATATTATTGCAAATATGTTTCTGATTGTTGGTTGAAAACCAAAACCGCTTTTTCCATTTTTGACAATATTATTCATTTCCTCCTCAATATTCTTCTCTAACTTGTCCCTTTCTTCTATAAATACTTTATAAATCTCATTTAAATCTTCGATTAGAACATCAAACTTTACTTGAAGTGTATCTTGTTTATAATATTTGTCAATTTTACCAGCAAATTTTGATAACAATTTATCTTTTTTGAAATCACCACCGCCTGTTTTTCCATCAGATGCCGCTTTTACTAACTCTTCAGTAAAAAGACTACTATTTTGTAATGCTTTATTATTTTCAATAATTAAAAATTCTAATGTTCCTGGTCTATCAGAGCCAACAATTTTTTCATTTGTGGTTGCACCAGTAATACCTTTTAAAGAATAATATTCAACACCATTTTCTGTCGTTGAATTATTTTTTAAATTTTGTTTAGCCCACGCTATTGCAGCTTTTATAAAATCATCAATCTTTTTTCAAAATCTTGCAAACCTATGAAAATATCTGGATGTAACTTTTGATATAAAATCTCTCTTTCTAATATTTTATCTAAAGATTGCGCTTTTACAATCAATTCTCTTAATGTAATAACTGGGAAATCTTGAGGTACTAAATTCTTTTTTTGTATTCTGAATATATGTTCTTCAAAATCAAATACCCTCTTGATGTTTTTCCAACATTTTTACTTACATTTTGTGTAGTTTTCGTTTAATGTACCATCAGTAAGATTATCTAATGGAAACATATATGGCGCATTCATAATGACTTTTAAAGATAAATCATTTAAGAAAGCAAAAGTTGACCCAACAAAACTGTCGTTACTTCAAAATTTCCATTCGTATCATTGAATTTAGATGAAAATTTAACAAGATGTAATCTATAACGTATTGCTTTACCATAATATCCCTTTTAATGTTAAATAAAATATTAGGCTAAGGAACATGAAAAAAAGCATTATATGGTGAATTTTCAGCCGCTTCAAATAATGTTTTACCTCTAACATCTATAAAATTAATAGTTACTTGTGGTATTAATTTGCGCCTTTAATTGTAACATATGATATTATCTATACCAAAGATTGTCCAGAATCCATCTGATGTGGTATATTTATCAGCTAATTTGTATGGAAATATTGTACCTGGAATATTTTCAGTTTTGGCAAATTTTGGTGTTGTGTTTGTATATGAATCAGTCCATGCAGAATCATAATCTCTACCATTCTGATTAGACATGAAAATTTGAAGTCCCTTTTGCTAATAGAAACAAGTGTATCCTGGTCATTATGTTGCTTTGAGAATCGGACGTAGGTACAATATCCGCTTCTAAATTTACGTAAATAACCAAATTTCCTGGATACACCTCTTGGATGTATATTACCATCCTTATCAATAACACTATTTGGGTCGATATATACTAAATTATTTTGGTCGACTTTAACTAAAATATTTTCATTATTCGATAAATCATTGTTCACCATAATATAAATTATATAAATCTACAGCTCTTTTGTAATCTTGTAAAGTGCTTATCAAAGGAAAATGGTATTCTAAGTAAAGAATTATCTGGTATTTCGTATTCTACACCGCCAACAGATGGATTCGTCAATAAAATTAACCAACCGAAAACTGGTGTATTATAATATTCCTTGAGATATTTTATCTAACCTAGTTTTACCTACTTTATAAAATATGTATTTATCAGTTCCCTTTATTGGTAGTTCAATACCTGGAACAATTCTAAAAGTTCCGTCTTGTTCAAAGTATTGATATCTGTCAAAATAATCTCTACTCACTATGCTGTTTTTAATTTTATAAAAATTTAAATTAGTCTTAGCATCAACAATTGATTGAATTTATTTTTTTACCATCAGATATTAAATCTTCATCTGTTGTTTCTGTTTCAGTTAATATTATATATTCAAATTTCTTTTCATTTTTTCTATCTTTAAATTTATCGAATTTGAAGATTTTTTCTTTTGGTATACTAATAAAAGAATCTAATTTATATGATAATCTTTTTTATTGTTTTTTCATCAAATTCATTTTTAAATAAATTTAAAATATTTTCTTTTATCCTTTTGAATCAACACAGATAAAATATCTGATAAATCTGATGTTGTGATTGTTGGATTCAAGAAAATTTATACTGTTATCTAAATCACTATATAATGTTGTTGATTTTGATGATATATAATCAATACAATATGAATATTCATTATAAAGTAAATTTCTAGTAAACCAGACAATTCTATTTCATAATTTTTTCTTTATTAATTTTGAAATCTCTTTCATGTTTAACAATAAAATTAACTTTTATCCAATGATGTTATTAATAAATTCCTTTTTATTTTCAAAATTTTAATTCCAATATTTTCATTTAATTGTATAGTTTATTATCAACTAATGTTTTGATAAAAGGTTTTAACAATCTATTTGCCCTACTATGTTTTGTGTCGGTATTTCTTTATCAAATCCAAATATCTCACAAAGATTTGCGTTATCAATCTATTCAAACATTTTTTATTTTAAATGTTTGAATCAATCTGCTCAATTCAAAACCTTTTTTATATATCCCAAACAAACTTAAATTAGTAGTTGTATTATCACCTTTAGTAATTACATATTGATTTATTTGCCTATATTCAGTTGATAAAACCATATTGGCAATTTTATTACCATAATTTAGTACTATTATATTATATAATGTTTGATATTCTGTAAAGTAATTTTTTGTATTTGTATAAACATCATTGATTAATGATGCGTAACCTAATTTATTATCAATAATTTCACCAATATATTTACCTTCAGCAACAACATTTGTTGGTGAAATAGCTTCTGGTTTTACTGTTTTATTTTTTAAATCAAAACTTTCTAAAAATTCTTTTGTGAATTTATTAGCATCTTGACCAGCAATTTTAGTATTTGTTGGTATTGACCTTTCATCATATATTTCTGTATTTGCATAGAAATTAGATGATAAAGCATTTTGTAACCTTGATACTGGTTCTTCCAAACCTTGACCACCAATAAAATTAAGTGATAATGTTACACTCGCTAACATTGGTTGCATACCAATTCCCTCTGGGTTAAAATCCCATGGAGAATCTTCATATGATATTTGCACATCTCTGATTACAACTTTAGAATGATAAAAATCACCAATTCTTAAAATACAAATCGGTGGGGGACCAAATGTTGTGTTTCTTGCATCAACATCAACATCATCAACTCTTCCCTTTATTGGTATTGTATCTCCTGGTCTAATACATTGATGTAAAAATGTTAATCTTGAATTTAAACCCTCTGGTGTTGTTGAATGAAAACCTGGATGGAAATATCTTAATTTTTCTCTTAAAGATTTAAAAACTAATGGTGAATCTTCTTCAAGTTTTTTAAAGTAATAACATTCAGATAGCGTTTTCATAATGATTCGCTTCATTACATCTACTAGGCGGTTTTTTTACTTTGGACTGTCTTGTTACTGTTACCAGATTCAACAATTCTATTCTTTGTGGTACGACTTTTTCTGGTTCTGGATTTATTGGTTTTACAGCTTCATCTTTAATTTTATATTTAAAATCAATTTCAGCTCTTCTACAATAAAAAGATATCGGTGAATACTTGTTTAGTTCAGGAACACTTTTAAAGTCCTTATTCCAACAGTCATTATCAACACCACCATTTGTATTTAATGAATTATTTTCACCAACAGATTGAACTTTAATTTTAATTGTTGTATTGTAATCGGTCCACCCCAAATCTTTTAAAGAATATTCATACTCCTTAGTTAATTAAAATCACGAGTAAGTTCATTCATCATGAAATCCATTTTATTGCTTGATGGTAAAGTATTATCTTTACTAATTCTTTTTAAGAAATCAATCATAACACTATAACATCTTCAATGATAATAAAAAATTATATTGGTCGGAATCTGATGATGATGTTGATGCATTAATGTTTACAACAATTTCTTGTGCTTTTTTTCTGTGATTTTTGTTTTTAAATCTGCTGTTTTTGTTGAATATGTATTGAAATTATTTGTCAAATTTGTAAAATAATTTGTAATTTGACTTGTTACAGCCGATGCGTTTCCTGTTGTTGAATTAAACAAAATTTTTCTATCCGAATTAGCATCTTTATCATTTGCTGGTTTAGCATTTAATTGATTTACACTGGTTGTTAATCTATCAATAAATGTTGTTTGGTTATTGGAACTTGTATAATCGTTATATAATGTTGTATAATCTGATTGCGTCTTTGATTGCCCTGGAACACCAGGAATCGCATTTGAAAAATTTAATGATATTGTTTGTAAACTTCACTTTCCGTAGTTTTCGGTTCTGATGGTGTTATAACATTAGATTTAGGTTTTTCAACTTCCTCAGTAACAACATTGTATTGTTTTATTTGTTCTGGTGAACCACCCTTATTTAAATATGCTAATATATACTCAACATCTGATTTATCAAGTGTTGTGTATCTTTTAATTAAATCATAAAAATCATAATTTTCACATCCAGCAAATAAAGCGTTTATATAATTATCAGCTTCCTCATCTGACATATTTTTAAACTCTTCCCGAACCATTAAGTTAAGTATACTAGGATGGTCAACAACAATTTTAAAACTTAATTGACCAGTTCTTTCTGTGCTTGAATAGGTATATATTGGTTCTGGTCTACCTAAAAATTTGTTTGCTTCCCAAGTACGCTTGGTTGTTTTCACTTACTTTCAAATCATATGGTGGAAACCACATAACTCTACCGCCATTCGGTCCTCTTTCACAATATGGTAAATCTAAAACTGTAAATCCAGATTTGTCAGATGTTCTCCATGCAAGGTTTTCAATAGAAAACATGTATTTTTTCGCATAAAAACTTTTACCATCAGAATCTGGCCCATACTTATAGCCTTCAACAATATTTGAATCTAGAGGAAAATCCTTTTTACCATTTGACATATGGTGCAATGCTAAGATTCCAAGGGTCTTTAACAACAGTACCATCAAATTTCCTAATATTACCACCCTTTTTCATTGTATCTGAATGTGTAATATATGGTCTGTCTTTAGTCCATACTCTACAATATTCCACACCACTTTGCTGACCATACGAATCGACATATTGAATAGCAGAACCTCTAGAAATAAAAGTATTACCTTCTCTAAAATTCTTGTTGTTTGGTCAATAACATTTGCAACGTGAGACCTTGCTTCACCACCATTTGTGGGCATACTATCAAGAATATCTTGGGTATAACCTAATAGTGAATCATCCCTAAAATCAAATCTTGTAGATAGTGAACCTCAAGTTGTGAGCGTTGTGAATCATACTCTGAGTTATTAGCACCTAATGCATTTTTTGAATTAATACTAATCCAAGTTAATTTACCACTAATTTGCCCACCTTCACCTATGTTCTTTTTCTTTCAAATAATTCAGTTTGTACTGGGTCAAATAAAAGACTTAAATAATATGGACTTCTAACTGGTCTATCATTGAAGTCATTCATTGCATATTTTACATCATTACCTCTATCATCACCTATATATGCATTACTATTAGGTGCTTCAACACCTAACAAATTTTTTGCACTTTGAGCAAATTATCTACAAAATTGAATAATTTTGATGTGTTTTGTGACCTTGCTGTTGTTGTATAATTTGGAGCATATTTTGAATAGGATAATAAATCATAAAGTGTTTGTTTCTGACCACTACCCATATATTCAATAAACAAATCTGATGGTTTTCTTTCACTTGTAGGTCTTCTTTGTATTCCTAAAATGAACCTAGAGCACCTGTAGTGTCTTGAAATATTTTACCATATTCACTATTTGGTACTGGTTTTACATTTATCGGATTAGAAGGATTAGATAAATAATCACCAGGTATTTCTGCCCATGGAAATTCTATACCCAGAAACAGTTTGAATGAAATCAATTCCTTTACCTATTGGTGTTTTCGCGACAGTAATTTGATAGTTTGATTCAACTAATGGTTCTTTTCCTGTAATAATATTTGTTGCTGTTGCTAAATTACCATTTAATGCATCTAATATTCTAACTCTACCAAATAGTTGCTTTATATAAATTTTGTTCAATTCTTGAATATACAGGACCTTTTTGATTTTTATCTTGAATATATGAAGCTGCAAATTTGAATAATTCAGATTCATTATCATAATTCTGATTACTCATTATACCAACTAAAGTATGTTTTTCAGCAACAAAATATGGAGTTCCATTATAATATAATGAAAGATTCGCTTTTCTTGGAATAACATTTAATTCCTCAACAATATTATATTTTAATGGTTTAAAAACATTAGCGTTTTGAGATTTTAATAAATCATTATCTCTATTTGTATCTACAGCGCCAGGGTCTACATTTGGAAAATCATTTAAGTTTTTTACTGCATAGTTATTTTCATTAAATGTTTGTGGACCATTTGGTACTTGTAATGTTTTTGATAGTACAAAATCCCTAAATCTTTTTGTTGTATTAAAATCTAAAGGCATTAATATGTTTTATACTATAAATAGATAAATAATAAAATTGTTAATTTATAGATTGAAATTAAACATATGAATTAGATAAATAAGACAACCTATCAACTAATTTACCACCCAATTCGGATGACGATAATAACATTTCATTTACTGCCCTACCAACTTTATCTACCGAACCATCATTTGCAGCTAATAAAATTTTAACCGTGTGAGTTGTTTCAGTTTTATTTTTTTCCATTGTATTTTCTGGTGTTGGTTTTTCAATTATTTTTTCGCGTAATTCCAATGGTTTTATGGTTGATGCGAAACTAACTAAATTATCTTTTGTAACTAAATTTTTATTTGGTTCTTCTGGTTCTACATTTGGTTTTGTTTGGTTAAACTTAGCAAATATTCCAAATTGATTATTTATTAAGTCTAATGTTTTTGTTGTATTTGATGTATTCATCATAATACCATCATTTTGCTTGATTAATATGTCTTGACCATTATTAATTTAGAATATGCATCAATTAAAATTACTTACTAAGGTGTTTGATGTTGAATCAGTAAACCATTTGTTGATTTAGTTTGTGAAGCAAACGTATTCAAATAATTTAATAATTGGTTATTTAAACTAAGAATATTATTAGAAGTATTTTGTGTGTTTTGTGCTATATTCAACGTATTTGTAACTAAACCATCTTGTTTTGTATTTAAACTTGTTAAGTTAGTAATAGCATCATTGTTAAATGAAAAATTTATACTACTTAAATCAACACCAGTTAGTGTGCTAGTAGTTTCTGATTTTTTTGTTGTTTTAGTTGGTTTTTCACCAGTTTCTGGTGATTCGGGAGTAGTTAACTAGATGTTTTTTCGGGTTTTTTTCCTCTATTCATAATATCAGACATAGCTCTTTTCATTTCATCAGCGAGTTCTTTACCTTTACCTGTCATATTGGCAATATACTCTTTAAGCCATAGGTCCAGTCATATCTGAAAACCTTTCATATTTACCGCCTGTTGTTGCTTGAACAATTGATTTACCTTGTTCTCTTATAAAAACACCAACCTTGTTTAGCTGCAATTGATAAAATTGCTGATACATCTCTTTAAGATTTTCAACATCTGAAGCTTGTTTTCTGACAATTTCTTCGGATGACATTTTTACAAATTCATCTTGAAATTCAGTTAATCTTACCAATTGTTTTTGATGTCAAATCTTCTAATGCAACTTCTTTTGCACCAAATTCTTTTTGTAATTGTTCGCTGTTTAATTCAATTGTCATTTTACCACCTTTCATTTGAGAGATGTTGGTGATAAACTCTCTTTGACTATCTGTTAACGTTAATCCACGAGCTGCTAAATCAGAAGCTGCTTTGCTTCTTTCTGCGGCTGCAATTGCTACCTTTGAGAACTCTTGATAACTAACACCTAAAGCATCTGCCATTGCTTTAGCTTTTCTTAAATTAATTCCAGTTATTTCAAATCTACCCTGTTCTTCATTATATAATGCTAAACCACCTGTTGCACCTATCAACGCATCTTGCAAACCCTCAACATTGTTTGTTGCCATATACATTAATTCTGGGGGTCATTAAAATCACCAATTGCACCACCAAGAACTTGTAAGTTAGCTGACAAATCTAAAGCACCTTCTGGATTGATTACTTTATCAGCAATTTTAAAACATCATCCATGCTCATTCTAAATTCAGTGGCTTTTCTTGTCATAGCCGCTAAACCATCAATACCATTTTTAAAACCATATTCATTTAACTTACTAATATTTGTCGATAAATCCTTTGTCGCTTTTTGTGCTTGTAAACCAAGACCTAAAGCCGCTTTACCAGCTGCTCCTATCCTTTCTTGTGCATCTGCGGCCCCTAAACCAACTTTTTCAAATTCAGGGTACATTGCAACTAAATTTTCTAAAGAACCAACATACGCTTTAGCTAATGCGCCAGCTCTTGTCCAAGTATCAGCGTTAATTGTTGCGAATCTACCTGATTGTGTTACTAAATTTTGTGCAGATTGTGCTAATTCATCGAACCCGATACCTAATTGTAATAATCTTGGATTTGCTGTTGTTAATTCTTCTCTAAATCTTTCAGCATAATCTCCAGTCATTCCAGCCTTTTCATTAATCATTGTTAATAAAGCAGACTGTTGTTGAAAATATGTCTCAAGAGATTCTATTGCGGTTTTAATGAGTTTACCCATTATTTCTCTTGGACTCATTAACTTATCTTGCTCATTGAATATTAAACTATACGCTTCCTTAATAGATAATAATTCATCATTACAGGCCTGGCATATATTCCCTTTTTTCTTGAGCAAGAAATCATGGTTTGGAATAATTCTGGAACACTTAATTTTGATACTTCAGATTTTATTGGTTTTACTCCAGAAGGAGTATACGTTCTTGATGATAATTTAGCACTCTTTATATTACTAATATCGTCATTTAATTCTCTCGATGTTTTGTTTGGATTCGAAGATTTCCACAAATTTATTGCAGCTTCCTCTGATACACCACTATCTAAACATGCTTGAATAAAATTTCTTTAATTCGTTATTCATAATAATAAATACATAATTACTGTTTTTCCAACTCCATTATGTATTCTTATGTAATATCGCCTAATGAAGACTGGCATACTGATTACATCGCTGTAACTAAAATTTCTGTTGACTAAGATACAGATATTTCAGATAATTGGTTCTTCTTATACTCCGAAGAAAGGGCGAAAAATTCAACCCCAAAGCCGATATAATATTCGACCTTTTCTCCTGATGGGGCTGTTGCTGTTTGCTTTTAATTCTATACCTGGTTTATGTTTGTTAACATACTTTCTAAATTCTTGTAGAATCTTTGATTGGTAATGTATCGATGAAATTTTTAATATTCATCATATCCCTATTACCCTTAACTGATTTAATCATAAACTCAAGTTCTTTTGTTTTGACTGGCGGAACACCTAAACCATTCCAACTTTTTTAATTTCTTCCAACTCTTTTTCTTGTTTTTGATTCAAAACTTGAATGTGATATCAATACCAGTTTTAACCATTGTATATGAATATTCACCCATAGCATCTGCAACCAATTCAAATGGTTTGAAGTCAAGAGAACCTAAATCACACTTTGCAGTAAATGTTTCATCTGTTTTTGGGTCGGTTAACGTTAATTCGTATTCTGAACCAAATGCGGTGTTTCTTAAAAATATCAAAATTGCTCGAACATCCTCATCAACCAATTCTTCAGTATTGATATCTCTATCAATTACTTTTCTTTTATAATTTCTGTAATGAGATTATTGGATTGTATTAAATTGGGTGCCGATAATATGTTTCATCTGCTGCTGTCAAATATGCAACACGAACAGATTTTTTATTATTAGCATAATAAATTCCTCTACTTAGTAATTCAACTACATCATATGCGATGTTTGGGTCAATTCTATATTCTTCCATATCTATAATTTAAAACAATAATTATCAGAAAATCAAGTTTAAAAAAAGAACCCACCAAAATTGGTAGGTTCCAATAAACAAATGCAACAAATATAATTAGTATACCTGTATACAACGGTCCATGCGTAATGTGCAGTCGATACTTGCCAAATCATCCCTGGAATAATCCAAATCACCGAAGTTCAAATCTGTGATAAAGCAACCAACAAGAATCCATTTTTCCACAACAACACCAGTTGGGTCGAGCATTTCAAGCTCCACATCCTTCTTATAGCCCGCTGCATAGCCCATTCTGCCCGTTACAGACTCAGCATGGAGTCTGAACCACTCCATCAATGCCTGAGATGCTGAAGGGCCTATTGGGTCTTTAAACTGTACTTTAATGGACTCCCAGTTAAATCTACCAGCTACGTATGTTGAAGTATTTAAAAGGGAATTTCTACATCCTTAATCTTTGCACTTGGTCTTGATGCCGATGTAACATACCATTCATTGATACCTAAACTTGATGGAAATCTTACAATAAGCCTATTTTTCCTCTTAGGTTCAAATGGTATTGGCATTTTCATTAGTAAATCCGCCATAATGTATTTTTTTAAAAATTTATTAGTTTATTATTTTATTATAAATATGTGGTTAAAAAAATAATTTTTGAGCACCTCTTGATTTTTTGATTTTTTTTTTAGTATTTTTTCCGAACACCAATATACTAGTTACTAATACTACTAATACTAAATTAATATTATATAAGTAATAAAATATATACTAGTACTAATACTACTAGTACTACTAATATTAAATTAATATTACTATATAGTAATAACAATACATAGAATTATATACATAGTAATAAAATATTAGTATAGTACTAGTATTATAATACTAAAACTAAAAACCCCGAAAGAAATTTAGGGTTTTTTTATTTGCTATACCGTTATATTATATATTTTCAAAACGATGCTCCAGTTGGATGTGATAATGAATTCAACATCTATGAATTCTAGCGCACGAGTGGGTTTAATATAAATCTTACCCCTCAATGTGTTAGCATCAATATCCTCTGGGTCATTTGATACTGTTACTCTGAAATCTGTTAAACCTCTTTCCTTTTTAATTGATTCAAGAATTGGGTTAACTAATCTCAAGAATTCATTTCTAACTTGTTCATCATTTTGTTCGAACAACAATCTAACCGCAACTGCTGAAATGAGTTTTCTTGCTCTAAGTAACAATCTTCTAACATTCATTCTATCCAATGCTGATTCTTTAACTTGAAGTGTTTTATTACCCCAAATAATCGTACCAGTATCAGAGAATGTTGCAATTGGGTTAATTCTTGCTTGATAAAGGTCATCTCTTTCGTCAAGTGTAAGTTTCTTGTACGCTTTAACAGAATTAACAAGACCTCTTGAATAACCAGCAACAGAGAACCAAGGATATGCAACATTATCAGTCAATGCTATGTTTCTAACAACTTCACAAGTAGGTGGAACATATAAATTAGTACCACTATCAGCATCTTTTACTTGTATCCATGGCCAATATGTTGCAGAATAGTTTGAATCCAAATCAGCAGCTTCTAATTCAGCAATTACAACATCAGCTGATTCTGAATTTCTAGTGTTGATTATGTATAAAGAATCCGCTCTATCTGTTTCAACCATATCGATAGCTTGTTGTGTTAAAGATGTATGGTCATAAAAGTTAATACCTGGTGTTGCGAAAACATTGATATCAACCGCTTCTGGGTTTGCAAATGTTTGAATACCAGTTAAATAAGCGTAGTAATCGGAATTACCAACTGTTGAACTGAATACACCACTTGTTGCAACGGCAGTTGATTGGTTTGCAGTATATGTGTTTTTACCAAAAATGTATGCATCATCGTATGTTCTAACATTTCTATAGATATCCCAACCATCAAAACCACCAGAACAAGCAAATGTGAATTTTCTATTTCCAATCGGTGCTAAAAGACCTTTTGATGTACCTTCCAAATCATAAGGTGTTGTTTCGAATTCATAACCTGTTGGGGTATTTCCAGTAAATCCAGATGCGTTTACTGACAAATGGAAACCAGGAGTTACACCTGTTACTGACGCAGAACCTTTATAAGTAAATAAGTCATTATCAAATGAAAAACCAGCTTGAGTGGATAAACCAAGAGAAACTTTCTTAATTTTATCACCATTTGAAATAACTGCTGTACCGTCTGATTCATATCTAACAACGTCACCAGCACTTAAATAACTTTTCTTATATACAACTCCACCGAGTGTTTTAGCACCAAATGTATCATTAACACTAAATCCTCTGAAACCACTAGGTACAGCATCCGTTGGGTGATTATCGGCATAGACTAATCATGATATATTTAGAAACCAATGGATAATCACCATTTGATGTACCGATTTTTTTGCGATAAATCCTGGAACATCTGGATTCATAGAACATCTAGCATATCTTTCTATTACAACCATGTTATCGTCTGTATCATTAAAATCACGAACAATTACATCGAATTCCATTTTTCTAAATCGATATTTTGAATCATGACCTTAACTTCAGTGTTTGAAGAATTACCATCTGATACAGTAACAACACGGAATAAATCAACCACTTTATTACCTCTAACTTCTGATACAACATATGGTGATTGTGCTGTTCTCCATTCTGAGACAAATTCACTTGCATCAAGATTTGTTGTTACAGTGGTACTTAAACCTCTTATATGACCTTGGTCATATAAATTTTTAACCAAATTGCTATAATTTTTCATGTACGTAAAGTGGAAAATCAGAATAATCTCTATCATAAACGTCACTACCTAAAACTTTAGAAATGAATTTGGTAGATGATGAATCTAATGAACAATTAAATGTTTTTTCACCACCAGTATATCCAGTAACATTTATAACAAACTCACCAAGAGCATTAGAATCTAAATTATCAACTTCTGATATTGTAACACTAGTTGCACCAGTAACTTCTCTAATCAAGGTTTGTCCATCATAATGTCCTCTTGACCTTAAAGCCATAACAATTAAATCTTCATAATTTTCATTAACATATGCACCATATGAGTATCTTGTTACGTTAAAAGTCGAACCCGTTGTATACACAAATAAGTAAGCATATACACTTGTTAAACCTGATGAATATAATTTGTTATACCATTCTTTTCCATTAGTATTTTCATCATTATATAATCCAGTTAATGGTGAAACTAATTCAGTACCAGTTAAGCTAGTTGTTCCTGATGATGGTACTTTTCCTAATACAAACCATTTATCAGCATCTGTTGTACCAGTAAAACCTGAAAAATTTGCAACTAAATAATCAGTGATTGTTTCACCATCTATTGCAAGTTTATCAGATAATTCAGTATAAAATGTACTACCTGTTATAGATGATTCTGATGTCGCATCTAATGTTCCAGATGTTGTTGTTGGTGTTGTACCAGTAACAACTAAACCACCTAAAGTTGATAAACCATAAGTTCTATATGGTTTATAACCAGTTAATCCTAATACTCTTGTTATAAACAATTGATTAGATTCTTGCAAATATGATTTTGCAACATATGGTAATTCATATTTTGGATTACCATTACCATCTTTTAAAACGGAAGTGCCTCCGAAATAAGTCCTAAAGTCATCATAATTTGTTACTAAAACTGGTTCAAATGCTGGTCCTTTTAAGGTTTCACCAACAAGACCCAATGTTGTAACACCCACACTCTGAGCTACAAACGTCAAATCTTTTTCCGATGTGTACACACCAGGTGATACAAATACTCTGTTAGAAGTTGCCATTGATTTTAATTATTTTAAAAAATTTATTATCTACCTTATAAATATCTTTATTTTGTTCAAAGATTTTTATATTATTATATTTGAAGATAGTTTTAGATAATTAATTATCTTTTTGTATTTATGATTCAAAAAATCTCATATAAGAATATAAAAATCAGTGAAAAACATCATAAAATGTTGAAAGACCACTGTGACAAGAACGGTTTAAAAATTCATAAAATTTTGGAAAAATGGATTGAAGAAAATTTAAAACCAAAGAAAAAAAGACATATATGGGGAAGATTAATGCAAATATGTGATTCCAATTTTAGAACCAACCATTGGTGTATAATTTAATTTTAAAACATAATCGCTCGTTATTTCATATCCGATATTTTCTTCTTCAACAAGACCATTAATATCCAATGATATAATATCTTTTATAGCATTAATAACAGTAAATTCTAAACTTGTACCATCATAAGTGTAATATTCGGTAGCCACAAATAACGGTTTTCCGTAATTATCAATAAAATTTGTTGTTTTGTTTTTATAGTATGTTATTGTTATTACTACTACCCTCAAGTGGCGCTTCCTCAAATGTAATCTTTGAAGTACCAGCTATATGGTAATAATCATCATTCATTTGTTGCAACAACCCGTTAACAGCAACACTAAATAATACAGATATTGTTTCACCAACACTAAATTGTGTTTGCATACCATCTGCTGTAAAGTTTGATACTTTTATATCTATTGATTTATTTATAACTTTGGTTTCAATTGCTCTCCTATCAATAAATTCATTCATTAAGAAAAATCTACTTATTGCTGGTTTAACTTCAAACTCTTCTCTATCAATTAAAAAACCTAACATGATAAGTTTATAATTTTGAATATAAAATCTTCTACCATCAATAGTATCCATTGGTGTACTATCATCTATTGTATCTAAAATAATTGGTATATAATGTCCCTTTACTGTTGTATATGCCTGTCTAGATGAAAATTTTTGTAAAACAATTTTATTGAATCTGTTTAAATCCCTGAATTTATTACAAACTATTGTAATTTCATATGTTATGTCAACCGCAACAGGCTGTGGTATTTTATATATATCGGCACCCATTTGTGAACCATTCCATGTTGGAACAGAAGCATAATAAAAGGTTTTTCTATCTGGTATTGTTCTTTGTGTTACTGGATTTGTTCCTGGCTGAACATCTGGTTTTCTAATTACAGCAATAAATGGTAATTGCATATTACCATCATCATCAGCAAATTCCCAATTATTAGAAAATTCTGCCCATCTTTGTATTGTCAATATTTTATTTATGACTGGTATTTTTTGACCATCTGATATTACAACAAATGATGTTTTAATAAAATCTAGCATACCCAAATCTAAATCGTCATGTAAAATAGAATCTGGTAAATAGGTATCTGATTTGGTAATTCTGTCAAGTAATTCTTGCCTCCTATTTTGTATATCCTTACCTAAAAAGTATGGTTTATTTCCATAAACCTCAATATTGTTTTTTCTTTTTGGATATGCCATTTTTTATGTTTATATTCCTCTAAATTCACTGTCTTGTACATAAGCACAAGTTATTGTTGTATAATGTGGTTTATAACCAAACATTTTATGTTTATTGTCTGCAATTACTCGACCATCATTTGTTACACTATAAAATCTTAATTTTTCATCTGATTCTGGATAACCAATATAGTCACCATATCTTATATCAATACCTAAATCTTCTAAATGGCTTAAATAAATATTAATAGTTAAATTTCCTGGCTCATTATAACGTAGTAATCCATTTTTGTATGTCGCATTTTTAGGGTCATCAATTTTTACTAAACCATTAAATTCAACTGGTGGTAAAAATTTTATTTCATCTTTACCCACTTCGCCATATACATTATCAATATCTGTTTTTTCCCTATCAACACGATATAAAACTAATCGCATATTTATATCTCCGTGCAAATATTCTTTGCCCAATTGAACTTGTAAAAAAAATCTTCTTCTGAGAAGAATTTAGATAGTCTTGTTATAGGTAACCGATTATTCATTTTAAATGTTTTTTAATATATTTATTTATAATTTTTGGAGAACAATTATATATTTTAGATATCTCAACTTGTTTCATACCTTTATTTAAATATTCTTTAATATCTTCAATATTAAAAAAATATTTTTTTCTAACATGTTCACGACTCAATCCAAATTCTATAATTTTTTTTATTATTAACTGATATGAACATCCATAATATTCACTAATTTGTGTTACCGAATATTTTTTATTTATATATAAATCAATAAATATATTTTTATCAATATCAAATTGATAATTTGGATTATTTTTTCCTTTGTATGTCCCGTTTTTTTTAACTTTTTCTGACCTTTTTAATAATGTTTCTTTTGATAATTGTTTTCCAAACATTGGATTATTTTGACCACTATTTAAAATACTCATCAATTTTTTTGTTTCATTGGAGTGAAAAAATTTATTTTTATGTGGGTAATATTTAATTTTTCTATTTTTATTTGATTCCGAAATTTTTTCTTCGTTTCTTCAGAATGACTAAACCCAAACCTTTTTTTTCTATTTAAAAATTTTTCTCTAACAATATTTGCCCATTGTTCATCATTCCATAATTCTTTTAATCTTTCTTTCTGTTTTTTCTTTTCTTCAGAACTTCTTTTCCTACCTTTTTGAATTATAGATATTTTTTCTTTACTTTCTTTGGTATGGTGTTTACCAAACATTGGATTTATATCTCCGCCATCTGAAATATTATATAAAAAATAATTACTTTCTCTACATTTTTTTATTTCTAAAATTTCAGATTGTAATAAATCATCATATGTTTTACATTCTTTTTATTAATAAAATATTTGGTTTTAAACTTTTTCTTGCAGTTCTTCGAACCAATTTTTAATATATAGATTGGTTGGTTTTTTTAAATGCGCATTCAATCTACTTTTTAAACTACCAGTAGTTATACCAATATATTTCAAATCATTATATATTGGACAATATAAACCATATAAATAAAATTTCTTATTGTTCATATAATATATAAATAGTTGAAAATGACATTGTAATTATATATATTTAATATGTTTTATTATGATACCTGAAATTGAAGCAAAAGAAATTTTAGAAAGTTACGATGGAAGTAATAACCAGTTGTTGGAATGGAAATTAAAATTTACAAATATAAAAAATTTTAAATTAACAAGACCACAGGCGGATTATGTTTTGAAATACCATAATCAACAACCAAAAGTTGCGAAAAAATACCTTAATATTGTAGAAGGATTTGGTAAAAAAATTATGGAAGATAAATTATTACCAGAACCACCAGAAAAAATATGGTGTGAAAAATTATTATGCGAAAGCGAAAAAGCATATCATTTATGGGGTCGAGTAATTGAATCTGAAAAAAACTATGCATTCTGGATACCTAAAACAGCAATAATACAAGAAGAAAAAAATTAGATAGGGAAGTGGACTACAATAAATATTCTGCAAGGCCGCCATTGGAACATCAAAAAGTTGCGATAGAAAAGTTATTGGCGAATAATAGATATATTTTAGCTGACGATATGGGGGTGGGTAAAACGACCTCTGCTGTTATAGCATCACTTGAAAGTGAGGCGAAAAAATATTAATAGTATGTCCAGCATCATTGAAGATAAACTGGAAAAGGGAAATTGAAAATTACACTGATAAAAGAATTTTTATAATTGAAGGTAGAAAATGGGGTTCTACTTTTGATTATTACATAATAAATTATGACATCATAAAAAATTACCATAGTACAGATAAATCAGAAGATAGTGATGATTACAAATTATTGGTAAATGCTGGATTTGATTTAGCCATTGTTGATGAAGCGCATTATTTATCAAATCCGCAAGCAAATAGAACAAAATTATTAAATGATGTTTTAAGCAAAATACCAAAAGTGTGGTTATTGACAGGTACTCCGATGACATCAAGGCCCATAAATTATTTTAATTTGCTTAAAATTGTAAATTCTCCATTATCATTAAACTGGCAAACCTATGTTAAGAGATATTGTAAAGGTTATCAATTTAAAGTTGGTAATCGAAAAATATGGAATACAAGTGGTGCAAGTAATTTAGATGAATTAAGAGAATTAACAAAAAATATTGTATTAAGAAGAATGAAAACCGATATTTTGGATTTACCTGAAAAAATTATAAATCCAATTTATTTGGAATTGAAAAGTACATTCTACGATGAAGAACTTGAAGAGTTTATGAGAATAAGTGAAGATAAGAAAAAGGATGAGAGTATAACTGTTACATTAAATAGATTAATGAAAATTAGACAATTAATTGCAATGGAAAAAATTCCATATACTTGTGAATTAATTGATAAAGTTTTAGAACAAGATAAAAAGTAATTGTTTTTACAAATTTTACTAATGTTCTTGATAGTTTACATGAAAAATATAAAAAAAATTCTGTAGTTCTTGATGGTAGAATGTCAAAGGAAAAAAGGCAAGATAGTGTAGATAAATTTCAAAATAACGATAAAATAAAAATTTTTATATCAAATATCATAGCAGGCGGTGTTGGCATAACATTAACTGCTGCCGAAACCGTAATTATGAATGATTTGTCTTTTGTTCTCCGCACATCATTCTCAAGCAGAGGATAGGGCGTATAGATATGTGGCAAAAAATTCTGTTCTTGTTTACTATCCAATATTTGAAAATACAATAGAAAGGATTGTTTATAATATCTTACAAAAGAAAAAAATATTATCGACCAAGTTATGGGTGATAGTGAATACTCTGAATCATTTACCAGGGAGTTGATTGATGAAATTTTTTAAATTTATAAACCCATCATCAATAATTTTATCCAAGTTTTTGTCTTTTGGATTACAAATGAATACGGTAAAAATATATTTACCATCTACCATTTTATAATGTGTAGAATTAATATCGGATTGTGTATCAATTTCAAATATTATTTTTTTATCAAAACAATATGTGGCTATTTCATTTATGGTTTTTTCTGATAACATAATGTTAAATATAAACTATTTATTGTAATAAATAAAGTTATGAGTACAGTAATCACACAGACAGAAAAAGAGAAATTATATACACAAATCTTCCATTTGCTTGGTATGCCAGTTCGTGGGGTTGAATTGACGGAAGAACAAATGGACTCATTTTTTAGAATTATCTATGAATGATTATGAGCAATATGTACATAATTGGCTTATTGAATCTCAGTGGTCTTCTTTGGTAAATGTCGATGTTGATACAATATCATTAACGAGGGCGTTTACCACAAGAAGCCCCTTGATTATGAAACACAATACTCTTATGCATATTCTAAAATTGTCGGTCTTCAGGCTGGTGGACCATGGGAATTAAAAGATTACATTGAATTAAGTGCGAACACACAAACATATATTATACCAGCTGGAAGAGAAATTAATGAACTCTTATGGTTTACAAGAGCAGAATTGACAGATAGTATCGTAGACCCCTTTTTAGGCGGTTTTGGCGGTCTTGGTGGCGTTGGATTTGGTGGTGTGGGTGGTTTTGCTCAGATTGGTACATCGGGCTCTTATTTCATGCTACCAGCGTTTGATTTGTTATTGAGAATGCAAGATAGAAGCATGAAAAATAAATTGATTGGCGGTGAATTAACGTACAGAATTACTGCTGGACCAAATGGTACTAAATTGGTTCATTTATATAACACACCTGGCGGTAGATTTGACTTCGGTTCAATACAACAACATAATTATAAAGTTTGGTATTGGTACTATGAAACCACCGATAATAGGGATGAATGTTTGGCCCAAAATAAAGATATTGTAAAATTACCCTCAGATGTACAAACAGAAGGGATATTGTGGTCTGATTTAAATAGACCTGCACAAAACTGGGTTAGAAGATATTTGATGACCTATGCCAAAGAAGGTTTGGCAAGAATTTGGGGTAAATTCTCTGGTGAATTACAAGTTCCAGACAGTACTGTTAAATTAGATTACAATAGTTTGTTGACTGAAGCCTAAAGACGACAGAATGAAATTAATTGAAGAGCTTATAGGTGCTGAAGGTATCTTAACAAGACTCAGACCCGAAAAACTCATGGAAAGAAGAAAGTTAGAGGCAGAGAATCTGAATGGTGCAATGAAATTCAGAGCAATGCCTGTTCCTATCATTCCTATTTAAACGAAAATAGCGTGTGCAATAGTGTCGCTATTTTCTTCATTAAAAATTTCATCTTCATTGTTTTTAACATGGCTTTGATTATTATCCAATAGTTTTCTATTATGGTCAATCCATGATTGGTCAATATATTTTAAACTATCTTCTACATACATAAAATATGGGTCTATACCCATTTTATTCCAAAACAAAACTTCACTATCCGACAATGTTAAAACCTCATCCAACTTGTCTTGGTTTTCAGGTTTTAATGGATGACCATTCACCAATTTGCACTGGTGTTTTGTGAAATATTGTCTGTTTTTAGGGTCATCAATAAGTATATCTTCTCTTATTTCGGGTTTAAATACCACGAGCAGAGGTTCGATTCTTTTATTGAAAATTTCAATATATCTTGCAACATTATAATCACCTTTCATATCGGGATTTTCCATGATTTCTTTTTCTGGAATCATATAGAGAATTAATCTCTAATACCCTATAATTATCTGGCATAGGTATCCCATGAGTTGACTCATATTCTTTTTTCTCTTTTTTTGTCCACTTATTTTTCATGTTGACATCACCAGAACCTTTTTTGTTCCGTTATTAACATAGAATATGGTTTCACCCAAATTTGCTGGGTAGTTATTTTGTATTACTAATTCCATATGTGCTTGCCTGGACATTGGTGTTCCCGCTTTTGTTACTTTCTTAATATGTTTTCCGTAATCATCAACTGATTGTTTCACACGAGCTTTGTTAGCAATTTTAGCCAATGGTATCTCTTTGTTATGAATCTTTTCGATGTATGAATAATACAATTCAATGAATGATAAACCATCACCATTTAACAAGTGCTTTAATCCTTCATCCAAAAAGTCTGCAACATATTGTTGTAACTTCTTTGACTTAATAGTATTACCTGTAAGTTTAATTTTTTCTTTACCTTTTTTAACAATCTTAATGATGTAGTTTTTCTTTGAAACATTTATTGTTGCTGGGGCAATATAGTCAATATCTAAACCCATTTCATCTCTCATGAATATGTCATTGAATTCAGCAACATCAGCAGCAATTCCTTCATATAACTTACCATTTTCAACCAATTCATTCAACCCCTTTCCAATATATGTGTGTGTTTCAACGTCTGGTGGTGTTTCAAAGTTCACACCATCAGTGTCCATAACCAATGCTTTATAACCTTTTTTCATGAAAAACATAATCATCATCCTCAAGCATTGTCTTCCAATACAAGTTGTCATTTCACCAAGATTCATATCACCCCATGGGAATACGTGAGGTGCCGACAATGAGCCGAAAAACGCGTTGATGAAGATTTTGATTGGTAATTGTTTTCTATCATACATTTCTGACATTGTGGGGTCAGAATCTTTTAATTCGGAAGTTAACCTTTTATATTTGATACGAATGTTTCTAAAATAACCCAGCATTGTTTTTAGTGCACCCAAGATATCACAATCAGGAAATATGTCATAGTACAGCTCAATAGACGGGTATAGAGAAGCAAAGTCAAACTTTACAATATTTTTAGAATATCCAACATTCAGTAACCTAGATAGACCACCAGTAATCTTTCTTTTTCATCTTTAAGTGGAATCGGTAAATTATTCTCGTAAGACCAAGCAACCATAATTAGTCTCCACAATGACGCTGTACCCATCGTGGCAACTTTTTCATATGTTGTTGGGACAAGTTTTGAAAGCAAAAAAGTTGATTGACTAAAAGAATCGTCAACAATCATTGTTTCATACAAGTCGTCATCAAGATATTGTTCTACAATTTTTTGACCTGACCATATTTCATATGATTTCGGATACTTTTGTAGTAAGTTTTCAGTACCAGGGGTACCAATCTTTTTGTATTTACCTGTTTTAGGATTTACATAATAACTCTCATCATCCAAATAAATTTTGCTGATTTTATCACCATCAACATATACACGATTTGGTTTTTCTTTTTCAAGAAACTTTGTAACGTACTTTAACCCCCAAGATTTAATTTCTGAATTTATCGCTTGTGCTCTTCTAACTGAATGTGCGATATCTATAATGTTAAAACCAAATAAAATATGTTGGGTGTATTTTTCAACTTCATTACCTAATTTTAATACACCCTCTCTTTCTTTAATTGGTTTATTGGTTATAATACTTGTTAATTTGTCAACATCCAAACCTAACAATTCTGCTCTTTTTAAAATAAAAGGCAAGTCAAAAGAGGCGGAGTTGTAACCACCAATAATTGTTGGTTTTAATAATCTAATAGATTCAAAAATTCTATTATACATAATTTTTCACCATTTTCACCATACGCTGGTATTGTTTTTTTGTACCCTCTATTATCTTTAACACCAATTAATATTATTTTATTGACATTAGGGTCTAGTCCAGTTGTTTCAATGTCATATACAAATCGATGAACATCTGAATAATCTTCTATCCCCTTAAATAACTTTTTTCTTTTGAATAAGAAATTGTTCAACTGGAGATAATATTGTGAAATGTTTTTTATAATTTTCATTCCACGGGTCAATACCACCATTCTTAAAAAATTAATCATGTGGGTATAAGTTTTAATACATTTAATTAAAAACTTATGCCCATTTTCTAACCTTTTGTCACCATGAGTATTTAATTTTTCAATTAAAATACCATAATGACTCATCATTTTTTTAATTCGGATTTATTTCCTCTGTAAAAATTTAATTCAGACAAATCCCCACACACATAAATGGTGTAAATGTGTCTGGTTTTGTTATCTTACCTTGTTCTGGGTCCTGAATGATTTTATGAATTAGATGATTCTTATAGTCATATTCAACACCAACAATATATTTTTCATTATCCTCACCATCCAAAAATTTTTCAATAATTTCTTGTGAAATGACATTAGACATAAATAATTCAATATTTTATATAAAAACCAAAATAGTTAGAACATGCAATCTAAAGAAAAATATTCGCAAATCAAACAATGTTGATAAACAATTTTTCTCTAATTGGTAAAATCAATTTTGTTGTTGGATTTTGGTCTGTATCAAGGAATTGAATAATTATTTTTCCTTCAAAACGGCCTTTTTCTGCTGTCTGTAATTCAGTAAATCTGTATACAATATAATACTCGTCTGTTGTATTTTGGAATTTTTTTGTTCTTGTTGTGATACTACATTCTTCATCTAATATAACAGGAATATCTGTTTTAATATCATACATTTCAAATGTTATATTAGCATTTTCTAACATATCATTCATAGATGATTTATCATTTTTTCCATCATCAATCATTCTTAATTTCAGTATGGGGTCACTAGCACCCTGTCTAATAAAAAATTCCATATACTATAAATATAGCACCTAATGGATATTTTTTTAATATTTTTATGATAAACTTATACAAAAGAACACAGGAAGGGTAAGGAGGCCTTTCACCCCATTTTCCGTAGATTTGGATATTATAAATAAATATTGTTAAAAAGTAAATTGTTTTATAATGATGATTCTATAGTAAACATAGTAGCATCACCATTATTATTTATCCAATTTATTGCATCAGTTATGTTATCAAATTCCAAATTTGGAACTACCAATGGTGTTTCTTTTCTTAAATCAATTATATAGTACATGTTATGAGAATGTTATTGTTATTGTTTGTGTTGGGGCATTGCAAGTTGATTGGTTTGTACCACCCCAGTTTGCGTTTCTTATAAATGGTCTCATTGTATATTTCCCAGCGCCACCACAAGCACATAAACCATCGTTGGTAAACTCAATAGCATTGGCTGGTGTTGGAGATGTTACACTACAGTTTTGTGCTACACGCCAAGTATTGCTGCCGATTACAACCGATACGCTTGTGCCTGTTGTGCCTGTCCTAAGTGCATTTGCTAATGTTTGTACATTACTTGCGTGTGATACCGTTATACTACTACCATTTGAGCTTGACCATACAAATTGTGTGTAAGTTCCTGTTAATTGTCCCCTAAATGTTGTCCACGCATTTTCTATTGTTGTACCAGGACTTACACCATTTGTAAATGTTTGCGGAAAAGTTACACCCGTACTTTGTGTTGGTGTCACACTTGGTGTTGGTGTATTGGTTGTTGTAACAGTTGGTGTTACGGTTGGTGTTGGCGTATTTGTCCTAGTTTGTGTTTGTGACGGTGTGACAGTTGGAGTTGGTGTGGCAGATTGTACTGGTGTACTGCTTGGTGTAATATCAAATATATCAGATGTTGTCAAATCAGATGATGTTACCCACATATTTGATTGATTGTCTGCCCAAGCCAATACATCAGATATTGTACTACCAGTTGAACCAAAGATTTCAAAAAATAAATGCATTGTAAATCATCATTTGCAACATGAATACTTGGTCCCTGGAACTCTTTTGCGACATATATTGTATATCCACCTACTGGTGGAGTAATCCCATTATAAAATCCAGTTATATTTGTTGGGCCATAATCCGCAGCACCACTTACACCAACACGAAAATTTTCTCCTTGTTGTGGATAAGATACTACTTGTTGTACCTGATTTTATGTAATTGGGCATGTTAAATTTTATAAAAATAAATATCTTAATAATTTTTATACTATACTTAAAAGATATTTATTAATGACAAAAAAATAATATAACATGGAAAACGGAAAATTATTTAGTTTTATTGGTTCTTTTATTAGTCATGGCTATTGCCATCGGAATCTTCTTTATGTTAATGGAAAAGGAAATGCCCCAGTCAAATAGGGAATTATTAATTGCCTTTGTTCTGTATTATTCGGTGCAATGGCCACATCAATTAAAAAAATAACTGGAGACAATGAAAAGTAAGGAATTTATCATTATGACTATTGCATCCCTATTATTATTAGGGTTTGTAGTGTATATGTTTAATTATTCATTCAAAATGACAAAAACAGGATTAATTCGTCAAGATTTACAAAACGATAGTGTCTTGATGATACAAAACAATCAATTAAAATCATCAGATTCTTTGTTAAATGTTAATGATGACCAATTAAATATCAAATTGGACAACCATGAAACAAGATTAAGAAAATTGGAAACCAGAAAACCAATTGTTAGAAAAGACACCGTGTTTTTAGTCGGTGAACAAATTGGGGAATAATCTATATTAGGTTATTCCCCATTTATTTTTTAAGTAAGTTTCTGTATTTGTTATTTCAGTATTTGTTAATGCTTTTGTATAAAGTAATAATTCACCAATATAACCATCTAAATCTTCTGTTGCATCTGCGGTTTCACCTATGTAGAATACAGATGTATCAGAACTTGTTTGTTCCACTTGGATTTTGTGAAAATGTCAATGTTCTATCTACACCATCAATTCTAAATTTCAACCTATTACTTATTTCCTGTTTGTGTCCCATCAAATACTGCGGTAAATACATGAAACACTGTTGTTATTGTAACACCACTTGTTTTCCCAAACCTTGGCCCATACCAATTTGATAATCACCGCTTCTTATTGATAACCAATTTGCGTTTCTTTGTGCATTATTAGTACCTAATTGAGTCAAGGTATTTGTTGCAGATGCGTTGTTAAATCTACCCACAATAATCATGGTTGCACCTGTCAATGATTGGAAATTTGTTATTGGATTAATGGTAAACAAATCATTATCACCATCGAAATAAGCAACATCTTTCCCATTTTGAAAACTTGTTACCTGTTTTGGTCTTTTACCACCAGTTGAGTTAGCTGGTTTAACAGTACCCGTAGATTTGTCATTTACAGAGTTAATATCTGTACCTGTCCCTAATGTAATGGTTGTGTTGTCAGAAAAATCATACCAAACTTCCAAAGTTGGGTCATTAGCAACAGGTGGTGGTATTGTACTTGTTGATGGTGTAATTGTTGGAGTCACTGTATTGGTCGGTGTAACACTTTGTGTTGGAGTCACTGTATTGGTCGGTGTTGGAGTAGGAGTGTTAGTCGGAGTATTGGTAGGTGTTGCAGTAGGTGATATCACCTGGTTTGGTTTTCTTTTTCCAAATCTATTACTGCTACCCCTAAATGATGATATTCTATTTATCATGACCCAAATGATGATAAGGAACCTAAAACATCCCAAGTTGAACCAACTCTAAATGCTGTAAGACCAATTATTTCTGTTTTATTTGCACTACCAGATGGTACAATACTATCGGCCCATTTAATCGTCACATTGCTTGAATTAAATTGATATGCCGATGCACTATATGGAGTAACACCTTGTGTAACAACAAACGTCATCGTTAATGCTTTATTATTTGTTGTTGGAACATTTGTTATGTTCCATGTTCCATTACCAGTCAATCCTGTAAGATAAAATATTGAACCACTTGTATAATCAAATGTATTTCCACTGAACCCGCCACTGACCGCTAAATTCTCACTAACTCCCCCTTATATCCAATGAACCAGTTATTGTTAGCCCATTTGTATAGTTGCCAGAACCACTAACATCTAAAGAATAGATTGGTAAAGGTTGATTTATACCTATTCTACCATTAGCTGAGCCCAAAAATGGTGATAATGAAGATGTTTCAAAATACGAACCAGTACCAAATATTAAACCACCCAAGTTAATACTATCTTTTCTTCCGTTTTCAAGTGATATATTTGTACCAATAATTATATTATTAGAATTAACACCTGTATTATCGGGTGATTTACCAACTTGGTATCCTATAAAAGTAGAAAAAGAAGCACTTCTTGCATATTGACCAGTATGATATCCTATAAAATTTGAATACGATGCGCTATATGCCGATTCACCAGCATATTCACCAATTAAAACAGAATATTTTCCATGTTCAGAATCTAAACCAGCACGACTACCTATAAAAATACTTCCAGTCACAGACCTTACACTATACCCAGCGTATGTTCCAATAAATACAGATTCAAACGCACTTGCATATTCTCCAGCATTATTTCCTATAAACGTAGAAAAACTTGAACTCAAAGATTCTCTACCAGAAGCATAACCAACAAAAACCGAAACTCTTGAATTTCTTGTTCTCCATCCAGATTGGTATCCAATAAATGTATTTATATCTGATACTCCTTGTATTTCCATACCCGCTTCTCTTCCTATATATTGTGAAAGATAACTATTTGATGAACTATACCCAGCGTTTTGTCCAATAAAAATTGAACTATTATTGTTTACTAAAGATGTGTTATATGTGTACAATGAACTTCCTGTTACTGCAAATGGATATGATGAACTAACTGCATTATTTGCCCAACTTGATGTTCCTTGTAATGAACCTGTAAAATTAGTTGCCTCAATAGAACCTGTAACTGTTAATCCATTTGTATAGTTACCAGAACCACTGACATCTAAAGAATAGATTGGTAAAGGTTGATTTATACCTATTCTACCATTAGCGGAACCAGAAAAAGGATTACCTGTTGTTGTTGCATATGACCCAGTACCGAATATTAAACCGCCTAAATTAATACTATCTTTTCTATCATTTTCAAGAGTGATATTAGTACCAATTATTGTGTTATTGCTTCCTATACCATTACTACTAACTCTAGCACCAACGTTATAACCAATCAATATTAAATCTCTCTTTAATGTTACTGATACGCCATTTATTCCAACACCAGCACCATTTCCTATTATATTTGAATGTATAACATTGGTAGTTTTAGCACCAGCAGAAAGACCTATCATTGTGTTCGGGCCCTTATCATCCATAACTGAACCAGACCCTGCATTTGTACCTATTAAAATAGTATTTTGTAATCCTTGAGAATATATTCCCGCATTAGTTCCTATTGCAATAATATTAGTAGAAGGTGATGAATTTTGACCCGCTGAAGTACCTATTAAAATAGCATCATTTGTAGTACTACCTAAATTAGAACCCGCTTGATAACCTATTATATTAGAATTAGATAATGCTCTAGTTTGATACCCCGCTTGATAACCAAAAATATTACTATTTTGTACAGTAAAGAATTGATTTGCTCGTCCAGCATCCACACCAACTACAATATTGTTTGTTGTTACACTTGTATCTGATGGTGTTTTTGGTATCCATGAATTTAATGAATATATTGCGCTTCCTGTTACTGCAAATGGATATGATGAACTAACTGCATTATTTGCCCAACTTGATGTTCCTTGTAATGAACCTGTAAAACTATTAGCAACAACAGAACCAGTGACTATCTGATTACCATTAAATTGATTTGAACCTGTCGTTACTAAATTTGTAGGGATTCCTGTAAATGCGGTTGTTTGTATTGTTGAATCTGGAAATGATATTGTTCCTTCAGGATTAAACGACCAAAGATAATTATTTGATACAATATTGATTTGTGGATTTTCACCACTTGGTATACTAACATTACTATTTTCGCCACCCAAATATAAAGAGGCACTTGAATTATCTTGAACACCACCAGCCCTTATATGGATATGATTTGGATATGTCGGGTCAATTATCAAATATTGGTCATATTCAGTGTCTTTTCTGGTTTCAATTCAATTGTTGTAAAACCATTACCATCACCCGAACTATTTGGAACAAAACGTAAACTACCTGAACCACCAATAATATCATTCGGAATAGTTAATGAACCAGACCTATCAAAAGTAAAAGTATGACTACCTGAAAACCAATTTGTTCCAATGTATGCAGCCGTATCATCAACCCACATATATTGATTTGAATCACTACTTTGTAACTCAGCCCATCCACCTTCAGCAGCTTTTAAATCAATACTACCAGAATTACCACTATCATTTGCGATTATTTGTGCACCACCATCAAAAGTGATAGACCCCGTAACAACAATATCTGATTCTCCATTTATTATTAAAGAACCTGTTATTTTAACGGAACCTGTAAAGTTGTGGGTATCATCAAATGAATTACCGAATTGAGTCGAACCACTTATTGTTTCTATAACAATATTTGATACGGATGAACTTAAAATATATTGTTGTGCGGTTAATGAACCGCTTATAATCAAATCTCCATTTATTGTTTGACTACCTGTAAACATATGTGAACCACTATTTACCAATACTTGTCTTAAATGATTTAATGTGTGTTGAAATGTAACACCAGAATAAACTACGGTTGTCACACCACTTAAAGGTAAATTAGATAACGAACCGCTTGTTAATTCTGTAATTTTCTTTGTTGCCATTTACATAAATATTTAATATACTAATATGTTATTATCTTCTGTTAATATTATTTCATCTAATTCTGTCATTATTGCAAATTCTGAAAATTGCATTATTATGTTTATACACTCATCTTGACATTCATTCACATTATAATATGGAATAATTTCTGTTTTGTAATAATGTTTTATATTTGGATAACCTAATGGTTCTTCAAAATATTTTATTTGTTTTAAATTAAACTCAGTTGTTCCAGTATGAATATTTGTAGAACCAGATGTACCGCCACCCCATATTTGTACAATATTATTATCAGAACCCCTAACAGAAGGAACAACTTCTTCCCAATCTTTTACTTTATATATTAATCTACCATTTAGGTATATCTTTAAAGTACCTAATCTATAATCTCTTTCGGATAACCAATTTTTGTTTAATGTTTCGATTATTGTATATTCTTCAGTGGCCCCTGTAATTACATCAATTGGATTTGTAACCGTCCATCCCGTTATATAATCGTTTGAACCGCCTCTATTTAAAATGTCACAATTATCCAAATAATTGTTTCGTTTAAAAACTATTGTAATATCAAAATCATTTGATGTACCACCACTACATAAAACATTTGTTTGTCCAGAAGCAATATAATTCAATTCCGTATATCCTGATGTTGTTTCACAATATCCCGAAATGTGATAAGATTCCCATTTAATTCTACCATCATCAGTAAAACTGAACGAAAGGTTATTATCTAAATAAAATCTTTCGTTTGTTTCATTTTCAATACCCCAGTAATAAAATGTACTACCACTTGTCCAGGGTAACGTTTCTCTATTGAAAACAAAATCTAAAGTCCACCCATATTCTGTTCTTTTTCTAATTGTAAAATCACAAGTATTTCCCGTATAAGGCTCTGTAATATTTATAGACCATGGTTTAATACTATCTAATGTTACATCTAAACAAGAAGAATCTATTGTTAACCCAGTATAAGTAATTTGATTGTTAAAATCTAAAACATCTGTATCAAAATCAATTTCTGACGTACCAAATTCATAATCATAGAATTGAGATGAATCTAATCTTAATTTTAGTCTTTGACCCCAGTATCTTAAAATATTTTGACTATTCATGTATTAATAAATATCTTTCATAACATTTGATATTTATATAAAAAACGATTTGATGAATAATTTTATAAAACAAGTTATAGAAGAAAAATTCGCATCAAAAGCACAACAGAGGTATTTTTATGCACAAGCTGGAAAAGGTGGTAAAAAGGGTAAAAAATGGGCTAAATGGGCAAAAGAATTTTCTGATGATACCGATTTTGAAAAAATACCCGAAAAAGTAGAGGAAGAAGAGATTGATGAAATTGTTGATGAGAAAGGTAATATTATGAGAAAAAATACCATTATCATTAAAGAAAAGCGGAATAACGCAAAAAGACATAACAGATAGAGTAGTGAAAACTGGCGCAGCATCTATGGGTACTCACGGTGTACACGGTACACACACATCATTGAGATATTGGGCCGAAAATAGACAAGAATTAAAAAAACTTATTGAAAATACAATTGATGAAATAGAAATGGATGATGCTCTTGGATATGATGAAACATTAGGTAAAGACGCTTCTTATGATGAGGCGTACAAATATTTTAGAAAAATTTAAATTTATCTGATGAAGAAACTATAGAAAGACTAAAAAATTTAGGATATGATGAAAAATTAAAAGGTAATAAAGTTAGATTGATTGAAAACCCTAAAAAATTTATTGAAGAATTTATTGAAAGTATATTATCTAGAAAAAATTCAGATTATGAACTGGTAAATTCGTCAAATAAAGAAATTAAAGAAATTAACCCAATTATAAAAAGACAATTAAAATCATTTAAAGAAACGTTAGAAAATAATAATTTATCTATAGAAGATGTTTTAGAATATTTAAAAAACAATGAATAGCCAATTAAAAAATAGAATTTTTGATATACCAAAAAATGTTTTAGATTTAATAAATCATACTGTATCAGGTTTAAGCGGGAAAAGAACATCAGGTATTCAAAGAGCTGAAAAACTTTTATCAGATAAAAAAGTAAATTATGGTCAATTAAAAAGAATTATCCACGATTTACAAAATATGGATAAAAATAACCAATTGACAAAATATAATTTAGCTGGTGGTGATACTATGTTAAATTGGGGAAGTAAATTTTTAGATGGTGAAAGAAATTTAATAAGTAATAAAAAAGATTCTAAAAAAAGAGCTGATGAAATTTCTGGGTTGTCTGGTGAAAGAAAAAATACACATATAAAAAAACATAAAAAAAGATTTGATTTTAATGTAAAACCAAATTTAATAAAAAATTCTTCACATAAATCATCAATAAAGCCAATAATGTCTTTAGGTTTATTTGAAGAAATAAATAAAATAAAAAAATTAATACTATACTAATATGACAGAGTTAGAAAAATTAGCGAATCAATATCGCATAGAACATTTGGCGAGAAATGCTTATGACTATAATGACCTTTATAGCTCAACAAATAAAAACGCATTATCTGATGGTGATGATAAAGGTAAAGGAGATAACAATGGTAGCGTTGGTTCAAGCGTAGATATTCAAACAAGAATTGAAACTATGGCAAAAAATCAATATAAGTCTGAAAATGAATATTCATCAAATAATAAAAATGCTCTTTCAGATGGGGATGAGAAAGGTAAGGGTGATAATAACGGTAATGTGGGTGGTTTAACAGATATAAAAACAAGGGTCGAATCGGTTGTGAGAAACAAATACGGCGAAAATAACAAGTATCCTAATTTTTAACAATGAATGATAGTATTCTTTTTCAAATACTGGTTGAACAAAATATTCTTAAAACAACGCAAACTAAACCAATAGTAAATGCTATTAAGAATAAAAGAAAAATCACCTTTGATTATTATGGGCCAAGAAAACCAAAAAAGATAGTGTAAGACCTGGAAGAAGAATAAAAGCGGAACCGTATGCTATTGGTTTAAGTAAAAAAGGTAAATTAATTATTAGAATGTGGGTTGAACCACCATCAATCTCAAAAAAGGTTTTGCAAAAACCAACTGGAGAACATTTATGGGTGTTAGAATGAGAAATGTTGTAATAACAGATGAAACATTTACAGGCGATAGACCAGGTTATAAACAAGGAAATGATAATTCAATGACTGTTACTTATGTTAGTTTAGATAAATCTACACAACCAAAACCAGTTAAACAAAAGACACCAATAGAGAAGAAACCCGAAATTAAAAAACCAGTAAAATTACCTACAGCGACAAAACCACCAGTAACAGTTAAAGAACCCGAAAAATTACCACAACCTAAACCAGAAAAAAACCAGAAGAAATTAAAAAAGAACCTGAGGTTGAAAAACCTGAAGATTTAACTAATAAAGAAAGGAACTACCACAACCAAAACCAGAAGATAAACCATCAGATGATGTTTTAGATAATAATTTGAAAGAAGAATTAATAAGAATGAAAGCTTTAATGTTTTCACAAAAATTCATATAATTAATAAAAAATTATGTCACAACAGCAAGGTACAATATCACCAAATGAATTAATGACACGTTTGGTACAAGCAAAAAAAGTAATGAATAAAGTCGAAACAGGTAATTTTGAAAAAGGTCATGTAAATGAACAAATTTTAAAATCAAATCCTGAAGATTTAGTCAATATTCAAAATATCCAACCGTCACAAAAACCAGTTGCACATCAATTAAATGCAGATAAAATTAATAGTTCCAAATTACCTGATGCAATTAAAAAAGCGATGATTGAAAATCCAATACCACAAATCACATTAAATGATAATATCAATATGGATTTTATTCAGGGTGCTAAAAAATTAATGGAAAAGGAAGGATTATCAAAAAAACCATCACAAAAACTTTATGAAAGTCAACAGAATTTTTCAAATATTGATATGAGTTCTTTAACCACATTGATTGAAAATACAATTCGTAAAGTGTTGGATGAAAAATTAAATCAAATTTTAACAGCTCAACAAACAGCAACTATTAATGAAAATTTAGTTCTTAAAGTTGGTGATTCAATATTTAAAGGAAAAATTACTGGCGTAAATAAAGCCAAATAGTTTATTTTTTTATTTTTTTACTATTATTTAGACATAATATTATATTAATGTCTAAAATAAAATTATTAGCAATCCCGTCAGATACACACGGCGTAGGTAAGTTTAGAATTCTTGACCCATTCAAATATATTGGGGATAACTTTTCAGATGATATCCATGTCGATATTATGTTTGATGCACCAGACCTGGATAGTACATTTGATGGTTATGACATCGTATATTTACATTCTTTTATTCACAAAACATCACACGAGGCTAATGTAAAAAGAATTAAATGGTTAAAATCAAAAGGTATCAAAGTTATTGTGGATATCGATGATTTATGGTTTGTTGACCAAAGACATCCAATGTATCATCAAGTTATTGCAACAAAAGTACCAGAAAAGAAAATTGAATTACTGAAATTAGCAGATTATGTAACAACAACAACACCAGTATTCAGTAAAACAATAAAAGATAGATTAAATCTAAAAAATGTAATTATTTTTCCGAATGCAGTAAATGAAGACGAGGAACAGTTTAAAGTAAACAAAATACCTTCTGAAAAAATTAGATTTGGGTGGCTTGGCGGCAGTAGTCATTTACATGATATTGAATTATTAGAACAAGGAATATCAAGCATACATGCATCTTATAAAGATAAAGTTCAATTTGTTCTTTGTGGTTTTGATTTAAGAGGGACGGTAACAGAAATCAAAAAAGAAACTGGCGAGCAAGTACAAAGACCAATACAACCACTAGAAACTGTTTGGTTTAAATATGAAAGCATATTCACAGACAAATATAGAACATTAGACCAAGAATACAAAACATATTTGTTTAATTTCACAGAAGCACCGTATAATGATACTAATAAACCATATGTTAGAAGATGGACAAAAAACATTAATACATATGCAACGAATTACAATCATTTTGATGTTTCATTGGCCCCTCTTGTAGAATCAATGTTTAACGCTAACAAATCACAGTTAAAAGTTATCGAAGCTGGTTTCCATAAAAAAGCTATTATTGCAAGTGAAACAAATCCTTATACCATAGATTTGGTAAATTCAATAGAAAATGGTATATTTAACAACAAGGGCAATGCGCTTCTTGTTTCATCGAGAAAAAACCATAAACAATGGGCGCAACATATGAAAAAATTAATCGAAAACCCTTCCATGATTGAAGACCTGGGAAATAGATTATACGAAACAGTAAAAGACACATATTCATTAAAAAAGTGTGTAACGATAGAGTTCAATTTTTTAAAACCATAATAAACAAGTAAACTATGCATTATTTAGTAACAATCGGCTACGAAACGGAGCAAATGGACAGAAATGGAAATCCAAGACTCCAGAAATTAAAGTATGTTATTGAGGCAGAATCTGTTGAGGAAGCGACAATAATTGCTTCTAAATACAGAGCAGAAGACATTAGGTCATCTGAAAGTATCTCTATTATGAAATTGCCAATAGAGTGTGTTATTGATTCAAAAAATACCCCGCAATACTATAAATCCTAATAAAATGGAATTCTACAACAGAGACATCCAAATTTTACGTCAGTCACAAAGCAAAATGGCTTTGGAATTTGTCACTCACATGGGTTTGACAATCACATTCGCAGAATTACAAAGAATTACCGATGTATTTGTGGAATGTTGTTTACGAGCCCAGGATGATGAATTAAAAGAAAGAATAAAAAAATTAGACGTTTGGTTAAAAAATAAAAAGATAACAATGAATAACATAAATTTAGAAGAACTAATCTCAAAATTAAGAGATGTTGAATCATCAATAAATGATGATACTGAGAATAGTACATCTTTTATGAAAGAATTAGATGACATTATGTTATTTTTAAATCCAAAAAATAACATTGTAAATGTCAATATCAAAAAACTCCATAAAGACGCTGTAATCCCTTCATACGCTAAAGATGGTGACGCTGGTTTGGATATGACAGCAACTGAAATTATATCAGAAACTGATGAAGATATAACGTATGGAACTGGTCTTGCTATGGAAATTCCAAGAGGATATGTTGGATTGGTATTTCCAAGGTCATCAATTAGGAAATATCAATTAAAGTTATCCAACTCAGTTGGTGTTATTGATAGTGATTATAGGGGTGAAATACAAGCAACATTTAAAAAGACAAGTGGATTTTTTAGCAAAGCGTATTTAGCGGGTGAAAGAGTTTGTCAAATTATAATTTTACCATATCCACAGATAAAATTTAATGAAGTACAAGAACTTTCTGAAACTAATAGAGGGACTGGGGGTTTTGGAAGTACTGGTTTGTGATATTTAATAATATAATAAGTTATATTAAATTTTTAATTTCTTGAGAACAAAAACTAGGGTAGTTTCAGCGGAAGAAGAAAAAAGAACACCAAATAAAGAAAGAATTAGAGAAATCATAAAAAAACCAAAAGAAAAGTTTTTAACAAAATCTCAAAAAGATTATTGGGATATTTTGGGTGAAAATGAAATAACAATTTGTATTGGACCAGCAGGAGTCGGAAAATCATATATTGCAATGAAAAAAGCAATTGATTTATTGCATGATGATAAAAACAAATATGAAAAGATTATCATTGTTAGGCCAGCAGTAGAAGCGGAAGAAAAATTGGGTAGTCTTCCAGGCGACCTTGAACAAAAACTCGACCCATACATCTTTCCATCATATTACCTATTAAACAAGATTATAGGTAAACAAGCGAGGGAAAGATTAAAGAATGAAGAGTTTATTGAAGTTGCAGCTCTTGCCTACATGCGTGGTTGGAACGTCGATAATTCAATTCTGATATTTGAAGAAGCACAGAATTCCACCATTGGTCAAATGAAGTTGTTATTAACAAGAATTGGTTTTAATTCTAAATTCTTTATTTCTGGTGACTTGGAACAATCCGATAAATTCAAAAATATCGAACACTCTGGATTGTACGATGCAAAAAGGAGAATGGAAGGTCTTCCAAATATCGGTGTATATGAATTTAAAAATCCTAAGGATATTGTTAGAAATCCGTTGATTACCGAAATTTTACATAGGTACGATTAAAATTTATCATTTATTTTTAAATCTCCATGTGTTATATTTAATGCATGGAGATTTTTATTAGTATAGATGGCGTATTAAGAAATTTCATACAGAAATTTGATTATCACTATAAAGACGCATTCTTTGATAGTGAATTTGAAAATGATAACAATTTTGAATATAAAATAACTGAACCAGTTCAGAATAATAATTTATTAAACTCGTATAATTTTCAATCTATTGAAGAATACGAGTTTTTTCTTTTTGTTGAATATCCAATAGAAATTTTTGGGCACGCTGGTTTAAGTTATCCAAATGTTTTTACAGAATTAAATAAAATTATTTATGATAATCCAGAACATAATTTTACCATTGTTGGATTAAATGAGGTTGGTAAAGCAAAACCTGCAACATTGTTCTTTTTATCTAAAAACGGTTTCTTAGGTAGTAATATCAAATTTATAAAAACAGAAGATATTGGTAAATGTTGGTATAAATGTGATGTATGGATAAGTGATAATATTGATATTTTAAAATACGGACACAAAAAAATTATTCACCAATAAAATTTAATACAGATTATAATAAATTCTTTACTTGTGAAAAAGAAATATCTAAATTATCGGAAATAAAAGAATTATGGTTAAAATATTCGGAAAATACTACTACATAGATATTGAAGGTATTGTTGATAAATGTACGACAGTAATATCAACAGAAAATAAAGACAGTGAAATTGAAAATGAAATTAATTCAGGTCTTGAAATAAATGTATTCAAATACGAAATAATTAAAATGTGTCTAGAAAGAGTATTGAGTGAATTTCAAGAAAGGAATGAAGATGAAGATATTGGTATTTTTGCTTTATCTGATGTGAATATTTCATTAAAAATTGCTTTTAATACATTAATAAAATATAATATTTTAATTGAAGATGATGAGTAAAACGCAGGAAAATATAGAAAAATTAGAAACATCGTTATTATCATTACATAACAACGATTGTGTCATATATTTTTTAACATATGATACAAAAATAATCCCAGAGCGTCTGTTAAACATATATACGACATTGCTCTAGTACTTAAAAAAACGGATTCAATTCTAAAATTTTAGTTGAAGATAAAACATATGTTGGTGTAAAAATTGGCTTGGTGACACATACAACGATTTAGAAATTGTATCAATTAAAGAAGATAAAATACAAATTAAATTAGAGGATGTGTTAGTTGTGCCTGAATTATATTCCAATGTTTTACAACAATTAAGTAATATAAAATGTACTAAAGTAATGCTTGTACAACAAAAAGAATATATATTCGAATCATTACCTATTGGTAGTAAATGGGATGATTATGGATTTGAGCAAGTAATAACAACCACAGAAAAGGCAAAAGAGTATATTGAAGAATTTTTCCCAAAAGCAATGTATCTATCATTCCACCTATTATTGGTGACAATTTTAAAAAATCGGAATTTCCGATTAAACCGTACATTGCAATATTAACTAGGGAAAGAGTTATTAGTAGAAAAATCATATCTGAATTTTATTTGAAATATCCACATTTACGTTGGATTACATTTAAAGATATGGTACAATTAACATACGATGAGTTTGCCGACGCTCTTAATGAATGTATGGTATCTGTATGGGTAGATGACGAATCTACATTCGGAACCTTCCCACTAGAATCTATGAAATGTGACGTTCCTGTCGTTGGTAAAATTCCCGATACAGAACCAGATTGGTTAACAGAAAACGGTATGTGGACTTATGATTCAAATAAGATAGTTGAAATATTGGGGACATATATTATTGCTTGGTTAGAAGGTATTGAATTAACGGCAGAAGTAAAAGAAAAAATGAAAGAAACATTATTACCTTATTCATATGATATAACAGAAAAAAATATTGTAAAAATATTCACATCATATAAAAATAATAGAATTAATAAAATTCAATTAGCAATCGAAAAACTTAAAAAGAGGAGGTTTCCGAATGAAAAATATTAGCATAATTTTACCATTACATAAGTTTAACGATGATTACCATAAGATGCTTACAAAATGCCGTCAACTCAATTGATAGTTTCCATAATGATGTTAAATTGATTATGGTTTGTGTTGAAGATATTAAAAACGATATTGATAATCTTAATTTAACTGGTCAAATTAGAAGTTGTTAAATTATACTATAAAGGAGTATCTGACTTTTGTTCTTTAGTTAATTTAGGTATTAAATCTTGTGATACAGAATGGTTTTCAATTTTAGAAGTTGATGATGAATTTAAACCAATTTGGTTGAGTTCTATGAATGAATACATGAACGCTTACAAAGACGTATCGGTATTTTTACCTATTGTTAAAGATATAAATAGTGAAGGTAATTTTATTAGTTTTACCAACGAATCCGTTTGGGCGTATGGTTTTACTGAAAACCAGGGATTCTTACAGAATGATGTTTTGTTAGAATATCAAAATTATCAAATATGCGGCGGTCTTTATAAGACTAAAGTTTTTATTGATAATGGTATGTTAAAAGAAAATATAAAATTAACATTTGGATATGAGTTATTATTAAGATTAACATACAACGATGTTAAAATTATTACAGTACCAAGAGTCGGATATCAACATGTAAATTTTAGAGAAGATTCACTATTCTGGAGATATAAAAACGACCCAGAATTATTGCTTAGTGAAAATGAGGCTAAATTTTGGATTGACGCAGCCAAAAAAGAATTCTTTTTCAAAAATAAACGAGATTTAAATTATATGGAAAAATAAATGCCGAGAAAGAGAACCCAAAAAATGTATTTTGGGGATTCTCAAGAAGAAGCGGTTGTAAGATATTTAAAATCTGATTCCGAAGAAGAAAAGAACAAGATATTCAATGAATATTTAAGAGAACCCTTATTATAATGGTCGAATCAATTATTCGACGATATAAGTTATATAGAAAAGATTATGAGTTTCAGGATATACACACCGATACTATGTCTTTTTTAATAACTAAAATAAACAAATTTGACCCATCAAAAAACCATAAAGCATACTCTTATTTTGGTACCATTTGTAAAAACTACTTAATGGGTGCCATTCAAAAAGACAATAAGGACAATAATCGAAATGTTTCATATGAAGATATTTCATCTGATATTGAAGATAGTCCAGAACACTCATATGTTATTGACGCATATCAAATAGATTATCATAATGTTATAATTAAATTAGTAATCGAATTGGAAAATTTCATGGAATCCGAGGAATTATCGGATAATGAAAAAAATTGGGTTATGCTCTTTAGAAATTTTTGCAAATTTTGATAAAATATTTCAGATAGGTGACGGTAATAAGTTCAATAAGAATTTAATTTTATTATCCATTAGAGAAATGACTTCGTTAAGCACAAAAGAAATCCGAATTTCTATGAGGAAATTTAAGAAACTATATGAGTGGTATTCTAATGGTTTTTTAGATTAATCTATTTATAATTATGAAAGAAAAAAGAAATTTAATAACTCTAGAGGTTGATTCTGCATTGGCTTTAATGCAAGAAATCTATAATGATATTGTAGAACAAAAAAACTACGCCTCTATGATTATGAAAAAAATGTTGTCTTTTATGAAAGACCAGGAAGATATGAGTATGATTGGTCCAGTTATAAAAGAACAACAAAAAATTATGAATGAATGTACAGAAAAGAAAATTTCATTAGTAAAGTTACAAGGTTTGTTATTAAAACAAACACAAGGTACTGGTAGTAAAAATATGCCAATCGGAAAACTTAATTTAACTGAAGAAGAAAGAGAATTATTAGATAAATTAGTAAAAGATGATGAAAAATCGGATGATGTAGGTAAGTATAAATTATAATGAAAAAGTACAAGAAATAAAATCAAAATTAGGTGCGATAAGAAATACATTAGATGACAATAAATTAAATGTTAATGATGTATATGACACCTATTTGCAAGATTTACCAACAACTGATTCATTATTTGGTAAAAAACCAGACCAATTTTTAAGCAAAAAATTAAAAAAAGAGAAAATAAAAAAGATATTTTTCTGAATTATTAGATATTGTTGAAACTTTTGTTGGTACTGATAAAAAAATTAAACTTGAAGACAAGTATCAAATAAAACAAATCATAAAACAATATATTTCCGAATCAATTCAAGTAACACAAAAAGATAGCAAACAAATTATTCAAGATAGTATAAAGAAAATTTCTTTGCTGGTGAAGGTATTTGTGGTGGTAATTCTAAAATACCGATTGATAGTATTAAAATCTCACCAAAAGAAATCGATTTTATAAACCTACTGACTTTAGACCCTACATCAAATGCTGGTAAAATATTATATGAACCACAATCAAATGTTGTAGACAGTTTTAATAGAGAACTGTATAATGTTTTTACAAATGGTTCATACGATTTTAAAAAAAATAATGGTGATACATTATTTTCAATAAATTGGAATGTTACAAATCAAGAATTTGAATTATCTGGATTAAAACAAAATGGTAATGTTAATGTAATGGATTTTTTCGATGATTATTTTTCATCGATAACATTTCCAGATATATCTGGTGTAACAAAATCAGCCATGTTATTAACAATTCAAGGTGATAAAACAGAATCTTTAGACTTTAATGTTAGTCTTAATAAATTAGATAGATTGTTAAATAAATTATTTGCGATATGTGGCCAGCAAACAAATAGGAATAGTATAAAAAATCAAAATCCTACGGATTTATTTGATGAAAATGAAGAAGATATTGAATCTTATTTTGATTTTGATAATACAGATGAAGTTGATTTTGAAGCTGAAGATGCTCGAATTAGGGGTGTTTTAAAATTTGTTGATTGTGACAACTTTGAGATTCCAGTAAATAAAAACAATATAGAAGATTTTGTTTATTTCGTACAAAAAAGAATCTCAATGATGTTGTTAATGAAACATTAGATAAAACAGCAAATGATGTTTATGAAAAGTCAGATAAAGTTATTAGTGCGTCACAATTCAAATTATCATTATTAAACGAATTTAATTTAAAACTGCCTAAAGCATTAATTCTTAATATATTAACGCCAAAATTATTTTTACCAATAGTTACAATATATAAAATGTTTAAATCATTAACATTACAAAAACTAGATATTAATGATTTATTAAAAAATTATCTAAATTATTTTATACGATTGTAAAAAATTTATTCTGGAAATTTATTACTGAATTTTGGGTAAGAATAAAAGCCGAATTGTTATCCTTTGTTAAAAATTTTGTTATAAAAATATTGAAAGATAAGTATAAAAGATATGTTGATATACTAACAGCAATTTTACAATCTTTAAAGAAAGTTGGTATAAAAGAAATAGATAATTGCGAAAATCTTTTTAATATTATTTTACAAACATTAGAAAGTACTGGTATGCTAAAAGGTAAACCAAGAATACCTGGTTTATTATTAGCGGCCTCAAGTGCTTTACCAGGGTTAAGTAAAACTAAAATGATGACTGATGTTATAGAATTTTTAGAATCTAAAAACATCCCAACAGGTGATATTAATGGTGATAGAAATGAATTAATATTAACTATTGATTCTGTTTATGGTACTTTATTGAAAAATTTAGATAAATACGCTTTTGTTGACGCATCTAATAAACCTTTAGTATTAACATCACCATCTGGTCCAGTAATAGTACCACCAGGTGTTTTGAAAATATCAGGGAAACTATTTTAATATGACGCAAGAAAAAATTTATGAGGTTGTCAAAAATGTTCAAGACAAACCTAACAAAGATTTGATGGCATGTTTAAGTTATTTAAGCGAAGAATATGAAAAAACAAAAGAATTGATTATTGATTTAACAAATCATATGGATAATGTTGAAGACATGTATAATATTATAAATAAAGAATTAAGTAAAAGAACAGTAATTAAATGAAAATAATTGATATCGCAATATGTGTTGATAACATTGACCCTAAGGGTATTGGTAGAATCAGATGTGTTCGATATAATGATTATGTTGGTGAAAAAGAAAAAGCATTAAATTATGATAAATGGGGTGATTTGGACCCATTTGTCGCTTTACCATTTTTACCAAATAATATTAATATGATTCCAGAAATTGGTCAATCAGTAAAGGTATTAAACTATAATGTTGATAAAGAAACCGTAAACCAAGAATATATTGCAGGTCCATTCACAACAATGTATGATTATAATTCACAAAGCTTTTCTCAACAAATTGAAAATACTACATATGGTGTTGCTGTTAAAAGAAAAGATGGTATTAGAAGAGCTACTGGAGAATATATTGAAAAAAATAGCGAATATGTTTTTGCCAAAGAAACTGATTATGGTATATATGGTAAATATGGGTCAGATATTTTATTTACTGAAAATGGTTTGGAATTAAGAGGTGGTAAATTATTATCTAAAGACGCTGCAAATGTAACAAATAGAAAAAAACTAGTATCAAAACCAATTTATGCTAATAAAATATCAAAATTACATTTAAAAAAATATCCCAAAAGTGCTAGTTTAGTTGATTTAAAAGAACATTAGAAAGAACTGAAAACATAAGTTTAAATTACATTATAGAATACGAAATTGATAATTTAACAACACCAACCGAAATTAAAATATATGCATACAAAATTATCAAAGATTTAGGCGACATATATAAAACAGATAATTTTAATGATAATAGCCCAATTGCAATTATTGGTGATGCACCACCGTTAAAACTTATAAATACGGATAATTCATTTACAGGAGCAACATATACTATTTCAGTTGATTCAGAAACAAATAAAACAATATTAGCTAAAAATATTGCAATTGAAATTAGAAATATAATTAACCAATTAAGCCAAAGTGGGCTAAGTAGTTTAAATGCGATATATGGTGGTGGAGATATTCACCCATTTTATTTTAGAGCGGCAGAAAACTTTAAAATTTTTACAGGTACGACAGAGGAATTAAATTTCAAAGATTTAATTTTAAATGATATTAAAGTAAAAAATGTTGGTCCAGCTAATGGACTGATTTGGTCATATTCAGATGCAATACAACCTCCTAAAACTTATGATGTTTTAGAAAAAGTATTCAAATATGATAATGATGCTAAAGAACAAACTTTCGCTTCTTTATTATCAGATAGAATATTTTTATTATCCACAGACGCTAATGAAACAGAATTAAAAATTGATTTTGACGCATTAGATAAGTATGAATTTAGCCATGAAAACTATATTAAAGATATTGAACCTAAGACATACGCATCAGTAAGAGGTGAAAACTTATTAAAATTTTTAGAAGCTTTATATATTGTTCTTATAACACATAGACATAATTTACTAAAACCTTATGCAAGAACACAATACGAAGAACATAATGTTTTAGAAAGATTATTTAATAATTTAAAAAATGACATATTAAATAACTCAATTAGAATTAACTAATTGATATTTATAGAATAAAAACATGTCATATTTTCGTTCATATTTTGAAAAAAATAATACTATTATTAAGGATTCTTTGGTTAATACCGCAAAAAACCCTACCACACAATTATATTACGGTGATGGTTTTTCAAAATATATATTTAAAATAGATTTTACTGATTTACAAAACAAAGTAGATAATGGTGATTTGATTATAAATGAATATACAAAACATTATCTTAATTTAACTAATACAATTTTTGGTGATGAAACATTCCTGGGTGCAATGAGGGGGGATGGAAAAGAAAGAACAAATTCTTTTGATTTAATATTATTTAAAGTAAATGAATTTTGGGATGAGGGTGTTGGTTTTGATTACAACGATGCTGGTTATGATTTTACCGCTGGAAATAAAACTTATGATGTTAGAGCATCAAACTGGTATAATAGAACAACCACAAATACTTGGGCGATAAATGGTATATATTCTACGGGTGCAACAATTGTAAATACAATACATTTTGATAGAGGTAATGAAAATATAGATATTGATATTACAGATTATGTTAATGGAATTATCGTTTCTGGTAATACAAATCATGGTTTAGGTCTAGCATTTGCAATAGAATATCAAGATTTAGAACCAGCAAATGAACAATCTGTTGCTTTCTTTACGAAATACACTCAAACATTTTTTGAACCATTTGTCGAATCTATTTTTTTAGATAATATCACCGATGCCAGAAATAATTTTGTTGAGGGGGTAACACAAAATCTTTATTTATATGTCACAAAAGGAAGTAATTTTTATAATTTAGATAATTTACCATTAGTAAACATATATGATAATACAAATACAATAATTCCAGGATTATCTGGTTTAACAACCACACAAGTTAGAACTGGTATTTATGAACTTTCTTTTGGTATTTCTGGTTTAACATGTGATGGTAAGAAATTTTTTTATGATAAATGGACAAATTTATCTATTGATGGTGTTTCAATAAGCGATGTAACTCAAAAATTTATACCTAAACCACTTAGTTCAAAATATTCGATAGGTTCAAATCCAACAGAATCCAAGGATTACAAAATCCAATATCAAGGAATTAAGCAGAATGAAAAAATTAGACGTGGAGAACTTAGAAAAGTCTCTGTTATTTTCAAATCTATACAATCATTAAAAGCTGATATACTTGATGAAGTATATTTTAGAATGTATATATTTGAGGGTAGAACTGAAGTTATTGTACACGATTGGACATTATTAGATGTCACAAATGAAAATTCTTTTATTTTAGATACTTCAATCTACATACCTAGAGAATATTTTATAGAAATTAAAGCAAAATCATTTGGTGAAGAAATTTATTATGATAACATAATAAAATTTGAAATTGTATCAGAAAAATAAATATTTATTTATATGAATTTAGAAAATAAAATCAAGAAGCAATTAATGCAATTAAAAGAAAGTCATGACGATGCTGGTCATCAAAACTACATGTTTTTTGGTAATTTACAACAAATGCATAGACAAACTAAATTGTTAATGCAGGAAGACCATAATATGATTGATAATATATTAAAAGAGCATGATTGGGCGCAAGACCATATTGCTGAAGCAAAAGTCTTCTTGACCAAGTTTTTGATTTTTTAATGAATGAAACAAAAAAATCACATGGTCAGGAAGAACATGATATAAAAAACATGGCCATTGGTTTTGTTGGCGATATGATGAATGAGTCGCAAGAGATTGACGAAAGTAAAAACAAACCCACAAATCCCAAATTATGGGCAGCATCTTTAGCGTGGGCAAAACGTAGATATAAAGTGTGTCCAAGTGCATATTGTAATGGTGCCGCTGCAAAACATTATAAATCAAAAGGTGGAGGTTGGAGAAAATCAACAAATGAAAGTTTGCAAGAAGAAAAGAAATCAGAAAAATCTGATGTTTATCATAAATCATACACATCCGCAATAAATTCGGCATTAGACTATGCTGAAAAAAGAGGGTATGAATATGACAAAGAAGAAACAGCAACTAAAATAGGTTCTGGACCCAAAAAACCTGCTGATGGTAAAACTAATAGATTTACAATCTCTTTATATAAAGATGGTAAAGAGCAAAAAAATCATTACATATACAGGTCTATGGTATGGGTGAAAAATATGAATTAAATTGTTATATAAGTTAATATGAATATTAGGGTATCTAAAGAAGATTTAGAATATATCAATGAGTCATTAGAATCTGGTGAAGTCCTACAAGAGGATTTAAGAAGATGGTTTAAAGAAAAATGGGTTGATGTGAGTAGAAAAGTAGGTGGGAAACATCCGCCATGCGGAAGAAGTAAAGCATCTACAAAAGGATACCCCAAATGTAGACCATTAAAAAAAATATCTAAAGAAACCCCTAAAACTGCTGGTTCTTTTTCTAAGAAAGAAAAAAGTCAATGACAACACAAAAAAGAAAGGCAGAAAAGAAAGAACCAAAAACAGGAACTGGAAATAAACCAACCATGACTCATTATGATGAGGGTAAACAAATAAATGAATCATATATGAATATTAATTTACAAAATAAAATTGTAGAACTTGTATTAGATGAAATACATGATTTACATGAAAATAGACCCCCCAAATTAGTTTTAAAAGAATCGATAGAAATTATATCTGAAGGTTTAATGTACCATATCAACAATAGTAAACCATTAACAGAAAACGTATATAGAGTTTATTCAAACAATTTTTTTAAATTATTTAATGAAGCTAGAGATTTATATAATTTAGGAACTATAGAATTTTTGGAAATGATTTAGAATTAATTAAAACAGATATTGGAAAAGTAGGTATATACGAAGGAGAATACGTTTATTTAGATTTACCATTTATTGATGGTGAAGAAAACCATTTAGTTGAGGCAAAACATAGGGGTAGAAATGTTAAATTAAATAAACCATTCAGAACACCAGGTGGTCCAAAAAAATTCGCCGTATATGTGAAAACTCCAGGTGGTACTATAAAAAAGTGACATTTGGTGACCCTAATCTAAGAGTTAGAAATGCTAATAAGAAAGCTGCAAAATCTTTCAGAGCAAGACACAAGTGTAACCAAAAGAAAGATAGAACAACTGCGGGGTACTGGAGTTGTAATATTTCTAGATATAGGTCTTCCCTCGGCTTATCCTCAAAAAGAAAATGGTGAGGACTAAAATCATTTCTACCATGGTAAAATAGACTTTACTTTTATAGTTTTCTTGTGTATTTATATAAAAAAGAATATGCAAGTCTATAAAATAACAAATGTTGTTAATGGTAAAATTTACATAGGAAAAGACACTATTTCTGACAAAAATTATTATGGTTCTGGTGTTTTAATTAAAAGAGCAATTGAAAAATACGGTAAAGAAAACTTTAAAAAAGAAATATTAGAAGAATGTAATTCTAATAATGAATTGTGTGAAAAAGAAAAATATTGGATTAATTATTACAATTCCACAGATTTAAATATTGGTTATAACATATCCAAAGGCGGTGATGGGGGTGACACACTATCCAACAATCCAAATATTGATATTATTAAATCTAAAATTTCAAGAGTTAGAAAGGGAAAAAAATATGAAGATTTTTTACCATTAGAAAAAGTAAAATCATATAAAGAAAAATTAAGTAATATTTCAAGAAAAAGATTGAAAGGAAAAACATTCGAAGAAAGATATGGTATTGAAAAGGCAAAAGAAATAAAAAATAAATTATCTATTTCACAAAAAAAAGACAAGATAATATACAAAAAAAGTAAAAATAAAATTAACAAAAGAAGAAATAGAACAAAAAAGAATTAACAATTTAAAAATTAAATATCAATTTATTGATAATATTGAAATTTTAAAAAGAAAATATTTTGGTTTTAGACAAAGAAATAATTTAAAATTGTTTATTGAACTAATTGGGGAGGAAAAATATCAAAAAATAATTGATGAATTAAAAAAACCATTCAAACACAAAAAAGAATCAATAGATAAAATAATTGATATTAAATTAAAAAAATATCTAAAAAGAAAAAATGAACTAATAGAATTTTTAAAAAATAATCCAACATCCACAAGAAATGACTTTTATCAAAATTTATCTTCTAAAGAAATATCTAATAGGGTTAGAAATTTATTACACAATAATTTTTCATACTTATTAACAGAAGAAGAAAAAATTTAATTAAAAAAATACCAAAACAAAAAAATAATATTTCTCAAGAAAAATTGTCAGAATTAAAAAGAAAACTTAGTCGCCCAATTATTATTGATGACATAGAATACATATCCGCATCTGAAGCATCAAAAATATTAAATATTGATAGAGGAACGATAAGATTTAGATTGAAAAGTGATAATTATCCTAATTATAAATATTTATAGTTATTATATATAGGTAATATGAAAAGACTAATAATAACTGAAAATCAATTAAAAAAATTAACTAAGTCATTGGTTAATGAACAAGTCCAAACAAGTTTATTTGATGTACCTGTCACATTAAATTTATCTGGTGATGTTGAAACTAATCCATCTTATGGTGCATTAACATTTAATGTAGGTAATAAAAAAATAAATGTAAGATTATTTACAACAAGATATGGTAATGTAAACATTGTAAAATTAATACCAAAGGATAATGGTGCCTATATAAAAACATTAAAAGGTAGAGAACAAGTCTTAGATAAAGATACAGTAAATAAACTTATTGATTATATTAAGAATCCTATTGGTGAAGTTGAAGTTAGATTCAAGTTTATTGATTGGTGATTTAATGGTCAAAAAATTATAATATGAAATTACCATTTGAAGAAAATATTGAAAATGGATTTAATATTAGAACATTTTCATCAGATATAAATGAAAATGAACTAAAATGGCATTTTGACGAGGAAGATAGAATTGTTGTGTGTGAACATGAAACAGATTGGCAATTACAAATAGATAATGAATTACCAACAAAAATAGAAAAAAATAAAAAGTATTTTATACCTGAAGGAGAATATCATAGAATAATAAAAGGTAATGGGGATTTAATTGTTAAAGGTAAAAAAATAAAAAATTTACAAGAACAAATCGATACTAAATTACCAAGAGTATCTAAAGATGCTACATATGTGGCTAAAAATGATTATTCACATTATAATTTAAAAGAACCTAATAAAAAACCATCATATAAAGATATTTCATTTGATAAAATAGTAACTCTAACAATAGATAATATTGAAGGCGGTTATTATAATCCAAATACACACTATGATTCTGGTATGGGTTCTTCTGGTGAAACCATGTTTGGTATGGATAGAAAACATGGTTCAGATTTCACAAAAAGTAGTGCTGGTCGTTTATTTTGGTCTTTAATAGATAATGATAGAAAAATAAACCCCAAAAAATGGAAGAGATATTATAAATTAGATGATAACACACAATTAAAAACAAAATTAATACAAATTATAACCAATAATTGGTTGATACCAAAATATGAGACATTAACCTCTAGGTATCTTACAAAAGAAGCAAAAAATATTGTTGATAAAGATGGTTTTCTTAAATATCATTTTTCATATGCTATCTGGAATGGTGAGGGTTGGTTTAAAAAATTTGCGAATGTGATAAATAAAATCTTAAATTCTGGATATAATGATTTAAAACCCTTCACGGTTATGCCATAAATTCAAGATTATACAGTGGTAATAAATATTTAGCAAAATCTGGCAGAATTATTAGAGATAAAATATTATCTAATTTATTTTAATCATAAAAAATAACTTCTACCCCACATTCTAAAAATAATTGTAAACTTCTCTTTTGAGATTCTTCCCATTTTTCTTTATTCTTTGTTGTACAGACTTCTTTACAGTAAACGATTTTTATTCCAGCATTTACAATTGCCTTTGCACAATCAACACATGGGATACCAGATGTTATATAGATTGTCGAATCTTTAAGTTTTGTACCAACCCTAGCAGCGTTTAATATTGCATTAAGTTCGGCATGTACCATCCAGAAGTATTTTTCGGGCCTTTCCTGGCGTTCTTTTAAATTATCATCTAATCCCCTTGGAAAGGAATTATAACCTGTAGAAAGCACCTCATTGTCCTTACCAACGATAACCGCACCAATCTGTGTTGATAGGTCTTTAGATTTGAGTTTTACTGTTTCAGCTATCGCTAAAAATATTGAATCCATTCCATATTGGAAATATAAGAAAATTATCCAATAATGAAATGGATTCAAAAAATAATTATTATAAATTAATTATCCCAAAGCACCATCACCTTCAGCAAATTCATCTGATACTGAAAAATCGTCTGAATCGTCGGAAACATCATCATCTTCATACATAGACATATCTTCACTAAAATCATCTGTTTCATCCATAGGCATTTCTTCTTCAAATTTGGCCATATCAATATTTGACAATTCCTCCTCCATTTCATACGATTCATCGTAATTTTCATTAAGCAATTTTTTATTCATTCTTTTAATTGCCAATATTTCTTCTTGTAATGTTAGTTTTACTTTTTTCATAATTTATTTTACTAATAAATATCTGAAAATTTTTAATAACCAATTTTTTATATATATTTTTTCAATGAAATTTAATAGTAATTTTGAATATGACTTACAAATTGGTCAAGAGGGTGAACAAAAAATTGCAATGATTTTTGATTCTCCAGTTGAAAAAATTGAGGTCAAAAGAGACATGAAAGCAATTAAAACTGGAAATTTATATTTTGAATATGAAAGTAGAGGAAGAAAAAGTGGTATTGCAACAACAAAAGCAGAATATATTTTTATAATTGTTGAAAATAGTGTCGGTGGTCTATTTTTTGAAACAAATAAACTTAAAAAAGTATTAAGACCACTTATACCAACGCATACAAAGTTAGGCGGTGATTCTGATACTAGTAAAGGAATATTAATAAGTATATCTGAATTAATGAAGTTATATACTAAATAAAAACTACTTTTTAGTTCCTTTTATTTTTAATGGATTTTCATTCACCAAATCTTTATGGTTTTTTACATCGAAACTTTCTTTTTTTCTTGTTAAATCTTCTTCGTTAAGATTTGTAATAATATTTTTTATAATATTTTTCAATTCCGTTTCTGTTAGTGTTATCGTTTTTTTCGCCATAATAATATTTTTATTATAAATATTTAAATAAAACAAAAAACCCCTCAATGTTGAGGGGTTTTTGCTAAAATAATCTTACGGGATTATCTTAAAGTGTCGAGACTGAATGTAGCCAACCTTTCACATCAATTACACCGAAGTAACGGTTGTTAACCATTTTCTTAGCGTAACGGGTCATTATACCCTTGATTGGTGTGAAATTGAATGGGTTATACATTGTTGGGGTTAATTGTAAGGGCACATAAGGTGCATATACATAACCAGCGTCTAACAAGGACTTACCCTTATGTCCGATAAGGACTTTACCAGCTGGGAAATATGGGTCACGATATACCTGATATCTACCTGCGAGAGTACCGATTTTCTCAATACCCATGTTGTATTGGTCTTGCTCAGGATGAGCGTTAGACACATGGAAATATTCAAGGTCATCAAACACTGCGGAAACTTCAGAGGATACAACAATCCAGTTAGCACCACCTCTTAAAGTTGTTTTATGGATTTGAGCAGAAACCTGGTTGATTTTGGTAATCAATGTTTGGTTCCAGTCTTTTTGTGTATAACCCTGGAATGTACCACCGCCAGATGCGCCGTACTTCCATTCGTTATAATCCCACTTAGCTTTCCATGCAGCACCTTTTCTAAGGTCACGGAGAATTTCCCTATCAACTTCAGCTGCGATTTGCTCGGAGAGAAGTGCGGTTAATTCAGCCTCAGCGTCGATATTGTGGAACGCGCTAACGTCTTGTGCTAATTCAGGAGACCAGCTAGCTCTGAGTTTTCTTTCAGTTACAGAAACTGTAACAGACTCAAGGTCAAAAGAAACTTCACCGATAGCATCTTCAAATTCGAGAGTAGCATATTGGCGATAAGTTGCTACGAAATCAGAACCTGCTAATGTTGTAGCTACTGTATGGTCAGTGAAACCAGATGTTGCACTGTATGTTTGTAAATCAACACTTAAGTAAATTGTACCTTCTTCATCACAAATGTCATTGTATCTGCTAAGACCAGAACCACTCTTCTGTCCGTACTCAACAATACCTTTACCATATTTCTGAGTTACAACGTTTAATGGTAATGATGCGCCGCTTTGAACTTTTGATGCTGAAACTTGTAATGATGCTAAGAATTCTTCACTATCCATTTCATTACCGTTAGCACCAATTAATTTACCCTCACCTGTCTTGCTGAATCCAGTAATCTTTAAAATTACACTTGATACAGTGTTACCAGTTGTATAAGTAACAGCGTTACCAGCAGAACCAGCGGAGAAGGTATGAAGTGAAGTACCTGTTAATGATATTGTACTGAAATCACCTTTTGAATAATCAAAAAGACCAGTAGATGCGTCATCACTTGTTTCATAGAAACGGTCATAAAGGTTGATACCAGTGTAACCAGTAGAAGGGTCTGTACCACCAGCAGTTCCAGGAATACCAAATGGTGAATAGTGCGCACCATTATTTCTGTCCTGGATTTTAGGTACAAAATAGAACAATTTACCAATTGGTAAGTTCATAGCTTGTACGGAAACGATGTCGTTTGCCAACAACTTGGAGAATACTCTCCTGATGATTGGGAAAACCACAGTTTCAAATGAACCAGAAGCATCAGATACTGCTGCCTCGTTGATTAAATATGATGCTTGGTTTTCATACAATTGCGCGATGTTATCTTTCTGATGGCCATCGAGACCGTCAAGAAATCCTAAATCATCCCATTTTCTAATAGTATCTTCTTTGATAACACGAAGGTGCTTAAGACCGATGTTACCAACCATACCTGATTCTAATAATGCTCCCATTTTAATTTTTGTTTTTTTTATTGGTTTATTATTTAATTTTTACCATCAATTCCTTCATTCTCTTGAATTGAGGATTCTCGTATGCTTTAGATTCTGCGAGAACTTCTTTTGAAGAAGAACTTTTGGTGTTGCAGAGATTTTATCAGCAACAGATTCTGTTACTGGTTTTTTAGAATTTAATTCGCCTTTAATTGTTGAATAAAGTGTTTTAGATTCGTTCATTGTCGAAACTGAATCGAATCTCTTTAAAATATTCAGTTTCTCTTGTTTTGTGGTTGAATGCTCAGTGAATAAACGTGTAGCATATGCAAGACTAGCATTAAATACCGCAACCTCATTAAGTTTTTCTTTAAAAAGAACTAAAGCTTTTTTATATTCTAAATTTTGTTCTTTAAGTTTTTCAACTTCTTCATTAACAACACCAGAACCCGCTTTATACATTTTCTTAGATTTTAAACCACCATGAGGCGCAGGTCCCTTAAAGCCATGCGGATTTGATTTTGTTCTAGCTGCTTCGGTTGCTTCTACTTTTTTACGCCCTTAGCTGCTTTAAACGGTTTTTCAATTTTGCTTTCTTTTGTTTCTTCTTCTTCAGGTTCGTCGAGTTCAATTTCATAAACAGTTTCTTCATCATCTGCTTGCATTGACTCTTCTTCCATGTCCATTTCTTCAGACATTTCTTCTTCCATATCCTCAGTCATGTCTTCTTCCATTTCTTCGGACATTTCACCACCTGGAACCTCATCCAATTTAATGACGTACTCATCGCCATCAATGTTTATATCAAGGTTGTTACCATCTCTTTTTACCACAATACCATCATCTGGTTTCATAGCTTTAAAAACTTTAACGACTTCTTCATCAGATGCATTTGTCATATCCATAACAGTATCATCGGACGCCATTTCGTCGTCTTCATCTTCTACACTAGACATATCATCTGGTTCAACAACCCCATCTACTGAATCAGACGAATCATCATCTGCTTCCATGTCTTCTTCATCATCTTCCATTGAATTATCGTCGTTCATTTCAGGCATTTCGTCGTCGTCTTCTTCGTCGACATCTTTTTTGCTTTCATCTTCGACATCATCTTCTTCTTTCATTGATTCTTTAAGCAACCCATTGAGTTCTTGTTTCACAACTGAACCAAGTATACCTTTTGCATTTTGCTTTACAGCTTCTTCAAGATTTTCAATCTGAAGCAACGCTTGTTCTAAAATTGATTTTTCAGCCATTTTAAAAATTGTTTTATTATCAAATAAATATTACGATTTTAAAAAAATCTTTTTTAACTATATAATAACTTTATATTTTTTACCTTTTTGTCAAAAAATTATCAAGTTTACCCATTAAATTTTTCATTTTATCTGTTTGTGGGGTTTTTTCTTGTATATTTTCTTGATATTGTTCTCTATCTGATGGGTCATTAAACACATATGCACCTGGGGTAGATGGTGATGATACTAAATCAAAACACACTAATTCAAAGTCATCTTGAACCATGTTTTGACCTTTTATTTGTTTTAATGAACCAACACCTCTAGAGGATATACCAAGTGTTGCGCCATTCATAATAAGATTTGCTGCTTGGTCGCCTTTTGTTGATACAATACCCATTTTCTTCCAACCTGGGGAAGTGTATAATTTAATTTTACCCATGAGTATTTTACCATCCCACCATGTTTCTAAAATGGAATGTGATACTCTATCTAAATCAATATGGGATGATGTTGGGTGATTTAATTCGCTGAGAGCACCACCCTTCTTAATTAGTGTTTGATATTTTTCAATTTCTCTTTTAATATCGCCTCAGGATATATTCTTCCGTTTTTGTTTGGTGTATCATATTTCTGTAAAACAGCATAAAGGACTAGGTCTTGCGAAAAGTCCATGTCCTTTATTTCATTTATAAAATTTCTATTTTCAGATTGTGAGATATAACCAGCATCTTGCTCAATCAAATAACCCTTAACACCAAATTCGTTTGGTCCTAATATCTTCATTTATAGTTTTTATACTATAAATACTTAGATATTGATATTAATTTTTTGTTTTATAAAAATTAAATAGGTTTTTATTAATTAAAGCTTGATTAATTATCTCAATACTTAAATTTTTAATATATTCTCTTACAACATTATCCTTAATATCAAAATGATTGGTAGTATATAATGTAATCTCTAAATTCATAAAAGATTTTTTATCCGCTTTTATTCCTTTAGATTTTATATCCAAATCAACAATACTTTGTGGTCTGAATAAATTATTTGATTTGTTATAAATAATTTCTTTCACTAATCTTCTAGTTGTAGATATGATTAAATCAAAATCATCATCATCATTTATTGGTAGCAACCAAGAATTTAATTTTACATATATTGTTTTTAAATTTCTAAAATCAACAGTACCAAATCCTAATTTTACATTTTCATAATCACCTAATCGAATATACTTTCCTACTTTCATTATATTTCATATTATTACATTTTTATGGTTATAATAAAATTTATAAAATTATTTTGTAAATTCCAAATTTTTAACTATATTTAATATATAAAGAAAAACCATGATTATTATTGACGTGAGCAAAGAGAGGGAATTGAATCTGCATTAAAAGTATATAAAGCTAAAGTTCTTAAATCAAAACAATTGCAGATTTTAAAAGATAGACAAACTTATGTGAAACCTTCTGTCGCAAAACGAGAGCAAATACAAAAAGCAATCTACTCTCAAAAATTAAAAAATGGTCTTGATTAATCAAGACCATTTTTTAATTCAAGTAATTTGTAATAATAGTATTTTGATGGTTTAATATCTCGTACTTCTTTTTCAACATTTTTTAATTTATTTTTGAGTTCATCATCTGTAGATTCCGATAATATATTTGAAAGTTTTTGTAAAATTTCTTCAGATAATTCTTGTGATTTTTGAACGATTTCTTCATTATTTAAATTCAAAATGTTCTTTAATTTTGTTTTATCTTCTTCGGATAATGTTCTACCATAATATGAGTTAAAATCAGTACTGAATAATGACATTAGTAATTTTTCTTTATTTGTGTGTTTTGTACTATATGATTCGTTTATATTCTTATTATTAGTTAAAAGTTCAACAAGTTTAATTTTTGCCTTAACTTTATTTTCTAAATTTAAAATATTATCATGTTCCATTAACATGTCTAAAGTTTCATATAATTCGTTATTTTCTTGTTCCGATATATTAACTATGTTTTGTAGTTTATTACATGTTTTTGCGATGGTATTTTTTTTACCAGATAATGATTTACTTAGTTCCTCAACATAATATTTAGCCACATTTTCATTTTCAAAATTCATATTTTCAATATTTTCATATAAAAGATATGTTTCTTTAAATTCTCTATCTTCATTAATCACATTCAATATGTTTTTTATTTTTTTGTGTCTTTCTTTGTATATAAATCAGTAAACGTATTTAATATTGCTGATTTTGTTTTACCAAATGTATTTTTCATTTTTAATCGTTTAATATGTCTTTTATTTTAGTTTCCATTTCATAAATATTCTTCTGTGCTTTTTCTATATTAAATAAATCAGATAAATTATTACCTTCGCCAAGAATATTCGTAAATTTATTTTTTGTTGATTCAGATAGTGGTGGTTCTCCCGTATCACCTGGCGGTGGTGCTGACATGGATGGACCCATTTCAGCACCTGGTGGTGCGGTTTCTTCACCACCAGTTTCATCGGCTTTTTTCTATCTTCTTCTGGTATACCATATTTTGAATCGACTTCATCAAATAATCTAGTTCTCTTAATTACATTCTGTGTGTTTGTTAATTCAAAACCAATAGCTCTTTCAAGTCTTTGTTGCTGTAAATCAAGAACTACTTCACTATCACTCATACCAAGTATATTCTTTTTAGCCCAAGTATGTGATACAGGTAATATACCTATTTGTGATTGGTCAGATGTCGCGTCTTTATATAATGTTATTTTTTCCTTCCACTGTTCAATTTTTAACAAATCAGATTGTGATGATGGATTTGTTAATGCTAAAGTAAAATTACTTAATTCATCTTCAAGGCCTAATAAGTATAAATGAATTAACGCTATTTTATTTAATTCTTGTATTAATGATTTTTGTATTCTATTAACAGTTCTTGCAAAACGAATATCCATCAAAGCTAATTGCTTACCATCACCAACAATTTCCTCAAAACCTAAAAACGCTTTTGGTATTCTTAATGCTGCTAGCATTTTCTTTTGAATATATTCAATATCCGCAATTTCACCCAAATTTTGAGCACCTGGTAAGGTATCTATTGGCGATGCCTGTGCTGGGTCACGAATAGGAATAAAGTAATCTTGGTCGATAGCCATTTGATTATAACGCATATCTACTTGACCATTTCTTGGGTCTTGTATAGGGTCTCTTTTAAACTTGTTTGCTACTCTTTGTACGTATGGTTCAATATCCTTATCGTCCATATTACCCACAAAGATTTTGAAAACTCTTCTTTCTGGTGCTCTCGATGTTCTATAAATTAACATCGCATCTTCAGCAAGAAGTAATTGTTTCCAAATCCTTCTGATTTTATCCAACATGGATGTACCATATGGTAGTTTTCTATCATCACCTAAAAGCCTGAAATGTGCTATTTCCCATGATTGAAATTCCATTTCTTTATTAGACCACTTGAATCTCAACTCACGACTAGGCATTGTTGTTTCAATGTTATTTGGCGTTTTTGAAGATGCTCCTTCCCATCTTTCAATTTCAATATTTGGTAATTGTTGACAACCAACAATACCTTCGTTTTGGTCTATCTTAAGATAAACAAAATTATCACCATACTTACACAAACCTCTCGTCCACATTTGTAGATTCGTATTGACATCTAATTTATTAATAAATAAATCTGTCAATATTTCTTTAACTCTATCCGACTCTGAATATATTGATAATATTTCACCTTTTTCTGACATTGTTGTTGATTCTTCAGCATATATATCCAATGCTGCCGATATTTCGGGCGTGAACTCCATCGATTCATAATCATAATACGCTGATAATCTATTTGGTTCGTAATAAACAGATTGATTATATAATGATTGGTCTAATTTCGTCCACTTATCTGCAATATATTGTGATTGTTGTGCTTGTAATAAAGCTTTTTCAAACTCCTCTTGCTTTGTGTTTTTAACAATTCATCTTTTCTAAAACTTACTTTTGGTACAGATTGCTGTTGTTCTCTGTCTTTTTTCATTAGGAAAACCAAATACTTGTGTAAGTTTTTGATATACTGTTAAATCTTTTTTAATATCTGCCATATGTATAAATACCTTTTTATTTAATATAAAACAATTAATTTATATATTGTAGTTATCTTTTCCTACCAAATAACCAAGAATATTCTTTATACATCTCTTTAGTGTTATTCATTGGGTTATTAGCATGAAATAAACTATCATTTGTTTGTAATGCACCTAATGGGTCCATTGTTTGTCCATATGAATAAAATGATTTATTGACTTCATATGTTCTTTCAGATAACATCCAGGAATCAATAACCGCCTTATTAACAGAATCTGTTCTTTCCAATTGATTAAAACACAAATCACCAGCATATAATGCAACGGATAAACTCATAATAGAGTCATCATGCGCACCTTTCATGTGGTCTGGTCTACCATTTATATAGACAAATGTATTTAATTCGTTCAATAATCTACTTGACCTGATTTGAAATCCTTTTCTTAATTGTTCCTCAAATGCTGCAATAATTTGTGTTCTTTTATTATTGAAGTTGATACCAGGAATTTTTTCTAAAGTCTTTTTGTTGTATTCCCAAATATTTTGAGTATTGATACCGTCGATGAATAAATTTTTATAATTCATTTCTTGCAACTTTCTAGATGTTGCAATACCCATACCACCTGTAATATCTATAACAATAAAAGCATTACCATATAAAATACCCCATTTATATGCAATAGCGGCTAAATCATCTGGCGGTATTTTTCCAATATATTCAACAACTTGTTCTCTTTCATCAAAATCAATTATATTAATAGAGGAAAAGTCTTCACTATCCCCTCTTGATACGTCGATTCCAGCAATATATCTATGACCTTGAATTGGTTCTTTCCATTGCCAAAATGTACCTTGCATATATTTTTCTTTCGGAACTCTAATCATGTTCTTGGCAATGTTTTCCTGTACATCATTTGGTATAACACCATCACCCGAACCTAAAAAGTCACAGTTATGTGATACAATATTATTTGTAAAATATAAATGCATTTCACCTGCGTCTACAATATCATAAACATCGCTTTCATATTCGTAATCAATTATTTTTTCAATTGTAAAATACCCATCGTGTGATTTAATTAAATCTTCTTTTTTTACATTTTTTATTAATATCTCATTACCATCGAAATCAAATATTTTGTGATTATAACTTGCTCTTAATGTTAATCCATTAGTAAAAAATATTTCTCTTGTTTTCTTTTTCAATTTTTGTATACCCAAAAAGTCAACAAACCCTTCGGGTGATAATATTTCATATTTTGTATTAAGTTTCATCTATTAAAAATTTTATACATTTTTCAATTAAATTATTTGGTTTCTTTTTTTGTTGTATTCATCCGAATCAATTACAAGTAATTTGTAACCATGATTTGTATAAAATTGGTTTCTTTCATCGTCCTTATCTTTGTTATGCCAATATTTTCCATCATATTCAATAATTTTATTTTTATATACAAAATCAGGAAAATATAATTTACCATCATTATGTAAAAAAATTTCTTTATTTAATTCATGAAAATAACAATTGTTCTTATCTGATAATCTATTATATATTTCCCAAAATAATTCTTGTGAAATTTTAGAAACTCTTTTAGTTTTTAATTTTAAAATTCTTTCAACTTGACTATCAATATATTTTTTTCTTTTTTCTTCAAAATCATCACCATATTTTTTTATAAACCAATTAACACTATTCACTTTAAATTCAGTAATTTTGTCTCTATTAATTTTATAGTGAACTTCCCATTCTTCACCATATTTTTCTTTGAACCATTCTTTTTGTGGATATTTTATTATTTTTTCATTAAAACATTTTTTACAATATTTGTTAAAATAGTTTTTTTCATAACTAAATAAACAATAATTTTTATTACATATCGGACATTTTAATTTATTAAAATCACCATTATAATCTCTTATAAATAAAACTCTTGATGGAAATTTTTTTGTGGGTGTATTTAAAATATCTAATGATGATGAATAATGGTATATTGATTTATATAATTTAGGATTTTTCGACATTATTTTTCTGTTTGTTGATTTACCAAATATTTCATTATCAGAAAGACTTTTTTAAAATTTCTATCGTTTCTTCTAAAGAAAATATATCAACAGACTCTATTATTTGATTTTTTCTTCCCATCCAGTTTTAGCGGAATTTTTTGATTTTTTTACGAAATCATCTTTTTTTCTGTCAAAAGTTAACCATCTATCATCATATCTTAAAAGATTCAAATTATTTTTATATTTTAAAAGAAAAATAACTCTACTTCTTAATGTTTTATTTACACAATATGTTTTTTCAATTTGACTTGTTAATTTATATATTTCTGTAAATAATTCAGGGTATTTCATGTGGAATGACATACCAATTTTTTTATTTTCTAAATATCCAGTATCAATTATATCTTTAATTATTTTTTCCATATTAATAAATATTGAAGAATCACACAAAAGATAGTACCACTACAAACTATTGTATAATTCTTCTATAGTCATATTTATAATTTCATTAGTTTCTTTATTTCTTACGGTAACAGTAGTCGAACCATCAACACATTCCAATTCTTGGGCAATTTTTCTTCTATCGTATTTAAATTTTTTAGACATTGATTCAAACCACGAAGAAAATGGTTTATATCCTTGCTCTTCGTATTCTCGATATTTTTCAATGTCAAAATCCCACAACGTAACTTCATCATCATTGTATAGTTCTCTATTTAACATATAATGTACAATGTCATTACATTTTACCCATTTTAAATCTTTTGTATAACGAGGGTCTTTAAACCAACGTAAATCTGTTATATGAAAATCATTTATTCTTCTTATTGCTTGGTCATATACACCATAATAAATTGGGTCGTAGCCATTAGGTGTTGAAATAAGAATAATCTTACCACCAGTTGAAAGAGATGCCATAGATGCGGCCCAAAAGTCCTCACCAGCCTCAATATATGCAGCCTCATCAAATACTAGAATGGTTGGTGTATAACCACGAAGTGCGTCAGGAGAAGTTGCTACCGCCTTTACTTCACAACCATTGTTTAATCTAAATCTACTTTCAGAGTTCTTATCTGGTGAAAAACCCACATTAATCCATTCTGGCCATTGGTCTAAAAAGTTTCTTATCTTGTTCGCCATTTCAATGGCGGTATCTCTTTATTCGCAATAATCAGAACTCTCTCAGGATTCTCAGGTTTTGCCACTTGCAATAGTTTTGATACCCATGCTGCGGTTACAGTTGTAACACCCGCTTGTCTATATTTTCTTGTTATATTTTCATTATATCTTTCATAATCATTAATGAGTTGTATCTGGTCAGGAAATAATTCTAATGGTACATATCTTTTTTGCGTATTATCATATGTTTGCAAATATGTTCTTAATGCGTATGGAGTGTCTCTGATAATCTTCGCATATTCTTTTAATTGTTCTAATTTTTGATTCATATATATAAATATAAAAAAAGTGGTCAAATTTGACCACTTTTGAAATTCATGATGTTTTTTGCTATTTAGATAAACCAATACCTAATCCTGCAAGCATGTTATTTATATCATCATCTGATGTTTTATCAGATAATTCTTTGATTAGTTTTTTAAATTCTGATTCTTCCTCAGTAACAGCGTCCTGACTCCTTAACCTTGACATATCATAGTGAAGCGCAGCCATTAACTTTTTTGATTCTTTACTGTCCGAGAATATTTCTTTATATAAAATCAAATATTCTTTAGTTGGTAAATTTGCTACGTTAGAAACCAAATAAAAAATAAATTTTCTTTTATCATCTTCAGTTCTTAATGATAATGGTAATTTAGAATAGAATTTTCTCCATATTGCTGGACCTAATCTTATATCCCAAGTTTCAGCCTTTAAAGTATCTTCCAATCTTTTAGCTTCAACGTATGTTGGTTTATGCTGAGGTTTTCTTTTATCCCCAAGATATGACATTACACCTTTAATCCCTTCATGTATTAAAAATGGAAACACAACAGCTTCAGCCCAAACTTTTGGCGGTTTTTCCTTGTTGTGAATCCGCTCTTACCACCAGCACTCGCTTCATTTATAGATATTTTAGATTCTTCTAAACCCATTTGTGATTCTGACATTTGCCAATATCCAAATAACATAACTGAAGTAAAAAAACCATATTTTTCAATTATTTTATCATCACCAGTCAATTTTATTAATTCATCTTTAGAATTTTCATAAATCCAATGCCCATCAACAGATAATCCATGTGTCATGGCATTCTGTATTCTCCTTTGCATTCTCTCCTCATCTAGATTAACTAAATCTTCAGCCAATTTTTCTTCCTTTTTTTGTAATTCCATTTCACTTGGCTCATCATCAATTTTAATTGACTCCCTATTCAATTTTAATTCTAAAACCAACGCTTGTTTTGGTATTCCAAAATAATCTCTTAATATCTTTTCTGCTAATTCTTCTAATTCATCTTTTTTATTGCTTTCTAAAGCTATTATTTCTTGCATAATTTGAAATGCTTTAGAAGATAATTCAAAAAACTTACCAGAAGTACCAGTACCAATATCACCAACACCAGTATATTGAATTAATTTTGAAAGTGCATTTTGATATTCATCTGATGCTAAAAATTCTTCATAATTTGAATAATCAGTGTCTTTATGCTTTGGAAAATCTATTTTACCATAATCGGTATCCCTGGCTTGTAATTTTTTTCAACCTCAGGATTAGGACGACTTCCATGATAAAATTTCATCGCTTCATTTTGCTCTCCGTGTTTTGGCATATTATTTATTTTGGTTATAATAACGAATTAAATTATCTAATTTCATAAACTCAGGCATTTCAGAATCACTTTCATATTTAGGTGCTTCATCTGGGTTTTCTCCTGGTGTTTTCCACGGGTCAAAAAATGGTTCATCATCGGTATCTGGATTTGGGTCAAAATCTGGCGATGTGTATGGTGCTACTTCAGGCGCAACTTCAGGTTCGGCAATAGCTGGACTTTGTTCATTTAACTTCAACCTGATTAAATCTAAAATTTCTTGTTTAGATGTTATAGGATGATATTCCATTTCAACTAAAGCGTTTAGCCAATTTCCAACTTCATGGTTTTCTCTTTTAATATTTTTCCACATTGCAGCAGCAGCAACTTTTTTACCCTTTTCTTCGCTACCATATTTCTCAGCGGCTTTAGATGCTATTTTTTCAAAACCCTTACCTTTTTTACCAATATCTTTACCTGTTTTTGCGGCTTTTACTACTTCTGATTTTTTCTTATCTGTTAATCCAGCCGATGGTTTTTTCTTTTCTTCAACTGATTGCTTTTTAGATTTTAAAATTTTAAAATCTTGTGCATCAATTTTACCATTATGATTTTTATCTAATTTTTTTGATTACCTTTCAAATTCTCACTCACTTCTGCTTGTCCTTCACCAGTCGTAACAACCATACTACCATTTGGCTGTAATGATACTGTGCCGTCTTTAACACTAACACCCTGTCCCTTTTGTTTATTGGTATTAACTTCTGATGGTGAGTAAACAGTTTTTTAACAACAGATTGTGTTGCTTCATTAAGCATTCTTGATGCTAATGCGTTAATTTGTTTATCACTAAAATTTGCTAAAGTTTTCTCAGTCATACCTTCTTTGACCAATCTTTTTATAATGTCTTTACGATTCATATGTCATTAATTTTAATTTCTTGATTTATTAAAAAATAATTTCTTTCTTTCAATTTTCTTGAAACATTTTCAATTGTTTCACCAAAACGAAAATAAAGTCTGTCTTCCTCTAATTCATTATCATACTTTTCCCACGCCAATGAAACAATACCATCAACAGCATCTATAACACCAAAATAATCAGAGTTTTGTATCAACTCTAATTGTAAATTAGTATCTTTTAATAAACCTACTGCATTTATATATTCTATATCTGGTGATAAAGATTCTAATGAGGAGGATGCGGGTATTGTAAACCAACCATCTATATCAAGTTCGGTAGATTTACTAAAAACAAATTCATATTGTTTTTGTCCTTTATAATCAATACCGATTTCATTGACATATATGAGTTTCATTTATTTGAAATATTTACCCAAAGTTTCATTAACGCTTTTTGCGATTTGTTTCTTAATTTCATCCATATCTATTTCAACAACCTCTTCTTTTTCATCAGCCATACCTTCAGTTTCTTTTATAGCATATGTCGCAAGGTCGTCAGTCCTCATTCATGTCATAAGAATTATCAGAAATAAATCTTTCTAGTTTCATCATAGGGTCATCTATTTCACCTAAATCTTCCTCAGGTTCTTCTGGTTCTTCTTCTGGTACCTCTGGTTCTGCTGGCATTTCTTCACCACTTTCAATACCCTCTTCTTCCCTTTCAAATTTTTTTACCGATTTCTTCTAAATCTTCTAAATCTAATTTATCTAAATCAACAGCAGAAATAATCATATTAAGAACATACTTAATATCGTCACTTTCCATTTTTCGCCCTGGTCTCTAATTTCTTGACCTAATTTCCCAGCATATTTTTGTATTTCCGCCATATAATCGGACTTCTTAGCAGCTTCAGACTCACCACCTTCGGAACCGATACCTTCTGGTTCTGCAGGCATTTCTTCACCACCCATATCATCTACTGGCGGCATTTCGGCTGGTACATCAGCAGATGGTATGTCACCTCCTGGTGGGGGTGGCATTTCATCAGATGGTGGCGGCATAGGAGCGTCCATTTCAGGTGCTGGGGCAACGCCCTCTTTGGGTTTTTGTTTTAAAACATATTTAGTTGCTTCCTGTATTTGCTCTTGACCTTTTAATAATTCTAATCTTTTTAATGCCTCAGCATATGAAGAAAATTTATTTTTGTTCTTCATAAACATACCACCGATATAATCTAAAGATGATTCATTAATACCTTTTTTTACATAATATTCATCTTTTTCTTTAACGATACCGTATACGCCGCCAGAATTAGATTCTTTTACCAATTCTGCTTTTGTATTTTTATTTTTTGCATTATCTCTATTGTAGTATGTTAACTCTAGAATTCTTTTTAACTTTTCATCAGAATTCAATTTTTCACTACCTAGCGGTTTGTATTCTCCCATTTTAGTTTTATTAATTAAAATTATTCTTATCTAATAAATACATAGATAATATAAAAAATATGTTATTGTTACTGTTTAAGCGATAATTTTTTGTCTATTGAATGGTTTTTTAAATTTATTAATTTTTCAATTGTACCATTTCTTCTCAAAAGTTTAAATGTTAAATTTTCATATGAAAACTCACCATTTTTAGTTAAACCACTTTTTCTGAACTTAGAAAGTTTTTTTAATAATTTATCTACACGCACACTTATATCTTTTTGTTTAGATAATTTTAATAAATTTTCATATTGTAAAAAAATATCGTCAGCTTTATCTAAAATTTTTTTGTCATCTATATTTGCCTTTACTTTTATTGGTTTTCTCACCCATTTATTTCTTAATACCGAATAAATACCAGAAGCGGTATGTGTTTCATTCACATCCTGAACATAAATCTCAACCTCAAAATTTTTAATTTTTATATCGTGTGTATTATTCCATGACGATTTTTTAGCTGCAAAAAATTCTTTTAATAATTCTAAACTATATTCACTATCTTCAAAATCGACTAATATATGTAAATCAACATCCGAATACTCTGACCACATATAATTAGATAAAGAACCTGTTAATATTATATCATGAATAAAAAATTCAATCCCAAGATATTCTAAAAAATTATCTGATATTTTTAATAATTTATTTCTAACATCTTCATGCATTTTTTGATTTTTATCAAAAATAGAATCAGATAATGTACTCCTAATATCAAAAGATTGTATTATATTTTCATCTTCTTTTGTGTATTCTTCAAGTTCTTTATTCATTTTACTTTTTGATATTGATATTTTCTCGCTATATTAACATTAAAATATTTTCCCTGGGATTCTGCTATTCTTAATTTAACAAACACTTCCCATGGAACATCTTTGTATAAATAAATACTTTCATTAATAAATGTGATAGTCAAGTCTTTAGTTTCTGTATCATATTTAGCACTCTTCAGATTTGTTGAATTAATATCAACCTCTATTGTTTTTCCTTCAATACGTTCAGATAAAATTGCCATAATATATTTTTTATATAATATAAATAATTAAAACAAAATAAAAAACCCCTCAATTAAAAGGGGTTTTTTATTATTCTATCGGTATTAATCTTTAACAGATATACATAGTTATTATTTTTATATGCGAATATTATCAAAATATTTACCAAATTACTAATATATGACATTATGTCAGCTATATCTAAAAAATTATGACATAATGTCTTACTTGATTTTGTTGATTTTTTTGTTATGTTTGTAATATTAAAATCAAATAAAATATGTCTGTAGATTATTTTGAGGAAGGACAAACTATGAACCCAAAAAGAGTGAAAAAAGTTCATCAACACCTATTCTTGATACATTTTCAAGAGATTTGACAAAATTAGCTGGAGAAGGTAAAATAGACCCAGTTGTTGGTAGAGATAATGAAGTTAAAAGAATTGCACAAATTCTTTCAAGGAAAAAGAAAAATAATGTTGTAATTGTTGGTGACGCTGGTGTTGGTAAATCCGCATTGGTTGAAAAATTGGCATTAATGATTCATAAAGGTGATTGCCCAACCAACCTCCTAGATAAGAGAATCGCTTCTTTAGATTTAACGTCATTGGTTGCTGGTACAAAATATCGGGGGCAATTTGAAGAGAGGATTAAGGCAATTTTGAATGAATTGGTTGAAGCACCAAATGTTATTGTTTTCATTGACGAATTACATACTATGGTTGGCGCTGGAAATGCTAGTGGCGCAATGGATGCTGCAAATATTTTAAAACCAGCATTAGCAAGAGGTGAAATTCAATGTGTTGGAGCAACAACATTTGATGAATATAAAAAACACATTGAAAAAGATAGTGCGTTGGTAAGAAGGTTTCAAAATTAATACTCAAAGAACCAACAATAGATGAAACCATAGAAATTCTAAAAAATTTGAAAAAAACATATGAAGAATTTCATAAAGTATCCTATCAACCAGATGTTATTGAAACAACTGTGAAACTCTCCCATAGATATATTACCGATAGACAATTTCCCGATAAAGCCATAGATTTATTAGATGAATTAGGTTCGGAAAAGAAAGTAACAAGTAAAATACCAGAATCAATTGAATTATTAAAAAAGAAGTTGAAGAAATAAAAAGAAAAGAAACTGCACGTTGTTAAATCTCAAAATTATGAACAAGCGGCAAAATTAGAGAGATGAAGAAAGAAAAGTTCTAAAAAAATTAGAACAAGAAAAACAAATTGGGAATCAAAGTCAAAAGAAAATAAGAAGCCAATTAGTATTGATGATGTTTATGAAATGATAAGCACTAACACTGGTGTACCAATCAACAAATTGGATGCTAAAGAAAGTAAAAAATTATTGGAATTAGAAAAAGACATTACAAGAAAATATTATCGGTCAAGACGAAGCTATTAATCTTATTTCCAAAGCAATTAGAAGAAACAGGGTTGGTATTAAAGATTATAATAAACCAATTGGTTCATTTGTTTTTCTTGGTTCAACTGGCGTTGGTAAAACACATTTAGCTAAAACATTAGCACAAGTTTTATTTGGAGATAAAGACAAAATCATAAGAATTGATATGAGTGAATATATGGAGAAGCATAATGTTTCTAAATTAATTGGTGCACCTCCAGGTTACGTTGGTATATGATGAAGGGGGCAATTAACCGAAAAAGTTAAAACAAACCCATTTTCGGTCATTTTATTAGATGAGTTAGAAAAGGCACACGGAGATGTTTATAATATTTTATTACAAATTTTAGATGAGGGGCATTTAACAGATCTTTTGGTCGAATGATTAATTTCACAAATACACTCATTATCATGACATCAAATGTTGGTGCCAAAGCGGTATCTGATTTTGGTGATGGTATTGGTTTTCAATCCTCAACAAGTAACAAACAGAATTACGAAGTTAAAAAATCAATTATTCAAAAATCATTAAAAAACAATTTAATCCAGAATTTTTAAATAGAATAGACGATATTATTTTATTTAATTCTCTTGATGAAAATGTTTTGAAAAAAATTATTAATATTGAAATTGATAAATTGTTAAAAAGATTGAATGAAAAAAATTATAAAATAACGTTTGATAAATCGGTAATAAACAGAATTTTTGAATTAAACAGTGAAGAACAATATGGTGCAAGACCAATAAAAAGAATTATTCAAAATTTATGTGAAGATTTTATTAGTGAAGAAGTATTAAAAAATAACATTAAAGAAAATCAAGAAATTATCATTAAATACAAAAACGATAATTTATTTATACAAAAAGTTGATAAATAGTTTGTCTTTTTGAAATTTTTTATATATTTATATTTTCAAGGGCAGTCTTTGCCGTATGCTCTTTTCGTTTAAAATTACAAAGTGGTGTTGAAGCCACGCATGACCTTAAAAACCCTAACACCTAGTTGGGGTTTTTTATTTTATTCAAAAACACTATATTTGTAAAAAAGAACTATGGTGAAAATTTATCTCGATGATGTTAGAGTTCCAGTTGATAAAACGTGGATTGTTGTTAAAAACTATGATGAATTTGTATTAAAAATAAGATATATTGGTTTAGAAAATATACAATTAATTTCTTTAGACCATGATTTGGGTAAGCAAGCAATGCAAGAATACTATAATAATGTACAAAATAATTACACATTAAATTATGATAATATCGTCAATGAAAAAACTGGTTATGATTGCGCAAAATTTTTAGTGGAACAAAGCATTGACAAAAATATACCGCTACCTAAAATCCAGGTTCATTCAGCAAATCCAATAGGTTCTGCAAATATTATAGGTTATGTAAATAATTATTTGAAAAATTGTAGACTACCACAAACTTGCGATAGGGCTATTGTTCAACATTTTATAAACTATTGACGCTCTTTAATAGTTTAACCCTATTTTTTGAAAAATTCGCACTAAAAACGCAAAACCATGAAAAAAATTGAATCACAAAAAATTAAAACACTCAAAATCGATGGTAAATACAATGATTTCCATACTTTCTATGAAAAAAATAAAAAAATTATATATGATTCAATATTAGAAACTTTTTGATGAATTTGTTGATAATTCAGAAAACAAACATCTAATACTTTTTATATCAACAAATATCGAAGAAGAGGGTTGGGATACTGAATTTAAATTCAAAAAAGAAGATTATATAATTTTGAAAAGGGATTTGAATGCCGATATTATGAAGAAATCGAAGATTATGAAATGTGTTCAAAAATAATTGAATTGGATAAACACTTTACATCTACATTATAATTTTATAAATTATATTATATAAATGTAAAGTACGTTTATTATTTTTTTGTCGAAACCCTAATGTATCCACATTAGGTTTTTTTAATCAATTACCTCATCATCACCATAAGATTGGACTGATGAATTTTCATCTTTCTCTTTATCTTCTTTTTGAATTAATGTACTTATCAACAGATGCTATTCCAAAACACCTCTAATGTTAAAATTAAAAATGAATTAAAAATAAAATCTGTAATTATCAGTTCTTTCCCTATATAACCAGTTACAATATCGGCAATAGCAAATATTGTCATTATTGTAAAAGATGCGAAACCGATGATTGATTTTTCATTAATATGATTATCGTCAGAAAATAAATTTTTAAAGAATCCCATAGTTATATTTTTTTGTCTACATATAAATATACACAAAATCAGTAGAGCAATTGTTTATTTCTAATTAATATTTTCTTACCTAAATCAATCCTGGTTTCGATTTGTGGTATAGAAAAAATCAATAATTTCGACGATTTCATATATTAAATGATTCTCTAAACCTTTTATTTTAGAATTATTTTCAAAATAAATGTATTTGTGTTTTTCTAAATTGAACTTTACGTCTTTATATATAAATTTAAAATTATTTAATTCATTCCTAATTTTTTCCAAATTTAATAAATGAGGAGACAATTTTTTCTCAATAAACGAATTATCAACCTTTTGTAAGTAATTTAATAAAACATATTGTTTATGTTCGAAATCTATGGGGGGTTCTATGTACCAATCAATTTTTAATATATCCAACATCGCATAATTTCTATATAAATATTTTTTCAAAATTAATATTGCTCTTATGTTTTTATTCTTTTTTTGATTATTTATTGTTGTAATAATCATAATAAAGATTCACTAAATGTATTTGGAGCCTAAAGTTTTATTCATCCTAAAAAGAAGACATGATTATAATTCAGAAAAACATATAAATGTTAATTTAAGTACTGGATTATATAATTCAGCATCATTCATGAATGATATGTTAAATGAGAATGAGTGCTGAGTCTAACATTGTTGTTGTGCTTGATAATAATGAAATAGATAAGTATGTTACAAAATACAAGCCAACACATGTTATTATTGAAGCATTATGGGTTGTACCAACAAAATTTCATATATTAAAAAGCTCCATCCAAACGTAATCTGGATTATAAGATTACATAGTGAAACTCTCATTTTAGCAAATGAAGGTATTGCATTTGACTGGTTAGGTGATTATTTAACATTTGATAATGTAATTATTGCAGTAAACGCTAAAAGAATATTGAACGAATTAAGGGAATTTATAAAAAGTAAATTTCATCCTTACGTTCATATAGATTTTATTGAAAATAGAGTTATATATTTACCTAATTATTATCCACAAACATATACAATAAAAGAATTTGATAGAGAAAAAGACCATGTGGATATTTCCTGTTTTGGCGCAATCAGACCATTAAAAATCATATGGTACAAGCATTAGCTGCTCTAAAATTTGCTGAAAGTATTGATAAAAAATTGTATTTTCACATAAATACTGGCAGAATCGAACAAAAGGGGGATTCAATTTTAACTAATTTACAATCACTTTTTCACATATTCATAATAACGGACATAGGTTGATTAACCATGGCTGGATGCCAAGAGAAGAGTTTTTAAAGGTATGTAAAACAATAGATATTGGTATGCAGGTTTCTTTTTCAGAAACATTCAATATTGTTGCGGCAGATTTAATTACACAAGGTGTGCCAATTGTTGGGTCTAATGAAATTCCCTGGACAACAAAATTATTTAGCACGAATCCAACTGACAGTGATAAAATATCTGATAAACTTTATTTCACCTATAAATTCCCGAAATTGAATTTAAAAATACATAAATATTTATTAAAAAGATATACTAATAAAACCATAAAAATATGGTTAAAATTTCTAAACAGATAAAAAATGAACATAAAATTAAGACTTACAATTTTTGATTGGGATAATGGTGTATGGGGTAATAGAAATTATTATTTTGCAACATTGGAAGAAGCGAAAAAAAGAATGAAAAAAGAAAAAGGTAGAGGAAAAATTTACAACATGAAAGGTCAGGTTATTCATTCTGAAAACAACACAGGCAACAATTATTCCGAAAACTGATATTATGAAATTAGCCAATTTGCTAACAGAAGATAATAGTTACAAGGTATCATATTCTGGCGTTATCCTTGACGAAAATTCAAAAAAGATTTATTAAATCATGTTCAAATCCCATCTGGTTGGAAAACATATGCCCACCATATGACAATCTGTTTAGGACCCTTACCAGAAAATCTTAAAGATTTAAAAGGGAAAAAACAAACATTAAGAATAACTAAGATAGGTAAATCAGAAAAAGCAATAGCATTTGGAATTGAAACCGATTTATCATTGAATAAAATACCTCATATTACAGTTGCCATAAATACATCTATCGGTGCGAAACCAAAAGACAGCAATGACATAACCGAATGGGAAGACATTGAACCATTTGTTGTGTACGGACGAGTTGATGAGGTTATGGTACAACCACCATTTAGACCAAGCGGACAACCCTTAATACTAAATGTTTTGATTTTGATGGTACACTTATGGATTCACCCACACCAGAAATTGGTAAACCGTTGTATAAAGAATTAACGGGTTCTGACTGGAAATATAGAGGTTGGTGGGGACAAGTTGACAGCTTAAAACCTTTTGATGTAAAACCAATAGAGAAAACACAAAAATTGTATCACGCTTATACTTCATTACCCAACTCGGTGAGTATATTGATGACAAACAGAATACCCAAGTTTGAACCTGTTGTCAGAGAAAAACTTAAAGATTATTATATCTTCGATTATTATGATTTCAAAATGACCATAGAGAAAAACCTGATAGGATTATGGACATTTTGAGGTTAAACCCATCAATTAAAGTAATAAATATCTTCGATGATATGGATGAACAAATCGCCAGGTTCCAAATATTCAAGGAACAACATCCAGAATATGAAGTGAATATTTATCAGATTTGATTGATTATCAATGAGTTATACATTTTTTAAAAAAATCTATCAAAATTCTTTTTTATAACCATTATTTCCCTATATTTGTTATAGAAATGTCACAAACGACATTGTTCTTTGACATAATGGTAAAGATGGTCGAGTGATGAAATTGGTAGCACATGCAAGACTTATACAATTTGAGTGCACAAGAGGAAACTCTTGATGTAGAATTCCGTAAATTCGGTGAACCCTGTAAAATGGGAATACCGAGCCAAGCATCAGCAATGATGAAGGTGTAGAGACTAGACACGGAACACCTAAATCGTAAGATATGGTGAAGGTATAGTCCAGAGTACAAACACAGCAATGTGGTAGTGAAAACTATAGTACTAAGAAAATCTTGTGGGCAGTAATGCCCGTGTGGGTTCGAACCCCACCTCGACTACAGGACGTATTTTGTACTTTTTCGTGGTATTTATTATAAAAAATAAATGCCAAGAAAAGAACATGATTATCACTACATTTATAAAACAACCAATCTATTAAATGGTAATTTTTATGTTGGGATGCACTCAACAAGTGATTTAAACGATGGTTATTTAGGTAGTGGTGTAAGAGTAACAAGGTCAATAAAAAAACATGGTAAAAAAATTTTAGTATTGAAATACTCGAATTTTTACCCAATAGAAAAGCCTTAAAAGAAAGAGAGAAAGAAATTGTAAATGAACAATTTTTACAAAATGAAAATTGTTTAAACCTCCAACCTGGAGGTGGTGGTGGGTTTGTCAATAGTAACCACAAAGAAAAATTTTTTGAAGGTTCCAAAAAATATCAGTTTAAGACTGAAGATGCTGCAAAAGGAAAAAAGATTTTTTAGAGCGTTATTATAATGACGAAGAATTTAGAAAATATTATAAATCAAGATTAAGACCTTATAATTGGACAGGTAGAAAACATAAAGAAGAAACAAAATTCAAAATAAGTATAATCAATTCTGAAAAACAAAAGGGAGACAAAAATTCCCAATTTGGTACTTGTTGGATTACCAATGGTATAGAAAACAAGAAAATAAAAAAACAGACGAAATACCTATGGGTTGGAGATTGGGTAGAGTAGTTTAAAATATCGTACTTTTTGATTAGAGCAGTTGGGTTCATCAACCCTTCGGAATGCAGACAGCGGAGATGAGCGACCCGTCTAATCATTTTTACATAGTCAGGTGGCGAAATTGGCAGACGCAATGTGAAACGGTACAACTTATACTAAAGTAACATGGAGAAGTCCACGTACTATTAAAATAATTAAAAACAAAAAGGTATGAAAAAATATCATTTAACAATTTTGAGAAACGATAACTATGAAACTGTTTTTGGTGAAATGAGTTCAATAGTGAGTTTCTTACTGATAGAGAAAGAAATTGGAAATAAAACCCATATATTGTATTCGCGAGAACTAACTGAGTCAGAGTGGGAATTAGTTAAGTAAAACAAATAGTCAGGTGGCGGAACGGGGTATCAGATACTCTTTGGCAGACGCTAATATGCTGAGTCCTTTTGGAGCTAACATCCTTTCGCGATTGGATTAAATGGGGGACGTATAGGTTCGAATCCTGTCCTGACTACAAAAACTATAAATCGTGGAAAAAATAAAAGTAAAATATCCTCACTTATTAAAGTTCCTAATAGGGTTTTACAAGCCTCTTTAGCTTTTTATATGATTTATCATTTTAACTTTTTACACTTAATAGGTTATTTAATTTTATTAATAAGTCTTCATAGTATTAAAATGTATAACATAATCAGGTTCGAATCCTGCCCTGACTACTTAAAATTTAAAAAAATGGAAAGATATAAGTGTATTCGTAATTATCCTGGTGGACCTGGAAAAGACGTGGTAGTATACCATCCACATAAAGAAGTGGCCTATAAGGATAGATATTTCAAACAAAAGAATGAAGAAAATTCTCGTAACTATATTTTTTTTGATGAAGACTACGTAAAAAAGTTTCCGAAATATTGGAAAAAAATATAATCTAAAATAGTCAGGTGGCGTAGTGGTATCGCAGCACCCTCACGGTTGAGACTAACGGCTAATGGCACTCTGTATGATAAAGCTGACGCAGGTTCGATTCCTGCCCTGACTGCTAATCATATTATCTTCTTTGAAACAACTGTTGGTCAACACTGAACAAGTAACAGATAAATCAGGTATGTAGAACCTAAAATTCTATAAAAGAATGGATGGTGTCTACATTGAAATTATCTACAATCCTCAACGTCAAGGTTGGAATTAATGACGAAATATAAAGGACAAAAACCTTTGCAGCTCCCACTGCTAAAGAGATGGGTAGAAACAAGTGTAGAACTATATTATCTGTTTAGTCTCATGGTTCTAAGACATGAGTAGGGTTTGGGTTGACGTGTAGTTTATTGTAAGAAAACTGAGCAGTACCTTTTATACTGGTACAATTAAATTTCCCGTCTTAGAGGGCGACAGTTGTTTCTTTCTTATGTGCTTTACACTAGAGATGGTAACACAGAATGTGTGTATTGCAGTCAATAAGATGTGTGTTGTTCTCTTGAGAAAGGAATGAAGGAGTAACAAGTTTATCGTTAACACCACTGGGGACTTCTCATCCCCATTTTTTCTATTCTGACTAAAAATTAAAATTATGGAAAACGAATTGGAGAAGAAAGAAAAATGTAAATGTGGTAATTCACCACAAGAATTGCATACATGTCCTTATGCGGAAGATGTACAAGGGGATAGTATAACCTTGTGCAATTGTTGTTCGGATTGTGAGAATCAATGCATTGCAGACATATAAAAATAGCCAGGTGGTATCAGTTGTTTCTTTTTTATGTGTTAATGTTCATATTTTCTCTTGTTCACGTAACGTGAACAAAGAAAAATAAAACAGACCCACGCTTCCCATCTCGAAGGATAATGAGAGGGAATAATACGTCCTTTAAGGTCTGTTTTTAATATAGTCAGTGGCGGAATTGGTTAGACGCGGTAGAGTCCGAAAGGTTAGCACTCTATGACTGCAAGCGAAACTCTGACTGCTAACACAAAGAGGAGTATAATTGCAATGCAGGTTCGAATCCTGTCCTGACTACCGATGGTTAAAGTCCCTACGAGTTGTGACAATTAAAACGATGTTGTCATTATCGAAAGATACCTCACCATAAAACTCTGGGCAAACTCCCCTAACAGGAAACTGAACGGGTTGACAGCTTGGAAAGACAAGCAAATAGTCAGGTGACGGAATGACATCCGTTAGAAAAGGTGTGAGGGCGAACGTGGTCGGAAAGCACCTAGTAGGTTCGAATCCTGCCCTGACTGCTGATTCAGTTTGCCCGTGGTAACGGATTGATGGGAGAAATCCTTGCAATCTTCTGTAATCAAAATCCAATTATTGTCTCACTGGTAATTGGGCTAAATGTGAGAAAAAACGGGACATAGTCAGGTGGCGGAATGGTGCCAAAGTATAAAACAAAGGGCAGGACACAAAGTCACTGAACACAGAGGAGAGGTTGAGGAACTCCCATTACTTACAGGTTCGAATCCTGTCCTGACTGCTAAAACAACTAAGTTGATTAACACCAGACAGTAACAAGAGGAAGCAGCACTATACCAGTTAAAGTCTGGGATTGTTACCTCATAATCTAAGATATGAGTGGTTTGGGTTAATGTATGACAGTTTTGAACAGAGAGTGGTTCGACTCCACTATTCATACTCTACTTAGAAGGCAGCTTAGTTGTTTTAAACTTATACTGGTTTTTGATACCGCTTTACCGTTAGGAACGGGTATACCCCAAAACAGAATACAAAATGGTATGACAAGCCTGGAGAGACAGGCAAATAGTCAGGTGGCGGAATTGGTAGACGCAGGGTCTACCTCAAGCGATTAGAGTATACGAGACGGGTGAAAGTTCCTCATTCCAAGTTGACCACGCTTACCCTTTAAAGGCAATTATACAGGTTCGATTCCTGTCCTGGACTGCAAAAAATTAAACATATAGTGTATATCGATAAATGCATCGTTAATTATTTTGGCGATTATGGGTATTGTGTTTTTGGGGTATTGTTACACAAAAAGGTGGATTATAAAGATATAGTCAGGTGGCTGAATTGGTGACAGAGGCACACCGTTAAACGACGGGTGGATGCGGGTTCGAATCCTGTCCTGACTGCTAGGTAAGTTGCAAGTAAATGTCGTGATTCATGAACTTACGACCACTAGAAAGGAGCTGACTGCTGGGAAACGAGACAGCACTATAGTCAGGTGGTGTAATTGGTAGCACAACATCCGACAAGGGATGGAGGAGTCTAAAGGTTCGATTCCTGTCCTGACTACGATTAGAGGTATAGGGGTACCCTGAGGCGAAGTACAAGCCATGGTCACTGAATGTAAACCAACTCTAAACTAATTTAGTCAGGTGGTGAAATTGGCAGACGCAATGTGAAACGGTACAACTTATACTAAAGTAGCTTGGAGAAGTCCACTTTACAGGTTCGAATCCTGTCCTGACTACAAAAAACAAAAAAACTATGAGCAACAATTCAAGTTCCAGTGGTATTGGTTTACCAACAATTCTTTTTATTGTATTTTTGGTATTAAAACTAACTAATTACATTGATTGGTCATGGTGGTGGGTAACTTCTCCATTATGGATTTCTGCAATATTATATATCATTCTCATTGTTGTTATTGAGAAAATTTTTCGTTGACTTTGAAAATTAAATAAAATGGACTATTCGGATGCAAGAATAAAAGCATTGTATCTTAAATGGAAGACATCTACATGTGACCAAGGAGAAAAGTGTTGGTGTCGTGTGATTAAATGCGAAGAATCATTGATGTATAAGGAGTATGAAGGTGATGATGAACAAGAATACAATGTGGTGGGCCCAGGGCTATTGGACAAAGAAACTGTTGAACATATTGTCAAACTTCACAACGATTCAATTAAGTGAATCTCAAAAAACAAACATGAACAAAGTCGTAATTAACGGAAACACAGTAAGTGGTAATTTTGCTGCCGACAACCTTATTATAATTAACGGAAAGGTTTTTGTCAATGGGAAAGATGTTACACCTGATGCAAAAGAAATAAACATTACCATTCAAGGGTCTGTTGAAAAATTGGAGGTCGATGCTTGTTCAAAAATAACCATTGATGGTGATGTCCATAATGTCACAACCAAAAGCGGTGATGTCGATATTTCGGGGAACGTTAGCGGTAATGTTCAAACCATGTCTGGGTGATGTTGATTGCGGAAATGTCAGTGGTTCGATTTCAACAATGAGTGGTGACATTAAGCACAAACATATTTAAATAAAACAGTCAGGTGGCGGAGTGGTAGACGCAGAGTTTAGGGTTACTGATGTAGATAGGTAACTGGTCACGCAGCGAGATAGCGTACTCTTTCTATCGCAGGTTCGATTCCTGTCCTGACTACTAATCTTTTTTAACTTCAGATTAACCATAAAAAGAAAAGTTAATGACATCTTGGAAAGACAAGAAAATAGTCAGGTGGCGCAAGTGTGAAGAATAATCACCATGGGTAAGCGAGCTGTGGAAACACGGAGGTTGTGGGTTCGAATCCCACCCTGACTACAAAAATAAAACTTATGAAAAAGTATAACGTCCTATTGGGTATTATTGGGTATATTTTGACAGTGTGTGTAGCGCCAGCATTGTTTATTGAAAAACATTACATATTAGCACTAATATCTTTTATAGGGGGAATTGCAGTAATCGATTATAACAGAGGTGGCAATTAATTACATAGTCAGGTGGCGCAATGGTAGACGCTGTAAAAGTAAGATATGGGGATTGTGCACTCGGTGTTATCCTACGCACAAGGCTTAGATAGTTTTAGCAAAAACGGAAAGTCTTACAAAACTATTATACAGGTTCGAATCCTGTCCTGACTGCAAAAAATTAAAAATATGAAACAACCTAAAATACAAATTACGGACATCCACGGAGAAGATTGGGGTGTTAAAAAAGTCACACATCTTGGTTGGAATATTAATGGAAACTTAGTCGAAATAAAAGTTGACTTTATGGGTAATTATTACGACTTGATGGTAATGTATGATATTGATTGTACTGGTACATTTACCAATATTCATGGTAACTTAAAAGGTAAACTAATTTTTTGAATAAAAAAACAGTCAGGTGGCGGAATGGTAGACGTAGAATCGGAAACCTAATGAGGTAGTGAACGAAAGATTTGGATAACTGCGGTTATCGTACAGGTTCGATTCCTGTCCTGACTGCAAAAAGGAAAAGTATGATACTTTGGAAGTGGCAAAATGGAAGACAACATAATTGCGAATATCAGAAGTTCCCACTATGGTATTTTAAGTTATGGAAGTTTGGGTTTGATTGTTACATTCTCAGTTATAATGAGAACCAAACATTACCCAAACATAAAGACCCTATTGTGAATGGAAAACACTGGAGATTGAATATCGGATATGGTAATTCAAATTTTCTTTGTGAAAAATTAATTTTTGGTAAAAAAGATTGGATTATTATCCGTATATTTGTTTAGGCCTGATTTATATGAACATTCCCTTCATATAATTGGGAAAACAAGAAAACTCTCTATTGGGTTTGCAAAGTATATGTAAGTAAATGGTCAGGTGGCGAAATAGAGCAGACGCATGATGATAAAGTAGGGTCCGAATGTACTCGGAGGAAATTGATTCAATTAGGTTGCAAACTAATATAGGTTCGAATCCTGTCCTGACTACGAGGGAAATAATCTTAACCAGCCTCAAATGTTGAATCTTGTTGACCATTCCTGGTTTATACAAGTGCGAACGGGCCTAATGATGGTAAGGTTGACAGCGGGGAAAGACCCGACCATGGTCAAGTAGCTTATAATGGGTATATGGGTATTAACTCTTCCTTTAAGTAGGTTTAGCATTGTGGGTTCAAATCCCATCTTGACCGCAAAATAAAATGTTATGAAAAGCAAGACAGTGGAACGCATCATGGGAGAAATGGAAAAAGACCCGTGGTATGTCAAACTAAGAAGGTGGTGGAATCTGAAGGTGTGGACATGGAAATGTTTATCCAGGAAATATTGGGACAAAACACATTCTGGTTATATCTTTAGAAAAAGAATCATGATTTCAAAAGAAACATTGGAAGCAGTTCGGGTTGGAATACTAACGGACAAGCAATTGAATGAAGCAATTGAACACTATACTAAGTTAGAAGAACTTCTAAGATGTCATGGAGAAGTATATTCTCTTGTATGGAGCAATGTTTTTTATATACTTCATACGCTTGAAGGATATCAAACATCAAGAAAAAAGAGGGTTGATTGGGAAGGGATATACAATAACCTGATGGTGGAGGTAGTATATCTGGAGTTTGGAATCATCATAGTAATGCCAATCGTAAAAGGAGTTGTCCACGGAACCATCTTCTCCTTTCCTTTTTCATATAAAACAATTATTATGTTTTCAAAAACAAGAGTCAAGTTCAGACTTAAAGGAAGTGACGAAATCCAATTGGGGTTTTTGGAAAAAAATAAAGAATACAAAAAACAAATATCGTGTTTTATCCATGGATAAAAAATCTGGATATTGTATTTCTTTGTTAGATATGTTGGAAAAATTTAAATATTTAATAGAACATAGTCAGGGTGGCTGAATGGCAACGGCAGTTCACGAGGTGTTACGAAGAATGCAGGTTTGAATCCTGTCCTGACTGTAAACAACCTGTACCCTTGGGAAACTCGTATTATTCAGCAGGGTCCAGCTTCAACGCTGGACGTTCTACTAAAGAGGAGCGGAGTTTTAAGGAACGGCTGATAGATAAGCAGGTTGGTCCCGATATAAAAGGGTAAGAGAATAGGGACACTTTTTGGTGAATTGATTTAAAAATTTTACATTTGTCATGTAAAAGTTACTACCATGATATTACCAACAGATTATACCGAATTAACAATTAAAGAAAGAAATTCAAGTAAGGGAACAATACATAAAAGAACAAAATAACAATTGTATGTATTGTGGTGAAAATTTATATGCTCCACCACCCGAAAGAATTACAAATAAACCCATCGATTGGAATTTATTTCCACCAAATTTTTTAAAATATCCAATACATCTCCAACATTGCCACAAACAAATATGACCGAGGTGCTGTTCATAGTTATTGTAATGCGGTAATGTGGCAATACGAGGGTAGGTAATTATAAAACAAATCAAATGCCATGGAAGGTAAATTTTATTCCGAAGAAGAAATGAAACACTTATTGGACACAATGTATGCCCAAACAATTAAAGGTTTCATGGAATGGGTTGAAAAAGAAACAATAATTATCAATAGAGACACGAAAAGAACCAATATTAGATTGTGTTACGGTTTAAAACCAGACCCCAAAAAGCCAAGCGAATACATTTTTCCAAAATTGAAGGAACATGGAATAACCATGAACAACAAATTTGAAATAACCGATGGAATATAGAATTGTTGAAAAGTTAAGGTGATTTTCACAGAAGAAGAGTCTTTTTGTCCCCAATATAAAAAATGGTTGTTTTGGCGAAGTTTGAAAGAACTGATGCTCAAACCATTGAGGAATTTTTATACCACATATGATGATGCGTTATCATTCTTGAAAGAAAAAATATCAAAAACCGTGTATCATTGTAAATGTGTTGAGAAACAAAGAATTGACAGAAATAAAAATTCACAATATCACCAAAGAGTAATAATGAAATACAGAGAAGTTAAAAAACTGCTCAATGATGCTGGATTTGCACCCTTGAGGCAATTCAAACATCTTCAGAACTTGAAATGTTAAGTTTTGGCATCCAACAATCAAAGGTGAAATCTTTGTCGATTTCGGTCTTGATGTTAATATACCACAAGATATATTGGATGGTAAAGAATTCTCATATAACGATGAGAAGGAAGAATGGTTGATGAATACCAATGTCAATATGGTTTCGTTTGACATAGATGTTTCAATGTCATTTATGTCTGAAGATATTTTGGATACTTGTGGAAATACAAGCGAAAATAAAATCATTTTTATTTGGCGAAGATGTTGATTTAACGCCAAAGGTTCTATCAATTACGAAAAGCAGGACCGCGATGTGGGTTTATGAAATTTCAAAAAGAACACTCTGAAGAAATGAATAAGTTCTTTGCATGGGTTGGAAACATTCTTTCCCATACTTGAGAAATACAATTTAAAACTCGAAGCATTTTCAACAAGTGGTAATGAAGGAACATTATATAGAAATATTGCGTTAAGATTCTCGAAATCAAATATGGAATATATTGATTTTTATCTTGATATTTTAACATGGAGAAAGAGTATCACAATAAATATTGAACCAGGTTTTCTTGAAGATTCTGCATTTTTGAAAAGTGATTGTTCTCTTGGAGAATTTAAATCGGAATTGGAAAAACAATGGGATGTGTTAATTAAATTTGAAGAAAAAACAAAAAATTTTAGGTTTTAAAATGTCTGAAAAATACAAGAGAAATTACCATTCGGTAAGTTTTAAAATAAAAATTGACTCGTGGCGTAACTGGTTAACGCGGCTCGCTCATAACGAGAAGATTGTGGGTTCAAGTCCCTCCGGAGTCAACTTTAAAATTCGTATAAAAAGGCGATAATAAAAAATATCGACAAATAATACGAATTATTGATTTTATCTATATTTGAATTACAAAAACAAAGTATCATGAAAATCAATCTACAAGAAAGGCTTGACCTTGAAAAGAAAAAAGACATGGAGGTCTTGATTCCGTTAAGGAAGTCAAACTTCTGTTAGCTGGAGACAGAATCTGAAGATACCAGGATTTTAAGGGACTTATCCGAAAATTCGAAATCAACAGGGTTGAAAAGATTACCCAAACGGCATTGGAGATTGAAAAAATAGAATCCCAATACACTGGAAATGTCTTTACCATTTCAATCAAATCAAAAAACTTGCTGTCGAGTATCGTTTGAGATTTTTGAACACTCAGGTATTTCACTGGTAAGTTTGATGTTGAGGTTGCCGCAAAAATAAAAGAATTCGGAAAGGATAATAATATTTCATTTCAAGATTATCAACTGAAAAACAGTTTCTTTGTTCTTGGTCCAAAAGAACAATTTGACCTCAAAAGAAGAAAAGTATATTGACCCAAGACCAGTCGACCCAGTTCTATTCTACAGAGATAGATGAGAACCATTATCGTTTGATTCACAAATGGGAGTCAGACTTCACCGTTATGAGGTACCTGAGGGTTTCAAATGGAAAAATACTCTAAATCTATTTTTGGTACACCATTGTTTGCATGTCTTCCAATATTTCGCATTTTTGGTTGGACTTTTATATAGACTATCAATTGTTACAATTAAGCGATTAGTAATATATTACTTAATTTATTTTTCATAGCTTTCCCAACGTTAGGATTGGTCACATTCAGAAATATCAGACAGAAAATCAGATGGTGATTGGGATGCTATTCGAGAATTCTTTACAACTGGCAATTGGACAAGCTCAAAAAATCTAATACGATGAAAAAAGCAATCATTTTTGGATACTTTATTGGAATGGCGATTACTGACATATTTCATGTTCCATCTTGGTGTGTGGCTTGAGAAACGGTGATGGTGAAATGGAAATAAGTATACGTGAAGCTAATTTAAGTGTCAAAGAAGCGACAGAAAAGGGATATTTAGACCCAAACATGATGTATTCACAAAAATATCAATGTTCAGTATACCTTTCATAAAACAAGGTTTGGGTATGATATTCAAGAAGACACTCTTGATGTGACAGACATTTCATGAAACTCGTAGGTAACATATTTATGTAAATGAAATTTGTTATTATATCATTGTTTATAGCGTTTGCAATTGTCAGACTTATTGCCGTTCTGATTAATGACAATGATAAAAAGGGATAATATGTTGCGGCCATGATGTAATGGATTAGCATGAAAAACTTCTAATTTTTCCGTACAGGTTCGAATCCTGTTGGCCGTACAAAATTTTTATTACTTTTGGTTCGATTCATGATATTGGTATAATTTAAAATAAATTCGAGTTTTGTTGGGGGCTATGTGACTTTTTTAAATTTTGACCATACTTATAATAAGTATGGCAAATTTAAACACAAAAAAAAGTATCATTTTATTTACAAAACAACAAATTTAAAAACTGGTCATTTTTATATTGGGATGCACTCAACCAATAATTTAAATGATGGTTATTTGGGTAGTGGTAAAAGATTAACACGTTCCATAAGAAAGTATGGTAAAGAAAATTTTAAATTAGACATTTTGGAATTTTTACCAGATAGAAAAACATTAGAATTAAAAGAAAAAGAATTAGTCAATGAAGAACAATTAAAAGACCCATTATGCATGAATATATGCGTTGGGGGTCAAGGTGGTTTCATATCAATAGAAGGATGCACTAAAGGTGGTGTAATCGCAGCAAAAATTCATGTTGATAGAATAAAAAATGATTCAGAATATAGGGAAAAACATATATTGAGGTTTAGTGAAAAAGTAAAAAAACTTTGGAGAGATGGTGTTCTTAAACAACACGATTTTAGAGGTGGAAAACGGAAAGAAGAAACTAAAAGAAAAATAAGTGAAACAAATAAAATAAAACAAAAAGGAATTTTAAATTCACAATTTGGAACTCGATGGATTACTGATGGTTCTGAAAATAAAAAAATAAAAAATACCGAGACAATACCAAATGGATGGGTCTTAGGTAGAAAAATGAAAAAATAATTTGAATTAAAATAAAAAACTATGAAAACAATTTTATTAATTTTTGCATTTTTGTTAATCGGAACAACATCAACATTGAACACAAAGACGATTACTCATGAAATTTTTTATGAGAAACTTGTTGAATATGATATAAAACATCCTGATGTTGTTTTTGCTCAAGCACTTCTGGAAAGTGCAAATTTCACATCCAAATTGTTCAAAACACAAAACAATTTATTTGGTATGAAATTGGCTATGAAAAGAAAAACAACCGCTGTTGGTAAAAATAAAAGTGGTTATGCAAAATACAATAGCGTTGACGATAGTATATATGATTACTACTTATTCCAGGAATATGCTATGAGGAAAAAGAAATGAGTAAAAAGGAATACATATCATATATCGGTAGAAACTATGCATATGATAAAGCATATGTGCAAAAACTAAATAAAATAATTAAGAATTATACGGAGATTCTGTATAAGGACTAGGGTGTATATCAATCGGTAGATTTCGCGTTTTGGGTACGTGAGGTTGCCAGTTCGAGTCTGGCCACCCTAACAAAAAAGGTGCAATAATTAGCACCTTTTTTTATTTAAAATATTGCAGATATTATTCTGCTGGATTTTCAGGTGCGACAGCTTTTTTAGAGGTCACTGACCATACAGCACCAACCAATGTCATAATTGCACCGAGAGCTTCTTGTAACATTCCATCGTCTAAAAGACCTTTGGTAACCAAAAAGCCACCTATGAATGTCAACCCGTGTCTAATAACACCTAATACTTGTTCTTTTGTCATAATTGTTTTTTTAAGATTTATTATATACCATAAATATCTTATACTTATAAATAAACAACATTATGTTTTCAATTATTGCAGATATGACGATGAAAATCGTCGATTTGATTAATCAAAATGAAAAATTAAAAAAGAAGACAAAGAAAAAATAAGCAATGTTTTAAATGAAATATCTGAAATTATTTTAGATACATCGGTTAAATTAAAAAAAGACGAATATCCACATAATAATTGTATCGTTTTGGAGCGTCTATCAAATAGTTTACATTTTAGTTTGATTGATTATATCGAACAAAACGAATTGGATAAATTACATCAACTACTAGTTGAATCTTCAAATATTGAAAAATTATACGCTTATAGACATAATAAAGATATTATCAGAGATTTAATGAAAATTTCTGGTGAATTTAAAGCTATGTCAATTTTGTTATTAGTTTAATTTTTCTTATATTTTTATAAAAATCATTTGTATGGTTGACAAATTCAGAACGTTATATGGTAGAACAATTCCCAACATTGTTGAGTATATAAAAAATTTCATGTCTGAAAATCCGAATTCAGAATTATTAATTGGCGCGGATTCCCAATCTTATGAGAATAGGATAACAAAATACGGTATTGTTATTGCACTTTATACACAAGGTAAAGGGGCGCACGTTGTTTGCATGAGAGAAATTGTTCCCATTGAACATAATATGCAAATGAGATTAATGAATGAAGTTTGGAAATCGGTTGAGGTTGCTGAATTCTTAAAGGAAAACAATTTACCGAAACCTAAATTCATTGATATTGATTTGAATCCAGACCCAAAATATAAATCAAATACAATATTGCGCCAGGCTATTGGTTTAGTTGAGGGTATGGGTTATAATGTGAGATACAAGAAGAACGGCGCAGCTATTCAGTATGCGGCAAATCATTTGGTAAGAATTTGATACTTTCTTTTTAGAAATAATTTCTTATAATTAAACATATATAATTAACATGGAAAAATTTGAACAATTTGAACCGAAAACAAAAAATAGATTTATTATAAATGTTGTGGGAACCGATATCCCGCATCATTTATTTAAAAGCTATAAAATGTATAATCAGGGAAAAACAATTGTTGTTGATGTGGAATTTTATGAAACAACTGAATGGACATTCAACCCCAAGAGTTTTTTGATATTGAGGATTTATTGATTCAACACGTAAACGCTGTGGGCGATGTAATCACAACATTAGATTTTAAGGTTGATGAAATTGAATATGAACAAGTCGGTAGTTATGCTGATGATGGATTATTAATGAATAAACTAAAGTTTATAACTAGCAATTGTGAACTAATTAAAACAGATAGTGAAATCATAAAAACAAAAGAAAATGAAGTGTATTAAAGTAATCAAAGAATTGAAAACCCAGAAGATAGGGGATATCAGTAGAGTATCTAATGAAGATGCTGATGAAAAAGTAAAGTCTGGATATTTTATGTATGCCCCAAAGTCAGAATGGAAACAGATGACAAAACAAAAGGTTGAATCCACTGAAACATCTAAAGAAAACACTAAAACATTGAAAAAAATCAAAGAAATAACGAAACCGATAAAAAAACTAAAAATCCTAAAAAAACAAAGCAAAATAGTTGATTATATCAGAATTAGTTCTTACTTTTGTATTGTTATCGGAAACGAAACAAGCTCTTTGAGAAAAAATAAGCAAACGAAGACTGTGGTGTAACCCCACGGTATATGAATCCTAAGACCCGTTTTATTCGCGGTATGGGCGGTGAAGGTAGAGACCACTATAAGTTGGGAGTTGCTGCCTAATACGAAATGTGGCCGCTGGCGCAGGGATGTGTTAGTCATGATGTGTAACGGGCACGAAAAGTTTGCTTTTTTTTAAAATATTTTGGTAATTCGATTTTTTTACTTACCTTTGTTTAAGAATCGGAAAACGATAAAAGTTCTTTGAAAATATAAATGGGCGGTCTATAGTCCAGTAATGACTCGAAAGAGTTGTTATAAAAATAAACTATGAAAGTAGTATAAAGTGGTCTCCTTGGTTAAAAGAGACTGCGGTTTATCGCAAGATGAACTTGAGTAGAAAAGCGAGACATCGTTTGACCCGTAGTAGCGAGGGTAACACTGTAGTGAAAGGGGTTGAATGACTGGGCGATGTGGGTCGTCTGGTTGAGGTGGGAACACCAATAAGAGTAACTCGTAGGGTAGTTGCAAGAAATATGGTCATCCAACTATATGATTGCGGTATCCAATACAATGGGTGTCTTAAAGTTGAAAGACATGATGAAAAACAGGTGGTGCTGTTATCATCCTTAGTTAGAATCTACCAAGGTTCTGATTATGAAGAAATCCAAAAGTATGGAGGTAGGGATATCTCAGAGAGTAGTTGTGTATTTTGCGGTTCAAAAGACTGTGAAGCACTGGTGACGGACCACTACTTTCAAAATCCACAAACCAAAAACTGTTACTTTTGACTAACAAGTTTAAAAAAGCAGGAAAAGTGTCCGTCAGTCATCAGAGACAGGTGGCTACTCAGTAACGAGTTGTTCGTTGCCACAAAGGGTCCCAAGCCCAATGTGATTTTTGTGAAAGTTCTCTAATCCCGCAAGGATGAGTTGGTGAGGCATCATCGAAGAGCAGCGATTAGCAAGAGAGTATCTGGTGACTCAAGGATTGGTTAATCTAATTGACCGCCATTGATTGGTACTACTCAAAAGGTAGTGGATAAGAAGAGAACCTCAAAAGGGATAATGCTTCGAAAGTCAATCACAAGAACTTGTAATCTCAGAGTTTTTACTTTAATTGCTTACCCAACCCAATCGGTTGGGTTTTTTATTTTTATATATTTATGAATATATTTGGCTCGAATTTTGTACTTTTACCATAAAATTCATATATTTATTTTATGAAAGAAAACATTATCAACTTGAATAAAGCAATGCCCAAAAATAAGTCAGACAAACAATCAATAACCTCCAGGTTAATTGAATTTATAATATATGTGATGAGTGCTGCTGTCATCATGTATTATCTTTTTAAAATTGTTTTTGGGTCACCAGGTCAACTTAAAGAAAACAATGAAACTATTGGTGCGATAAATAGTAAAATAGATTCGATATATGCATTACAAGATTTAACGCAACAAGGGATAACTAATTTAAAAGATGACCAAATCGAATTAAAAAATATGATTAACAATAATCAGATAATGATTAAAGAGAATAATGAGGAAATTTCAGCGTTAAAAAAAGTTGTTAATCAAAAAATCAATATGGCTAATCAAACTATTAATACACAAAATAGAAGAATAGTTGAATTAGAACAAAAAAGTTACAATAGTCTTGATAGTTTTTTTAGAGCATAGACAAAATAAAAATAAATAATTTTTTATGACTTATGAAAAAAGTAATTCTATTATTATTTTTATTAATTTCATATGTACAAGTAAATTCTCAAGATTTTATATCTAAAAATAGATATGCTGGGGATACTCTTTTGATTTTATTCATAATTGGTGGGGAACTAAATACAGATACGGGGGTACAACAAAAAAAGGGATAGACTGTAGCGCTTTTACATTGAAATTATTTAATGATGTTTATGACGTTAATTTACCCAGAACCGCACACGAACAATACAGAGCAACAAAAGAATCTCAAAAGAAGATTTAAAAAACGGAGATTTGGTTTTTTTAGAACCAGATACAAGTCTGGTTGGCATGTCGGTGTTTATTTAATCGATGGTTGGTTTGTACATTCAAAATCAAGGGTTGGGGTTGCTATTGACAATTTGAGAAATCCTTCTTATACTAGAATTTACTATGGTGCTGGTAGACATAATGAAATAAAACAATTTTAATTTTCCTTATTTTTTAAAATAAGGTGGTGGAAGCATAACTATAACGGTTTGCCCAATAAAGTCAGGTTTTCCTGACTTTTTTATTTGATATATTTATTTAATAAAGAGTTATAATGGGTAAATTTATATTAACAGAAGAAGATAGGAATAGAATAAAAAAACTACATAATATACAAGAACAATCAACAATTTTAGCACAAGTAAAAGGTGACTATACTGCTAGCAATTGTGATGAATTACATGCGTTCCAAGGTACTGGTGGTAAAACAATTGGAAATATGAATGGTATCGTTAAAGATAAGATTTTGGAATTAAACAAACAAGGTCATAAAGTAAAAGTCACAAAAGTTAGTGTTGTTGTAAAAGGAATGAATGTTATTTGGACGGTTGATATAAGTAAAAGTGATGATAATAAAAATTGGGTAGGGTTTACTAGTAGAGGTGCTGGATGTAATAGTGATATTCAAAGAAGATGGAATAATGATAGTGTCGGCAATGGTGCTGCCTCAATAAAAAATAAAATTGAAAGTTCTGGATATGGTGCTGTTGATGAAATTGAATTAGTAAACACATTTACACATACGAGTGATGAGAATTCTTTCATTCAAGGATTTTATAGGTATTGTTTAATGGAAAATAATCAATCAACAAATATACAACCATCAACCAATCAGCAAACAAACCAAGAAGAATATATTGTAGCATCATCAAATGATGCGAACACTTTTTACAAGAAATTAAAAATAAAACAAGAAATCAAAATATTGATACAAGCTCAGTAAAAATTTCTTTTGAACCAGCGAGTAATTATTACAAATTAAAAATAAAAAAAGGAAAAACAGCTGTAAAACTTTTAGTATTAACATTAAATACAATTGATGATGATAAAGCTAACGTGTTTCCATCGAAAGATAATATATTAGCAAAAAATCCTGGTTCATATGTTATTAACCAAGAAAGATTTTCAGATACCAATGGTATGAGAAGTTGGGCATTAATTGCTATTATCTGATTTATTTTATCAAATATTTCATTATTCTTTTCATCTCGTTGATTTGATTATCAACTTGTGTTCTCTTTGCAATTTCAATTGCATCATCATAACTTAAATTAGGATTTTCATAATATGCATCCTCAACCGCAGCCATAGCAGCACCAATAGCTTTACCTTGTTTAAACCCGATGTTTATCAAATCATTTCCATTAATTGGTAATTTTGGCTTATTCTTATCCAATTGCATATTTAATTTTTCTAATCTATTCTTAACAATTTCAATTTGTTCTGGCATGGAAGAATGTTCGCTATGCGCAATATTGTCCGCATGAATTAAATCCAAAATATCCTCAAGATTTTGACCAACTGTAACAACGAATTTCCTTAATGTCTTATCTGATATATTTGCAGCATCTGGTCCTCCATGTTTTAATCTCATATGGTTTTTTACACCAGCAACGACAGCATCAATCAATTCATTTGGATATTTTAACCTTATCATAATTTTTTTGACCATATCAGCCCCAACTTCCTCATGTTGATAAAAATGGACCGAACCTTCTGGTGATACAGTCTTCGTTAGAGTCTTGCCAATATCGTGAAATAACCCCATTAGACGCGTTTTAAGCCTGGGCGGTGTCTTTGATAGAACATCCATGCTGTGCATGAAAACATCGTCTTTATGGTGCGCATTTTGCCTCATACCAACAGCAGAATCAAACTCCCCTATGATATGTGACAATAGACCCGTAACCTTCATTAATCTGAACGCTTTTCTTGGGTCAGTAGTCATTAACATCTTATCTATTTCATCTCTAATTCTTTCAGATGAAATTGTTTTAATAAGTTCAGCATTCTTTTTAATATTTTTTATTACGCTGGTTTCCATATCGAACCCATATTTGCAAGCAAATCTAATTGCCCTTAACATCCTCAATGGGTCTTCTTTGAATATTAATTCAGCGTCCTGCGTGGTTCTTATAATACCATTTTTGATGTCATCAATACCTTTACCACTAATATCTAAAATTTCACCTGTTGAAACATTTTTTAATAATGAATTTATAGTTAGGTCTCGCCTCAAAGCATCGTCCTCAATTTTACCAGCAACAACTTCAGGTTTTCTTGAACCAGGTGTATATTCTTCTTTTCTTGGTGCAACAAATTCTAATTCAATTGATGGTAAATCTTGATTGTTATTATTAAGTGACAATTTGGCAGTTCCAAACTTAGGATATATGACAGGATTGCTGTCTTGTTTAAAATTACCCAATTCTTTACCTAACCATGTTGCGAAATTTATACCAGCATCTAAATTACCGATAACAGTAAAATCTAAATCCTTTGCTGGTTTACCCATTATTTCATCTCTCACAGCACCACCAGCTAAAAATACTTTATTCTCCCATTCTGTACCTTGAATTTTATTTTTCAAAAATTCTAATACAGTATATTCATCTGTTGATTCTAAAATTAATTTTTTATAATACATATTTTAATAAATATTTGGTTTTTTATGTTCAATTTGTTATATTTTAAATATGAGACTCGTCTGCATATCGGATACCCATACAAAACATAGGGAAGTTTTCAATGATTTAAAAAATATATTAATCCGAATGACTTCAATGTTTTGATTCATGCTGGTGATATTTCTTTTAGGGGTACTGAAAATGAAGTTACAAGATTTATATATGACTTGATGAATATTGATTTTTTGATTATAAAATATTCATTTCAGGTAATCATGACTGGTGTTTCCAAAAGATAAATGAACCACATCATAAAGGTGATTATGATTGGTTTAAACATTTGATATTTGAGGAGAACTTAGCACAATCTAATGTAATTTATCTTGAAGATAAACAATTAATAATTAAATCACCAGAGTTATCTAGACCCATAAAATTTTATGGTACACCATGGCAACCTGAATTCCATAATTGGGCTTTCAATTTACCCAGAAATGGTGAGGAATTAGAATCTAAATGGAGCAATATTCCTGAAGATACTGATGTCTTAATTACACATACACCACCATATGGAATTGGTGATTATACATTAAGTAATCATCGCGCTGGATGTGAATTATTAATGTTTCGTTTGGAGCAAATAAATCCATTAGTCCATATATACGGACATATCCATGAAGGATATGGTGTCCAAATCAAAAATAAAACGATATTTGTAAATGCGTCAACTTGTGATAGAATGTACAACCCAACAAATGCACCGCAAATAATAGATATTAATGAAATATATGGTGAAGTTATTGCATCACATTTTTATGCAGAATAACATTTACAATATCCTAAATATTTATTAATTATATACAAAAACAATATGGTAAAGAAATTTTTAGATTTTTTGAAATTGTCTTTTGCAAAAACACCAATTACTAAAAATGTAGTTGATGTCGAATTGAAAAATTCCGTATCTTTGTCATCTGAACCAGCAACAGATGTTGTTGAAAAAAAGAAAAGAGGTAGGAAGAAAAAGAAGAGTCTGCACAATAATATATGGGGGTGACAGGTTTTGACAGGTAGTTGAATGGCAAACAGGCATGTCGGAGCAGATTTAACTCCGTATAATCTGAATCAAAAAACAAAAGGCGAAGTTTATCGCAACATGGAAATTGCAGGTCTTCTTGCAACTTCTAAAGTGGCTGCCTAATTAGCACCTACTTAACGGGTCGATGGACACATAACCTTGGAACAGAAGTCCCTACGGTGTGGTTTCTACCAAAAAAGGAATAAAGGTCTCGTTAGGGGTACTACCGATTAAAGTGAACCCCCACAGTTGTAGGTGATGATGGAAAAATAAGAACCTTCTATTTGTTGGTTATGAACTAATCAAATAAGCATGTAGGCTGTTTGTTAATCATTACTCTGGACTTGGCTTCAATGCCAACACCTCCACTCAAAGGAGTCACAACTGTGACTCCTTTTTTTTGTTTATCAATAAGGTATATAACGAACAAAGAGACCTTTAGGGCCTCTTTGCCGAGATTGAATACCTCCTTTTCGTTTAAAATTTATCATCTAACGGTGACCAAACCAATTAGAGTCTATAATAAATATCATGAATTTTTATAAACTTTGGGCTAAATTTTTTAAAAATTGTAAACCAAAAAATTTTCCAAAACCACCTGTTTTAGTGGGCGCATTTTCGGACCTAGAACCTATCATAGAAAGTTCATCTTCTGTTGTAACATTACCAACTAAATTTGAAAATGCTGGATTTCTAGCTAATTCATCTCTAAAATCAGCATCATTTTCAAATCTTTCTTCAAATGTTGTTATGCTCGGTATACCAAACGTATCTAATAAATTATTTGCCATTATAAATTTTCGAATATATGCCTTTCTATCTCTTGAACCTTTGTATACAATGTTCCACCAATAAGATAACCAATTAGATGGTACTTTACCATTTTTTTCTAAATATTTTGCAAGTCTATCACCTCTAAAATATTTTTTTACACCCATAGCAACTGGTCCAGTACCAGTAACGGTTTTTAAAAGTGAACCAGTATTTGTTTCTAACTCTTTACCTATTGATTTACCAATATTAATTGGTTTTTTAAATATTCTTTCTAATACACTAGCATGTTGCTTAATAGATTCTCTCATACCTTCAGCCGCCTTTACACCAATGCCTGGAACCTTTTCTACCTGATTGATTGTTTTACCAATTAAAGGGCTATCAATGTGGTTAGCTAACCTCATATACATTTTTTTCGCTTCAGGATTTTTTCTAAATATCTTATTAAATCATCAGTACTCCTAAGAGCCAAACTAGTTGCTTTTCTACCTTTTTAAAAGATATATAAATGGTTTTGCTATTATATCACCAACAGTTGGGATTAATGCAATTAACATAAGACCCGCATAAAGATATTTTCCTTGTAACAAATATCTGATAATAAGAATTATATCGGCTATTTCACCTATAACTGGTACAAAACCGACAACCATTAAGGCATTCTCTATAAAATCTTCATTTATTAATATCTTTTCGTTTTTCATTCATGAATAATTTTACATAATTGATTTGCTATTGCTTCTGATGTTGGTGTCTTTCTTATAACATCACCAACAATATTGCCTAATCCTATTTCTGGAATATCTGACCAATTGTATTCATCATAACTTAACATAGGTGTATATTTTTTACCTTCTTTTTTTGCAAGTTTAGCTTTTTCTAACTCAATCTCATCTTCCATTTTTGTTTTCTTAAACCTCAACTTCTTATTCATTATATCTCTAATTATTACTTCTAAAATTGCATCTAATATATTCGGTAAATGTTTATTACAATATTCTCTGTTTTTGAATGGTATAAGTAAATCTTTATATGATAAATCCGCAAGTGCTATTCCTAATTTTGTTGAAACTGATGGGCTGAAACCTATATATTCTAAAATGAATTTGATAGCAAATTCTTTTGCCATTGAATACATAGAGTCTTTAAACGCCTGACCATAATCAAATTTTGTGTTTGTTAAATCTTGTATGGAATTGCTTGCTTTATCAATATAATCAGTTATTTCATTAATATCATATCCCTCATTGATTAAATTAACAGCAACTATTGCATGTTTTTTAATCAATTCGTTATATGTGTTAGTTTCATTAATAGCAAAAGATTCCTCTAAAATCTCATTTCTTTTTTGAATAAGATTTTTTGATACAATGTTTTTAACACTTAGATTTATTTGATTATTATTTCGCATTTGGTTATAACTTATTTTAACGAATCTGGTGTTTTTATTGGTTCTGGATTAAACTTACGATACCCTTGAGTTTGATAGTCTTTTTAAATTTATCCATAACCGCACGTTTTATATTTTCCGATGCTTCAGGTTCAGTTGTTTGTTTACCAGGACAATTTGCCATTATAGTATCATACATATCTTTTGTAATTACTTCTTGACCAGTTGTTGTTCCAAATAATTTTCTTCTTGTTTTTGGTCCAAAATATCCCCAAGCTGGTTCGATACCCTTACATATTTGAATATCTTTAATCATATCATTTTTACAACCATATGGTATATTATCTTTAATATCTGGACAATCGCGGTATCTTGGTTCAGTACTTTTACGTTTTTTCAGAATCATCGTCAGTTTTGACTGGTTCTTCACCAAATTTAAAATTAATTTTACTTAAATCATCATCTGTTGTTTCTCCGCCACTAACAACTTCACCACTTTCACCAGATTCTATTTTATCAATTAAATCTAATAATTGTTTTTTGATTCTGGAACCTTGTGCGGTTGTCATATATGATGATTTCACATCACTTCTTAACTTTGTTTTTGGCAAGACCAGCATCATAATATGCGTCTAAAAATTTTTGTCCTTTATTTGCGTTACTATATCGCAAGAGTGTATTATATGCGTTTATCAAATTATTAGTAAATACTGGAGTATCTAACCAATCTATCATTTTTTCAACATCAGCATCCATAGATTCGTCAGATAATTCTGGATTAGTGGTTGCTTCGTTAATGAGATTTAAAAATATGTTTTGTAATTTATTTTTTCCATTTTAAAATGTTTTATTTACAATTATAACTTGTTGATTCCCCAGTTTTTTGCGTTTATTACGTTTCCGTTTAGATAAAATTTAAGTCCATCTGGATATGTTGGTGTTTTAATAAATGCATATCCTTCATCAAATAATTGAGCTTTATTTGCATCAATTAATTCAGCTACACAAGGTGGAAACCCTTCTGATTTTTTTGGTGCAGGTCCTTTATTTGGGTCGTCACTTCTATTCCACACAAGAAACGCTGGAATACCAATAACGGCTAATGCAGTAGCTGCTGTTTTATATGGATTTTTCTTAATGAAGTCTTTCCAATTACCAATAGAAAATTTACCACCGCCTCCAGGACCAGGACCAGGTGTTGGTCCACTACCTCCTGGTCCTGGTGTTGGTCCACTACCTCCAGATGCGGCACCTTGCGCTGCTTTTGTTTCAGCTGCAACAGCAAATTGTCTACTTTTAGCTTTGTTTTTTTCTATTATTTTTATTATATCATCACCATTCAATACTGTTTTAGAATCCATTATTTCCTTAACAGCTAGCATTTTTGACGCTTCTTTTGTTTTTGGACCAACAGAAATACCTTTACCTAAAAATCCTGCTCTAATATCTGCATTAATAGCTGATTTTAATTCTTTTTCTAACAAAGAGAACTCTTTACCTAATGCTGCATTTATAGCTTTTTCAGTTGTTATGAATTCTCTCGCTAACAATGAAATTTTAGCATCTCTACTTAATGTTTTTAATTCTCTAGCAACTTTACTAATATCAACCTCACTCACCTCAAATTTTGATTCATTGATAAAATCACTAATTGTTTTTTTTGGAATGGTTATATCTTTTTTCATATTAAATTTTTTATTTTTTTTTAATCAAATGGGTCTTTACCACCATAATATTGGCGTATATTACTTAAAGTTTCTAAATTTTTTCGTTGTGTTTTATTTAATCCTGTTTTGTATGTTGCATATGTATCCACACCTTTTTCAAAACCATACAAAACACCACTAGTTGATGCACCAGCTTTTAAAGCTGCTGGTGATTTCTTGCCTAATAATGATTCCAAAGATGATACAAACCTTTTCATTATTGATGAAAACCAGTCTAATGCTTGTGAAATAAAGCTGGCACCTTTAGGAAAAGTTTTTGCCATTGCTGATTTTGCCTGAGTTAAAAATTTAGGAACTTTACTTGCACCAGAAATCATAGATTTTATTAAACTAGCTAATTTAGGATTTTTACTTACTGCTACCTGTGCTTGTACTGGACTCATTTTTTTAGCGGTAATAAAGACGCTCTAGCGTTTTTTGCTAATACGCCAGTTGTGACTAAACCTAAAATATCAGTACCTAAATCAAAAAAATGCCCTAGCATAGAATCATTTTTTCATTTTCTGGCCAATCATTAGAAGTAATCTGATATATATCTAATGCGGTTATTATTGCCCATGGTATCCAATGAAATGCTAAACCAACACCCGTGGCAATTAAAATTGCGTCAGCAATCATAACAACTGTGCTATACATAGCTTCTTTTAATTTTCTGAAAACCCAACGTACACCCTTTGCTAAGGAAACTAAAATTTCTTTCCACTCACCTTTTGAGATTACAACACCAAATTCTTTTAATCCTTCCCAACCTTCTATAAACGCATCTTTTACACCCTTCCCAGCATCAGCTAATTTTTCACCAAACCACGTATCTTGAAAAAATTCCATTCTAATAATATATTTCTTAGACCATGTAAATTTTGCTTTTCTTCAAATATTGGTAATTTTAAAATATTTTCTTTAATATTTTGATATTCTTTATTATTTTCTAACGATATGTTATTAAATATTGTTTTGAAGATATCAATTGAATCCCATAAGTTACCCAAACTACGTTGTTCTTTTATATCAAATACATCATCTTGTAGAATGAAATATCTACCATCAACGGTTGTACATAATTCAAAAATGTAATTTCTTTTGTTTTTTAAATTATACAATCCCTTAATTCTATTTTTTCGGATTCGTTTAAGTTAAACGGTGTATACATTTTTCTAGTTTACAATATATAAATATACAATTATAGTAAAGTGTTCCCCTTTCCTCTTTTAAAGATTGTCCAACAACATCTTTCCATTTTGTAACAGCAATTTGATTTGCAGGACCTCTTGTAACACCGCTTTCCCATTTTGTTACTTGTGGGTATCCAGTACCACCGCCTTGTGTTGGTGTTGTTGATGCAGCAGCTGCGGCATCCTGTTCTTTCATTTCTTTTTTATTATTATAATAATTCAATATAAAATCATTTCCATACCCAGTACTAGATATTTCTTCTATTGAAACTTCAATTGGTTCAATATTATTTTTTTCTCTTTATAATCTTCTAATTTTTCGGCACCAAAACCCTCAAAATATACTATAGGTTTACCATTAACCATTTTAGATGCAATAATTTTACTTATTTTAGACACCCCCCAACCCTCTTCCTGGGATTCTCTATATGCAGCATCTATTGGTTTTTCATTTTTTTCCACCTTACCACCAGGTAAACCAATTTTCTTATTTTCAGATTTTTCATAGGGTCTAGTTGTTGCAGCAATTTTATTGTTTGGTAATTTAATAACCACAAACGCAGCAAACGCATTATCCTCCTCTTCTTCAGATAATTCTCTATAACCTTTACCTTCTTCTATAATTAATTTGTCAATTAATCTGCGTATTTGTTCTTCCTTGACAACAACTATTTTATTCATCTTCGTCATATATTGAATTATCTTTTTTGGCATACATTTTTATGTATTGTCCCGTTTTGCATTTGCTTCGTCTTCAATTTCATACCCAATATCTGGCGGTCTTACTTTTAATCTACCATCTTCCCATTGTTTATGGTGAACAAGTTCATGTGCAAGACTACGCATAACGTCAACTAACGCCCTATTTTTACCGTTTATTTTGATTATCTTATTCTCCTTAGTATAATCGTAATTAGCGGTTGTTTTAAGCTCCTTTCTACCATTCTGTATCGAAATAGTTGGTATGTTTTCAATTTGTAATTCTTTTTTTACAAATTTAGCAAAATCATTTAACGTATTTTTCTTTTTTCTGATAAAAAACTCATAATAATAAATATTATAAAAATTCTTCTTTTGGCGGTTCATTATGTTTATAAAACTCGATTAATAATTCAGAAACAAAATCTTCATCAATATCCTCCATATCTTTTTTGGTTATTATTGTTGGAGAATTTAATTCAATGTCTCTAAATAATAATTCATCTAACCTATAAGTATTTTCGGCATCACCCATAAAAGAAAATTCAACCTGGAGCGTTTGGGTTTTATCGTTGTAATAAAAGTTATGTATAATCATATTCAAGTACTGATAATTATATTCATTTTTATCAAAATTTTATATTATATATGAAATTGATAAAATTTATTATAATTAATTAATATGGACTGGTATATTATTGAATATTTGTATCCCGAATCTTATAAATTGTTTATAAAAACAATGTATCCAAATACTGGATTAATTAGTTTATCAGTATTAAAAAATTTTGATTTAAAAAAGTTGTACAGTTTTTTTGATAAACAAGAAATTTATCTTATATTAGAATTAAATAACACAAACCAGTGGAATTATATAATAAAAAAATGACACTTTTTTAAGTTCAAATTCATTAACCAGAAGTACAAGAGATGAAATTGAATCTGATGGTTTTATGCAATGTTTTAAATTTTTAGAAGTTGTTATAAATAATAAACAAAAAGTATGAAAGATTATTACACATTTGATTTTTATTTTGATTATTTATTACAAGCAATAAAAACTATTACACACAAATAATAATACCGAATTTGAAATTAACACTGTTTATGAGTGGGTATTAATTATTGAAGATAAAACGCTTTTACGTTATAAAAACAGAAACTCAATAATATCTTATAGTAATGATTTAGAATTATTTATTGAATTAATTGATTATTTAATATCATTATTTGAAAAATCTGAGGAATATGAAAAATGTGAAAGGCTGCTAAATAGAAAAATTGAATGTAAACTTATTTAATATTTTTACTTAACTGTTTGGTAAAAAATATAAGACAACCAAAAACAACCTGAAATTGAATAAAAAATAATATCTGCACCCCAGTATGAGCCAGTGATTTCCATCATTAATTTGAACAATGCGTCGTAACCAAATGGGAGAAAAAACATCGCTAACATAAGTGATATATCTCTGTAGAATTCCAACCTTTTCGCTTTGTCTTTCAAAGATTTTAATTTGTTTATCGCCATCGTCCATATTAAGGTTAATTATGCCGTTTATTGTTCATTAAAAACATTTCTTACATAATGCATGTCTCCATTGTGCTTAACCCAAATCTTACAATTTTCGTGATTACAATTAATATCACTACATAATTTTGTTAAATGAATATTGTCACAATATGTTTTTGCATCAATTATTTCATCATCAAATTCCTCCTCAATTAAATTCAAAGGACTACCATTATAATATCTTACTTTTCTTATCATGATTCTTTTCTTTCTTTTTTCGGGTAAAATTCAAACCTGTTATGTTCTGTTGGTGTCGCTAATAAAATACCAGGTTTAATTTTATCTTTTAAAGTTTCTTGATAAATATAATGTTTTAACTAAAAAATAATAAAAGTATTAGAACACTTGAATTAATTGGATGCAGTTATGATGAATTAATTAAATTCATTGAAAATAAATTTATTGATAGTATGAATTGGAATAATTACGGTTATTATGGTTGGCATATTGACCACATCAAACCATTATCTTCAGCAAAAAATGAATTTGAATTAATTAAATTATTTCATTATACTAATTTACAACCTTTATGGTGGAAAGATAATCTAAGTAAAAATGGTAAATACATTCCTCAACATTCTTTTCTTAATTCATTAGAATAATGGTCAAATCTATTGTGTTCTGTTGGGGTCATAAGTAATATTCCAGGGTATAATTCATTTTTTTTAACAAGTTGATACATAAAACTCATTAACGTCTGTTCAAATGGTGATTGGAATTTTGTATTTATAAACATTTTTTTATTACCTATTCTACTAACTATTTGTGGCCAATTACAATAGTACACCTCACCCGTAGCGTATGGTACATTTTTATATGATAATATTTTATTAAAATTTGTTTTTTGGGGCGTTTGAGTCTAAACCAAATTTTGGTAAATCATAATTATTTGGCCAAAAAGTTGTTCTAATATTTTGTGGTACATTATACCATGCCCATTGAGTTCCATTATCACCATAAAATTCGGAATAATTTAATTTTAAAAAATCAAAATTTTCTATTTGCATAATCTCCAAAGATATTTTATATAAATTATTAATATATCTTCTAAAACCATTTCTACAAATTGAGTCTTTTTCTGGATAAAAAAACATATCATCCTCAAAGAAATAATAATAATCTAAATTTGTTTCATTTTGAAAATGTTCAGCTATAAATTGTCTACCACCAGATATACCTATATTGTCTTTTTTTATATGTTCAAATCCATATTGTTCACATAATTCTTCATATTTTGAAGTTGTTGATAAATCTGTTGAATTATTAAGCAAATATTTTTTCGGTTTTTCTATATAATTTTTATCATATTCTAACATCGATTCTATCAACACTTCAAATTGTTTTGGACTATTAAATGTTATTACATATAAACCAACATTATTAATGTCTAAATTATTTTGAATTTTTATATTTTCAGATTTTTCCCGTTTTACTGTTAAATTATCGTTTTTTAAATTTTCAAAAAAGGTACCTAATAAACCATTATATTCAATTTCATAATATTGAATTAATTCTGGGTATTTATATGTCATGATAGTGAATATACTTTCTTCAGTACCCATATAACCTTCATTTAGGCTATCATATAACAAAGTATAATAAATGTTATTTATTTCACCTATAACATCTTTTGGTCCACCAAATATCCCACCACGAGCAACTTTATTTACTTCAGCATCCGCATAGTTACAAATTGCATTATATTCAAAACCGTGAATTTCTGTTTTACCATCATAAGGAAAACAAACAAATGAAAAATCATCAAAATATTTTTCTAATTTTTGTATAACCCTATCTTGCCAAAAATAACCTTCATGTACAGTATTCGTCAAACCACCGTCAACCCAAATCAAATGTGTTGAATCAAATTTATCCATTATTTTAGCATCATTCAATAAAAACATTTTAGACATTACAATCGGATTGTACATTTCCAATTTTGCTTGCGTACTATCTTTTAACCATTCAGCTTGATTATACCATTCAGGTTTATTTCTAATTTCTTGTATTTTATTAAAAATATCAAAATTATTTTTGAACCAATCTAATTCTTTTATTATTATTTGCGTGTTTTCAAATTTTCTTCTATTTTCAACAAAATCTTTATATTTTGATTCTATAAAAATAATCATATTATCTTCTGTTTTTAGAAGTTTTTCTAGATTAATTAGATAATGTTCAAAACCTCTATTCCATCCTTCAGATAATTCATTTCTTTTTATATCCCATATTCCAGTAACTATTGTTACATTTTTTCTTACGTTATTATTTGATTTTTTAAATAATGTTTCATGCAAATCGTTTCTTAATCCAACGATATCTTGACCATTAATTTCATAGATATATTTGTTATCCATGAATATTTTTTTAATGTCTTCTTGCTCTTCAATATTTAAATTTATCCATTCGAGTCTTATAACCGATGGTTTATATTTTTCTAAATCAATTTGTTTAAATATTTTATAATCATGACCTTCCGCGTCAATTTTAACAACATCAAAGTTTTCAATGTTGTGTTTTTTTAACACGGTTTCAAATCTTAAACAATTAACTTGTACTATTTTACCATACTTGTTAACAGTATCCTTATCACCTTCACTTCCTAATCCGTTTTTTGGTGGATATACGGCACTCATACCGTAAAAACAACTATGTACAACTCCATTATCTATAACATCCCTATCAATTGTTAACATATCTATCGTACCATCATAATCTGATATTGCACAATTTTCAAAAAATTTGAACCGCCTATGTTATTTTTTAATTTTTCAAAAAGATATGGTATTGGTTCGACATACAAACCAATAAAATTATACATATTTGTATAGCCAATCATCTCATCAAACATGACACCATCCATAGCGCCGATATTGATAACAAAAACATTCTTTTGTTTCTTTCCTATATAATGAAGAGCCTTATCAAAAAAATTACTCATTTAATTTTTTATTTTACAAACCCAAACAATTTTATCAAAAGAATCTTTTTCAATTGATTCCAAATTATATTGTTCACAAACATCTTTTATATCATCATCTTTTATTTCACACCAATTCCAGATTTTATCATAGTAGTTATCTTCAAAATTTTGTAAATCACTACAATAATCATGCGCCATTATAATATCACCTGGTTTTAAATATTCAGACAATTGATTGAATTCTTTTACTTTATTTCCACCATCACAAATGATTAATGTTTTACCATCATTTTGTATGTATGGAACAATGTAATCTTTTTTATCAAAATATAATCATTACCTTGACCAAATAAATTCTCACTTGAAATTTCTAAATTCTGCATTTCATTAAGTTTATCGTGAAATGAATTATGGTTTATATCATAAGATTTAATGATAGTGTCATATAAACCCAATTCATTTAAAGTATCTCTTAAAAAATGTGTAAATCCGCCAGCACCAGTACCAATTTCTAGAATTCTATTTGGTTTATATTTTTCTAAAAAATACGTAAATACTTGAACGAAATCTTCATGTTGTTGTAACATTGTTCCTTTATATACTGATATACCAGTAATTGGTTTTTTCATACTTTAATTATTTAGTTTTTCAAAAATATTATAAAAATAAATTTCATCTTGAAAGTTATATTTTGCCATATCACTATCTTCATGATGCCATGTTGTAAAAAATTGCGGGTTAAAAATTTCCGTGTGCCTATCGTACAATAATGTTAATAAATGTTCTTCTCTATCAAGACCACCAAATTGAACCATTTCATTTATAGCATTTTCATAATTTAGTAAAAAAATTTTTAATAATTCAACATCGCCACCAAATAAACCGCCAATAACATGTGAAGTTATATTTTTTGGGTTGGTCAAATAAAAATTTGGATTAGGTGATGAATCCATAATATGTTTTTCTTGTGTTGCAACTATAATCACTATTTTATCTAAACTATTCAACCCACTAACTAATTTAGGATTAAATAATGTACAATTAAAATATGAATTAAATCCTACACCATCTATATATTTGTTTGGGAATAAACCACCATATGATAAACCGCAATCAATCCAATATATATAATCATAATTTTCATGTAAATGATTTTTCATCCAGATAAATTTTCCATGCATCACTTCATTGCACCTATCTGTTTTAACATTATTCATTTTTTCTTGAAAATAATTATGATACGGGTGTTTAAATAAATCATATTCAATAAATCTTATTAATTGATTTGAATTTTGTGATATAAATTTTTCTTGTAAATTATTTATTTCACTTGGACTGGTATAAATTACAAAATCGGCTTCGGTTTTCAATAATGTTTTTAAGGAATTAAAATAATGGTGGTATCTACCAGTTCTACCACCTAATTTCGTGTTATCTAACCCATCATAAAAACAAGTAACAAATAATGTTTTTCATAATATTATTTTTAAAAAATACATGATTAATTGGTTTATCAAAATTATCTTCTGGCCACAACCACCTACATAATAATCGTTTATCGGTTCAACAGGAAAACTATTAATATATTTTGAGCAATGTATTAATATTGAATCTTCAAAAATTGGTTTTAATTTGGTTCTTAAAAATTGTTGGTCGGAATCGTACCCCCATTTATCCCAACCGTCCATTAATTTTTTTATAACAACCTTATCATTTTTTTAATCCCCACATACCACCCATTATATCAAAGTGTGAAATATTGTCTCTAATAGAGTGCAATAACATGTCTGATTCTATAAATAAATCAACACATTTCTTTTCTCTATATGATAACCTAGCATCCGCATCCCTAACAATCATGATTTCCACATCGTCATCATCTATAGCTAAAAACCTCCACATCATTTGAAATATATCTTTACGATTTTCCATATTAATCAATTCAACATTATCATAAGTTTCTAAAATTGATATAGTATTTGATGATACCGAATCGTCATAATATACCCTACAAATCCAATCTGGGTATATTATTTTTGCCAACTCAATATTACAAATCATTCCTTTGGAATATCTTAAATCAGAACCATAAAGAGAAAATGATATTATTTTTTTCATAATAAATTTTTATGGTATGTGTCAAAAATTTCTAATAACATATTTTCAGAATTATATGGGTCTACAGGTTTATGGTGTATATTATTTAATATACCATATGAAATAAAATTACTAATCCAACAATAATTATTAAATAGATATATTTTTTTACTAAATGAAAATAAAATAAATTCTATTAGACAATATTCCCAATAATCATTATCGTTATAGTCTCTATTAACTGTTTTTTTATAATCTTCATCTAATAATATAAAATTGTTATACATTTTTTTTAATGTATTTTTTATTTCAATATTATTTGAAAAAACTAAAATTTTATTTTCATTTTTTGCAATTTTTTTGATGTGTGTTAAAGCATCATCAGTAAATTCAATATAACCTTTAAATATATAATCTCTAACCGCAAAAGGTGTTTTATTGTTATTCAAAATATTATCATTAAAATAATCTGCAATATCATCCAAATCCCTAAAATGCATGATACTAAAACTATCTAATTCATATTTTATTTTTATATTTTTTACTTTTTCAATTATTGAATTTGAAAATTTTGGGTAATCATCATATTTTTCTATTGTTTGATTACCAAGTCTAGATAAGTTTATATATGGGAAATCTAAATCATCGTTAAAATTAGTTGGAGCAAAAACATCATAACAATGCATACCAGTTATCCATTCATTTATTGGAAAAATTAGTTTATAATCACCTAATGATTCACAAGACTGTGCAACATTTGTAATTATAATATCATCAAAATAATTGTAATATTTTTTTCAAATAGATTTATAAAATCAATCTCTCTTTTAGAATTAAAAATTAATATTATATTATAATTTTTTCTTTTAATTGTTTTGATAAAAAATAAATTTCACAAAAATAGGTATAAAAATCTCCAATACCCGAAGTAAAATTTATTTGTATATAAATCAAATTATTGTTCCCATTCATCCAAACCTAAAAGTTTATATGTTAAATTTATACTACCATTTAGGGATAGATAATCATCATAATATTTCCTGGCGTTTTTTGATATAAAATTTAAAAAATCAATATCATCTTTAACTTCCAAAAATTTATCGGTAATCATTTTTGCGTGAGATGCATTACCTAATCTATCTATTATTAAATCCGTAGGTTTTTCTATTGAAATGTAATGAAAATTTGGAATTAACGGTATTGCCATTTTGTTGATATATTCAAATCTTATGATTGGAACACCTAAACCAAAATTTTCAACATCCCTATAACAAAATTCACCTCTCCCTGATATTGATAATGCTACTTTATATTTTATTAAATCTCTAGCATATGCATCAAAATTACCCATAGGAAGACCGCCTTCAAAAAATTCACTATTAAAATATGAAAGTATTTTTCTATCTTCTATGGATGTACCTCTAAAATAAAATTTATCTATAAAATTTGATATGTTATTTCTTTCACTATAGATTGAATCTATATCGTATAAATTAGATGGAAAATAAATCCATGGTGAATATTTTGATAAATTATCTTGACCAACATGTCTAATCAATTTATTTTCATCAAATTGTGAAAAGATAATTTTTTTGCAAAGCGGATTAGGATGGTGATTTAAAATAGCGCCTGTCAAATCGTCAGAAACAGATAAAACAACAAATTCAGAAGTCTCTTTATTTTCTATAATCATTTCACACTCTAGCATAAATGACTTAGTAATATCATTCAATAATTCAACAGGATAATATGAAATGTTTGCTTTATCGTAATAAACATCTTCTATTACATCAAATTTTTGTTTTAAATGTTCTATAAAATTTTTAAAAAAATATTATAATATCTATAATTCCAGGAATGTTCATTTTGGGGTGTATGTATTATAATTTTAGTCATCATTTATAATTATAAATTACCAATTATTCTCTCACACCAACCCTTAGTACTACTATATGGCCAAACAACCCAATATTTCGGTTTTATATCTGTTTGAAATTCTCTCCATACCTTACAATATCCATCTGGGTCATTTTTCATTCTATTTATCTCATTCCTATCCGCATCTTTTCTGAAGATTGTTTCGTCATTTTCATCATGAAACGCAACAGCCCAAAATTCATAATCATTTTCTGGAACCTTATCATAACCAATATCAATACAATGTTTAAATATTTTTAAAAGGAATTTTCAAAATCTTCACCATATAATGGTGGATTTGGTGCTATGTTGTTATCCAACGTATATTTTTGTATTGCACGTTTTTTAAATGAAATACCAGCATATCTTTCATAATCTTCCAAAGTTCTTTCTTTTTCCAAAATCATATGGTCCGAAATCAATATCTTTAACTTCACCATCCATTTCGAAAAGTTTTCTATTCTTTTTATGTGAGATATTGTTTTTTTCAACCCATTTTTATCATCGTCCCATTGCTTTGTTCTACCTTTTCTAGTATACTCATGCCAAACAACGACTTTATGTGGGTGAAATAAATCGTAACCCCAGGTATACGCTCTAACAGCAATTGAAATTTCTTCACCATGAAAATAATAATCTGGGTCATGGGGCACTTCTAAAACAAATTGACCTAGTGTGAATGCAAAATGTGCAGAATAAAATCTCGCTGGAATTGGTTCATTCAATTCTTGATAATTATCAATGGATGCTGGTAAAAAGAATATTGCGCCTTCTGGTATGAATCTATCAAAATTCATTTTCCAAGGAATCATTATTCTTGATTCTGAGTCATTATCTGGGTCAAATGAAGATACGTAACCAGTCAATAACGGTTTTTTATGACCTTTATCTTGTAGTTGCTTAATCATGTTTATACATTCCTCATCCCAATTTTCAACAAATCTGTGATGAGAATCTATTTGTAGTGTATAGTCTTCACCATTGTAATTCTGTTGTAATGTATTTCTTGCCCAACAGGCACCTTTTGAATCTAAATAGTTAATGTCAACAATTTTGAACCTACCATCATCTTTAAATTCGTCTAAATTATCCCATTCATCACTCAATGAATGTTGCCAAGCAATAGAAAATACCAAATTTTCAGGGTATTTTGCGTTTTTTATACAATCTTTAATTGTTGGAATTAATTGCGGGTCTCTATAAGACGCAATTTGAACAAATATTTTATTATTCATGATTTTTTAGTGTATTTATAAAATATAGGTAAAGATGTTGAAAAAATACACCTATAAATTTTTTTACAATAAAAAATCTTTACATTTATTAAAAACATAATTTAATTATATGGATAAAATATATCAACCAGAAATTGTTTTGAAAAGTAACCAAATTGTTGATTTACTTGTAGATATAAATTTTTTAAAGAGAATGATATTGAAAAAACAGAATTTGCATTAAATTACTTTAATGTAAAACTTACAGAAAAATTTATTAATGGTGAATTAAGTGATGATGACGTATTTTCTGAAAATGAAATGGAAACTTGTCTAAAAGAAATTATTGTTGGTTCAACATTACAACAATTAAAAGAAAAGGGTTACATAAATTCATACGAGGATGAAAATACTGAGGAAGTATTTTTAACAGAAGACAGTAAAGAGTATATAAAAAATATGAAAGATTTGGATTAATCTAATTCGAAAGTGTCTTTAAATTCTTTACCAGATTCTTTATAACTTTTATTTGTTTCATCTTTATGTTTTCGGTGAATTGCCAATTCCAGCATAACTCATTTTTTACATCAAAACCATAAAAAGTTAACACTTGTTTTTGAACTTTTACAACATCGGAACCCCGCCAATTTTGTCCAACAGCGATAATACCACAAGAAATATCTTTAATAAGATTAGATTCACCCAAAGTAGAATGTCTATTTTCCAACCAGGTTAATCTTTCAATCAAATTTTGATAATGTGAATTCATTTGACCCCATCTAATGCTACCAAAAAACAATACACAATCAGATTCGAATAATTCTTTACTTATTTTCCATAACTCATCATCGGGATTATTGATGTTTCTCCAACATCTATGGTTCCCAGTTGGATTTTGTCTTTATCTTTTAATGCCGCTTTTTTAATCCACATTCATTACCTTTCATATGCGAAACATTTGCTTCACATGCATAAATTTTCAATTCTGGTACTTCGATTAACTTACATTTTGATTTTCCTAAGTAAGATTGTATTGCTTCTGCTAATATTGTTGATTTCGGTTTCTCTTTCAATTCCTTTGCTGCCCATCCGCCGCGATTTGAAGTTGTAAGAAACAATATTTTTCTTTCCTTCTAGAAACTTAACTGTCTTAATTAATTTTTTATAATGAGGATTGTCTTTTTTAAGATTTGGGTCAATCTCCTCTAATATTTTGATTAGTTCCATTATTTTTTCTTTTCCTCAGTTTGAGTAGTATAAATAGCTTTTTTATGTTCTCTAATCTTATTTTTCAATTGGTTAATCAATGTATGCGCTGATTGTAAATTTGTTGAAATTTTAGAAACCCTACCATTTGATATGGTTTTTAGACCATCAGGTATACAATCTTCCAATTTTCTTAATTCTTTGAGTGTTTCATTTAATGCGTTTTCCAATTCTTCGATTTTATACTGAACTCTTGAAAATTCATCGCGTTTCACCTTTGAAGTTTCTTCGGATATGACCTTTAAAAACGCATTTTTTATAATTTCTTCAGATAATAGATTCTTGTCCATATGTATATAAATACTTAATCTTTACCATTTTTTTATTTGGATTTTATTTCCTATATTTTATTTATAAAAACAAATTTATGCTTTTTGATTTTGACGATATTTTAATTACACCTGCAATTACATCCCCAATTAACTCAAGAAAGGAAGTTAATCCTTTTTATGCTGATGGGTTTCTTCCATTAATGACCGCCCCAATGGATACTGTTGTTGATGTTGAAAATATGAATATTTTCAAAGAAAATAAAGTACACGTTGTATTACCAAGAAATACCTATTGTGTTGATGATGTCTTTTCATCATTTGGTTTGGACCAATTTATTGATTATTTTATCACAACAAAGAGGACATCGGATAAACCATTTAAAGTGTTAATTGATGTTGCAAATGGTCATATGGAGAAATTAATCACTACCACAGAAATAGCGAAAAAATGTATGGCGACACCATGATATTGATGGTGGGTAATGTAGCAAACCCAAATACATTCCAAAAATTTTGCGAAACAGATGTTGATTATGTTAGAATTGGTATTGGTAATGGTGGCGGGTGTTTAACGACTGTACAGACAGGTATTGGTTATCCTATGGCTTCACTCATAACAGAATGTCATAAAAAAAGGTCTAATTTAAATGAATCAATAAATTTAAGTTTATTTTTTGACAAAAAATTAGAAAAAAAACGTATAAAAACCAAAATCGTTGCTGATGGCGGGTTTAAAAAATACTCAGATATTATTAAAGCATTAGCGTTGGGTGCCGATTATGTGATGTTGGGTTCAATATTCAATAAAGCGTTGGAAAGTGCGGGTGAAACAATAAGACATACGCCTGAATTAACCGTAGGTCAAGTTGTTGACCAATATTCACAAGAGGCAAGAGATATGTTTGAAGCAGAAATCATTTTGAGAAAACTGTTCAGAGGTATGAGTACTAAAGAGGTACAGAAGAAGTGGGGTAAAGATGACCTGGTAACATCTGAAGGTATTGTTAAATCACACAAAGTAGAATATACATTATCAGGGTGGAGAAAGAATTTTGAGGATTATTTGCGTTCTGCCATGAGTTACACGGGAAAAAAGGACTCCACGAATTTATTGGTGGAGTTCAATATGAAATGATTACACAAAATGCTTTTAAAAGGTTTGACAAGTGATTAATCAACCCTAAAATCTCTTTCTTCTGTGCTTGTGAGTTCCTTATCGCGTTTCATACCTTCTTTAATGTATGTACGAATAAGTTTAGAAACAGTCATTTTTTTATGGTCAGCAACTTTTTCAATTTCTTTATAATATGCTGGAACAATTCTGAATGAAAGCATTTGAATTAACTGTTTGTGTTTTGGCATATCAGTTGGATTCTTTGCCCCAGACTCTTTTGCTTGTTTATATGCTTTAGATGCCATGTTAATATATATTTCTCTATAAATATTTCATAATTAAGATTATTTTAATTATCTTTTAAAAACTTAAAATATGGTAAATAAAAATCAAGAAAATAAAATTAACCAAACTTTAGAAGGTCAATTTCCCCAAATGACCGAAGAATTTAAAAAAATTTGTACTGAACAATATGATTTATTTTGCGCCAAGATGTCAAATTATGGGAAGGGTAATATTATGTTAGGTGGTGACATAAATGATGAAGAAGATAGAAAATTGGCTTTAAAGGGGATTACTATTAGATTAAATGATAAAACAAACAGACTTATTAATTTATTACTTAAAAACAAAGAAAACGTTGTAAACGAAACTATTGTTGATACTTTCCAGGATATCATAAACTACAGTATTATTGCCATGATTATTGAAAGGCAGAAGTGGAAATAGTTTTATAATAGTATTTATATTAAACTTGGTGTATGAAATTCAATGTGAGTCATCCAACATTCGTTACTTTTTAGATAGCGTAAATTCAAGTATTCTTAGCAATATAAAAATTGACAATTATTTTGGGATATCATCTGAAAAAAAATTTGGTATTCAATATATGGTATTAAAACTTATGAAAAATGCTGTTAAAACAAGAGCAAAATTAACTAATACCGAATTAAAAAGTTTTGTGATTTTACTACAAACAAAAAACGAAGAATCTGAAAATTATGAATTCGCGGCTATCCTAAAAGATATTATTGTAAATTTTGATACGGTGAATGATTTTGTAAAACCTGTTAAAAAAACTAAAATTATCAAAGTCGACGAAAAACAAAATGAAGAATAATATAGATTATGCAACAAAGAAAAAATATGCTCTATATGCACTGAAATGGTGTAATACTTATTTTGGAAAATGTAAAAGAAAAAAACGGGAACTAATATTTGAAATAAATCCCAGAAAAAATTAAAAAAACGAAGTATATATTTTGGATATTATTGTTTTTATAGAAACAAACTAACAATATATATAAACAATTGTGAGACCTTACTTGATATTGTTCAAACAGTTATTCATGAATATACGCATTATTTACAATCAAGAACAAAATATGAATACTATGAACAAATCTACAACTATTCAACAAATCCTCTAGAAAAAGAAGCGAAAAAAACGAATTGAAATATGGTAAAAAATGTTTAAGAAGTATTAAAAATCAGTTCAATATTTCCAAATCTGTAATTTCTTTCAAATAATACAATACAACATTATCTTGTGTTTTTTTCAAAACAATATTACACTCAAGCAAATTCATTAATTCATGAATTTTATTTTCCTTAATATGTGATGCATGATATTTTCTATACACAAAATATAGCTTATTATCATATTTTATTAATTCATGATTAATCATAATTTTTGATTTCGAATGTGGTTTAAAACTTCATTAGCAATATTATAATCAACATTAAATTCATTAAAAGGTAAATTATTAACCAATAATAACTCTTTGATTTTTTTGTCAATTGACAGAGATTCTTCATAATCCTGATATCTACCAACATTTTCATATGTATTTTCTAACCTCTTTAGGTAAATATTTATATTTTTGTATTTTTTAAAAAGTGAAATAATAAAATTATCATAACTTTCATCATAAAATTCACTAGGGTAATTTGAAAAAGAATCGTACATGTTTTTATATACCAGACCAAGTAGTATTGGTGAATCAACAATAATATAGTCCACCTTACCATATAATCTAGATATATTTCTATGCTGATTTGCTGTGACGTAAAATTGGTCTTTTATTGATTCAATATTACCATCCCAAGCAAGAACTTTTGGGAATTCTTGTGTTAATTCAACACTATACGCTCTTTTTTTCATTACAGAAAATAATTCCGAGGCAAGCGTGGATTTACCAGAACCTGGTCCACCAAATAAATTTATGATAATACTCATATGTAAATTATATAAAAAATATTCCAAAAATAAAACGTATATATAACTAATTTTGTTTTTATATAAAATATTTATAGTATCAAGATTATGGAAATGGATAGTAATTCAGTATATACGGTATTAATAACAGCAATAACGGTGCTTGGTTCTGCAAGAGCATGGAGGTATTATGAGAGGAGGGCACTTTTAAAAGAAAAAGACAGAAAATTACATGAAAGATAATTGCGCAGAACGAATTGCAAAACTTGAAGCATTGTTGGAAAAAGCTTCCGTAGAAAAAGATGAAATGAGACAAGTAATATTGAAACTAACCGAACAAGTTGCGGAACTTAGAGTTAAAGTTGAATTTCTTGAAGAAGAAAATGAATATTTGAATAATTTAAGAGGTGGAAAGAGAAAACCAACTCAATAATTTTTAACAATACTATCAAATATTTCAATCACTTGATTTAAAGAAGAATGGTCAAAACATTCAGAATACCCAGAAAAAGATTCTAATAATGGTCTATATTTTTTTATTACCTTATTTTTTTCAATTTATCAAGAACTTTCTTTTCAATTTCTTCAGCCATTTCGGTATCAACTCTCCTCAAAATTGTTTCAACAACATATCCATCATAACCAAATAATTTACTAAATCTACTGATAATAAATTTTTTTGATGTTATTCCTACCTTCACAAATAAAAGGTTGGTTTTTTCTTCTTTTAGAATAATTAAATACAAAGATTTTGGTGGATTTCTTTTTCTTTTTTCTTTATTATGTTTTTCTAAATTTTTTTGAGAAAGTAACGGCTTGACTCAATGTTTTAAATTCTTTAATTACCCTATATGGATTTGGTATATATTTTTTATATTTTTTTACATAAAGCAACTTACCACTATCAACTTCATATAATGTTGAATTATTTTTTTTAATTTCATTAATATCAAAATATCCAATTTTTGTTACCAATTTCTTGCTCATATGTATTTTACAGTTCTAAACATAATTATTGGTATTCTTTATTTAAAATGCGATATTTATAGAATATTTAATATATTATGGATATAAATTACTTAACAAACAAGCTATTAAAAGAAGCTGTAGAAAAAAATATCAAAAACAATTTGATAACTTATACGGAACTTGGAAAAACGAAAAACCAAATCTTACATTAGAAGATGCTGAGGCAATATATAATGTTTATAGAAGTGTTTTAGGTTCTATTAATATGGATGTAGACGCTGTTAAAAGATTTTTATATATACATGATGGCAAAACACCTAATAAAAGAAAATTAGAATTAAAAGATTTACAAAATATTGAATCTATCACATTTGTTGAGTTGCTTTCATTTTAGAAATTGTGGAAAAAATTCGAGAAAGATATTGATTCCGATGATTCTGAAGCAAAAAAACAAGACGATTTACAAAAAGAAAATGAAATAAAGGCAATATTTGATGCTGATGGTGTGCAACCAACAAAAGAAAAATTGATGAATCTAAGAAAATGTGGTATGATGCCACATCAGCAAAAATATCAGAAGGTTCAGTAAGGTTATATGAAATTATGAACCAAACCCAAATCTATAAGAATGGGTTTATTACTATCAAAAAATGTACTTGCTAGGAAAAATACAATCGAGAAAGGAGGTTTTAATTACCCATGGTGCGTAACCATGAGAGGTCGTAATGTCTATATTAGACGTGTTGATGAAAATGGTAATGAATATGGTGATGGCGTTCAGAATCACATGGAAAACATGTATTCCAGCTATAGAAGCGGTCAAGGTTGGACATTTTATTTTGTTATAGATGATAGTAAACCAGAAACCGACAAATATCATATGGCATCAATAGCAGTATCTAAAAATAAATTATTTTTGTTACATCAATGCTTAATGATGGTGATAGACAAATGGATTGGGATGACATATCAATAATTTATCCAGATTTAGATGATTTGGAAAATGTTTTAGTACCAAGAGAACATGATACTAAAGAATTAGAAACAAAAAGCATTCTTGATATTGTTAATGAAATACCAGGTAATCAAACGAATTTTCAAGACAAGACAATCAAAGACAAATGGATTTTATTGATGCTGGTGGTGTTTTAAGAGTACCACGTTCTTGGGAAATGGCTAGTAAAGATGTAAGAGCAACATATATTAATACAACAATAGTACCAAACGTAAACTCAAAATTCAGTAATTTAGAATTTATTCAAGCGGTACTAAAAACAAGTAAAAACCATTTAGAAAAAAATTGATAAATTTAGGATTTAAAAATGGTGTAAATTACCTAATTGAATATTATTTAAATCGTTCTTATGAATCAAAAATTGCAAGTAAAACAAATAAAAATCATAAATTAATGATAAATAGAGTCACCAAAAAAGTTGGTTTATTCGATTTTGGTAATTTTACTTGGTTAACATTTAACGGTATAACATTCGATGATAACTATTCTCTTATGAGCGGTAGGGGTGAATTTTATGTAAGCAATAAAAACATAAATTATATTTTAGAAAAATATACAAAAGGCGCTGAAGATTCAACAACGCTTTATGCATTATTTGAATTCGGTGGACCATCTAAACTTACTGCCGATGCTTATTTTTTCACCAATACCCAGTGGAACAAATTATTAAAAGATAAGAAAATAACACCAAAATCTGCTAAATCACCCATAGCTAAAATTAAAGATTTTGAACCAGAAAGGGACATTGATATAAAAGAATATCTTATGAATTTAAAAGGGGTTTATAACCCCCTTTTTTATTTAAGCAATGAATAATATTTGTTAAAGTGTTTTATTTCATAACCTTTTGCTGTTTTTTGATTACCAGATAAAACATGTTTTACATTACTTTCTGAACATTTTAAAAATTCCGCAACTTCTTTAGTCGTTTCAAATTTAGCAATAATTATATTATTTTTTAAAATAATTTTTTCACCGTGGTAATTCCAAACTTTATCTCTAATTATTTTTTTCCTTTTTCACTTAATTTTTGTTTTGTTTTTTCTGTATGTTTTTTCCCATAAAAAGGATTTTTATTACCAGAATATCTACCCTTCATTGTTTCAGATTGTCTTTTTTTTGTTCTTTAGTTAATACTCTTTTATTATTTTTTCCATAACTATTACCTATGTTTGTCAGTCTATATGCTAATCTAGCTTCTTCATATGCTGATGATGATATGATTCTTTTTGTTTTATTTGACATAGATAACATTTTATGAAAAGCTAATGCCATTTGTCTATCTTTATATATTATCCATAATAACCAATGCGCAATAAAATGTTCTCTAGCTGTTAATAATACAATGTTTTCATTATTTTTTGGTCTATTACTATTACCTTTTCCACCTTTACATTTTGGTACTATATGATGTCCTTCAAAATATTCACCATTCTTTTTTCTTTTATTCTATCGTTTTTCATTAATAACCTACTAAACATTAAATCATCATATATTTTTTTATAATTCATAATAATCTTTTAATTAATATGGTTATTTTGTTAATAGTGAATAAAATAATTTGAATTCTTTCATTCGTTGTTCTAAACCTATTTGCCCACCATTTACACATCTTGTAACAATTTTTACTGTTTGTTCGGATGCGTCAACACACTTATTTAAACAGTTTTTACTAAAAAACCATGCAGCAGATAATAATGGATATTTAGTCGCAACTAAATCTGGGTTGTTTACTAAATTCACATTTATGGCATCACCAAAAGCGACGTAATTATTTTTACCTGTTAATTGTATATATCCCCTACCTCTGAATTTAAAACCCTCCTTAGTTGGTTCTGGACCATTACCCATTCTATCACCGTAAACCCTCGATGCTATTTTTTCTGGTTTCTTTTCATATGATTCAGCAAGATTACCTGGAAAATATCTTGGAAACACTCTCAGAAGCCCTTGTCTGGAATAATTAAGATTTTCCTGTACAATCCTAAAGTTACCAGATTCATGTCCACATTGAGCCAGAAAATGGGCTAATTTTATTGGTGTATCTATTTTAAACTTTTCTGTTGTTTCAGGTATTTGGGCAAGAACATTATCTGGTATATAGCCCCTTAAATTTTGTAAATTTAGGGGACCAATAGTTTCAGTAATTTCTGTTGCTATTTCATCGGTTTCTTGTTTTTTAATTGGTTTGCTGTCAAATTTTGTTGTAAATAATTTACCCCAAGTGTTTTGTCCAACAACACCATCCGCAATCAAACCATTTCTAGCTTGCCATTTTTTTACCGCAGCTTGCGTACCAGCACCAAAAACACCATCAGCACTTAACCCTAATTTTTCTTGTAATTGTTTTACCTGTTCGCCTCTAGACCCTATTTTTAATAACATAATTTTATAATTTTATAATTTTATTCAATTATATATAAATATTTCATTTTGAAATTATTATGTATTTATAATAATAACAAAATATTAGTATGAGTAAGACTCTTTTTATATTAAAAGAAAACCAAATAAAAAAACTTATTGGTAATATATTATTGGAACAACAAACTATTACTAATAACTCCACAACAGTTAATATATTTCCAAAAACACCTTTAGGTAATTTATTTAGCTATGGTGAATTTCAATCTGAAAAGGTCAAAGATTATATTTTAACGAATTTGAAACCAAGAATAGAGGATTTTATAGCAAAAAGTGATTCGGCTCAATTTACCATCAAAATATCTGCTGGGGAATCTCTTGTCACAAATCCAAAAGGTTTCGAGACAAGAGGAAGTTTAGCACTAGCCAGAGCTAATTCAGTAAATCAATATTTTCAAGAAGCGTTTGGTGATTTAATAAAAAATGGTGTTATAAAAATAGAATCACCAAATAATGTAAGTAAAGTTCAAATCGGTACAACACCTTATGAAAAAGGTGACCAAAACAACCCAAATTTAGTGGCTAAATATAAAGCCGAGCAGTTTGTAAATTTTGAAATTGTCGGTTCAGGAACAAAAACTGAAGTTAAAACAACAACATTATGTGAAACAGAACCATTACGGAGTAGCGGTGGTTATATTATGGCAGATAATGATTATACTAATATAACAAATTGGAATTTAGGTAAAGGTAGTGGGGATGTATATATTATGTACGATGTTTACCAACAATTAGATATTTTATATTTTGAATATAATGGTCAAATATATGGGGACACATTATTTCATGGAAGTACTGGGGATACACAAAGAATATTTTTAGGCACAAGTTTAAGAGCGAAATACGGTAACGGTACTCTACCTAATCAAATGGCGAACAACACATTTATACCATTAAATCAAAGTGATAGTAGAATATTTAAAAGTTTAGATGATATGGGTGAATGGGGTTTGGTTAAAAGTTTTCAAAACACATTTGGTCCAAATTCTTCATTACATAACCCACAATACATGGCAGCATTCCAGGAATTTGATGAGACTAAAAACAAGAGTAGGTTAATTAAAAATTTAGGCGTTGATTTCCCTTGGGGTTATTTGGATAGTAAAATAGGTAAAAAAGAAGTAACCATTGGTCCGTTTAAAAAAGTTGATGGGATTGACACTATTAAGGTTATTAATGTTGCCCCAGTCGGAACTACTGGGTGGGTAATATCGTTGGTCTGTACAAATAATCCTTAATATATTTGGGTATTTGATTTTTATATCATTTTCATCCAATTTGATATACGTTTTTGTTTTGAAATCATACAAAGATAATTGTCTAACAAAGACAGTGTCTTTTATATTACTCCAACTGATAAATGCTATATGTTTGTTTGTCAATTTTTCTACATGCGAAATAATAAAACTATTTAACTTTTTATCAATCTTCATTGTTTGCCACAAACTATCGGAATTTATACCATTTTGGGCATAAGATGATACCGAATAAAGACAAAATACAAGAATTGTTAGGTATCTCATAAAATTTGTTTTAACAAACGTATAACAATTATACACATTTTCCAAATTTTTTTTATATTGTATTTATAAATGACCTTGTGCTTGATTTTCAAGTGTTTATATATAACATTTGAGTTGGATTTAACACCCAACAAATTGAAAATCAAATAATTAGAGAATAAAAAATAAGGAAATGAAAAAAAAAGTATCAATTAACAGTGGCGTTGCTGTGCCACAATCCTTCATTACAAAGAACAAACAGAGGGTAAAACAGTATGCAGACACCGTTTATCTTGAAAACGGGGACGAGTTCGAATTAGAACTCTTTAATCCAACACAAAATAAGGTTTTGGCTAAAATTGAACTGAACGGAACAAGTATCGGTAGTGGTGTTGTTCTCCGACCAGGGGAAAGGGTATTCTTGGAAAGGTATCTGAATGAACCTAAAAAATTCAAATACGATACCTATTTTGTGGATGATAATAATCCAAGCGTTGATGCTGCAATCAAACAAAATGGGGATGTTATGGTATCGTTCTATGATGAAGAGAAACCTGACTATTTGTATAATGGTACTTGTTGATATCAGGTAATTATTTGTCATCAGGCACAACATACCACAAATTACCCAACATTTACAACTTTTAATGATAACTTCACATACACAACAAATGGGTTGAATATGTATAGAGATACATTATCATTCAGTTCTTCAGAGGTAAAAAGCGCATCAATAAGTTCACGAAGTTTTGCCAAGACAAAAGAAACTGGCAGAATTGAGAAGGGTGGTGACTCATCACAAAAATTAACATATGATTCAACAAGATTTAAAACCACAAAAATCGCAACAAACTGGTGGAAAATTTTGCCAATGTCAGAAAAGGTAAAAACGATTGATGAGGTTCAGACATTCTATTGTTCAAGTTGTGGAACAAAAAGAAAAAAGGATAATTATAAATTTTGTCCAAACTGCGGAACAAAATTTGTTGAAGAAAAAGAACCTAAAATCATATTCACCGAAGATGTTAGATATATTCATTATATTAATGGTGAATTTAGAACTTTAATGATGTCATCGTATAATGATACCTTAGATAAATTTTTGGAAAGACATAAACACAAATCCAAAATTATCATAAAAAGAGATAGTCTGACAGAAAATAGTTTGAGGGCGATTTTAATAGATTAAAATAAAATAACACAAGGTCACAAAAAAGGGGGGTTTAAACCCCTTTTTTATTTCATGTATTTCTTTTTCTTTTGATATCATTTTATCGACCGCATTTGTAAATTTAAAACATTTGTCTGTAATGTCATTTGCTTCGTGGTCGAACATTGTTAATTTTACACTATTATGTTTAACTAACATATCTGGATGATGGTTTTGTTTTTTTGCAATATTGGCAACTTTGTTTACAAAATCGATAACATCGTCATATGATTCAAATTTATATGTTTTAACCAATTTTCCACCAGTTTCTTTCCAATCAGATTTTATTTTATCAAGTTGTTTTTCGGTTATAATAATTTTCATATATTATGATTTATATAATAATCTCAATAATTTTTTAGTTAAATCTGGATTGTTTCTATTTGCGTGAATATATTTGTATAACGGTATTCTGAATGATTCGATATTTTTACCAGGGAAATTACTTTTAAAATTTTCTTTATCTGCCAATAAATCTGGCGATTCAATATTCGGTGTTTTTTTTACTTCTTCCTTTTTTTGTTGTGGTGGTGCTGGGTATGTTTTATTTATTTGTTGCATTGTTTTGCTTGGTTCATTTGGTGCGTTTGCGCTGGTTGTTCATTTAATTGTGGTCTATCAACATTCAACATTTCAGCATCATAATCCCTTCTTTTCAAACCACCAGCCTCAACTTCATCAACTAACATATTTGTAATCGCATCCAGAAAAGCATACATTTTTTCTCTATCTTCATAATATGCTGGATGTAATTTAATATTGTTTATAACAATTTTAGCCATTTTATATGGTGATGGTTCCATAGATTGCCCAGGCATAAGTTTACCACCTTCATAAGAATAATCTTCTTTACCAAGCTCATCCATTTGCGCATATTCTTCTTGCAATCTTTTTTGTAATTTCTTTAATTGCAATTCCGTCAACTTAATTTTTTCATATTATTTGATGTTAATATTTTTTAAAACAGAGATATTATCGTTGATTCTTTTTGTTGTTTTTTTACCTGACTTGATACTTTTTGTTGGTCTATGTTTTTTTTGTTTTTTTGCCATTTTAGTATTATTGTTTCAAACGATATCTCTTTATTTTATATATAAATATCAATTTTAATTTTTATCCATATCTTTATTATCATCTGATTTTCCAGAGAATGTCTTATATTGTCTTAATCTCTTAGCTTTAAAAGCGGGAGAATCACTGCTCTCATAATCTGCTAATGCTTTTTTCGCTGCGCGTTTTTAAGTTCTGGAGATAATTCAACGATTAGATTTTTTAATTGTGTTTCTGTTAAAATAATTTTTCTCATATATCAATAAATATGTTCAATAATATCTATTATTAACTAAAAAATAAATCAAGTTCTTCCATTCTTCTTTTTGTAAACCCCGCATGAATTTACCGTTATCATAAACATATTGCAACCAGTATGTTTTGATTGCTTTTGGGTCTTCACTATTAATTGCGTTTTTCAATCCATCGCCAAGACTCCCAACATTGTATAGAAAAATTGCTAAAGCATCGAACTCATTTTGACTAAGAGGAACTGAAATATCTTTTTTAATTTCTGGCAAAACTTTTTCATTCATATGGCTCATTAGATATTTTGCAGCCATTGCTTTAGATATGTGGAATTTGGTTCCTTTTTGATATTTCTTTAATTCTGGATGGTTTTTAACCAATGTACCATAGCCAATGGTCAATGCTCCGCCACACGGTTTTGATGTTGGTGCGTCAGGACAATGGTCATCATAAACCTGGCTTCTGAAATCTTCCGTTTTTTGTGATTGCAATATTTGAATCGCAAGTCTTGAATATGTTTTAGCTGCTGGTTTACCAACAGGTAACGCATATACATGAAATATTCTGTTTTTTCCAAACTTGCCAATTTTTATCAATTTTGCTTTCGGATTCTTTGTTTTTACCATATCACAAGAAGGACATTTTCCATTATCAATCTCTTCAGAAAAAGGAATCAACAAAATGACAGGCTTTTCATTTTCAGCCGTCTCAAATTTCAAAATAGATTTTCCCATATCTGATAATGTTATTTGGATGGATTTTAAAACAATTTTTTTCCTTTTGTAAGTGTTTTCACTTTTTTATAAAAATTATTTAATGTCACATCCTGTATGGTATAATTTTGTGGTTTTATAGATAATTCGTTTTCATTTATTAATGTTTTTATAACAATCGATAATTGAGATTCTGTCAGTTTAATAAAATTTGGCATTATGTAACTATTTTCTGATAGATAAATATTTATATAATAAAATAATCATGAAGAATAACATTATATTAACGGAATCACAATTGAAAAGAATAATTGAGAAAGTAATTGCTGAGCAAGATAAATCATACACTGTTGGCGATTTAAAAAATATGGGCTTGCTTGGTGGTAAACCACCAACACAACAATGGACACCGCCAGCACGTGGTGAAAAATATGGTGAAAGTAGAGGTCCTGGTAGAATTGCAAAAGAAGGAAATATAAGACCTTCCATAACATTGCCGAGTGGTTTATTCAAAAATGGAATTGATAGAATTGATACAAGTTCTGTTGAATTTAAAAATGGTATAAACGCAATTGCTGATGCGGTCAAAAAAAGGGACAAAATATAACGGTATTCGTTGAGGGTGGAGCATCGGCTGTCGGTCAAGTAGAAGGATATGATAATAATGCATTAGCAAGTAGAAGAGCGCGCAATTTTATTGCACAAGCACAAAAAATGTTCCCATCTATAAATTTCAAAACATCAACAAAAGTGGGTGTATCGACACGAAAAAATTCACCAGAAGCGGAAAGTGAGCAATATGTTAAATTGATGTTTCCTGGCGAAATGTCACCAGAAAAAAATATCAAGCGGTTGATAATACACAACTGGTAATGAATTATCGTAAACCAAAGAAACCAGTAGAAACCAAAAAATAGATTATAAAACATATTATAAGGTATGTTATTGGATACCAGAAGAGTATTATAGCCAAGTAATGTCTTTAATTCAAAAAGTTGGGGGTCTAGAAGTATAATAAAATAATCATGAAGAATTACATTATATTGACAGAATCTCAATTAATACAAGTTATAAAGACTATTATAGCTGAAGGCAAATAATTATTTCCATTCTCTTTTAATTAAATGGATATATGAGAATAAAGAAGGGAAAACACGGGAACATTCATTTACCAAGAATCGTATCACCAAAGAAGGAATTGAAACGTCAAGCAACGTTCACCGATTCATGCAGATATGATATTGGTGATGACCAAAGCGATATCAATAAGTTATATGGAATCGGGTTTTTACCATGGCACAGAAAGAATTCAATAAGATTTGGTTGGAGATATGTGAAGGAAACCGATAAGATTGAAATCCTGGCGTATTGGTATATAAACAGCACCAGATACAATGAAAGCATATGTTTTGTGGATATCAATCAGAAATGTGCATACAGCATCAAATGGATTGGCAATGGTTATGAATTGAAGGTGGATGACATATCAAAGACAATCAATATGGGTAGCCATAATTTTGGTTTATATGTTATATCCATACTTCGGCGGGAATATGAAAGCCCCACATGATATTGTTATTGAAATTTCATCCCACTAATCCTTAAGTTTTATATTAGTTATGAATATTAAATAAAATACCCCAAAAATTTTTTTCACTTTGGGCATTATTTTCTAAGTTTTCAGTTTTTTACCAAAAATTTTTTCACATTTACCAATAAAATCCAATTTCCCAGAAAAAATTTGGAATATATAGTATATTTGTGTAAATTTCATTTATTAAAAAGTTTAAACATGGAAAAAACAAAAATCGTTAAAAATAACGAAATGACCGCAGAAATTCTCAAGGAAATGTCAGAAGAAGGGTTTTGGATTTTATTCGAAAGACTTTCATTGAAAAACAATTATCCTGAAATATTTCAGCATATTAATTGTACAACCTGGTGAAGAATCTTTTCTTAGAGAAAGAATTGAAGATGAAATTGAATATTTACAAAATTACCTTAATGATAAAGAAAAAAATTGGAGTAAACACAAACGTACTTACCAATTATTAGATAAAGAACATATGAGGTTTGACCAAAGTGGCTACGAGTCAGTAACGGGTGAGGTAACAATACACAATACGGGAATATTAAATAAATTCGCTGATTTGGGAATATATGATTATACAAGTTTCCTATTCTTGGATTTCTATAAAGGCAGTGGAACCATATATTTGAAATATTGGGACAATGACGAGTATCTTGAAGAAGATGATTTAGGTGGTCTTACTACATCTGAAATAATATATAGGATTTTTGAATTGACGATTTTTACAAATAAAGTAAAAGAAAGAAGATGGTGAAATGACAAAAAATTTTTTTTCAATTTTACTATATTTTTCCAAAAAAAATTTTTGTTACGGGATTGACCCCTGTTTAGACCCCCTAAAAATGCCTATATAGAGGGGGGATACCATGGGGGAGGGGGTAGGTAGGGTGCATATAGGTAGGTAGGGGGTAAACTAGACAAAATCCAGCCGCCCCCCGTACCTGCTGAACTTCAGCATGGCTTTAACAAATGATTAACCTATTGTGTGTTCGTATATGGATATGTTTCGTATATTTGCTTATTCAATCACCTAAACCTTTTACGCCATGCAAATCAAGACTTCTTACGCGCACCCAGTGAACTTCAGTGTTGATGTGAACATCGAAGACGGTTTCATCAGTTATAATGTTAAGGTATCCGAAACCGAGTTGGAGATTACCTACTCATATGCCGATACTCGCACGGGTGTAACCAAGGCGCAGATTAATGCGGGTGCAGACTTCATCCGCGAGAGCCTCAAAAATCGCACCCTGCACCTGCCCACCTTCATTCCCATTGCAGACATCGCAGATGTTGACCAATGGGATGGTGTTGCGGAGCAAGTGTATCCCGAATAGGCTCACCACACACATTCAATGCCCACCGATTGGTGGGCATTTTTTTTGCCCCAACCCGACGGGGACTCGACCGCCGTTAGATTTTCTCTAGTTTCAAAGTGCTATGATAAAACTAGAGAAAATCTCGGAAGCCCCAGATTCCTCCTCGGTTGGTTTAACAATACATTAGCGATGTATTAACATGATATTAGCAAAAGGTGAGCGTATCTTTGTGGCTCACCTAAACCACCGCATGAGTCGAGCGGTTCACCAAACGACACCACACCATGGCAAACCCAATGCCCGCTGCTTCTCTCCTGCACCTGATTTCCGAAGAAACCAAAGAACTGAAGGGCGCACCCTTCACCGTGCGTTCCAAGCGCACGGGCGTAGACTTCACCTACAAGGTGACCCAGTCCGTTTTCAAGGACGTGCGCTACTTTCACGTCAAGGTCGAGAAGATGCTTGATGGCATCCTCGGCTTTTACTACCTCGGCTACTTCCGTGCCGATGAGGGGAAGATTTTTGCCAAAGGTCGTGTGCCCGTGGAAACCCCTTCTGCCCTCGCCATTGGCTGGGTGCTGCGCAAGGCATTCGCAAAGGATGCTGCTGCGCTTGATGAGGGCGTGGAAGCGTTCAACCTCGGTTCGTGCTGCGTGTGTGGTAAGCGTCTGTCCGATGCTCGTAGCATCGAGTTGGGTATTGGTCCCGTCTGCCGTGGTGAGCGTTAATCGCTTTCATCCCCGATATTGAAACCCCGTCCATGTGACGGGGTTTTTTGTTTCTATCCCTAAACGAATTTAAAGCCTTTTACGGGCGTTTCTTGTTCCAATAGTATCCTACTATTGTTTTCTGATTATCGTCTATTGTAGGGGGTTCTAAAACGATTAAGCAAAACGGACAACCAAAACGTGGGAACAGACATTCTTGCTGTGAGGCTGAAGCGACGGGACGCTTCCCCAGTTCGGATTTTGTCTAGTTTTATGTTATTGTTGTGAAACTAGACAAAATCTTGCCGCCCGTACCTGCTGAGCGATGGGGTTTGTCTTTAACAATACATTAGCAATGTATTAACATTTTATTTGGAAATTGTGTGCGTATCTTTGTGGCTCACCTAAACCACCGCATGAGCCGAGCGGACAAACGGCACACACCATGGGTCTTGATATGTACATTCAGCGCCGAGTTAATGGCGGTCAGTCCGAGCAGGTTGGCTACTTTCGGAAATTCTACGCCCTCCATGATTGGATTGGCATTCATGTGGGTGAGGTTGAGAACCTTGCCCCCGTTGTCCTGTCCGAGGAAGTCCTTCAGAACTTGTCCATGACGTTGGAAAATGTCATGGATTGTCCCGAATTGGCTCGCCTGACCTTTCCACCCGAAAAGAACTACGGGGATATTGACCCGTGGTATTTCCATCGGGTCGGAACTGCCTTGGAGTTGGTGTGGAAACTCCGTATGGAGGCTTCCGTTGCCCTTCAAGAGCGTGGCGAAGTCCACGAACTTGAATATGTGGCGTGGTGGTGACCTTGCCCGTATCCCACAAAGCCCGTCCGATGTGACGGGCTTTTTTATTTTCATCCCTTACCCAATTTCAAGCCCATTACGGGCTTTTTTCATTACTGATGGTATCTACATATCACCCGAAGATTATCGTTCAATTTTGGGCGTTATAATGCGTTTAAGCAAATGGTCATCCAAAACGTGGGAACAACGATTTCCCTGGCGACGGGACGCTTCCCCAGTTCGGATTTTGTCTAGTTTTAGATTTTAATAGTTTCAAAACTAAACAAAATCTGCCCGTCCAAAGCCAGGTCGCAGACTGCCAAAATCCTTTAACAATACATTAGCACATCATTAACATTATATTTGCATATTGCACCCTATCTTTGTTGCAGTTCTTTGATAGACGGACTATCTTACATAGCCTTGCAGGTGCAAGGTGGGTAGATGATATTTTAACTTTTTTTCACCTAAAAAAACCTAAACACATGGCACAGAAAGTTCAAATGAGCGTACTTGATTTCGTATTATTTATGCTCCGTTTCACGCACCGCCACATGGCAGGATTGACCGCTGAAACCTGCCTTGATAATGCCCAAATGAAGGGTGGTAAAGCCACCGCTGCAAAGTATGGTGGTTATGTCACGAAGTTGTCACGGATAACGTGGAATCACTCCGTGGACTACGAAAACGCAGTCAAAAACAAACTTGTAAAGTTTGGTCTTGACCCCGAAGCGTTTATCGCAGGTGAGCATAGGTTTGCAAAACGTGCGCTTTGTGACGGAAAGTTGACCACTATGGCTTATCACAAAGATGATGAACATCTACCTATATCCGAGCGTAGGTGGTATCTTGTGGCTTACATCATGGACGGCATCGTAAAAAGCAAATATGCTTACACGGATGCCAACGGCAACGAAGTTGATGCTGATACGCTCCATGCCGACCTTTATGATAAGCGTTCACGCAAACAAGCGGATGCAGGTCTAACGGAAATTGAGCAGCAGGTAATCTATCGGAATTATTCGGTGGAAAATTTGCGGAACATTCGCTTTGAAGGCTACGATATTGACATCGTGCAGTAATACAATGCCACCCGAAAGGGTGGCATTTTTTTTGGCTAAAATTTAACGTTAACAAACCCTTAACAATCGGAAAATCTGGCTGCCACCGTTCGGATTTTGTTTAGTTTTAGATTGGTATTACAAAACTAGACAAAATCTGCGCTGGGGACGCTGGCTGAGGCACGGGTGGGTTGCGCTTTAACATATGATTAACCCCAAGTATTATGTGGGGATGAATATGCGATGTATATTTGCTTATTCAATCACCCCTAAATCTTTAAGTCATGCAAATTAATGGTTCTTACGCCCTCCCAAGCATCTTCAATGTTTCAGTTGAATTCAGTGACAACAGGAACATCACCTACAAGGTAGAAGCCGACATCGAAAAAAGGAAGTCGCTATTTCCGTGGATTTGGCTGATGGCACTTTCACGGATGCGGAACGTGAGGAAGGTGCGAATTTCATCTGTGCGAGTCTTGTGGATGGCTCTTTACATCTGCCCTCGTTCATCCCTCTGTCCGATGTGGAGGACATTGAGCAGTGGGATGGCATCCATGAGGCTCTCCAAGCCTGACAATCCTCGAAACGGATTCGATGCCCGACCGAAAGGTTGGGCATTTTTTGCGCTTGAGTGGCGGAAGTTCTGGATACCTGCTGGTTCCCAGTCAGAGGATTTTGTTTAGTTTTAGAAGGGTATTACAAAACTAGACGAAATCCAACAGGTGACAGCCAGGAAGTGTGCAACGTATTTGCGGTGGATATGTTGTGAAAACATTAACATTATATTTTTGGTTATGGTCATGTTCTTTGTATATTTGATTATTATTACACCTTAAACCTTTAATCGTTATGAACAACTACATCATCATCAGTCGCACCTTTGTTGAGGTTACCCCCGATAGCGCAGAGGACGGGGAATTTTCCGACCACGGCTTCATTGACGAGCGTGTTGAGGTCACCTTCCCCGAATTGGTAGACCTCATGTACGAACACTGCCACCCCTCATGTTCCCCCAATGACGGAGGAACGGATGTATGGTACTCAACCGAGATGTACACTTCCGATTTTGGGGATGGAACGAACCGCCAAGAAAGCATCCACTTCCATAAGGATAACACCCCGAACATCGCCAAATATTGGAAAATGGCGGCAAGGGCGGCAGGACTTGTGGAGTAGTCGCCCACCACCCCCGAACATCCCAGCAGAGATGCTGGGATTTTTTTGCTCTAATAGAACTTCAGGCCCACAGCTCCAGATTTTATCTAGTTTTAAAACTAATCGTATTACAAAACTAGACGAAATCTACCCGTCCCGCGTGCCTCAAGTGCCTGAAGTACCACTTGTTCCCCTTTGTGATAACATTAACAATCAATTTGATTGTTTTTAGTTTATGTGGTGTATATTTGCTTATTCAATCACCTAAACCAATTTTATGAAGCACTTTATTTTTCTTCTCATTCTTACGGCTATTTATTTCATTTTGTTTCTCACAATTTTTCTGCCATATTTCTTGTGGCATTTCAAAAACACCCCCAACTCGCTCATGTGAATAAGGGTTACATTCAGAAAGTAAGAAAAGTTTTCATAAACGATTCAAAACGCCCCCAAACTTTCTGAACATGAAAAAAATCATCTTCCTTCTGTTCGTATCCATTTTTTTTGCATCTTGCATGACCACTCGCACAAAAGTCGGTGGGTGCTACTACTACTATCGACCGAGCATGAAAAACGCCAAATGGCGTTATCTATAATTTTCATATGGCAAGCATCGTTCCCCCTGACATTTCCATGTCGGGGGTTTTTTTGTCCACCAGCATAACCTGGCTGGATGAATCTGGATTTTGTCTAGTTTTACAACAGTATTGCCAAACTAGACGAAATCTGGAGCTGTTCGAGTCGTCCCTCAACAGTTCGAGACGTTATGAGAACATTAACACTCGATTTGTTTGTGTTTCGGTATTTATCAGTATATTTGTATAACAAAACACAATACGCCATGAAAAAAGATTATCTACTACGGATTTCCATGTTGCTTCTGCACACCATCTATGTGCTGACCGCTTTTCCCATCTTGGTATTACAATCCATATGGAAATGGAAGGTGGAATTATTGGATAACCTTTTTACAATTACTTCAGACATTGGCGCATCCTTCTAAAAATGTTCTTCAAGGAGCGTGAACCCAATAGTTACGCAAACTATTATCAGCACATCAGTTTAAAATAGTTCAAGGGTTATAGGTGAAACCCCGTCCGAAAGGGCGGGGATTTTTTGCCCTGAAGAATACGGCGGCTTCCCTGGTGAGATTTTGTCTAGTTTCAAAGTGTTATGATAAAACTAGACGAAATCTGACCTGATGCGGGCTGGACCTGCTGGTGGTGGGTATCTTGTGAAAACATTAACATTTGAAAACATCGTATTACCGATATGGGGTGTATATTTGCATAAACAATAAGACATGAAACTGAATATCGCAACAAAACTGAACGAACTTCAAGAGGAGGTTCTGAAAATTGAAAACGAGGATGCCCGTCACTTTGAAATCAAAGAAATTGCCGAGATGGTAACGGCATGGTATGATGGAAATGTCGAGAGGCGCAGAAGGATTGCAGAAGAAAAAAACTTCACCAAACAACACCAGTAATATGCACATCACAAGACATCGCACGAAACTCGCATGGAGGTGCTTCAAAAAGTATCTTCAAGACAAAAGCATCCCAAATGTGTTCGCTCGTGTTTATTGGGCGTTCATGTCCGCACGTTGGTATTTCCTTTATCCCAAATGTAGTTTCCAAAAAGATTAGGGTTTAGGTGTTTTTTCATAGGTTAGCAATCATCCCCCGACATTTCCATGTCGGGGATTTTTTTGCTCAGCCAATGAAGTCCTGGTTTCCCCGTGTAAGATTTTGTCTAGTTTTAAAAACGTATTACAAAACTAGACAAAATCTGACCTGATGCTGTGCAGGTAGGTTGCACAGCAAAACGGTTTAACAACGTGTTAACAACATCATTCGGATATGGGGTGTATATTTGCATAAACATTAAAACCTAAACACTATGCCCTACATCAGCGAGAAAAAACATGGATTAAGACAGACGGTTGGAGAGGTTACGTTCAACCCGTCAATGCGGTGGGATGCTGCAACTGCACAGGGGATTGGAGTGATTCACCCTGCCCCACAAGTGTGGTCTTGGAGGAAATCAACGGTTTCAAAAAACTGTTGAAGGCAAACGGCATCCAACACAAAAGAGTGGTAACACAATCGAGCAACGTGTTCATGGTGAAGGTGAACATATTGGTTCACCCGAACGACAGGGAACGCGCCTTGGAATTGGCAAAAGAGCATGAGCAAAACACCCGACTATTCTATCGGGTGTCATAAGATGGTGTTTTTTCATAGGTTAGCAACCCCCCGATGTTTCCACATTGGGGGTTTTTTTGTCCGTCTGGAGGAGGTTCTGGTACCTGCTGGTTTCCAGTCAGAGGATTTTGTTTAGTTTTGAAACTAGTGGAATATAAAACTAGACAAAATCTTACCAGAAGCGGGCTGGCTCCTCCTGAACACGGGCTTTAACATAACATTAGCAATCGGAATGTTCGGTATTACGTTATCCGTTGTATATTTACATATCACCAAAAACAAAAAACACATGACAACTGCAATCGCTCAAACCTGCAACCAACTCGGCAAAAGGGAATTTGACCCTGCCGAAACTTTGGCGTACTTCAAGGCTCACGGCTTTCTCTTTTGGTCGTGGGGTGCTTCAAAATTCACCAACTTCAATAACTTGGGGTTGTGCTTCAAAGTGAATGGGCATCACCACAAGGGGTACGTTTTCGTGGCTCTTGATTGGTCGGACACCTTCGATGTCCATATCATCAACACGCAAGGTCGGGTGCTTGACACCTACAATGAGGTTTACATTGACGAACTTTTCAACGTCATTGACAACCGAATTGAGAAGATAAAGGACTACGTGCGATAACTCAAACCGCCCCCGATGTAATGTCGGGGGTTTTTTCTATTTTTGTTAAATAAATCTAATATCATGGAACTTGTAGCAATTATCATATCATTGTTGTTAGTAATCCTTTATTTATATGCTCGTTATGTTGAATTAAAACATGTGAAAAATTTAAAAGATGAATATATTCTTTCGTTAGAGGATTTTGTCGATAAACAAAAGATTCATATTAACACATTAGAGGAACTGGTTAGTGTGTATAGACAAAAAGATAAATATAATGAAGATGTCATACAGGCAAAAGATGGTATAATTAAAGCGTATGAAACACAGGATAAATATTATTTGAATTAAATTTGGTTTGTAAATATAAACGTATTACCTTTGCAACATATTAATAACAATTAAAAATAAAAAGTATGACAAAGATTTTCAATGGTACTCCCCACGCCATCAATGTAGTTGATAACGGCACTTTTGATTCTGCTCTGCGTAAGTATGTGACAGACACCCCCAACGTGGTTGCCTCAATCCCTTCCAATGGGGTGTTGAGCGCAAAAATAGTTACGAAGGATGGTGACCCTATCAATGGCATCCCGACCTTTTTCAAAGGTACCAACGGCTTTGACCCCATCCCTGACGGGTATGACGTGGTAATCGTTTCCGCTCTTTACGCTTCTGCCGTTCGGTCGAATGGCTTGACAGATACGTCGAAACTCTTTACCGTGGCTGACCCCGTTTATTCCACGGACGGCAAGACAATCCACGGATGTAGGGGCATCTGCCCTTTCATTTAAGACATAGTGTTTTTCATAGGTTAGCAATCACCCCCTGACATTTCCATGTCGGGGGTTTTTTTGCTCAGTACTCTTGGCTCGTGCGTCCCAGTCGGGATTTTGTCTAGTTTTAAAACTAATCGTATGACAAAACTAGACAAAATCCTTTCAGGCGGGGCCAGGCGGATTCCAAAACAGACCATTAACAGAAAATTAACGGGTGGGATGTCGGGTAATACAGAATAAAGTGTATTTTTGCTGAAAATAATTTAATATGAAAAAGACATTGATAATTCACCCAAAGGACAGAAGCACGGATTTTCTCAAACCGATATATGAGGATATAACCTATAAGACAATCATTTCGGGTGACTTAACAAGATTGCACGTTTTATCTGAAATTAATAGCCATGACAGGATAATAATGATGGGGCATGGTTCACCGATGGGATTGTTCGGGGTGAATTTTAATTGTGGTTTCATTATTGACGAACTTGCGGTGGAATTATTGAGAAAAAAGAAAACTATTTCATTTGGTGTTATGCCAGTGAATTTGTTAAAAGGCATAAGCTGAATGGTTTTTCCACTGGAATGTTCATAAGCGAAACCTATGAAGCAATGAGTTGTGGTGTTACTGCAACGAAGGAAGATGTTGTGAATAGCAATTCTGTGTTTGCTGAAATGATGCGTAAAACTATAATGAAAGAACAAAGCGAGGTGTTTAATAGCGTTTCAAAAGCGTATGACAAGTACGCAAAAGAAGCCAATAACAATGTGGCAAGGTATAACCATGAAAGGTTGATATTGATATAATGTCTTTTGAAAACTTTAACAAATAATATTTGGTTTTTATTTTCAGGTAATGTAAATTGCATCAAACCTTAAATCAAAAGTTATGAGAAACTTCAATGAATTTTATTCGTACATTCTGAATCTTATGAAGGATGAAATCTCTATCACGGGAACGTATCAAGGAAAATTGTTTTGTCTGGTTGATGACGCAAATAATATTTGTACTGCGGAAATCCCCAACAAGAATTTGGATGATATGGGTGATTTGTTTTTGAAAGTCATGCAAACCCAACATCTTATTGATGAGTTTCCCGTTCGACTGCGAAACGATGGTATGACACCTTTGGCGTTTGCCCACACGGAATTGTTTTATTCCGAAACATCATCAAGGATTGCTTTCATCAAGATTGCCATAGATGATGATGGTGATAATGTTGTTTTGGAACATAAAAAATATGAAATCAAAAACAATGAAATCATTGTGGATGAAAAGGGTAATCTGAAAAAACAAAAAGTGAAACTGGTCGAAATCGAAGAATAAAAATATAAAAGTTTTTTTTGGTGAATTAAAAATTATTCATAACTTTATCAAAACTTAAAACATGGAACAAGAAAAAATGGTAAAATGTCTTTTCTTCTTTGATGAGATGAAGAATAAGGCGATGAAAGAAATCCGTGAAACGGGTACGTTGCACGCTGCGATTTTTGCTCTTACCGAAAAGGAAGATAATGGTAAGAAATGCGTTGCTGCTGCGATGATACCGAACTTCATGGGAAAAAACGGAATTGAACTTCTGACTTCGGTGATTCGCCTTACAATAGGGTTGAGGATGTTCGTGGACAAGGTTGAAGAACAAGAGGAAACAAAAGTCATCGCTGTTTTTCATTGCGAATTGTTAGATGATGAGAACGGACAAAAGTTGTACACGATGCGGAAATTTTGTGATAATGGGAATGATAGTGATGACAATATCAAGGTGTACAATCTTGTTCATGGCGATAGCACCGTTGATGAGAACGGCAACATCGTAGCACCCGAACTTGAATTTGTGGAGGATGAGGAATGATTTGATTTAAGGTTTAGGGTAGTCCCCGTCCGAAAGGATGGGGATTTTTTTGCTCAGCCTGGCCGTCGCCTGGTTATTACCTGTCGGATTTTGTCTAGTTTTGTGTTGTTTTAAAACTAGACAAAATCTCTACTGTTGGGCCTGGATGCTCCAAAAAAACTTCAAATATTTTTTGGTTATTCCAAAATACATTGTATCTTTGCTGAAACAATAAACAATGAATAATAACAAAATGAAAGGAAAAAGAATTCGGTTGATTAAAATGGTAGACCCGCAAGCCGTTCCGAACGAAACCACGGGAACAATCACCCATGTGGATGGTATAGGTCAGATTCACGTTAAATGGGATAATGGTAGGAGCCTTGCCATCATTCCCGAAGAGGATGAGTACGAGATAATCGATTAGGAACTAAAGAAACTTTGTAATAACTTTGCGCAAGATTTGTTAAACAATAATTAAAACTTAAAAAAATGCGTTATTTGAAATTGACTTATGCAGGAAAGAATTCCCCCACATTGGTGAACATGGATGATGTTCGGACGATGTACATGGTATCTGACCCGAATGGTCGATACGAGCCGTCAACAAAGGTTGTTTTCAAAAATGGTGAATACATAAACGTGTCGGAGGACTTGCAGACAATATTGAAACTGACCCAGGATTTCAATTCGGGCAAGTATCAAGAAACCGATTGGGAAACCCCGCCAATCGTTCCTAGCGTCCAACAAAGGATGGAAAATTCCTTCACACGTAGGAGATACAATCGCGAACGCAATTTCAATCACGAAAGCGCGTACAACGATAATCAATGGTAGTTGTTCATGGTGTTTTATGTTTTGCCCCCGTCATACAAATGGCGGGGGTTTTTTATTGTCGCTACTGGAACTGTTCAGGCCCACCAGTCGGGATTTTGTCTAGTTTAAGACAGGTATTACAAAACTAGATAAAATCTTCCCTGTCGTGGGCTGGCGTGTTGTAACCTATTTACAATCCAAGTGTTAGGATAATTTTAACAATTAAAAATTGGATAGATTTTGAACATGATTTAGTTTTGTGTCAGAATAAAATTAAACCATATGAATTTGAATGTCGCACAAAAGTTGGCAAACGACCTATTGATTGAACATGGTCTTGTTCAGAAAGGTTGGTACTTTCAATTTGATAATAGCAAAAGGCGTTTCGGTGTTTGCAAATATGGTAAAAAGGTTATTGGTCTTTCACGGGAATTGACGTTGCTCAACGACGTTGTAAATGTTAAAGATACTATCCTGCACGAAATAGCCCACGCCATTGCAGGACGAGGTGCTGGACATGGTTGGTTGTGGAAACAAGTTTGCATCCGCATCGGGGCAAAGCCTGAAAGGTGTTATTCAAGCAATGAGGTCAATACGCCACTACTGAAATATCAAGCAACGTGTGGTGCTTGTGGTGCGCTGCATCAGAAAGCAAAAATGCACAAAAAGGGTGTGAGAAGGTCTTGCAAATGTCAAAGCGGAAAAGATTGGGATAGTAGGGTATTACTTGAATATAAGGCATATTATTGAAAAAAACTTATTATCTTTACATTCTAAAAACACAATCACCATATATTATGAAATACATATTTAGAGGAAATGTTATATTTGAATACATTCCTGAAAAACAGGAAGTGATTCAGAATAAAATACATCAAGTTATACCTGCATTTGATTATTGTAGAATGATACCTGAAGATTACAAATTGTTGGGTGAGTTTTTTGATAAAGCATATAGACACACCAAAGGAGAAGAAATTGTTTTAAATGATATTATAGTAAGTTAAAAGTACAGTCAGGTGGCGAAACGGTAGACGCACGGAAGGCATTCCGATTCTCCCTTGTTAGGAGGCATCCAAAAGCAAGGGCATAGCATGAATACAGGTTCGAATCCTGTCCTGACTACTTAAAAAATAAACTTATGATACTTGTTAAAGAAAATAAGGGATTTGCTGTTTACTTTGATACCAATACCCAAACGTATTTGGTTTTCAAAGATGGCGGATTCTTAATAGGAAACAAATACAAGTTCAGTGATGTAAAATCTTATTTGGATTGATATTCAGTCAGGTGGTGTAATGGTAGCACACGGAGAAGAACTCACCAAAAGGTAGAGCCGACACGGAGTATAGGTTCGATTCCTCGCGCAGGCCCTCATCAAAACACACGCAAATGAACACGCACACGATTGAGGTATCCATCCCATCTAATGTTGACCTTGAGCATACATTTTATGCGGTGTTGGATGCGCTTTGCGCTTCCGACAATGTTACACAGGGGAGGTTGAATTGGTTTTACAAACCATTCGAAAACTAAATTTACAAACCATTCGAAAAAAGAAAAGAGAAAAGTTCGGTTTAGACCTATAATGTGCAATGACCTCCGCGCCCTGCAGTGGTTGAGCGGTTCGATTCCGCAGTGGGGCCTAAACTGCGCTGCACAGGACAAAGCAGCAACACATTATGAACGTTTCGGGGCTTTGCGTAGTAGCCCTTAGTATAAACTTAAAATTAACCACGACACTTGATAGGGCTATTACGCAAAACCCTTGTTATGTGCCGTTAAATTTTTAAAACGATGTCAAAATTAAAAACAGCTCAAGATTTAATTAAAACAAATAACAGTTCAGTTATGGCTGGGTTCAATATGTTTATTCACGGACACCCACCTATTACATTTGCAGATGGTTACCACGATGCTTATGACAGAATGCAAGGTTATGAATTTGCTCAAAAAATGGCAAAAGAAGATGGTATTGCTTTTACAAAAATATTCAAATGTAAAGAAGGGGATTGCCACCCGTTTCAGTATGGCGGTTTCTTCGTGTGTAATAATTGCGGCAGGAAAGGTGTAGATAAAGAATGGTGGAAAATTCAAGTTGAAAAAGACGGAAATGAATTTTGTTGTCACGGATTGGATTTTGTCAACTTGCAGGAAAGTTCAAACTACGCTTTCGGTAAAACGTTTGAAGAAGCAATTTCTAATTACGAAAAGGTTATGTTAGGGTTGTCCGCTTAATGGCACATAACACTCAAATATTCGCATTCGAGACGTGGAGCAATGGAGGAATCCAAACGTCAGCATTTTATGAGGGGGATGAAGCAATGAATTTCATTGCTCGCCACGAGCAAAGTGGCACATTCGCTACATTGCACGTCTTCAAAAATGAGAAAGAGGCCCTACAGGCTTACGAAGATTTTCGTAGCGAGGGGAACTGACCCCTCCCCCCGACCTGCAATGGTTTCAGCGAGGTTCGATTCCTATCTTGGCTACTCGTTCCGTCTAATCAACGGATAATATGCCCCAACCGAAAGGTTGGGGTTTTTTGTTTCTGGCGCTTCCTGCTGTTCTTCTGGAAAGATTTTGTCTAGTTTTGAAATGGTAAAACTAGACGAAATCCAACAGGTACCAGCCAGGCGACGGGCTTGGGCAACCTGTTAACGGGCTTTAACATACAATTAACAACAATTATTTTGATAGCGATTATACGCAACATATCTTTGCATAAACAATTAAATCATAAGCCATGAACGCACAAGAGATTCTGAAAAAACTGACTGAAATTCAAGAAGAAGTCAACACGCTAAAATCGAATGTCGAAAACGCGACCGCCAATTTCAAACTGACCGATGAGCAGATTAATAAAATCGCAAGGTCGGTTGCCAAAAGTATCTCATATGCTGGCGAGAACATCGTTGATGACTACGATTTGTCCATGACCCATCGGGAGGTGGAGTTGAGTGACATCACCTTCAGTGAGCGCAAGTTGATGGAATTCATCGAAGATGCGTTGAAAGAAACCATTGAAGAATTGGTGGAGACCGAGGCGAACTAACCATTCGCCATCGAACGAGCAAACCCCGACCGAAAGGTTGGGGTTTTTTGTTTAACCCCTTCCGACGCTCAGGTAAACAAAACCGTTCGGATTTTGTCTAGTTTTGAATTGTTTTTAAACTAGACAAAATCTTGACCGTCGAGGCCAGGCCGATTGCAATCTATTTGCAATCCAAGTGTTAGGATAATTTTAACAGTTTTTATTTGGTGAACATATAATACCGTTATACTTTTGCTGAAACAAAACACATACGCCATGAATGAAGCAGTTGACAGCAAAAGAATCGGGGACTACCTTATTGAAATCTTCCCCGATAGCAGCCCCGAAAGCCCAAGAGAATGGGATAATTTGGGAACAATGATATGTTTCCACAAAAGGTACAATCTGGGCGACAAGCACGACTACGACCACAACGACTATGACGGGTGGGATGAAATGGAAGCCGCCATTGTCAAGAACGAAAATGCGGGAGTTATATTGCCCTTGTACCTTTACGACCACGGAGGAATAACAATATCCACAAGCCCGTTCAGTTGCCCGTGGGATAGCGGAAGGATAGGTTTTATCTTTGTTTCAAAAGAGAAGATGCTGAAAGAGTACGGGGGAAAAATTGTCACCATGAAACTGAAAGAACGGGTGGAAAAGTATTTGGAAGGGGAAGTTGAAACTTATGACCAGTACCTTCGGGGTGACGTTTATGGCTACAAAATATCCAAGGTGACGACCTGCAATGAAGGACATGAACACAAGAAGTTCCAAGATAGTTGTTGGGGGTATTACGGGGAGGAGGGTGGTTGCATGGAGCAAGCGGAAAGTGTTGTTAATCACTATGTCAAGAAGGACAAAGAAAAGATGGTATAAGGGTAATGCCCCCGACTGAAAATGTTGGGGGTTTTTCTCTTTTTTTTAACATTTGAAATTGGGTATAACAATATAAAAAAATATCTTTGTAGTATAAACATACACACCATGAGAATAGCAGAAGTTAGAATCACCGAAATGAATGTTGGAGAAACGAAAACTTTCAGTATTGAGTTTTCGAGCGCACCAGACCTTATTGTTAAAATTGACAACGCCATTAATGGGGCTAAATGGGAAAAAGAAGGTAGCCTTAATCTTGAGGTTGTGGTGGTGGACGAGGAGCAGTTCCACGATGAAGAATACGAAATGTTGGAGGATGAAAACATCATATTAGGATATTGAAACCACACGCCCTCGAAGAAGCCCCGACCGAAAGGTTGGGGTTTTTTATTGTCTACTGGCGGAACGGCGCTACCGACGGTGAGATTTTGTCTAGTTTTGGAATGATAAAACTAGACAAAATCCAGCCAGCGGGCGAGCTGGGAGCGTGTTGTGAAAACTTTAACATTTCAAATTTGCACATAACCAATATGCAAAGTATTTTTGCTGAAACTTAAATCACATGAAACAAATCGAACTGACCGAAAACGTTATGGTATCCGACCCTTGCTATGAGAAGGGTACATGGTGTCAAGAAGAAATTGTGGTAAAACCAGGGGTGTATTGTGTTATGACCCAAAAGAAAGATGGAAGGGTTGACAAATTGCTCGCCATGCACATTGACCACACGGATGCGAAATTGAAAAAGAAGCCATATTGCACCATTGGTGTTGATAGCGGACAAGCAGGGATTTTCTCTCTTGATACGTTCCGAAACGACAAGGTGTTTGAGGGGGAAGAAAGTGATTTTGCAAAAAGAATGGGGTTGGATGAAGGTGATGGTGAAAAGTGGTATTCCCATATTTGTGACCTAACATTGGGTGAAGATAGTTGGGGAACATACGCCAATGGTGTGGCATCGTCAAGCGGTTGGGGTGATGGTAGTTATGATGTATTCGTTGCCGAAGCCAAGTCGGGCGAAATCGTCGGCATCTTGATTGATTTTGAAGTCGGTGACTATTAACACCACATTAACAAAATAAAATATAAATTGCATAAAAATTGAAACATGAAAGTTATTGCAGCACGTATTACCGAAATGCCGAAAGATTTTTTTGACCCGATGCCCCAAGTCTATGTGACATTGGAGAACGGAAAGGAACAATATCTTTTTGAGTATTACCCCGATGAAATCAGTTTCACCCCGAATGAATTTGTGGGGTTGACAATCGAAGAATGTCGGCATCTCAAATTTCAGAAGGATAAAAGATTTTTAACCACATAAAACAAATCCAAATGTTTGAAACTAAAATTAAACTGAAACAAGGTTGTTCCCTTGACTTAATGAACGGAATTGTCATATGGGATAGAGATAGGTTGGAAACGCTGAGATGCGCCCTGCTACGAAAAGAGTTCGTGGATAGGCTTACGGACGAGGAAGTGATTTTAATCAATGAAAAATGTTTAATATGATGGTAGCAATCTTTGGAATTGTTTGTGGAGTGGCAGGGTTCGCCATAGGGTGGAACTTTTGCAGGAAGGAAACGCTAATTCATCTGCTCGAAAAAGGAGCATTGGACAAAGACGTTTTTAAGGCTGAAATTGAAAAGGATTTTTAATCAACAAACAAATAAACAATGTTAAGTCACACACGCAAGAGCGCAGGTGGAACATCGTTCCACGGCTCGGAGATTCGCACAACGGCAGGCAAACTCAAAGCGTTGTTCCCCGATTCGTATGACGAGAGCAATGATGGGAGGGACAAGACCAACTACGACTTCACCCTTCAAGACGATGATGGGAACATCGTGACAATCTACGATTGGAAGGAGTACCGACCGATTGGTGACAATGAAATGATTAACTTCCACATCGGAGGTATGAGCCAAGACATCACCGAAAGGGCGAGGATGTACCTTGAAAGCGTCGTATGACATTTATTCGGATGGTTCAGAGAACCCGCCCCGACCGAAAGGTTGGGGCTTTTTTGTGTCCACAGATTCTTCCAGCTCCCACAGCTCAAGATTTTGTCTAGTTTTGAATCCGCTGTTTACCAAACTAGACAAAATCCCGAATCGCCCAGCCAGGTGGTGCTGGTAAAATGTTAATGGTTTCATAAAAAGAAAATAAGACTGAAAATAAATTTGGTGCATATGAAATTTCAGACTAAATTTGCATCATAAAACTTTTATCACCATGAGTAACAAACTCGCAACCACGCCCCTGAACTGGGGTGTCCGCACGGAGAGCCTGACAACGGAGTCGGGCATCGTTCTGAACGACTATGTGTCCCTTGTACGGGATGACACGAACGTTCCCTTGTCGGTGGTGTCCAGCACCTATCATCCGTTTCAGAACGAGCAGTTAATCGAATTGCTTGAGAAGGTGTCCAAACAAACGGGTGTGGGCATCCACAAGAGCGGATATTTCGGGGATGGACAGAAGGTGTATATCCAATTAAAAACGGATGACCTTGCCATGCCCAACGACAGGGTGGAAGGCTTCGTGACGGGTATCAACTCTTTCGATGGAAGCACATCCCTTGCTTTCGGGAATAGCACCATCACGATTTCTTGTCAGAACACCTTCTTTGCTGCCATGCGGGAACTGAAGTCCAAAATTCGTCATACAAAAAATATGATGATAAAGGTGGATGAAGTTGCAGCATCCCTTGACAAGGCACTTATCGAAGAGAAGAAGATGTTCGAGCGTATCAAACGCATGAGCGAAGTCCGCATGACCCCGCAGGTGAAAGACCTTGTAATGAGGGCTCTTTTCGACCTTGACAGCACCCTTGACCTGTCGAAGGAGGATGCCGTTTCCACGGTGACGCGGAACAAGATTATCAAGTACGAAATTGACCACCAAACGGAAGTCACGCAGAAGGGTGACAACCTGTGGGGTCTCTTTTCGGGTGTGACCCGTTACACCACCCACACCGCCACCAAGAATGACACGGAGTCCAAACTCTTCGGGGTCTATGCGGGAAGGGAACGCAAGATTTTCAATGAACTGGCAGCGTTCGCCAACTGACCTGAAACAAACCCCCATCGTTTCCACGATGGGGGTTTTTAACTTTTTTTGTATTACGTTTAATTTGATTATTTTTGCGTCGGAAATATATTTATCATTAAAACAGAAAGAACATGAATAAGAATGAATATAGCGTTCGAGCCAACAAGGTTGAACAAGAAATGAACAGGATTGCAGAATTGATGAACACGCCGAGAATTGAATTAAACGAATCCAGCCTATCCCGTGTGTGGAGGCATACAGAGGAGTATGACATCGCCACAATATCGGCGTTCAGGAACATGAATGTAAATTGTCTGAATTACAGCGAGAATGTCGAGGAAGGACATGAATTCACATACAAAGAGAACAAAAGAGAGGAACAGGGATTTATTGTCTGTATTGTTGCAGAAGGGTTATGGGGTGACGAAAATCATGGGCAATTATATCGAGAACTTCAATACCGAAAGTGCGGTTGAAGTCGGTGAAGAATCTTTCTTTGTTGTGAACAAAAATTCGGATGAAGATTTCTTCCCCACGCTGATAAAACTGGCGAAGTATTTTTGTCAAGACAGCGTATTACTTAAACCAAAGGGCGAGGATGCTTATTTGTATGGAACAAACAATTCCGAATTCCCAGGTCTGGGTAATACAATCAATTTGGGTTCGTTCAAAGGTGGTGAAGAAGCGGAATTCCATTCCCGTGTTGGCAAATCAAAAAGACCATTTTTCTTTGCGGAAGATTTCAATGTCGCAAGTCGCCATCTGATTTCAACAAAAGCAAAAAAGGTTCTATCGCAAATCTGATATAAAATCATATCAATCAAAAACCCCGCAAATATGTGGGGTTTTTTTATGCTCAGTCTGGTGGAAGCCTGGCTGGCATCGATAGGATTTTGTCTAGTTTTGAAACTATTAAAATCTAAAACTAGACAAAATCTTTCCAGCGGCGGGGGCTGGGAAAAAAAACTTCAAAAAACTTTGAAAAAAATTTGGTTAATACATATTGATTGTATAATTTTGCATTAAAACGTAAACACATGGAAAAGAAAACCAAGCACACCCTTTTGAAGGGAGAAGGCATCAACCAACACACCTTGTATGGTGATTTCAAGGTTGAAGAGAAGGAATCGTTCAGCCGTCTGGTCGTAACCAAAAACAGCGTTCTGCGACATGAAACACCCACAGGCGAGTTCGCTGAACACAAGCCCCTTTCGGTGGACAAAGGAAAGTGGAGCATGGGAAGGCAGGTCGAGTACAATCCCTTTGAAAACAGAATTAGTGCAGTATTTGATTAATGTCAAATTTTGCGTAACATTCATACCTACCATTAAATTCTTTTTTTGGTAGGTATGAATTATTCTTATTGTTGTTTTTTATCGTTACTTCAATTTCACTAATATATTTAGCATCGCCATTAATAATTTTTAATATTTCAAAATTGTACGGCATTTTATTTTTCCCCCTAAATCTCTGTGAAATTGAATTGAAAGTTTTACCTACTTTGAAAAATCTCTCATCATTATCCCAACATTCTAATATGTATAATTTGAATGAATCAAATTTATTTGATTTTAGACCTTTCTGTTCCCATAATCGGTAACTCCAAACACCATAATTCATACCACATTTTTTACAACCTTTTCCATTCAAATGATTATTAGGTCGTTGGTTAAATTCCCCATGAACAGAACAAATTATTTTAACATCAGTTTTTGTATTTACATATTTTGATAATGAATAATCGTAGGTATTACCATGAACACTAATTGCTTTATCTACAAAATCTTGTGTTGTCAATTTCCCTGTTTTTCCACATTTTGGGCAACCATATCCATTTAGATGGTCGTTAGGTCGTTGGTTAAATTCCCCATGAATATGACATAATATTGTGACTTTTGTTGTTGAATTAATTATAACACATTTTGAGTAATCATATTTATCACCATGAACTTTTTTAGCTTTTTCAATAAAAATATCAGAGTATTTCGGTTTGATAGATTTTTTTACTATTTCTTTCTTAATTTTCTCTTTTACCTTTCTTTTACTTTTATTGTATTGTTTCAATTTTTCTTTTCTTTCTGGTGATAGATTTTTATAATAATTTTTATCATATTCCAATCTCTGTTTTTTTATTTTCTCTATATTGTTTTTCTTGTACTCCCTGGCTCTTGCCTTATATCTTTCTCTTTGTTCTTCCGTTAAGTCTAACCATTTCATATTGCTATTTATCAATAAGTATTATCTCATAACCCAAAAATATAGTCCACAAAAAATTTTTTTGGGATTATTTTGTTGTATCAAACTATTTTTGTTATATTTGCATAAACAACACGCAATGTATAATATTAAAAGAGAATGTTGGAATGAAAAAACATATAATGGATATGTTGATGCCCCATATTGGCGTATTACCTTTTCATACTATATAATTGGATTAAAAGACAATGGAGAGTTTTGGGCTATTAATGGAAAAGGTATTGATGTGAACACGCATTATGTTAAGGATATGCTAAACAGAATTATTACAGAATGTAATTTGAATATAACACTTTCTTAAAAACAAAACACGATGGTAAAACTTGCACAAAGAACTATCTGTCCCAATGGACATGACATATCTATTGGACTAACTGGTAACATTGGTTACGTTTCAATCACAGATACTAATTTATATCCAGATGATGATAGTAGAAGTGAGAGAAGGGATTTAAATTATCATATAATGATGATACCCTTATTGACCAGGAAAGACTTGATAGCTTTAAGAACTGCGATTGATGAAGTTTTAGAAAATTCAAAATAATATATCACCATATTTTTGATAAAGTATAACAATTTTTTTCTTATATTTGTAAAACTAAAACAATAACAATCATGGCTAATCCGTTAGTACATTCAAAGAGTTCAGTTAAACGCTGGGGTGGGCAAATATCCGATTACCTTCCGCTTCACGAGCTTATTGATTCACCAAAAGCTACGATGAACAACAATTCGGTAAGATTGCTTACGCATAACACATGGTTTGCGTATCACATCATGCCCAAGATTTTCGGCTACAACATCACCAATTCGGATGGCAAGTCCGTTGATGTGGTGGACATCGCCATGTTGCATATTGCCGAGGATTTTCGTATGAAATTCGTTCCAACCCCCAGGATTATTTGCAGCACCTACAAGTTCAGCCGTGGATGAACAATGGGGTAAAAGTATTAGAGAGTGAAGAAGCACAAAACATTGTTAAACAATTAAATGATAAATTACATGAGCAAGAAAACTAAAACAATCGAGTTCAGAATTGAAACGGAAGAACAAGCCATCCAAGAATGGAAGAAGTTAGGTATTACATCATGCGAAATGCAATTCAGTTGCGGTGGCGACAGCATGAACGACTATTCCTTTGAATTTTTCAAAAATGGTGTTGGTGTCATTGAAAGCAAAGAGTTGGATAATTTTTTCGACAACGAAGTTTTCAAAAGGGTGGAGTTTTATGAGGCTTCTGATGGACATTACATCGGTGAGGCTGGTTCGGTTGAAATCACGTTGGTAGAAGAAGATGATGAAGAACCTTTCTTAAATTATTCCAAATCATCACAATCCGAATGGAACGAAAGTTTCACAGAAACGATTGATGTGGAATTGACAGAAGAAGAAACCAATTTTCTGAATAGCAAGGTTCGGAGGGTTTCTGCTGATGAAAGTAACGAACCTTTTTATATCTACAAAAAGGACTGCATATTGTCCAAACGTGAAATGGAAATAAGAAATAAATTGGGTAGAAGATTGGATGAAATTGCCCAAGACCATGACATCGAAACCGCAGTAGGTGATAAGCAAGAGTATTACCAATGGGAAATCAATACCGATGATACAGAGGTAAACAAATTGCGTGTTTCAAGGTCATACGTTGTTTACAAGGATGATGACACTTTTTAATTCAAATAAAAACAAACAGAATGGAAATTATTATTGACAACGCATCGTTTCCGTATGACATTGGTTGCCGTCTTATCAAGACGAAATACTCCGAATGTCCATTTGATGAACTCAAAGAAGTATGGGATGATATTCAACCCATAACATTCAAGGAAATCACAAAGCATTTGGATAACATCGAGAAAAGAAGGGTCGCCATAAATTGTTTGGGCATCAACCGACTTGTGAAGGAAGTTGAACCGAAACTGCTGGACACCCAGACAATCAAGAAAACAACGGCATGGGTGAATGACGATGGCAAGTTGGAAGCGTTCAATTTTGAGGACACCTACGAACTTTACCAAGTCGAAGCCAAAAAATTGGGTCTTGAAACAACCCAAGAGAGTAGGAACTATTTTCACTATGTCCGATGCAAGGACACATCAACGGACAGGGAATATCTTTTGTGGGTGGATGCCATAGACGTTTACAGGCATAACAACAATTCACACGGATGGGTTTCAAGTAATGTGAACTATGGAACGAAAATAAACGCCATCCAAGCCATCGCATGGACAATCCAAACGGACATCAAAGAGGGTGGTATTGAGAAGATTGTTCGGCAGGGAGATTGCATCCTTATCAAAGAGAAAAGGAAGGTTGAAAGGGGGTCGGAAAGGCATCTGACAGAGGAAGAATACAGGGAACTGCTGGTTGCTGAAAGTTGATGTTGTTGTGTGTTTTGTTTATCCCCATCCGAAAGGGTGGGGATTTTTTGTCCTTCAGGTTTCTCCTGGCTAATTAGCGGCTGGATTTTGTCTAGTTTTGTGTGTGATATAAAACTAAACAAAATCTTTCCAGGTTGGTTGGCTAATTCTTCAGATAAAAAAAATTTTTGGTTATGTAAATAAAAGTTGTATATTTGCTGAAACAAAAACCAAACACAATGAAAATCGAATTAAAAAACGTCAAGTTCTCCGAGTTCGCATCCGAGGAAACCAACTGCTTCGCTGCCGACCTTTATGTGGATGGTAAGAAGGTTGGATTCTGCAAGAATGATGGTCATGGTGGTAACACCTGGGTTTACAATTCCGATGCAAATACGCTGACCAAATTCCGTGAGGTTGAAGAATATTGCAAGACGCTTCCGCCAATTGAATTCGGTGATTTTTCAATTCCATCCAATTTGGAAAATGTTGTCGATGGTTTGTTCGAAGAGTGGTTGAAAGAGAAAGACAAAAAACGGATGCAAAAGAAGTTGGAGAAGTCCATGCTCAAAGGCATCTGCATTGAAACCGAGAATGGTTTCACGTTGGCAACATTCAAGATGGTTGGCAAGGTTGTCCCATTGGCTGATGCGTTAAAGGTTCAGCCAGTCCTCGAACACATCAAACAATTCTGTATTACAGAGAAGCAAAAAGGGAATAAAATTCTGAATACAAATTTGCCTTTTGAAATATAATTGTATTACCTTTACATAAACAATACACTATGTCATTGAAAGATGCTTTTACAACGGAATTAATTCGCGAACTCAGGAACAGGGGTGTAATCAACATCCTGTGGACGAATGAAGATATTATCGAAACGGCAAAAAATCTTGAAGTCGAATTGACGGATGAAGAGATTGATGATGTTACCACATTGATGGAAGAAAAACATGATGCCAATTATGGTGTCAACTGGTCATTCATTGAGGAATGTATTTGGCAAGTTATTGATAACCGAAAAAAATCAAAAACATGAGCAAAAAAACATACGAAGTTTCTTTTGCAACTCTCCGTTCAGGCAGAGAATCCGCTTGAGGCAGCGAAAGAGGCCAATAGATTAGCCTTCAATGAAGGTGACACATTCATCTACGATGTTGAAGACGAAGAGACGGGCGAGAAGTTCACCGTAGATTTGTCCGAAAACGATGAGGATGCAGTTTTACCCAACAACGATTAAATTTCATATGAAAACAAAAATCGTAACAACACAAGCAATTCGTGAAACCGCATACGACATCGCGGAAGAAATGACTGAAATGTTGGGAACGGAATTCACGGTCACCCTTGTCGAGGGTATGCCACTTGGTGACTATTACCGCATCGAAGGAGAGATAACTGCGGAACAGTTCGAGGAAATGCCTGACATCGAGAACGAATGGCTTTTCGAGAACCCGACCAACGAATGGGTGTCGAAGTTCGGGAAACTTAGCGATACCGAATATTCCAAGACAATCAAGGATACTGTTTTCTACTACAACACCTATTTGTTTGGTGGGAGTCATTATCAGATACTAGTAAGTGGTGAAATGGGTGGCAAGTACGATGTGGAAGAACCCGAAGATATTGCGAGAATATCAAGATAATTTGTGTTTTGTGTTTTGTGCTCCCCCGCTGTTTTTACGGCGGGGGTTTTTGTTCCCGCTGTACGCCCGCCGAGCCAACTGTTCGGATTTTGTCTAGTTTTAAAATCGCGTATGACAAAACTAGACAAAATCTTTTCAGGGACACCAGGCCCAAAAATTTTTTGGTATATCAGAAATAATGTATTACCTTTGTGTTCTAAAACACACACATCATGCAAGACGAAAAAACAGTTGAAATCGTTAATCAGATTACCAATTATGTGAATACCTTTTCCAGAAGGGATGATTTCAATAAGGTAATGTCCACGGAACATCGCACTCTGCAACAATCTTTCACACGTTTGTGCCTGAAATGGTTGGAACACGTTGCTCAAGATGAATATAAGACAGACCCACGGAATGAAGCCAGCAAGAGTACTGCAAAAGAATTGATATCAAAGTTCAGAGAAGAGAAAGGATTTTTACCGTCAGAATTTTTACCTTTGTGTAAAAAATATTTGGTGAACAAAAAATAACTTTATACTTTTACATTCTAAAACATACACAATGACAAATTTGGAAAATTACGATTTTGAAATGTTTTCCCCTGCTGGGAACAAAGCCTGTCAAAGTCTTGTAAAGAAGGTATTCAGGAAGATTGAAGGCAAGACAAGGCTTACCGAAGATGATGTCTATAAACACATCAGAGAAGGTATTAAGAAGGTTAAGGAAAAACATTCTGAAGTGTATGACAGCGAACCAGGTTGGCACATCCAAGAATGGGTGAATAAGAAACTGAAAGAGGTTGGCTATGGCTTCGAGGTATCAAGGTACGATTTCTAATAAACAAAACAAAAACCTACAACTATGGGATTGGATATGTATCTGAACAAGCGCACCTACGTTAAGAACTGGTCGCACATGGATAAGAGTGAATTGCACACGGTGACCATCAAAATGGGTGGTAAGAAAAGGGCTGACATTAAGCCCGAACGCGTGTCTTACATTATCGAGGAGGTCGCCTATTGGCGCAAATTCAACGCTCTGCATGGGTGGTTTGTCACCAATGTTGCCGATGGTGTTGACGACTGCAAGGAGGTCTATGTTTCTCATGAAAATTTGATGGAGTTACATGAGACCCTTCTGAAAGTTCAGGAAATCCTGAACGCTGCGCCCACCGTACAAAGGGAGGTCTCAAACGGGTGGCAAACGGATGGAAATGGCGGGATAAAGGAAACCACGGCTATGATACTTGTTTACGATTGTGAGGAAGAAATCAATGAGGTGTTACCGCCGACCCCAGGTTTTTTCTTTGGAAGCCAAGAAATCGATGGATGGTTCAAACAGAATGTTGACGAAACGGTTACCGTAATCGGTGACATTCTGAAAGAAATCGAATTCGGTTATTCATCAGATTATTATTACGAGGCATCGTGGTAAACGGTGGGGAGCAATCCCCACCTTTTTTCATTTCATAAAACTTAAAACACATGAAAACATTGAACGAACTGAAAGAACAATTGCAAGAGGATATTATCACCTATCTTGATGACATCGTGGCTGAAGATGAGGTAACCGAATTGTGTCAAAAAGTGGTAAACAGGGTTAACGAACTAAAACATAATATTCAAACAGAATACAGAGTATATTGTATTGACATGGATGATGATGAATTATATGCCGAAGATTTCGACGGTGTATGGGATTTGTCAGACGAAAAATTCATTGAACACGCTGAAAGGCAAGGTCTTGTATGGTCTCTGGAAGGTTTCCAAGAAGCGTTCAATCAGGACGGTGTATCCGATACATGGATTATGCGTATTATCAAACATTCATAAATTCAAACAAATATGGCCAAAAGATACCAGGTCATTTCGCCAGACGGGTTCACCATCGAATTCGATGTGTGGGCATATCCATCAAAGAAAAAGGCAAAAGAGGCTTTTGAGAAGTGGAAGGAAAGATATACCAGACAAGGATATTATTCATCCGTGAAGTATGGTAGAATTCCTTTAGCCGAATTGGAAAATTATTGTCAAATTGGATAAAATTAAAACAAAATGAAACTTCGTAACTACATCCTGACTCTGGACGCAAAAGTTCAAAACCTTTACAAGAATACGATTGAGACAATGCATATGCAAGCATATAATTTGCGTGATGCAAAGGTGAAATCTTCAAGAATTGCACGTGATTACAACATGAAAGTTGTAAGTGTAAAACTGAACAGAGCGATTCATTTTTAAATTATAAACACAATGAAAAAGATTCTTGAAAAAATCAGAAAAGCTTACGAGAAACACGGACAGGCTGCGGCTTTCGATGTCGCCAACGAACATGGGTTGAAGTACGAGTACTGTTGGACTTGTGAAACGTCAAGCCCCGCTGTTGACCATCAATGTGCTATCTGTGGATGCGACACAACAACGCGTATGACACATACCGAGTTTTTCGAAAGAACGGATTACATTACTCTGGGACAGCAGAAGCTAACGCTGTTGGCTATTCTGGATAAAGGTGGATTGCACTCAACCCAGGTCGAAGACATTGAAGGATTAATAAATTTCATCGACAGCTTTCAAGACACAGCCATTGATAATGGTATGAAAGAAGAAGATGTTTTTATAAATTAAATTTGCGTAATTGATATAAACGTATTACCTTTATACCAAAATTCAGAAACATGGCACTCAAAAAACACATTCCAACAATCGAAGACAGAATCCAAGAAAGGAAAGATGTTCATGCAATGTTGAAGACATCGATGAAAGAAGTAAAAAGTCTTATCAATTGCCTGGATAAAATCGACGAGCAAATAAAAAAATTGGAAAAAAGAAAACGAAAAAAAGAAAGTGTGAACCAAAGTTCAAAAAGATTGTTCTAAATAAGTAACCAACAAAAACCAGATAAAATGAAAGTACAAGTAGTTTGCAAAGTTCCGAGCGGACATCAGCCAAAACCAGTCAAAATTCTTTGCGGTGGCTGCAAGAAAAACCCCGATGGTTCGTTTTCATTTGAAATGGAATTCGATACCAAGGTTGATGCAACCCAATGGTTGTATGATAGGGCATATGAAATCGCAAAAGATGATAAGGAACTCAAGCGGCTCAATTCGCAAATCAGGGTTCACAAGAAACTGAGCTATGATGTTGCGACAGCAAAAATCATGCGTGTCAAAAACTAATCATGTCAAAAAGAGTTATCAAGTACGAAGTAATCGTCTGTGGTGAGGTCATCAAGGTCGAAAACCTAAAAGAGGCTGAGGACAGGTTGAAGAGGCACGAACTATCGGACTTCGCACCATCCTACATCCTCCGAAAGGAGTTCTCCCAGAAAGGGAATTTGCTGGATGTGATAATGGTGGGTTAACTCATTGCGGATGGGTTCATGAGGACAAGGAGATGCCGAAAGGTGTCTCCTTTTTTATGAAATTATTATCAAATATTTTGTTAATGTGGAAAAGATTATATATTTTTGCACGTACAATACACAATATGTTGATATTTTTGCACAAGTAAATCAAATCAAAATGAGTAAAGCCGAAACCGTAAACCTAACAGACAAGTTGAACAGAAAACACATACGACTTGTCCTGTCCGATGACGGAAAGGGCGTATGGGAACGATGGGAGTCAAAGGACAAACATAAGTGGGTTAAAACCCATGAATCTCTTTCTGTTCAAAATGTTATCAAGGAACAGGAGGAAGTTAAAACCCGAAACTATTTCAATCTATTCAGAATAATCTTTTCCAAACGATAGTTCTGTGAGATAGCTATTGTTGGTTTTAGTTCGAAAGCCCCGCAGTTTTGTGGGGCTTTTTTATTTGTTCGAGAGTCGTCCTGGTTAACAGCTCCAGATTTTGTCTAGTTTTGGAACGATTTAAAACTAGACAAAATCCATCCAGGGAAAAAATTTTGCATATCAAAGTATTATTTGTATATTTGTGTAAACAAAACATATCACATATGAAGTTTAAATCAATTGCGGAAGCCAAGAGACAAACGGGCTTATCTTACCTGGGCAATGTTAACCACAGCGCAAAGCATGAAAAGAACGCGAAGTACAATGAGCTTGTATATGCATTATATCTGGCTCCAGCTAAGCTGTCTGGTTACAATGTTTGTCCAAAGTCGAACGCCGAATGTCGGTTATTATGTCTGAATGAAAGCGGACAAAATAAGATGGACAAGGGGAATATCAATAATGCCCGAATCAAAAAAACAAAACTGTTTTTCGAGGACAGACAGTTTTTCATGGAATGGCTGGTGGCTGAAATCAAACGCTACAAAACCAAAGCCAAAACGATGGGGTATCATTTCAGCATTCAGATTGAATAATACGTCGGATATCAGTCCCGAACAATTTCATATGGAAATCGATGGGGAACGGAAAAATATACTACAGCTGTTTCCCAGATGTACAGTTTTACGATTATACCAAAGTGGACAATCGAATTGACATTGTCAACAAACATACCAACTATGACCTTACCTTCTCGTATGACGGGTACAATTGGGAGGTCTGTGAAAAGATGCTGAAGAACAATGTTCGGGTGGCGGTTGTCTTCGCAAAGCAACTTCCTGAACAATGGCGGGGACATAACGTCATCAGCGGGGACGACTACGATGTGCGCTTCCGTGACGACAGGAACGTCATTGTCGGCCTGAAGTTCAAGCAGGTACGGAACAAGTATACCAAGGACATGAAGTTCGTGGTGCAGGACTAACGGTTCAGGGATAATGGTCCATCCCCCAGGAAAAACCTGGGGGATTTTTTTATCTCAGCACGAGCAAGATTTTGTCTAGTTTTAAAACCGCGTATGACAAAACTAGACAAAATCCAATCTGGTGCCAGCAGGTCATAAAAAATTGTTAAAAAAATATTTGTTAAAAGGTATTAATGTTTTAGCTTTGTGTTTGAATATGTCAAATTTGACATCTTTGAAATCAGAACAAAAACATTATGTTTTGTTTATGTTGGTTCTCGTGTTATATTTGTATGTGTGGGGTATATGGAGAGTCGTATTTTAATTACAGGTGATTCCAAATCACTGCGCAATCTGGCTGGGGACTTCGGCAACTTGTACGATGACCCTGAAAGGTTATTCATGTCTTCCATGGTTGGGATAGCAGCTGACGGTTGTTCGAATCTGGTGCATTTTGGTAGTCCATATGATGAAGTTGTTGATTCATTTGACTACTCTTATTTTGCTGGTGAAATCAAAGCGTCCTTTACTTCTGATTATCCCTGCAAAGAATTCTTCATTAAGCTTTCAAGGAAGTACGGTGTATCTATCCGTGTGGTATACATCGATTTTGGGTTACCATATAATTCAGGTTCTTATACTATAGTTGATGGTAGATTATGGGTACCAATAACGTATGAAACGGCGTATGAATGTCTGTACCAGAACTTTACAAAAGAATTCTGGACCTATTTAAAACACGGGACACATTTGAAACATCTTAAACCAAGCGAATCAATTGACCAATTCATCGACAGGTTTTTTGGTTACGTATTACACCAGGACCTAGAAGAGATTCGCAGGTTGCACCAGGAAATAGTAACGAGCATTTCTTAAAAAAACAAACAAAAATGGGAAGAGTTAACAAACGGACTAAGTCAGCATTCGCAGATTTAACTGGAAACGAGAGGGAAGTAAGCGCGTATGACATATTCCTTAACTTGAACAATCCAACGGAACCGTCGAGTACTCTGCTGGGCCTAATCTCCAATTATAGGGTGTATATCGAATCAAACAGGTTGGTCATCGAGCGAATCGGATTGGTGGAAGAATTAATCATGCAACTCAGGACGTATGAAAACATGGATGACATTAAGATATCCAACATCAGGAACTACATCTACGCTCGTGCGCCTTTCTACAGGAAGGACATCAAGACCAAGGATGTTCGTGTCATCGTGGACAGCACCGATATTTGGAATGTACCTCTGGATGAGCTAAATTCGAACGAGGAATTCATGAACAAAGCCAAGGAGGCCCTGAGGGAAAAGATGAAAGCTGTCATCGATAAGAACCTGGAACGACTTCAGGAACTGAATGAAAAGATTTCATCTGAAATGAAAGTTGGGGTGGATGATTAATCACGTATTACATAAATCTAACAAATATGGAAAACAGTGTTTACACTCAGGAGACGTATGACAAGTATTTTAAAGCGGCTGAGGATTACGCCAGGATGTGGGGAATCACTGATGTTCATGTAATAGAAATCATGACATCGGTAATGTTGCACAGGGATAATCTGAGACCTGGTGGTGGCTTTGTACAGTCAGTTGTCGCCAACGACCTGTATCAGGCTATCAATAGAGCTGATGATACCTGCATTAAGTACTTGAAACAAATTGTTGCGGCTAAATACAATTGTCATGTCAGATAAGAAGATAAAGGTTAATGGTGTCTTCACCAAGATTTCAGGTGATGATAAAAAACTGTCTGAATGGGAAGTGTTTAAATCAAACACCGCCCGCGCCGCAGCTAAGATTGGTAATAATACCAAAAAAGCTCGCATACAGGCTAAGCTTAAGCGTTACAGTGAAATCATCCAGAGCGAACAGTTCATCAGCATGATTGCAGAACTGACTCAGCTGGAACATGAAATCATACAGAATCAGTGCTCGGTAAACCCAAAGATTACCATGGGCACCCTGAAACAAACCAGGAACGGCAACGTCGTGGAACATCTGATTGCGCGTGCACCATTCCCATTCAAGGATAAGAACAGAAATGAATTTCGCATGTATCTGGGGAAAATGGGCGAACTTCCATATGCGACGGTGGAGGATGTGTGCAAGGATTCCAGGTTCATGGTCGAAGTGGAGAAAAAGGTCGTTTCAGCAATGAACGATATCATCGCTGGAAAAACCAATTCAAAAGTATATATGGGTAACAATCCAGAGACATGAGAAAAATATTGAAGTGGGCGGAATGGAAAATTGATTTATATATCGCCTATTTTATGTACAATCCAGGTAAACGGTACCACTATCATCGCTACATGATTAAAAAGTGGGGTGATAAATATTTAAATACGTTTCAATGAATCGACCAAATGAGCAATTGGGGTCCGCAGCCCCATCGCCATGGACAATCGCACCAATGGCATTGCTGGCTCTTTTCCTTTCCTTCTTCGGATTCCCATTTCTATTCCTAGTTGTAATTTACCAGTTCTTCGAACTCTGGTTCTGGGACTATGAATTGTATGACCGAACCATCGTGGAAAAGAAAGGAATATTCTCCGTGTCATACAGGGAGGTTCATTACGCCCGAATCAAATCAATCATGGTGGACCAACCATTCCTGCTCCGCATAGTGGGTCTGTCGAACATCACCATCAAATCAAGTGACCCTTACATGCCCATCCTGGAAATAAAAGCGGTTTCAGATGGTTTGCAATTAAAGGAGTTCATCAGCCAGAAAATGTACGAATGGCGAAAAGCCGAAGGCATTAAGGAATTCGATATGTACAATCTGTAATTCCCGCGTATTACATTTTCAAAAAAAAGTTGCCCTGAAATTTTTTTATTCGGCCAGAATTTGTTATATTTTATATATAAACAAATGTAAAATGAATAACAAAAAAATGAAAAGGGTCGGCACCCAAAAGAACGCCAGCAATTACACCCGCACAGGGAATAACATCTACTTCGACGGCTACTCGTACCGTGTACGCGTGAGCGTAGATGGTGTCAGGTACAGCAGGAACTTTACAACAAAGAAAGCAGCAATGCAGTACCGTAAACAATTGCTCTCCGAGCAACTAGAAGTCGCGTAATACAATAATCTTGCATGCCGTGCAATGCCAGTGCTTTATGTACTGGCATTTTTTTTGCACAACATATTACAAAAATTTATATATGTATTACTACCGCATGTTCCACGTGGAACATATCCTGGCGGCTCCGCGTATGACAATGTGTATGTATGACACATTATTAGTTATCCACAATATATGCACTGACATTATGACATGCCAGGGCCAGAAATTTTGTCAGTAGGTCGAGATTGGGACGTAGGACAATCCCCAAATGTATTACAACTATTTTACATATTATCTACTTATTTATATTCAATATATTAGAACTGAATTTTTGTGGGTTTGTAATACTTAAAACGCCAATAAATTAATTACGACAAAATGACCTGACTAAATAACCCTTTTAGATTACAAACAACTGACATTATGTTAGTAACATTTCTTTGCACAATAACATAAATTATATTAGTGTGCATCCCATATTAGGGGTTCATCGCAGTTCGGACATTCATTAAGAACCAGTAAATTATTCTTTCGGAAGCTCCATTTTTCTACTATCTCTTTATCGTTTTCAGTTAGTTTTCGGTATCCATCAAGACAACCTATCTCGCCATTTATGTCATAGTATTTTCCTTTGTACCTTGTAATGACATGGTTCATTTCCTGGTTTATGTATGGTATACAATTCTTATACATTCTACTTAGTAATACATGGAACCTATAACATCCTCCCCTTGTAAAAATATATTCCATGTATCCATCGGTGTTCCTTAGTTCATCTATGAATTTTTCCAAAGTCATAGTTCTTCCTTTCCTATTTGCAGGGTCTTCAGGTGTTTGATTAGTTCTTCTAGGTTATAGGGTTCAAAGTCTGGGTTTCCGTCAATACCTATATCCATTCTCCTACCTTTTGAAATCTTCATTATGGTTAGGAAGATGACAATGACCGTGTAGGTGTATGCGACCTTTACGGAGGTTGTTCCATGTTTCCAAAGGGTAGTGCATACATTCTATGGTTTCTTCTTTGTATTCGAATTGTTCGAACCAATTTACGGATAGGAATAATTTTTCTTATGTTATTATGATTCTTATCAATGTGATGGTCATGGTTACCGAGAATGAGGTGTATGTTTTTACATATGATTCTATTACGGAATTCTTCGATGTTTTCAAATCCACCGAAACTCCAATCTCCCAGGTGTATTAGAATATCGTCTTCTTTAACAAGGTTGTTTATATTGTTGACGATTGCATCATTCATCTCTTCAAGGGTATTGAAGTTCCTTGTTCTTTCTGTGGGTATTTCTCCTTCTGGTGTTCTCCAATTTGTTGTTCCTCTACAGATATTTTTCTGTGAGTAATGGGTATCGGAGGTTAACCATATGGTTTTATTGTTATCCAATTTTTATCATTCTCCAACATTTTAAAAATAATCCTTAATAAATAATGAATCCCAGTTTGTTTTATTGTTGCTTCTGCTTGATGGTGCAAAGTATTCTTCCACCGCATTTATATAAAACGAGTGTTCCCCTTGATTGAAGACATTCCAGTTATCATCGCTGAAGAATCGTTTCATATTCAATTGTTCCAATGCCAGGTTGTCAAATGATGTTACATCGAATATATTAAACATCTTTCTTACCCACCAAAACCATTGCCGATGGTTCTTTGTGGTTAAATCAACCTTTCCCTCATTGAAACCGAAATTCTTTTCTCCCAATATTAATATCTTCCTAACACCTTTATTCCTTAGATTGATTACATCCATAATGCTGTCAATCCCCGCGATTACATGGATAACCGTGTGCTCGTAAGCCAATATGGATTCTGGCACCTTCCAATTTAAATGATGACCGATATGATATCCCCAAACCCTTAATCAACCCATTGTGGATTAGAGATTTTAATATCTTCTCATCCCTGTTTATATGACCCTGATTTATGGTTAAATTGACAATATATCCCTTGCCAATTGCTCCAGCGAATAAAATCAAATAAATCCATTGTGATTTCATTTGCCCCAATTGCAAGTTCAACCCCCTTTGGAAGACCCGTTAACCTATCCTTTAACTTATGATAATCACATTCATCCCCATCGGTTCTTGCGGATTCATGACAAAATTTGCAAAATGCCGAATTGGTCTTTGGATTATATCCATATGCGCATTTTGTGCTTAACCCTTATGTCGATGTTCAAAGGATAATCCAATTCAAGCGTGTTCTCAAATTGAATTACCCTTGTCCCATCTCCATGCAATTCAATCATTGCATTTCCGTTATTGTATATCATTGTTTGTCCCGCGAAATTATAAATCTTATATCTCCGTTATGGTGAACCTGATAACCTTGACCAAACCTGGAACCTTTCTCATCTCATCCGTTATCAACTTATAACGTTTCCCCCAATCATTGTCATTTTTATTAATCAAACCCTTCCGCTCCAATTCCTTCTGAATCTCATAATAACGATTATCATCCTCCCTTTCCAAAAGGATTTCGCCATTTGAAAAATCCTGATGCAAATGGTGTCCAAGTTCATAGAAAACTCCGCGATGTCTGGTGATTTTCCATAAAATCGAATCATCGCTATTAAAACGACCATCCTCGCTTACCAACACGCCCCCCAAAAGCGAATGAATCGCATCACTTATCTCTTCATCCGTTGGCTTGGTCAAAAACTTTGCGGTTGTCTTGAAATTATCAATGGTTAACTCAAACTTGAATTGCGGACGAATCATCTTCCCCATCCCTGTACTCAGGAACATGATAAAATTCGGGAGCAGCCGTGCTGTTGTCATTGCCACCAAATAACCATGAATTCTTGTTGAATATGAAATTCCTCAAATCATGCTTGCCATTCGGAACAATGCCATATGATTCATGGTCAATGTAGCCATCATCCAACCCATTAAATCGAACATCCGTCGCCCCAGTCTGCTCCATGATTACCTCTTTCAACATTTCCAACTTTTCATCATTATTGGCGAACGATTGGGCGGCATAACTCGCCTTGGTCGGAGCATCATTATTTTTGAACCAATCCCAACCATATTCCCCACCAAATATTTCCACAACACCATATTGGTCTGGATATAAGGTGTCAAGAACAAATTGCTTATCCTCCGATGCAAGCGAAATGGAATGTGACGATGAGCTGTTTGTCTCAAAACCCCCTTTCTGATTAATTTCTTCATGATTCCGTTTGTTTGTATTAATAGATATTTGATTTGACCTGGTCCATCTCAACGCTTCTCTTCTGCATCAATATTTCATTCTCATATGTTATCTTCACCTGTTTGTATTTGGATATCTCAACCTGAACATTTGTGTTATCCTTATATAACCATGTTGTGGAATATTGGCAATTTTCAGATTGAACCGCAACCATTTCATAACCATCATTCAATTCATATGGTGCGGTGAATTTTTCCGATATATAATCTGGTTGACCATATTTCTTTGTCAAAGTTTCAACCATCTCTTCGTATTTTTCATTTAACATATCCCAGGTTTCCTGCTTTTCCAAATATACGGTTAATCTACAGAACTGTTTTGATTTTGGTGTCAAAATCAAATACAATTCAACATCCTGCAACATGATTTTTCCGCTCATGTAGATTGCAAGGTCGTCGGTTTTCATTACTTTGAACCCCTTCTGTTTGAACCTCTCAACTGCCACCGAAGCATTGCCAGAAATGTTAACCCCATAAAATTGTTGGGAATAAGATTGAAAGCGAGAATAAAACGAAAGCCAGGATTGAAATAACTGTTCTCATGATATATTTTTTGTAAAAATATGCAATTCTTTTTCTATTTACCAAATATTTTTATTTATTTGGAAAATTTTTGTTTCCCGCGAAATCAAAAAACGGCACCGTTTCATGGGTGCCGCCTTTGGTGTGGTTTTATTTAATTTAAAACCCTTAACACATGTTGGTCGTTATGGCTGAATAATCCTTAAACCCATCAGATGGCATGTCCTTATATTCCCACCCTTTCTTCCCATAAAAACATCTCCTAAAATCAAGAAACTCACTGCATTCTCATATTCCTCCTTCGCCAAGAGCATCATCAAAGCAATATCACACATGTCATCAAACTCTTCCAAGGTATAATCCTCATACTTATCCTTTATGAACATCTCAACAAAATCACTGGGCAATGTTATGGACTTGTTGGTGACCTCTTTTACATGGATAAGCAATCGGCAGAATTGCAACATGTTCGGCATCTCCCTCGTAAAAACATTCATCAATATCTTCTTCATCTTCTTCCGTGTATTTGGTCAATGTAATGGTATTCTCCACCTTCATCCCAAATCAATTCATAAAACGCATCATCCCGTCTGATTGTGAAAGCAAGCACCTTTCCTCGATATTGGTTTCATACCTAAAACCTTGTAATTCAATGAATTCTCTTGTCAACCTCATGATAATGGATTTAGTTACCTGTGAAGGTAATAATGTTTATCCATATAACCAAATTTATCATTCATATTTGTCCATGTCCGCCCCATCAAGATGGTCGTAAATCCAATCCAAAGCATTGGTAAAGAACAATCCCATACAAATCAAGACAAGAACGGTGATTAGAAACATCATATGGTTTAAAGCTTGAACGGTTTCGGTTACATAATACTTTTTCTCGATATTAACGATTCTATCTGGGTCCACGAACGACCTATTGCTGACCCAATATCTTCCTTCATATAGAAAGGTTCTAACCTTCCTCTCAATGCCATTATCGATTGCAGTTACCTCATATTGGTTATTTGGGTCGAACCTGGCATGAAATATCAACGTATCTTCTTCTTGCCTGGATAAACTTTCCTGATATGTTGAATTCTTATTCAACCATTCAAACATGTGAATCCTTTCATTCTCCGACATTTCATTCCAATACCTGCTCGTTAAACTCTGCCAAAACATGGCTCTTGCGATGGGTCTAGGCGGAATGCAAGCTTCTGCAAGGAAAGCAAGTTCAAAAAAATCAATCGTGAAGTTGCTCATTTTGTTGTGGTATTGTGTCGTTGATAATACTATAAAATTCTTGGGCAGATTTCGGGTTTTGTTGTTCGAATAATTTGAACGCCAACTGATATTTGATATATGAATCTCGCATATACTCCAATTCAGATACCATGGAATCACTCACATCTTTTTGTCTGGACAATTCATTCAAATTGGTATTGAGCGTTTCAATCTTTAATTCGGCATCACTTAACTTGTCGCCCAAATTAATCAGATAGAATAACATTAATACCAATGTTATAATACTTAATACATTATATGTGATAACAAACCCTTTTCTATTCATAAAGCTTTGGTTTTTTGAATTGATAAAATTTTTATACTTGCGTGTGGAACGGATTCTGATGGGTCTGTTTCCAATAATACATATTTCAAGATGAAATCAACATCAACATTTTCATCATGCAGCATCCACACATCGTCTGGATGAATGGGGTATTCGACGATACTTCCATCTATTTTTTTGCAGGATACAATCCAGCTATCCTCTCTCTGATATACAGTCCCTCTCATTATCTGTTTCTATTCGGTGAAGTTAACAAATATCTTGCAATCAATACCAAAATCATTATCCCCCATATGGTGAAAATTATCATGGCTCTTTTTGTTCCTGTTGAATATTCATGCCATGACTTGCTGGTCAATTTATTTAAGATGTCACAACCCTGGGTTTTGGTGATGATTGCTATATAAATTGCCAACAAGGATATTGATTTCATGTTATTTCTATTTTAACGAATCCCGTTTTTTTGTTCTTTCAATACATTTTACACAATCAATGTAGTGTTCAATGTTACACCTATCATTAAGTTTGTAGATAAGTAAATATTCATGACCATCACTACCTAATACAATGCCATTACCATCCCAATCAATTTCATCATCAAACATTATTTTAAATGGTTTTGGGTATGTAGATGTAATTGTATCTCCAATTAATCTTTTGTACTCTTTTTTGGAGATTGTTATTGTATCGTTACTACCACACGAAAAAAGTGTAAGAGTGATAATTGAGAATAAAATTGTCTTTTTCATTATTTGTTGGTAATTAATTATATTTTATTTATTTTTCTATACGGACCATCATCATTATAATGATGAAACTCCCAGTCAACATCTCCACTAACTTTTTGATTTCTATCAATCAATTCATTTATAGCTTGATTGAACATATAATTTATATTTGGTTTTATCGGTTCCATATTCTGGATATAAGCCAAGCAAGCATATAAACCATCATATGCATATTTTTCAGTATGTTCCAATATCCAATCAAAATCTTCTTCAGCTATCGATACGGATTGTGCGGTTGCAAACGCAAAGAAATCATTGGCATTCATATCAGCACTGAACATCGATTGATGGAACATCTTAACCGCTTCGTGCTTCGATTTTTCCATTTCCCTTGCTTGTTCAAGAAACTCCATAAGTGTTTCTTTATCCCAAACTTTATTACCATTTATATGGTCGCAAAATTTATCCGATTCTATCTGTTCTATTAACCAATTAGTTACCTTATGTTCAGTCATGTTATTTGTTTTAGATAAGCCTACCTTCACCGCTCTCATACCATTTTTCAACACTTCCATACTTATCAATCATCGCATTAGTTTCCGACTCTACTTTTCTGTAAGCGTTCCTCCAATAAATTCTTGTTTGTTCATCTGCGGATTTATTATATGTACCCGTAAATAACATCAATTCATCTATTTCTTTATCAGACAAATGAAATGGGTCTTTATGATTTAATTTATTTTTTTCCATATCTTTCATTGTAATATTCTTCCGCTTCTTCCAAGTACACTTCTTTGTCAGGAGTTGGTAGAAATGGTGCTGTTACTCTTGCTTCTATCATCTGCTGCTTCTCCATTTCTTTGGCTTGCTCAATTATATAATTGAGTTCAATCATTTCTGGTTTATCAGTAATCCACAAAAATCCTGCATCAAATGCAGCATTTATAAACCATTGAACTGCTGTCTGTGCCATTGCTGGTTTTGTTTCTTTTTCTGTGAGTTCGTTCACTTTATCATACAGCTCATTCAGTTCTTCCTCTGTTGCGTTCTCAAAGAATGAGTCAAGCTTGTCAAGGATTTGTTGGTGTTTATTGTTCTGTTCCATGTGTTTGGTTGTAAAATTTTTCAATATACGGTGCTTCTACTTTTGTCAACCCCCAATTTTCAGCAACCTTGACACCAAATTCAATCATACGCTCCTTCTCCATTTGTTTTGCTCTTTCAAATAATCCTTCATACGCCATCTCCTGTTCGTGAGTGAAACTATCGTACAAACATTCCCGTAGCCAATCAACTGCCGTCTGTTGTGCCATATTATTATTTTGCATCGGTGTTTTTATCTTGAGTTTTGATATCAAGCCTTTTCTTCGAACCTTCCAAAAAAACAATAAACCAAATATGGTTATAAACCACCTCAAAAATGGGACGGTATCATGGTATATGAAATGTCTACATACATACAGACCAATCAAACCAGCATAAACATAAGATAAAAAACTGAACAACTTTCTCATATTTTACATTTTTTTATTTCATCTTCCACTTTGCTCCAATAGATGGCATATATGGCTGATACGTCATTGCTAAGGTTTTCTATAAGTTGTTTTTTTACCTCAGCACATACGTATAAAGCAATGTCTTTAGCAGTGAGATGATTCTTATCATCTGATGGTTCATGACACCATCTTGTATAAGCATCTTCATAAAGTCTGTCTGCCATTTTTTTCGGTGTCATAACTTTGTGATTTCTTGTTTTGTTTTATCAATAATTAGCTGTCCTATATATTTTCTACATATGTCTGCTGTTTCTAATTGATTTTGTTTTTTTGCAGCATCATAAGCAGCAGCAGTATAAGCAGCATAAGCAGCATCAGCAGCATAAGCAGCATCAGCAGCAGCAGCAGTATAAGCAGTATAAGCAGCATCAGCAGCATAAGCAGCATCAGCAGCAGCAGCAGCAGCAGCAGTAGCAGTATAAGCAGCATAAGCAGCATCAGCAGCATAAGCAGCATCAGCAGCAATATCCAATTGTCTTCTATTTATTTTCCCTTCTCCAAAAGAAATTGCAGCATCAACTGCCGCTATACTTCTTTCATCCTTCATTAAGTGTCTGACAGTGTTCGCACAATGTCCTTTTGCTAACGTTATAGGTTGTAATTTAATGTCCACTCTTTGTGCTAACCACAAAAGCCAATCGCCTCTATGGCATTTTTCGACCACCTCTTCAATAGTCATATCACTAGCCCAGTCTTTGGCTTCTTGACAGGCATTTAGGTTTATTAGCAGTTGTGCGAATGTTTTTTCTGTTTTCATGTTATTCGGTTTTTGTTTGCGGTCTTGCAAAATCCTAAATCTTTTTCCGTCTTTATCTTTAAATTCTAATACATCGTTTTCAATTGCAGCTATTGTCATTTCCAATATTTCTTTGCCATACGCAAATTGCACAGGTTCATCATCATCGAATTGAAAACAGTATTCTACAGAGTCTTGTATCCATTCTTCGTATGTTTGTATTGCCATGTTATTTGATTTTACTTTTTACTTATTTCACTTTCCACCTCACTCCAATAGATGGCATGTATGGTTGATACGTCATTACTAAGGTTTTCTATTAGTTGTTTTTTCACCTCAGCACATACGTATAAAGCAATGTCTTTAGCAGTGATGTGATTCTTATCATGTGATAGTTCGTGACACCACCTTGTATAAGCATCTTCATAAAGTCTGTCTGCCATTTCTTTAGGTGTCATCATATCTCTATTTTTGATTTAATACCCATAGTCCATTCGTTTTTGAATTTCTTGTTGTAATTCACTATAAGAATAACCAGACTTGTTATAGTCTTCTGATGATGGGTTGTAGTTTCTATCACATACAGCATCTTTAAAATGCTCTAATAACTCACTATTTGAATAGTCTTCAAGTTCGATTTTCTTTGTCATAGCTTTTCTATTTCTTGTTTTACTTCCTGTAAATAAACGCTTTGAGTAGATTCTGCAATATCTTTTTCCATACCCATAGCGTGCAAAGCTGATGCATATACATTCATCATTTCATCCACAGCTATTAATGCACATTGTTTCTTACAGTACGTTTTATCAAAACCTCTACCATCTTCAGAGATTCTTGTTTCTACATACTCACCAAACATCTCAAATAATTCTTTTGCTTTTTCTTTTGGTGTCATAGTTTTTCTATTTCTCTTTTAACCTCTTGCCAATAAATCAACGCCTCTTCTCGTTGTGCTTCATAATAATACTGATGAGTTCCACCAACATCGTCCCAGTCGACGTTAGACGGGCTTCTTGGCTCTGACTTTATTATCTCATCCACCGCTTTCGATGCACAGTTTTTAGCATTTCGGTCTTTCATATTATCAGTTAAAAATGATAATATTAATTCTCTAAATTCTTCAAATAATTCTTTCGCTTGTTCTTTAGGTGTCATGATTTATTATACCTATAAGTTTGATTGTAATATTGTTAATAATATCAAAAACTTTTGGCATATCAAAATATTTGCCATTTTTTTTATCATTTTTTACCAAAATATTTGTTTCTCCATTCGGTGACTTGTCTTTTATATTCGTTCTTTTTTCTCTATGCCTGGCGATTTCTTCAAGCAATGACTTAACATAATCGTCTTTTTTATATTCTTCGTTTCTATTTTTGTATTTGTCTTTTAATTCATCCAATTCACTTTTAAGTTCTCCAATATGAAACTTCAGAGATTTATTCTCTTTCATTAAAAGTGATATGATTTCATTTTCAGACCAGTTCCTTTTAATCTGTAAAAGGAGTTCTCGCTTTAAGTATTTATTCTGTTCCATAATATTTGTTATAATATTCCATACCTTGTTGATACGCCTCGGTTTCCAACGGTGAAACAAGTCCAACCACATGGGCATCCACAATTTGCTTCATTTCCATTGTTTTTGCGCTCGATACAGCGGCTGATAATTCCAAAAGTTGTTTTGGTGTTAATGATTGTGGACCCAGGATGGTCTCAAGTCTCATTTCCAAATAATCAACCGCAGTTTTTTGTTTAATTTCATTTTCCATGTTATTTGTTTTTTACAATTTACTCACTTCAAAAGAACAATGTGGTTCTTCAATATTGTTGTTCATGGTATTAAGTTTTATTATAAATGTATTTACCCACCCATTCGGTTCTCCCATCCTGGTTGGTAAATGTTTTTGGTTTGTCAGCATTTTTATTCTTAATCCTACTACCACTCCCCTTTACTCCCTTTTCTGCCCCGATATGATTATACTTGGGTTCCTCCTCAATTCAAACCCAATAGGTAGTTTGGATTGGATGGATTGAATATATTCCGCAAGTATTTTTCTATTAATATTATTATTATATACTTTTTCAGAACCATCCATTGTTGGATATTTATATCTGTATTCAGATTTATTAAGGTCGAAGGAATTATAATAGTTTAAAAAACCAAGAAGATGTTCCTCCGTGAACATACACTTTTCACGGGCTTTATTATGGCCAGCTACAAAACCAATAACCATATCAGGACGTGAGTTTTCAGCCATCATTCTATCAGGGTTTCTTTTCCAATAAAAATCTCTAGCCAATTGGTCAACATCGTCTTCATCCTCAAGATATTTTTGGAATTTTAACAACTTCATCGTAATGTTTAAAATTATCCAAATTAAAATCTTTCATTGTTTGTAGACATATTTCATATTCCATCCCAGTTTCGTAGTAATTATCTACAAACCACCTAATCCTCTCTTCATAGGATAATTCCCTCATCTTTTTAATTGGGGGTAACACTGATATACCATCCAAATATTTCGCACCATTAAGTGGTAAATGTGCAAGTATTTGGTATTGATTTTTCTCATCCCAATCGTTTGGATTATCTACTTGCCAAACATGATACTCGCCAGTAGTTAGTTTTTCTATGACCAAATATGGAAATATATCAGACTTGTAGTTCTCACCTATGGTAAATAAGTAATCATCTATCTTTACTATTGGATGTGTCATAGTTCTATTTCTGATGTGAGGAATGTTTGTTTATCTTCTTGGTATAACCCATTCATGTTATCATGTTCACAGTTATAATTTATGATTCCAATAGATTTACCTTCTTCAAAACACTTCTCAGCAAGAAGTGCTGATGGGATGAGTTGTTCTTTCACTTTCTTTAATGACGTTGCCATCTGGCTATCAATAGTTGTAACTGTTTTTCCCAAATTTGATTCTTTAATTAATGCGTCAAGCACAGCATTACTGATAAGAGAATAATCTTCAAGTTTTATTTTCTGCTTCATAATCCGATAGTTTAATGATACAATATTAACAATAAACTGCTATAAATCCAATTTTTCCATAAAGGGTTTGCTCCATTTAGGTTTAATCATTTTCCATATCATATCATCTAAATCGGGTGAATATGAATTTAATCTCTTGAATAACAAAGATTTAATTGGGTTATCAACAACCTTTTGCGCAAATTCCTTTTATCTACCAATTGGGCAAATTCGGCCTCCATATTGGTTTTGATTTCGTCAAATTGTTGTTGTAGATTATAAACAACACCTCGTACCCAGTTATCAAACTCGTCAGGAACACTATCCAGGTATCGGTGAATATCTTCCCCAGTACTAAGAATTTCCCATATCATAGTGGTCGAAAAATTAGTCAATATCCTATGGAGTCTGATGTACTCATTCCCCTTTATTTTACACATACTTCCATTGGAAAATTTAACAACAAACCCCTCTTGGTTATCTTTTATTATACCCTTTAGTATGTTTAAATCAGAAACACCATCATATTGTTTAACAATCGGACACCCAATTATTTCAGATATTTTTTTGACTTGAGAATACGTTAACTCTTTCCCTGTCTTTGTATGAATACAAGATAATAAGAAAAGTTCTTCAGTATCACCATAATCAACAACTATCCTATTATTTTCTTTTATTAACTCGAACATATAGGTTAGTTCATCACCACTATAATTATAATCTGTTGCCTCATATACGTCTTTATCTGTTAGTAAAGTAGTTCGATATTTTTCATCCATTATTTTTTTGACCATATTGCTTGGTCCGAAATAAATGAACCTTTAGATGATATGATTAATTCTCCGTTATAAAAAAACGCCAAAATAAATGAACCATCTAATTTTTCTTGGACAATAAAATCTTGAGTTGGGATATGATAATTTTCTTCAATATTCCAAAATTTTTTAAATGGTTTGGCAACAACATTCCCTTCGTTGTCTAAAACAAGACCACGGCACATAATTGTCACATCATCCCAAGCATTATCATATTGACACGCTCTTGAATAGTTATAAATGGACAAAGGTAGAGTCGGATGGTCTTGTTTAACCACCAAACCTCTACCAATATAATCGTTTAATATGTTCAAATCTATTTTCATTCTAATGAATTTGGTAAAAAAATTAATGTCGGATTTTTTTTCTGTATTTCTATTTCAGGGAATTGCTTTTTGAATTCCATAACATCAAAACGTTTTGTGATAAAATGAAAACCATTTTTGGTTGGAATAATGGCTACTACTTTATCACCCAGTTGGTCTACAATAATCAATATGCTGTTTTATTGCCAATGTGGACATCCATAATCTGGTATCCACATCAACGACCCACCTTTTCTCATTTGTTTTGATTTGACCAACAACGGAGTCAAAAACATTCTTTTGATTTATTTGTCCTGATTGAATCCGATTGACAATCTCGGTTATCATGTTCATACCAACATCCCTATGATTCTGTTTCTGAACATGGATATATGCACGAGCCTTGAAGAATTCACACATCTGCTTTATCTCCTCGTATCTCTTCTCCAGGTATTCAATTGAGTTGATGCAATATGTTTTAATTGTCCTAACCGATTGATGATTATCTTTCTCACCTTCGGGTTGGTCCTTTTTCCTTTTGAGAATGAGACAAAAATAAAAATCACCCTCGTTTTCGAAGTTCAACAAGGGTTTGATTAATTCGATGTTGTCAATCATAAAATTATTTTATAGACGGATTTCAAATCTGTCCTTCATTTGTTGTATCTTCTCTTCAGGGACACCATGTTGGTTCACACCATTATGTCTATTTTCCAAAATTACTGAGAACACACGATACCCATATGTTTCAGCCAATTTGTAGTAGTCTTCCATCTCCCATTCTTGGGTGAATGTATTTGATACCACAACTGGTGAATGGTCATATTTCATAAGGAATTCGACCTCCATTTTGCACCAATTGTGTGCATCCTTTATTTTGGATGGTTCGAATTTGTAATTACCATCTCGGTCAACAAAGTACATATCCGCCTCCTTGTGACAAAAAGTCTTTTCGCCAACCAATAATTTGGCTAACGTGCTTTTACCGCTCCCAGGAATTCCTCTCAATAGTATTAGTTGTTTCATAATTCGTATTTTTTGCAAATGTTATTTGTTTTTTTCGATTTTAATAATTTCGAAACCAAATTCTTTCATGTCAGAGCGGAGTTTTTTGAATCGAATCATACCATCTTCTAATACCCTATCTTCATAAGACGATAATTGGTCCCCCCATGGATTCAATGGCATTGATTTTATGGTTTCTGTTCTTATGTTTTCCGCAGTTATTAACCGCCTCCAAATCCTACCATCCTCAAGAGAAAGTCCTTAAATACTGCCAACTCGTATTTGTTTTTAGTTTGGATTAATATAAACTGGTCAACATAGTCTTTATACTTTTCATTCAATTCTACAACCCTATCTTTCAGTTTTTGATTTTCTTCCTCTTTCTTCACCCTTTTCTCCTCTTCTTTTTTCTTCTGTTCTTCGGGTGTCGTTTTTTTGAAAAGATTCTTGAACATATTAGTTGGTTTTTTTAACTATTTCATTAATCTTGTTTTCAATATGGAATTCCAAAGCAGATTCCAAATGTTTGTTCACCCATTTGCTATCAAAGTAGAATCTTGCCATACCAAACTTCATTTTGATTTGATTTAACTCAAACCCTGGAATGGTTATCATATCTTGCATAACTCCATCAAGATAGGTTGTTACCTCTGGAATGTCAAACTCCAATCCACCCCATCCATCAGGAATGTATTGTTTATACTTCTCGTTGAATTCGTCTGCTGTCATGATTGATTGTTTTTACCAATTAAATGCTTTGCCTACAATGTATTTTACCATTTTACTGGGTTCTTTGTCTTTACTAAAGGGAATAAGAACACCCTCTATCGGTGCCATAAGTACAAAAACATAGAGCCAAAAGTAATTTTTAATTAACTTCTTCGATGCTAAACGAAACATAAAGATTGGAATTAAACAAGCCACTAAATAAAGAATGAAATATTTCATAGACATTTGTAATGACAATGTATTTTTTGGTTATATTGATACAAATATAACATAATATAACACATAAACAAAAAAATATGGGTTAACCCATATTATTTGTTTAGTTTTTCAATACATTCATCGATTTTATCCCGCAATCGACCGCCTTGCCCATTATCCCCATCGACATGGATATGCCGCCATTTGGGGATTCTTGGTTTAAAATGTGTGAATTGATTACCAATGTTCAAGTCATCAATGGCAATCCAATTCCGTATCTTATTGTCTTTCACCCATTTGGCAATCTGAGCAGCCCTCTCCCATTCCAATGGTGGTCGGCTCAATTTCATCCATAAGTCCATGTGGGTGGTGGTGTCAATCAAATGGTAACCTGGAATACCATAGTATTCAAAAATCCTCCTCATTTGAAGAAGACTATAGTGCATTCTCCAATCGGAACTTAATACCAGTTTGGCTTCGGTTTCATCAATAATCTTCCGAAGAGCGGCGCAATCCTCCTCAACCCATGGGTATGGTATTGTGAACATACTCGACCCTTGACTCAAAGACACACGACCCTTTCCCCATGTCAGCCATGCCAAGGGTCCGTCAATATCAATGAATATGATTTTTTGGGTTGATTGATTAATCGTTGCCATTAGGTTTTGCTTAACTTCTCAATGTGTTTCTTAATCCACTTGATTCTTGGTTTGATTTTATCTACTTTCCACCAATATCCTAAGAAAAAACACGAGCCCACCAAGGTTTGTTTCCATTTATGTACATTCTCAAATCACGTAATTCAGAATGTGTTATAATATTACTATAACATAAATTTAGAGACCATAAACACAAACCAAGTTCAAAATGTTTCTCGTTATCAAGCATAATCTGAAGCAACTCCTTGATGGGTCTATTCTGTTCCATGTTATTTGTTGTTTACGTAATCAACCAAATACTTCAAGTCATTGTAGACCTGGATGAGTCCAGCCCTATCATCCAACAGAGCCGAAAAGAATGGTTTTGCTGATTCCCAACCCAAATTAATTCCCTTGGTATTAATACCATCGAATGGGATATTGTGTTCCTTTAAGAAGGCATCAACATAATCCAATTCTTTATATGCTGTCCAACAAATCAACTTGCAACCGATTGCCTTCAAGTCACGGAGCAACTGACGAACTTGCTCGTAGGTTGCACCCGTCTTATGGTAGTCATGGACGGTTCCGTCAAAATCGAATCCAATTGTTAATGAACCATACTTTTTGTACTCAGCAACAAGTCTTTCGCAAGACTTGTTGTGTATCAAAAACTCATCGGTATTGAGTGAATTGCTAACCAATTTTTCATACAACCATTTGAATGAAACATATTGGTCTTTGAAGCAACCAACCGAATTTGGATTCTCAATTCTGAAATCCTCCCACAAATTCTCAAAATTTTTATTTAACATTTTCTTTCATTTTTGTTTTGATTTCTTCCAACGTTGCAAGGTAAGTAAATTGACCGTCCTTGTAGAGTGTTTTCAATTCGCTATTAACTTCATAACCCCATGAAACTCTGTCAACTAAAGGTAATCACCGTCATAGTTTTTGGTAACTTGTAACAAACCAGTCGCAGATTTCTTTGTTCCATCATCGGTAACAGGATTCTTGAAAATCTCACGACTTTCACCATTCACCTCGACATAGGTTGCTTTCATTGCAAAACCAAAAGTGTCGCGGGTATTGTACTGATATGTGAATGAACCAACACCAAATACAATGTTCGTGGATGCGAACCCTTTGGATGCAAAGTCGTTTGCAGATTTCCTCTGCCCTCTCAAGCGTAATAGAATCCCCATAAATGACTCCAATGTGCGGGTCCAATACTTTGTATCCTTGGTCATTTACGGTGCCACCAAAGACATCCCAAAGCAGTTCTACAACACCTTTGAAAGATGGGTGATTGGCATCGTAATCGTGGTACTCAAGAATCTCTGCGGTGTTGTATCCACAAACGATGTCAGCTGGGTTTCCGCTATCAGGACGAATAACCAATTTACCATCACGGGCGACAATTTTGTCTTTCAGAATCGGAAGATATTCAGTACACATCCTCCAAATATCAAAAGTGTCGCTAACCATTGAGAAAATACCTGTTGGGAATTTGTCCAATAGTTCATTAATCCCATTCAATTCGTTGGTGACTTTCTTTTTGACGACTCTCTTTCTTGTTTCGATAACGGTTTTCATGATTTTTTTGTTTTTAATGTCATTTGTGTAGGTAACAATATATTTATTGTTATGAATCACAAACAAATATACCAAAATATTATTGACAAAGCAAAATCCCAAAACAGAAATAAAAAAGAATCATATTTTGAGAAACATCACATTATACCAAAAAGTGTTGGTGGTAACAACTCAAAAGATAATTTAGTATTATTGACTGCTAAAGAACATTTTGTTTGTCATCGTCTATTATGTTTTATATATCCCGAATCCAAATCTCTTTATTTCGCATTTTGGGCAATGTGTAATCAAGTAAAAGGTGATGTTAAACGTGATTACAGAATTAGTTCCAGGATTTATGAAAACGCAAAATTAAAATTTAAAGAAGTTAATTCTTTGTTACATAAGGGTAAAAAACTTTCCGATGAACATATATCTAAAATCAGAGAAAGAATGTTATCTGACAAGAATCCAATGAAAAATCGGAAAGGTGAAAATAATCCTCTATATAAAAAAGAACGTAACTCAAACATTAAATCTAAAATTTCAAAAACCAAACTCTTAAACCCCACAAAAAATTGTAATTTCAAGGGGATTTACATTACTCCTTTAGGTGAATTTTTCACATCTACCCAAGCATCCGAAAAACATAATTTAGATAGGTCGGTAATAATTGAAAGATGTAAAGAAAAATCTAATAAAGTCATAACTAAAAAAAGTGTTTGTTTTTCAAAAGATTTAACATCTAACGACATTGGAAAAACATATAAAGAAATTGGTTGGTATTTTATACCTCAGTTTCCGAAATGATATTTCCATTATCATCATAAACTACTTGAACTTTATACTCCTCTTCGATTTCAATTTCACTAAATTCAGTTATAGAGCACATCACCGAATGTTCGGTTGCATTTACACTACCAACAATCGTCCCTTGTGCCCCATAGAATTTCCTTGCACCATGAATGACTGGGAGACTATCGGAGCCTGAGAATGAGATTGCGTGTCCAAGACCCGAACTAACACAAGCTTCGACAGAATCAAGTCCCCGCATGGAGAAGTCATGTGCTTGCCAATCGACAAACCATGATTTTTCCTTGTCGGTTTTTTCTTGCCAACTTGTCAAAACCTTGCGATATTGGGCTGCGATGGTTGCGGAAGTCATTGGTTTCCAAAGCAGATTGGAAATGATTGTTTCCAAGTAGTTGGTAATCCAATAAAAGTCTGGGTGCGTGTTGTAAATTGTCAACACAGGAACCTTGATGCCAACAATTTCACCTTCGGGAATGATTTTGACATGAATGGGTAAATAACCCAAATCATGGAGTTTCTCGAAGTGTGAAACATCGTAATCTGTATTTAAGTACAAACTCAATTCTCTTTTCATTTCACCACAAACCTCTTCCTTAGGTCTTGAGAAAAACTCTTTTTGGAATGCCTCATGAATTTGCATCATGACCATTTGTTGCCCGAATGAAACGACTTTATCGCAACCTTTCGGGGCGTGTTTATTGCTTCGGGGTGTGAAATTGGAGTACACCAGGGTTGTTCCTTGAGGGTACATCAAGTGGTGGCCTGTCTTATAGCCATCAGTTAAAAGCAACGGATTCATAATTCTTATTTTAATTGTGAGGTAAAGTTAATACATTTTATTGTTTGATACCCATATCAACAAATAAAACTTCAAAAGTTTCATAAACGGGTATGTTATAATACTGACAAACTATGTCAACATTCCCCTTTCTCCAAAATCCTTGTGGACAAACGACCCGAATCTTGCCAGAATGGGCGAATAATCCAAGTTCCAACAAGGATATTGGGGATTTGGTGTCAGGGGCGAAGTACATTATAATCAAGTCAGCGTTCTCCAAGGCATTTAATTCCCAGGTGACTTGTTGAAAGAATTGCGGGTTCTCAAACTCTTGTGTCCAAGAGGAATCCCAATCGTCCCTTCTTGGGTTCAGAATGTCATATCCGCAATCACCCAAAATGGTTTCAAGTTTTTTCTGCCAATCTTCGGCTTTACCCATTTCGATTGAGCCAGCAAGAAAGACTGACTTTCTGTCTCTGTCCCTCTTTGCAATATTCATTGGTGGTTTGTAAATCATAGTTATTTAATTTGTTGTATAATTGTTCTATCGATTGGAAAAAGTTTTGCAATCCATCTTCGGTTTCAAAATAATAATACCCGCTTATTGTATGAAACTTTTTAACATTTATAAGATGAATGACATCGTAATATGCTGAAGTACCACTACTTAAAATGACCGAAACTTTAAACTCTTTCATAATCTATGTATGTTATTTTAATTCCCTTCTTTGTTGCAAACTCAATCTCCTCTTTAACACCTCTTGATTTGTCCCAACCATCCATTTTGTATACAATCATTTCATCACATTTATCAAGAAGAGTTAAACAAAAGTTTTTCCAAGATTCCCAATCGGTTGGCATTGTTACATGACTCACCAAGGTATGGCCATATACAATTGGTGAGATGGCAACATCACCCATCGAACAAAGAAACCCAGCGAATTTGGCAACCTTTAAATAATTCTCCTCAACCACATTCGCATCTTCATGTGAATATGGTGATGATATAAAAATTAGTTTAGACATAGATTATTTTCGTTTTAACACATCAATAAAATTTCCTCAATATTTGAATTACGTCCCAAGCGTCTTCAAGTGCATTGTGTGTAACAACACCATCAACATTCGCACGTTCTTTACATGTTGTTAGATTGGGTAATGATTTATCATTTTTCCAATCTGTCATTAAAATTGCTGGGTCCAAAATTCTTTGTCTTATTTTAATCAATTTTTCCACCAAGGAAGTTGTTCCAAAAACAATTTATCAAATGTCGCGAAGTTTTTTCCTGCAACATTTATTGTGATTGGAATAGTATCTTTATTAATTAGAGGGTGGGTTATACTGTTTACAACTTCAACATATCCACCACTATTCAGAATACCCTGATAATACCCATTACCATGCAACCATTGATAAAATTTTTTAACGACCTCATCCTTTTCTAAAAACAGATAATCGGAATGTGTTTGGAGATTTTGTTTCGTTTCATCATCACCTTCAAGATATTCACCAATCATTGCGATGATATCTTTATTCATTGTAATTGCTCTCGGTGAACCAACAATCTCCCTTTGAAGTATTATGGTATTGAACTTTGGACATTCATCATATGGTAATTTCTTTTCTGTGTCTTCTATAATTGCTCCCATTGAAAGAATACAGTTTTCTCTGGGTCTAAACCAGATGTCTCAATATCAATACTAATATACTTCATTTTTTTATTCTTTATATTTCCAAATAAATCCACTACAAGTTTTTTTATAACTCCTACGTAGATTAAAACACATTTAATTGTTTAACAAAACTGTGAATTGTTTTATGTTTTGAAAATGTGTCAACGATTGTACCATCCTGAATATCTTTGACACTATTTGTACAAAAGATACCATCGAGGTGTTGAACCAAGAAATCAAATCCGCACTGAATATTCCATGGGTTACAACCAAATAGACCTTACCACAATTTTTTGTTTTAATATTTTTGATAACTCAATAAACGTCCGACCCCCATCAATTACGTCATCGACTATTAAACAATCCATACCATTTAAATCATCTTTATATACTATCGTTTCAATGATGTTTCCAGTAGAGATATCCCTAAGTTTATCGCACCGTATTATTTCCCCATCATATCCGATAGATTTTGCCAAATCAAAAATTTTCTTATTTGACCCCGCGTCTGGACTGATTAAATAAAACTTGTTATTCATTTTTAGAGTTTTATATTTGTTTTTTACGTTCTAAAAATATTGTTGATTCATCATAAAGATAATCTAATATTTTGATTACTTCTCGTTTTCCACTATATTCTAAACAAAATATTTTATCTTCACTTATGTAACCGCCAACATTTAATCGATTATTTAAATGTTTTTTTAATTCAGCGCAAAATTGTTCAGTACCTCTAAATGTTAATTTTTGTTTGTGTGTTTGTGTATTATCATTTTTATTGGTGTTAAGATACAAAGATAATCCCCCATCACCATCAAAATAACCTCTAATAAAATGTTTTATCATATTATTGGGTATAAAATTAGGAATGTAATTTTAAATGTTTTGTTTTGAACACACCTAAAATTTTTAATCTTTTGGATATCTGTTACATTGTTAATGTCCAAATATTTTTGTTTATAATTTTCACCTCTTGACGTATCAACACCTAAAGGTCTATTAGATTCCAAAACATTTTTTATTTTAATCAATATTTCTTCATCACTTTCTTTTAGTGATAAACGAATTGATTTTCTTTTTCATTATGATATCCATCAGCATATAAAAACCCCAAAACGTATGAACTATTCTCATTTAATTCATCAAAAAAATTCTCATTGATTGTATAAATTCTCCTACTTTCAGAAAAGTTTTTTAATTTTCTCCTCTTCTTTTCAATAAATTTCTCACCGAAGTTCTATGTATCTTATATTTCAATGAAAGTTCATTTAAACCAATACCATTTCGATAGTCATCAATTAATGTTATTTTTTCTGTATCTGTTAATTTTCCCATATTATTTAATTGTGATGTCTTTGTGGTATTATTCTTTTACCACATCACTATTATAAATACTATCAATTGCAAATAAAACCAATTCATTGTTTTTAATTTCAACAAAATTATTTAAACAACACTCTAAACTAGATGAATGCGGGTCAAGTGTAATAACCTTAGAATAGTTTTGACTATTGATGATAGGACAAATTACTTGTTTGAGATAATTCACACCGCCCTCAACAAACTTCCTATCACTTCGTGACCCCAAGAAATATGGAACATATAGTTCAATCTTTCTACTTGGTTGAATATTGCGAATCGCCTGGGTTGCACAAATGATAAGTTCAGGGTCACGGAAGGAATTGAGTCGGGATTCAATCCTTACAGGGTCGGTATATCTTTCAATACATGACCAATCCGTAAGGTCGATTGTTTGTTGACCATCAGGGAAGTTAGATATTTTAAATTCTACTTGAGAATTTTCAGGATATGCTAAAGAAAGGCTACACATATGATTGTTTTTTTATGAAATAAAGGTATATGTTAAACTAACAACACTTAAAATTTGTAATATAACCCAGATAATAAAAATTATTGAATAATTCAAATTATTCTGTTCATAATTAACTGAAGTGAGATGTTCCGCAAATTTCTCAATGAAAAAAACACCTACTATGGGCACCCACCAATACCATATCATTTTTCTCATACTATTGATGTTTGATTGTTTAAATAATTTCAATAGATTCTGTCACCCAATTTTTTCTTCCTTCACTTTTTTATAGTGTTTCCAAACTTTGGATGATTTTTCATAATCTTCATAATCATTGAAAATTGTTATTAACATTTTTGAGAAAAGTTCGAATGTTTCTTCATCATACTCATAATCAGAATGAATAAATTTTTCATCGATATCTCTGGGTAATGAAAGTAACCCATTACTGACCACACCATAATCGGCAAAAACTTTTAGTAACACACCCACATGTGATATTTCTCCGAAAAAAACCATCGATGGGTCATCATCATCTGGTTTTAAATCGTTATTGTTAACTTTTAATAGCATTTTGATAGCTATTAATTTTGAAACTATATCACATTTATCCTTATCATCATTAATGCCTGGAAAATGATGTATACCAAGAATATTTGATTCATCAACCCAAAAAACAACACAAAACTTGTGCTCAATTTTTTTGGTATATATAATGAACTTACCACCTTTATGGGCGTATTCACTATCAAAATCTTGACAAGCAATAATTTCACGAGTAACTTTCATATATAATTTTTTTAATGGTTAATCACCACCACCACTGTCTCCACCTCCGCTATCACTCCCACTGTCACTACCCCAATCACCACCAGAACCACCACCACCAAAATCACCGCCACCGTAACTGAAGTTTGATGTCATATGTGTCGTTACATCATCATCAAAACTAAAAACACTAGTATTAAACATTGATGAGTCAGATGTTGAATAAACATTGCCATCTTGTTCATCTTTTTTCTTTTCTTTTCTTATTCCAGGGCCACATGATTATTCAGATTTTGTTGTGTTATCTGATTTTGTTTCAACCGTTATTTTTGTTGCACCGCCCTCTCTCTCATAACTTCAAGACCAACATTTTCAATGCCTCTGCTCTTATAAACTTTCATTGCGGTGGCAACATCAATTGCTTGTCTTGTTTGTTCATCAAGGTCAAATGTAAGTGTGATGAAGTTTAATTTAACACCGAACGGTTCAAGAATTTTATTGCTCTCGACAAGTAATTTATCTTCCAAATCTGATTGGTCCAATTCAACAATATCTTCATCAACAAAAAGGCCTTTTGCAGCTTCTTTTATCCTTTTATCAATAACCATATTTTCAGCACCTTCAAAGTTGCTACCAATTGCAGCATCATCATCAGCATCGCTATTGGCTTTACCCAAAAATTTTGCTTGTTTAATAAATGCAAGTGGTTCTGTTATTGAATAATCATAATCAATGTGAGTAACGGTTCTAACCTTGTCTTTTAGATTTGTAACGAACCTACTTTCACCTTGCATCGGAAAATTGGGGATTACAACTTTCATATAGCATGGGTTTACACCAGGCCTAGGAACAGCTTCGCCAGCATTAATTTTTGACCATGTTACACGCAGTCATCTGAAACAACAACTTGTTGATTTGATTTGGCGTAATAGCATCCTTGCAATGTGAATAGAAGACCAACAATTAGAAAGGTCCAAATTCTTTTGAGAACATCGAAACCATAATAAATAAAAAACACACCACCGAGTAGAAGAATCACGCCAAGTGAAAAAATTTGTTCTGAAATAATTCAAATCAAATAGTCTGTAGATGCCGAAAGCGATTAGAATTATAAAATTGATAACAGAAGTGCTGCAATTACTTTGTTGAATTTTTTCGCCATGATGTTTAGTTTATGTTGTTAAAGATAAAAAACTTTTTGTTAAGAAAAAAATTATAGAACAAATATTTCTGATAATTCCTTGAGTTTTTTTTCAGAGTATGTTTGTTTGTTTATACATCAGACCGTATTCATCATGATATACTTCCAAAATGTTTGTTTTTTCCATTCTTTTATAACCAAAAACAATAAAGCAATTATGAATATCTGAGGAAGCAATACCATTAAATAAAAAGATTTGGTTATCTTTTATATCAGAGAATTCGATTTGACGATATTTTTTATTTTGCAAAACGTAAAAAAAATTATTTTGCAAAAACTTCGACATTATGGGATATTTTATACGTCTATAAATTATCTTAGTCGTTAATTTTTTTCAAAATATCGTTACTGAGATACATTAACCAGGCAAAAATGGCTAGTGTTTGTAATGTTACTGCACTGGAGAAATCACCTTTGAATACGTTGTAGGTTATCCCGCCTATGCAGAACACATTAAAAGACATTAAAAGTCCCTTCACTAGTTTTCTTATTTTATCGATGTTCATATGCAAATTTGTTTTTAAATGTTTCTTTATATTTTTCACCATCATCTATTTCATCCAATTTAATCATGACATCCATTACCGCCATAAGACCATCGAACTGGTCTTCCATGATTTCTTTTTTCAGTTTTACGCCCATATTCGATAAATTCTAATATTGTATTGTTTTCGAATGCAAATTCTATTTGTGCCAATTCTTGATGAGTATACCCTGTCAATTCTTTCAGCCTTGTACTATAAGATAATAATTCACCATCAATAATTTTAGGTATTTCTTGATGTCCATGTGTCGTTATAAATAATTTTGACCAGAATGTGTTATTTCAGATTACACCGAAAAAAGAATCTTCATCGATTTTTATTTTGGCACCCATAGCATCTGCAACAATGTTTCCAACCGCACAAGCGGCACATGTTCCTTTTGCCAATGTGCCATTCATGAATGCGTTGTACAAAGCATTGTACGCCTTTTCGAATCTTTGGGTCATGGTTATTGGTTTTGTTCTGAACCGTATGTTCTGTTGTAATAATCCTCGGAAGTTAATTGTTTGTCCTGGATGCTTCCGTTTATCATGGTAAAAATACCATCTTCTCTTGCTTTGATTATTTCTGCTTTTTCATCTGGAATGTAACATTCCACCATCTCAACGCAATCTTGTGGAATATTCAATTTCAATTGGTTCTCTTTTAACCATTTTAGCAAATTAAAAAGCGGAGTGTTCATTTTGTTTGGTTTAGTTTGCGGAGAGGAAGGGAATCGAACCCCCAAAGCCATTACAGCCCAGCTGATTTCAAGTCAGTGTCCTCGTCCATTCGGACCCTCTCCATATATAAATACTACCTAATCCTATCCTCTTTGATTTTTGTGCTGCTGATTTGTTGGTAATGAAAATATTTTCTTTCGTTTTCCAAAAGCTGATAATATTCATCGAATGATATCAGTTGACCAGCGTCATAAGATTTACCATTCAAAGATTTGAACGATGTGTTGCACTTGTACATTTTTATTGATTTAAAAATGGGTGAGGGAAATTAATCCCCCACCCATTTGATTTTTGATTAACCGTTTGCAATGGCCTTCACCGTGTTGCTAATTTGACCGAAGTAACCTTCGTCATGGAGCATAGCCTTGAAAGCATTCACAAATTGACTATCCTTGCTTGCGGATGTATCTTTCGTCTTGGACAATTGTACCTGACGGAGATATGAATCGATGCAAACCTTAAAGTGTAGTGCCTTGATAGTTTGCTCATCCCGCATAACCATATTACTCTTCACATTTTCAATGATTTCAGCCATGAAAGCGGGGGCAATATCGTTCTTTTCAATCATCTCATAAATCGGGGTGAAGTCACCTTCAAGTTCGATTCCCTGGCAGAAATGATTGATATACTTTTCAGCGGTTTTCGCGTTGAAGAGCCCATCGAAATGATGCTACCAATCCTCTTCACCGCGAAGGAAGGTCGGTTCAATCAGATTGATAGCTGATTGGTGGTGAACAGAGAAATCACATTCATGTTCTTGGTATCGCCACCATCAAGGGTGTTGAGAATGTCTTGCAGAGCAGCATCCCTGTCACCTCTGGTAACTTGATCAATATCCTCAACGAATACGATGATACCGTTGCCATTTTTGTCAAGCGTCTTGGACATTCTCAGCGTATCTGCGAGGAGTTTCGGACTCTTGAGGTAGATGAATGACCAACTATTCTTGATGGCTTCTTTTGCCAATTTGAAGGCGAGAAGGGTCTTGCCCGTACCATACGGTCCTTCGAGAATGCAACCAAATTTCAGGGAATACCATTTGGACACATTTCTGAGGATGAATGATTCTTGCTTTAAGTGGACTCAAAGCATATTCGGTTTCATCCGAAAGAATCATAACCTCCTTGTCAATGTTCGAAAGGTCGATGATTTCAGGTTGACCATGATTAACATTCTCATTTATCTCAAAAGCCTGATTCCTGTAAATGGAATCGGTATTCAAGAGATAAATTGTCCTGTCGATAATTTGGTCAATCAGACCATTGAATCTGAACTGGCAAGTTCCCTGAACGTGGAGAGTTTTGGAATCAAGGTGATAACGGATATCAATTTTGGCATCCTCACCCATGTCTGGCAAGCTAATCTCTCCATAAGGAATCTTTTTCCTCACACCGTTTGCGAGTAACATCAATCGTGTCGATGGGTTGGTTGCCAGATGATGGTGATGTTTTCTGCTCCTTTACAGTGGATACACCGATTATTTCCTCGATGCTGCGATAGAGTTGGTAAACACCATCATTCAAAAAAACACGGGATTTTGTAGTTGAAATTTGTCATCCGCTTTGACATCTCTATCTCATTTTCGAGATAGGACAGAATCTGCGAATACGGCTTCTTTCCCTGTCCAAGACTTACTAATTCCGCTTTCTTTTCCTTGTCCCAGGTCTTTTGGGCTAATGCAATTTGTTGCATACTGTTCTGATTATTGATTTACATTGTTGGTGACTTAGTTCTAGACATCCGAATGATACCATATCATTACGGATTATCATCATCATGTTTTGACTTAACCTGATTCTATCCATTCCCGATTCATAAGCTGCTTTTAGATTATCAAATAAGAACCTATTATCTTTATAAACCATTTCATTTGTAGTCTCATCGTACATGATTGGTAGTCCGTTCCTGCAATGGTCTAGTAGATACATCTGTGTCTTGTTTAATTGCTTGACAAAAATAACAAGAATTTTTGAATACCAAAAATTTTTTTTAAAATTCTTTTTCTTCGTCCTCGTCGTAGTTATCTTCTTTTATGACCTTTATGAAATCTATAATCACATAAACCATAAGTATAGCTACAGCCAATCCAACGATTTTTATGAACATATTACAATTATTTTTTAATATTTTATATAAGGCTTATGTTTTGAATATTTGTTTAACGATGTATTAAACTTCCTCATTCCAAAACCAACTATATGCATTTTGGGATTGCAGTTAGTTGCAAATATAATTATCGTGAATATTATCAATAATTTATATATGTTACCACATATTTGCGCAAGTAAGTTTTTTACCATCATAATCTATTTGAATTTGTTCAAATACTCTATCGACAGTATTCTTATAGTGTTGTTCTACAGTATATCTATCGTGAAAACTTCTCAATCCATGAATTACGGTTGTGTGGTCTCTATTTGCTACGATTTTCCCAATGTCTTGCAGACTTAATCCACATCTCAATTTAAATGCCGCAAAACATATATATCTCGCATCAACTATATTTTGTTTTCTAGATTTGGAAAGTATATCTTCCACTGTAACATCACACTCGTTAGCAACAATTTGAAGAATTTCGTTCTGTGTTATTTTTAAGGGTTTTGTTGCTTTTTTAGGGGTAACTTCTTTTGCGTATGTTTCCATAATTTCTTGATAATGAACACCAACAAATATATATGGGTGTACTATCTGACGTTCTTTAGGCATTTGGTTTTAAATTAATATCCCCAAATATATAACATTCTATTGAATAAATAAGAAATAACGGAAAAATTAAAAATTCTAAAAAAACGGGATAATTGTTACTTTTTACCTAAAATTTCACCTGTTTGTGTATTAATCGCATAAACAGTACCATCTTTATCTTGTGTTAAAAGAAACCTAAAGGTGCGTCTGGATTTACAACTTCTGAATTTGAAGTAGCGTCATCACCTATTTCGTCAGTATCGATTTCTTCATAAGTATCCATTGATTCTTTCAACAATATTCTTAACGATAACCTCAATATCTTTCTGTTTGATTTTAACAACTTTTGACATATAATCTTTTTATATAAATATTGGAAAATTAGAAATAGTGTTTATTTAAATCGAAATACGGTAACGAATTATCTTTATCTGAAATTATAGCTTCTGAAGAATCAACACCCCAATTTATATTCAATGATGGGTCGTTGTATTTTAAACCAGAATCGAATTCTGGTTTAAAAAAGTTATCTACTTTGTATTGTACAAAAGCTTGTTCTGATAAAACAGAAAATCCGTGTGCAAAACCTTTTGGTATGTATATAATCTTATTATCAGTTAATTCCACAGACATGTGCTTACCAAATGTTGGTTGATGAATTTCTCAAATCAACTATCACGTCGATTATTGTGCCATAAACACATCTGACAAGTTTTGCTTGTGCATATTTTTCCAACACTGGAAATGTAATCCTCTGATTACATTTTTTTTGAAAATGATTCATTGTCTTGTATGAATTCGACATTGTAACCAAGAAGAGAACTGAATTCATTTTGATTATATGTTGTTGAAAAATGACCTCTGAAATCTCTGAAAACATCGAAGGCATATAATTCAACACCAACAAGTATGGTTCCCTTATAATTTTCCATAGGTCAGATTAATCTTCATTATATTCAGCTATCTCCCATGAAAATTTACGCTTACCATATAGTTGATAAACATGATTATTTTCTTTCCAATCTTTTGCTGAGATATTTTTAATCTCTTTGAGGTATTCTTTTGCTTCCTTTAGATTGTTAAATACTTTTGGTGTGTATCTTTCATCTTTTGGTTTATTAATCTCCCAAAATTTCCACCAAATGTCTGTTCTTGAAGATGATTCTTCGGCTAAGTACATTTCCATTTCGGGGTCGTGATTGAAATCCCTGATTACGTACTTCTTTTTCCATTTTTTTTGATTTTTAGATTTCGATATAGATTGGGGTTTTTTCGCCGACGTAAGCTGACCAAGTGTTGTATTCAAGATATTCGACAGAATCTTCAAATGTCATATCCTGTGTCTTTACAAGAATATCAATCATTTTATTTCTATCATAAACTAAAACCATTGTATCTGGTTCAACACCAATAATGGCATCATCAAACCCATCCGCCTTTAGAAATTCTTCGTCTGGGTATAAGTCTAAAATTTCATCAAATGTCACTAAAATTCTTTGATATATGATAATATAGGAAAAATTTTTTGAAAAAAAAATCCCGACATGAAAGTCGGGATTTTTTTATCACTTTAAGTGCCTGGATTTTATTTCATCCAGTATTCTTTTAACTAAAAATTAGTCTCTTCTAAATTACCAAATGTTTTTTGTGAGATGTCAATACCAACCAACGCTTGCTGTGGGTCGATTGCTTTGACTTTATCCATAAAGTCATATATCACTTGTTCGAGACCTTCTCTAACAGGTAACAAATCAATAATAGTTGTTACTGTATAATGTACCTTATCTTTATCTGGTAATTGGTTGAATTCTTCAGCCGATATTACTTGTCCTTCTGGTACTGACATACCTTGGCTACTGGTATATTTTCTTTGAGATATGAATGTACTATCTAAATTCATATTTTCATCAAGACCAACCTCTACGGTACTTTCAATAACCGAACCATTATAAACATCATTGATAAATTCAGGGGATAAATTATAATCTTTAAAATCTACTTTACCACCAAAAACTTCATCATTTTCGTACCGTATTGTAATTTCATTTTAAGATTCATCACGAATTTATTGTTTTCCTTTTTCCCAAACAATGTCCATAACTGTGATAATGTTGTAGATGGGTTTGGTTTCTGATAACCATATCTATCCAAAGAATATATTGGTGATGTACCTTCCCATCTTGTAATAGTTTTATCATCAGATGTTTCTTCAGGATTAAGTTCAAATTGCGCACCCTTATCAAGGTTCCAGTTACTATAAATTTTGTTAAATCTTCTGGCTACATAGTACATATTGGTTCCAAGATAGTTTAACGCCCACTTGTTACCGCTTTTTTGACCGACAACATCATCAATATTTATTGTTAACCTATTTCTTTTATTATCATAAGCAACAATATGACCTTTAATATAGTTGTTTTTACCCAAACCAAATCCAATTTTATTATCAAACAACTCTAATACAACTGGCGCGTTTTCTTTTCTTGGACCATCATATCTAACATCAACGTCTAATCTTATGGTGTCACCAATTTTTAATTCTTTTAAATTAAGAAAAGTTTCTATAATACGAAAATCGTATTTTTTACCTTGTGCTCTTGCTAAAATTTTGGTTAAGAAATCATCATCACTATCAAAACTTACATAATTTAAACCTTGATATAAGATAGTATTATTTGATAATTCACCTATATGATTATTGAGGAATTTTCTAGAAAATATAATCGGTGGTATGCTTCTACTCGTAAAAAGATTATAATATTCTTTACCGTCTTCAAATTTTTCAGTCATTAAATCATTTATCTTTGTCTTAATCATTTCTGAAACCGAAGCTTTATTTCCAGTAACTTTTGCTGCACTTCTTACAGCAACATCTTTTGAATATTTTTCAATATCGATAGGTGTTGTTGGTGTTACAATATTAAGTTTACCTTTTGGTTGGTCAGTTGGTCTAATATTTTTTTGTAGTTCGCCGCCAACTCTTCTCTGGCAACGAATAAATATGGGGTTTAATTTATGATACCTCTGGATTAATTTTAACCAATCAATATTATTTTTTATAAACTCATCAACATTTTCACATGTCAATGGAATAACCATAAATTCTTCACCCTCAACCTTATTTGGATTTAAAATCCAATAATCTGGTTCTGGCGTTTTTCTGAATTTTTTTCCACATAGGGGCGGCTGCAACAATATCGCGACGAGTTATGAATGCCCCATAATTTGGGTTTTAATCTTATTACCCTCAGGGTCTTCTATATATTTTCGATAATCTCTAGCTGGTTCTGCACCATGTTCTTTATATCCAAGATATTTTCTTAATGTTCTTTGATATGGTAAAAGATGGCTCACATCCCTGGATTCAATTTCAGGAAAATATCTATTGTGATTGGGATTTCTTGTCAATGGTGTAAAAGTTTGACCATTTGGTTTTTTTACTTCGACTGGTGGCGCATCCCCCAGCAATTATAAAAATTCTTTTGTTCGGTTGCTGGGTCCAATGCGGAATAATCTTTGAAAGATAAAATGGTTCCTTTTTTATTGTTTGACCATTGGATGTTGTAAAATCAATTTCTGCTTTCCATTTCCCACCTCTCAAATCTTCATCATAATTCACAATGTCTCTATAACAATCACGAGGTTTTCTTGGTGTTGTGGCTTGTCTGGTCAACGCTTCATCTACCTCATTTTGTGCTTCAATAATTAAATTAATTATTTGTAATTTGTCTTTTTTTAGCATTATAAAAATATTTTCCTACTCATTATTATTATCATAAATATTATGATTTTCCGAATTATCATCTGGTATTTCGGGATTCCTTAGTTTATATTCATAACAACTTTTACAAAATTGCCCAACACCTTCGACATAACCATACCGATAATATATATCGGTTTCAAAATCATAATTGGTTTCGCGACCGCACATAACGCATTTGTCCTTTGCCATAAAATATGTTTTATGCAATATAAACAATTTCGGAATAAAAAAATTTTTATGATAAATTAGAACCAATAAATTTTTCTATTTTCCTACCACTTTGAGCTATTAGACTGTTCCCGCTATTCTTTCTCCTCTCAATCATCAACTCGGCTAGTGTTTCAGGGTCCGTTGTTCCAGATTCCACCAAACTATTCATCGTTTTAGCAAATCTTTGAAACCAGCCAGGCCCATTGTATGTGCATATATAAAATTAAATGTTAATTTTGGACTCGTACTGATTATTGATTTGGACTCATCGGATAAATAATTATTACTATTTTTAATATATTCATTTTTAATCATATCTGTGGCTAATTTTTGAAGTTTCGGTCTATAATTGCCACCCATATAATTGTAATTCCAATTTTTTCTAGCATTTAGCGAATCTAATATTGCAAAAAATTCTCTACCTTCTGCGTATCTTTTTCCCAATCACCAGTTTTTCTATCAATACCAAACATTGTTTCACCAGAACCACCATATCTGCCATCTTTAATTCTCCCATCCGTTAACATATCTGGATGGTAATAACCACCTTCTAATTTTTCGATGATGATATTCATCATACCATCAAAATCACCAGCAGATAACCCTTGAGTGAACCTGAAACTTTTGAAGTTTCAACATATCGTTTTAAATCATCGGATGTTATATTTTCTGATTTCAATTTTTCATACAATAAATCAACCATACTTTGTGTAACAACAGATAGATTACTACCCGTATTTGAAAAACCACTTAATTCAGCATCTGACGCTCCAGACCTATTTGATACATGTAGATGATTGTAATGATTACCACCAATATTTGTCTGCCATAAAACAGCTTTGTCGTTTCCAGATTCCTTATTCCAGGTGTAACCAAGGGCAACCAAAGCATCCTTCAATCTAAATCCTAATTCCTAAATTTTGGATTACCGTTTGATTGATTAGTTGCACCACCCGAACCAACACCATCAAGAATCGCAATATCAACCGCAGTTTGTGACATGTGACGACTTACTCTATTTGAATTAGACACACTATGCTGATGCCCAGATTTTGCGGTAGTTATAGTTACAACTATACCAGCAGCCTCAGCCGCTTTCTGTAAATCATCCAACAAAGCTTTATTAACAGAATCATATTGTGTAGCATCATTATCAAACTTAACATTTGAATATGAAGTATCGGCTAATTGAATCATTTCAAGTTCATTCAATATCCTAAACAATTTTGATTCACTTAAAGGTTCATTTTGATTTAAATCATTATCTTTTTTAAATTTTTCAACCGCTTTTGCGGTTTCTGGACCAAATAAACCATCAACACCGAATCTTGGTAATTGATAACCGAGAAGAATCAACGCTATCTGTATAGTTTCAACATCTTTCTGAAAATTCATACTACCTCTTTGTTGTTGAGAAAGAGGTGTTTTAATGTTCTTTAGATTATCAAAAAATTTGGTCACATCATCTGTGACCAATTCAGCTTTTTCGGCTTGCTCCCTAATTGTGTTTAATTTGGATTTAACATCCTTTTCACCGTAGATAAGTGAATATATTCTAAATATCTGTTCGTTGAATTGTCTCCCCATGTTTAATAAATAGTCAGTCGTATAAATAAAACTCTCTAAATTTTTTATTAAAATTTTCGATATATTTTCTCAATGTACTATTTTTTAACTTATCTGGTAATCCCGTCGATAAATAAGCCTGAATCTCATCATCGATTATTTTCTTATTCTGTGAATAACCAATTTCTGTTAAATAATTCTTTGCGAATTGATATGTTTTCTTGTCTATTTTTTTTAATAATGTATTGATATCTTTTCTATATTCTGAGTTTATATAGTATAATCCATGTGCTATCTCATGTCTGGTCATTAAAGTGTTAATGTCATCAACACCTATAAGATAATATTTTTCATTTAAACTATGTTCTTCACATTTTTCTATAATTTCTCTCATTAATAAATTATATTCATCAATTTGTCTTTCAAATACTTTATATGATTTTTGTAAACTATCAGATGGTATATTATAACCGCCCCAATCAAGATGATACCTAAAAACATTCTTTTTTGTTTTAATCATGTAGTGTTTAACAAAATATTCCAAACTGAATTCTTTACCTCTGAATTCTTTATATGGTGATTCGTAAAATTCTTGATATCTACAAAATAACATTGCGCGGTCATAATCATTTTCGATTACGACCGCGTAAATACCTGGAGCGACTATCTGAAGATACCCCTTTACAAGGGTTGTTTTGAAACTATGTATTAGTGGTTTTTTTACCACATGTTTTTTTATTCTTTTCCACCATGGCATTTTTTTTGGTGGTAGTGGTTTTGGAAAATGTTATGTGTGAATGTGACTTTATTTAGATACTTGGTTGTGAGCATATTCAAAAATATCTCTCGATACTCTTCTGGTATCTGAACCATATCCGCAGTCACATCAACTTCTAGGCTGACTTCACCCTGCTCAGTGTAAATTGTAAATAACTCTTTAAGTTTCACAACACATGATGCTTGCATTAACAAATAAGAAGAGCCTAAAGCAAGTTCTGTTTTTTCATCATTCGATTTCATTCATTATTTTTTTATAGAGTTCTGGATTCTCCCTTTCTACCACTCCCCCATCATAACTTCGTACCTACTTAATTGAATATCCCATACAAATATTTCTGTTTAATACTATCAACCTCACGTTTACAACGAACATTCTCTAAATAGACTTGTGATGTTTTTTCCATTGTCTTATTGGAGAGCTTCATCACAAAGATTATCGAAAAAATATTGACGATTAATACAACAATCAAAAAAATTTTTAATTTATCCATAAATCAAATTTAACTAAAACTTTTAAATAAAAAAGTGTGGTTTGGAATATTTTTTATTAAAAAAAGACATCTTCCACATAAGTCTCTGATTTTACGCGAGTTGTCTCGATTACGTTTAGTGAATTTTTTATAGCCAAAATTCGAGTTATATTAGTCAAATCTGTGATTGCGGTTAAAAAATGGTCTGGTGGATTTTGATTACAAAAATATCTTGATTGTAAAAGTTTCCCCGTTTTTACATCATGTTCACAAGTAACCCTGTCTTTACTTTTTGTATCTCTTATAGATACTATTATTGAAGTTTCTTTATCAAAATATCCAGCAACACAATGATGCATATGGGAACCTTCATCAATGTATTCCAATTCAGTTGTCAACAATTTAAAATTAAATCTATACTCTGTATTTGTTTCCTGGTCAAAATAAGTTTTATTACTATCAATTGCTTTTATAGTATCATCATAAAATCTTTTAATACCATAATATTGTTTTTTAATTTGTAATAGTAATCGTGCAAAAGATAAATGTTCATTATGAAACTCATCATAATTGTTAAATCTAAACCTCACATTAATATTGTATTCAATTAATTTATTTAATTGGTCTATATGGTCAACTAATAAATTTAATTTATTAATAGTTAATGTAAGAGAATCACAAATAAATTCTGGTTCTCGTAAAAGTTTAATTACTTTCCTTTTATCGTGTTCAGAAAGATTATATTTCTCAATTCTTCTAAAAATGTGAGAAATACCAACTAATTCACCATTTGCCGAATTTTGAAAATCTTCGAGTCTAAATTTAGGTATTTCAATATTATTCAAATAATGACCGCTATTATCACCCATAATTTTAACTATATAGGTCAAAAAATGATATTCAAATCTGGCTTTTCATTGAATATTTTGATTGTTTTTTTTGATTTAATTCCGAATTTATCAAGAATCGCAACCAGAAGTTTTCTATCACTCTTTTTAAGATGTTTTTCAGTTGGATAAAAATGTCGAATCAACCAGCTTGGTGTATTGTTAGCTATTTTAATTTTTTTAAACTTAATGAAAGTATCTATTATGTTATCGTAAAATGATTTGTTAGATTTTTCATCAATACCTAATTCATCTAAAAAAATATACATGAAATTTTGAATATCATTGAAATCATCAAAAGCATCTCTTAATTTTTGATTTGCTAAAATATCAAGACCAAATTTTGTTAACAAACTACTCTGATATATCACACGATGTAATAAATTGAAATTGTTCACTCTAAAGGTTTTGGATTCACCTTTATTATGTTTATTTAAAATGCTGATATGTATATTACCTGTTTTTGTATTGATAGTGATTGAATTTATGTTGGTTGTATATTTAAAAACATATCGTTGTAATCCCTGGATTTAGTATGATGAAAAATTTTAATGGTCAATTTATCACCATTCCTGATAATTTTTCTCTCAATATAATGTGTTATAATTGAAACAAAAGGTTTTCCATAATATTTTTTTATTTTATCATCTTCATTTGTCCATATCGTTTTATTTACACGTTCAAAATACCCATGATGATATACCCCATTCTGGTTATTATGAAAAAATTTTGTTGTTCTATTTTTATATTTTGGTGGAATGTTTAAATTAACAAAAAGAATTACCTATTGAACCAAAAATATCTGATTCATTTTCGTAAAGGTGTTTTTTACTTATTTGGCAATAGTTTTTCACCATAGTAATAGATGCATAATTAATTTTCTTACAATACAAAATTTCCATGTTAAAATTTTTTGTTAGGATATTTATAAAAAAAATTATGGCTAAAAGTAAAAGTGTAAGTGAGAAAACAAAGATTTCTTTTGGCAAGAGAAAAGAGGTAGGGTCGCAAGTCATATAATAAACATGACAGAAGCGAAAGAAATTATAACGGTCAAGGTCGTTGATTCCCCATAAGTGAATCTTGTATTTCATATTGCTTCTGAATCATAAAATCTATCTTTTGACTCATTGAATCCAATTTTATGTTTGTTAATTCCAACTGCTTTTCAACTGATGCTGAGTTAGAATGTGAATTTACTTTAACAACATCATTTATTTTCTTGAGCATAATATAAAAAAATATGATTGTCACAATGATTGCAACAAAAAATTCGATATATTTTTGATTTTTCATGGTTTGAAGTTATCTAAACTTAGAGATGTGTTCACATTTTTATAGAATAGATATAAAAGATAAAAAATTATGATAATAGCACTTGTAATGACACCAGCGGTTGCTCCACGCATTATATTATCACCGATATTAATTCCACTTTTTTCAATTTCTTCTTTGTTCTTTATTTTCTTTTCCATTCTTTTTTGTTCTATTAGTTGATATTCTTCATCCTGTTCAAAAATTTCAGGATTATTAACAACGGTTTTTAAAAGAGCCTTATTAGTTAGTTCGTTGAAAAAATATTCATTATTATGACAAGAGACTATGGCATTATAAATCAATTCACTATCATCACTTTTTGTTAAATAAGAATTAGCACCAAGACTCATCATTCTACTAACCATACTTGTTTGATTATGCATGGATAATATGATGACTTTGATATTTCGATACTCTTCATTAGATTTCAATATTGGTAGTACCGCCATACCATCCATATTTGGCATGTTGATATCCAGCAATATCACATCTGGTTTTATGTTTCTCAATTTATACAATAAATCGGAACCATCAACGGCCTCACCAACAATTTGAATATCATCCTTGGTTGATAATGCCATTTTAACACCTTGTCTAAATAGGGTGTGGTCATCACAAATGAAGACTTTAATCGGACGATTCATAATTAACCCAATTATAGACGGTAAAGATAGGGTAAAGTATTCAATTAATAAAATTTTATTTTAGGGAATAGGATATTTTCCATAAAATAAGTTGCGGAGACCTCGCCAATCTTCTTTTTCAATACATTATATGTCCTGGGATTTTTTGATTGGATTTCACAGTAATTATTCTGAATCTCAATGATTTTCCTATAATCACCAGTCTCTTTTATATTCAAAATTTCATTAATATACCAACTATACTTTGATATTGCCCAATTGCAAAATCGTTTTAGCTCATCCATTGATGATGGTTTAATCAATATGAACCTATCGCTAAAAACAGTTGCCCATTCTGGTAATGGTTTCCTTTCATCCCAACTAACACCCTCATCAAAGGGGTAGCTTTTGAGACCAGGACTTAAATCCATGTAAGCACCAATTGGGTTGTTATCACTTATAATGACATCAAATCCAAAAATAGGTTCTGACTCAATGGTGTGGAAATGTTGTTATATGAAGAACATCGACTTTGGAATCTGTGTATCTTTCAACATGTGCCATCCTAAAGATGTCAGATTTGAAACGATAATTACTCCACCCATAATCTTCAGTTGTTAATTCAACAACATTATTTGTTGCATTGATTACGTCTAAAAACTGTAAGAAACATCATCTAGAAAATTATACATTGATTGTTTTTTTGTGCAATTTTTCGAATATATCAATTATAAAATCATAACCTTTATTAACCTCATCGGCCCATTCATCTTTCTGTCGCTCTCTTATGATTTTTATAACTTCTTGACTATTTTCAAAATCGTACATTTTACCTGACCCTGGAATTTTAGACTTCATCATTTGTCCACCAAACAACAAAGCTAAATAATTTAAATAAACATGGGGCCAAATTGTTTCTTCATCCAATGTAGATAGATAATTACAATAACTATCAGCAATTTTTGTTTCTTGGTCTATGATATTATTTTGGTTATTACCATTATAGTACGCAAGATTCATTTCTACAATATCCTGATATATTTTACCTGACCTTAGAAATTCATTCGGTAAAAGAATGATACTTTCTATTTTTTCGAATATCTTATGTTGTGATTTTAAATATTCTAAGTATTGTAATTGAGTTAATTTGCCATCAAACATGATGAGATTGAATGGCATCCTTTCAGCTAACTTATGTTTTATTGCGGTAGCTTCTCTTAAATTCATTAAAAGAATTTACTTCCCTCATTTTATATTGGTTAACAATCTGTTTCGGTATATAACTTCTACCAAACATATCTAATTTTTCAATTGGTTTTCCAGTTTTAATTATTTCCTGAGCTTTAACTTTATTTGTCACAAAACCAACAATTTCATACTGAGCATTAAAACCGATTAACTTTCCATTATCTGTCAATAACTCCTCTATTAAATATATTTTCTTCATAAAATCCGATTATTATAATAATAAGAAAAAAATTTGAAAAAACAAAATTTTTTAATTATTTTTATTATCGAATTTTCTAATTGGTGAATTATTATTTTTTGGTTAGGTTGTTTTGGTGTATAAACCTTTCTTGGTTCTTTTTTAATATATGGTTGTTGTATTAAAAAATCAAAAGGTACATATGGATACCCATAATAAAATTGAGGAAAGAATTGTCTTTCCCAAAACATTTGATTCCTGTAATTGTATTCTTCAAAAATATTTCTTGGATTGGAATAATACACATCGTCAGGATAATATTCTTTAGTTGTTACACAACCAACATTAACCAATAGAAAAATGAATAATATATACTTTTTCATATTAATAAATATGGTCAACTAAGTCAAATATTATTTCCAAAATATTTTGGTCATTAACTTTTTTACCGCTTTCATCTGTTACAGTATAATCAACCATATTTTCACCAGTACCATGTTGCTCAAACTCATCATAAGTGTATTTTTTACCATCTATGCTTATTTCATAAACACGATATGTTGTTTTTGATTCATAATGATTAATAATTTTTGCGTTCATATTATTATTATTTAATCCCACCAGGAGCGAATATCAGAACCATCAAAATTTTTATAATTATACTCAGTTTTTTTGTACCTCTGATAATATCCCATAATTCTTCCCATTCCATTTCTTTTAATCTCTCTGCTCTGAGATATATTCTACGATTATAATCAACATCGTCTGGATTGTTATCGTTAGTAAAAATATTAATTTCTTTGAGTTCACCCATTTCTTTCTCCGCTTTTTCGATATAATGGAACTCATCAATATTATTTAATATTTCTACTGCCCTCCGCATTTTTTTTAACTTCAGGTTTTTTGTCTCAGGTATTTCCATACCTCTTTTATCGGTTTCTTTCTCCATTAAAACCAAACAACGAGAAAACATTTGTAATGTATATGAATAATCCCACCATTGGAAATTCATTAATTCTTTTCTGAAAAGCCAAATATTTCTAAAGAAATTTGGTATATCGTATCTAAAATAATGATACAATTTATACCACCAGGTTTCGTGCATTTTCAATTTTTCTAATGACTTAAAAAATGTGTCTGCAAAAGTGATTCGCATAATTAATCGTTTTCGAGTTCGAGTTGTGATTCATTAAATATGTGTAACATACCATTATCCCTCATTTCAGCAACAACCCTGGTTTCACCAGATGTTGTTTTAAAGATTGCAACAACAATACCTGGGAATTTATAACCTTTTGGTTTATAAACCTTGTCTCCTACCTTGAATTTGTAATTATTTTCCATATTTTTTAATTTGTGTAAACATATACGCAATCAATTGCCCTTGACATTGCAACATACTTTAATTGTTGTTCAACTTGTTTATCGCTGAACCTTTTAATCGTATCTTCAAGAACAAAAACTCTACTGTAAGTTCCGCCTTGTGATTTATGAATGGTATGTGCATAACCATAACCCAATGTTTGCTTTATTTTATTTTTTCCAGAAACATCTTTGATGTTTTTCATAAATGCTAATTGTGATTCAATCATTCTAGCTTCTTTAAAACAAATCATCGCCTTATAATAATCTTTATCTTTCATAAATTGGCCACCCATTCTATTTTTATCCGCAATAGCTTCAACAAATAATTGTATTTTATCATTACTTTCATTATTATCAACAACAAAAATATTTTTGAAACTATCCTCATCATTCATAAGGTTTTTAAGAATAAGATAAAAACCAGAAAATTCAACATACTCATTTTCTATTTTTACATTTTTAGTACCCTTATTAACTTCATGGACCAGATAATCACCACTATTGATTATCAAGGGTTCTTTTGTATCATAATCAATATCAAAATTATTATAACCCATCAATATATCGTTGACAACAATTTGTTCATCTGTTTGAAATAATACATTTCTCACATAATCGTTTAAACTGTTTACACCAGAATTAGTACCAGATAAAATCCTGAAAAAACAATTTATTTTCATTGAATTCTTTAGATTTAAAATTCTCATTTATGATTTTTCTAGCACTATCCGAATCATTCACATAATGAACACTACCATTATCTCTAATATCTGTTATGTAAGAAAAATCACCACCTAACCTTAAAATTGTAGATTCTTTTAAAATTGGATTATCGCCAGTTCTTTCAACTTTGGTCAATTGTATTTTTTTACCTTTTCTAAAAACTGGTGAAACATCAGAATCTTTTACAGGTTTAAGTTGTGCGGGGTCACCTACATATATGATTTTAATTTTATACTTCGTTTTTCCAAGTTTCCAAAAATCCATATAAAGATTCTGACACCATGGAAGATTCATCAACTATTATAATATCTCCACGTTTAATTTTTTGGTTTATTTTTTTGCGAATTCTAAATCCTTAATATCGTAATCACCATTTTCAAATTTTAATATCTGGTGCTAACCCAAATAAAGAATGTAGTGTTATTACTTGAGCACCAGGATTTTTCATTTTAGTTACGGCATTTGCCCTATGCGTTGGACTTGTATAATATTTTTTTACTTTACGGTGTTGTAGGTATTGGTCAAACAACGCAATAATTGTTGTTTTTCCTGTGCCAGCATAACCCAAAAGTGTTATTTGGTTATCAAATTTTTCAGGATTTTCAATAAATTCTTCTAATTTTAATAACGCGTTTTTTTGTTCATCATTTAAACCAAATGATAAATTTATGCTAAAACCATTTTTAAATTTGAATACATTCTTATTTTTTGCCATAGTTAAAATATAATAAAAATTTACTCAAAATCAAAATCTTTTTGGTCTTTGTAAATTTCTTTTAAATAATGATTTGTTTTACTGTAAACTTCTTTTATATCATTTTGAAACTCGTCATATGTTTTTTCTTTACAACAACCACATTCTTCAAAATCTAAAAAATACATAGATGATTTATTTGAATAACAAGTACCAGTCCGACCATCATACCAATCACTACCTACTTTATAAATTGGGAATCTAGCACCATTTTTTCATCAAATCGGTATTCGATTTTTTCTATCGTACTTTTATTATATCCACCCAATGAGTTTTGGCCCATTGATGTGTAACTATCCATGTATACAACATCACCTACTTGTTTACTTTCCATTTTTTCTTTTCTTTTTATACTCAACGGTACCTGCCGTTCCAATGAACGCACCGATTAATGCGGGTATCAATAATGATTTATCCTCAACGTAGTTTGTGGTGACCACCGCACCAGCCAACATAATACTTGCTGACCATATTCCAGCTGCAATCGATTTTCTTTCTTCGACTTTCATGAAATAAACAGTCCAACATACATCTGTTAGAATCATCGCAAACATTACAATAAAAAACTTAATAACGTAATCCATATTTAATTTATTATATTAATTTCAGCTTCTGTTTCAATCACCACTCTAGCACCACAAGATAATAATGGTTTGGAGTCACAACCTGGTCCACCATAAATGATTCTGCTTGGACCCAATATCTCAACTTCATTACAATAGATATTCTTTCTTCCTTGTTTGATTGTTATCACTGGAAGATTTGTGTCCTTTGTTTTATTGGACCTTATGTTATGCTGATTGACATGAATTCGTGTTTTCATATTTTATAACCACATTAATGCAAGACATAACATTATAAAAAAACAATTGTAAAACCGAATGATAGCCATACTAAAAATTGAAATATTTCTATAACCCTATTCAAAAATCCTAATTTATTTTGTTTAGAAATGACTAACAATCCAGTACAAACGGACATTAAAATAAAACTAATTATAAGTACCGTTGACGAAATTTTACTTGCTAATAAAAGTATTTCTTTCATAATTTTTATTTTTTAGGTTCAATATAATCAATTCTTGTTATCCTATGTGGTGGTATATGTCTATACGCTATATTAGCGCTATATTCTTCTTTGGGTAATTCATATGAAAAACCAGTTCTAAAAACATTATCAATAAACATTTTTCTTTCATCGTAATTATTTACCCTATTAAGGTTAACCTCATACCAGTTTTCTCGGTTGTAATCTTCTTGGTAATATATGTAATAGCGAGCGGGATAATATTTTTCTTGATTTTCCATATTTTTGCGTTAATCAATAAAAATTACACAATTTTTTTTGTTTTTCCAAATTTGGTAGGTGTTTTTTTCTACCAAACAATACATACATCTACGAGTTCCTGATATGAGTCCCATAACTTATGATTTAAGGTCTTCTTCAATTATATTGACCATCTCATCAAAAGAAACATTTTCGTTCTTCTGCCAATTTTTTTATATAATCCTCACTTAGTTGAATATACGATGCCTTACTGTTTCTATTTGAATCTTCGATTAGTTTACTTGCTTCGAGTAGTTTTGATACTAATGATTTTTGATTATTCATAAACTTCTATTTTTTTGTTTTTTTCATTTTCAATATATGATTTTAACTTATTAATACACACCTTTACTTTACCATCGATGTCAATAACTGTTGGATTTTCTAATGCCCGTAAAAAATCATGTATTGTTTCTTCTGTTATGTTTCTTTTAATATATTTAATCCCATCATAAAGATGTTCCGCAGTATCAATATAATCAGAAGTTTCTAATATATTAAGGATTTCCAAAATAGTTTCTCGCCTTTTGCTATTTTCGTTATTCATAAACTTCTATTTTTTCTCCGTTGTATGTCTAATGTGATTTGTTTGGTTGGAATTTTATACGGTGTATTATCCACATTACTTGGAATCATGATACTGGATAAGAGTCCGTATTTCTCTTTCCATATAGGAAGCGCAAGTTGATATCGCTCATCCAAACTCAACTCTCGTTCTTCAATTTTTAATCCCCATCTATCGGAGAAGCCTTTATCGGTTTTGATTTTGTTGATGAATTCATCTTTTGTTAATCTCAAACCAATTTCTGTCATTTTTTCTTTTGACATATTTGGTAAAATCTTCGCATCTTCTATTAAATAAATCCAATAAACCTCATCAATGATTTGGTTGTATCGTTCTTTACTCATAACTTACATTTTTACTCTTTATATTTGTTTGCTAAATAGGTTTTATCCTCACCATCCCAACATATCTTGTCGATATAATGTGGTCCGAACCATTCGTGTCTGCCATCGATTTCTACACGATACCCAGTGCTCCATATCTTCTCCGCATGTTCTCTCGCTTTCTCTGCGGAGTCAACATCGTATGTGAACACGTTTCCGTTCTTAAAGTAAATGTACATTTTCATGGTTGAATATTTTATTTTTTCCGTGATTTTATTTATCAGTCAAAACAAAGTGTACCATCGGTATTTTTTTATCGTTGACATATACTATAACAGTATCTGTTTTTATTGTTTTATGGTTATGTGATTGAAACTCTACTCTATACTTTACAATATCTATAAAATGTTCGACCATTTCTGTTGAAATATTTTCGTATTCAAAAAAGTATGGTCTGTTGATATACATCGACCAACACTAAATAATTGTTCAACGACATGATTAACAATTCGAGTTGTTCTACCAGTTTGTCTATTATTTTCCATAATTTTTTATTTAATCTTTTAATAACTCTAATACCCTTTGCTTCAGTTCTTCAAACTCCATATCTGTATGCGGGCGTTGGAAACACTCAAATTTAACCCCACCCCCCGTAAATTCATCCGCAGTTACTAAAATGTGATAATCTTCCGCAAGGGGGGATTTGTTTAATTTTTCCGAATACGCCTCTATTATTTCTAAATTACTTTTGGTAATCTTACTATAAAAATTGGTTTGCTCATGGTTTTGTTTTGATTTTAAATTAAAAAGAGTACTCTCGCACTATAGTATCCTCCCCTATTTTATTGTTAAAAGTATCATTGTGTCTCATGTATAATCTTTTCAGCCTCTGCAATATCTTTTGGGAATGAAGATAAATAGGATATAACATTTGTCAAAATTGTATTTCCTCCAATATCCTGCCAAACTTCACTTACTGTTGATTCGTACTGATTATCTAGCGTGTACACTTTACTTGAGGAATGAAGACTGTACATTTCTTTGCTTCAATCGTGTATTTTTTCTGAATAATTCTGTATTCCATAGTTTATCATTTAAAAGGTATATTAATAACTAATCCGTGTTTCATATCCATTATCTATTTTCATAAACTCATCAATCTCTGCCTAGGATAATTCTTAGGAAATGCACAAAATTTTGTTGCAGTTGGAGCCATATTTTGAATGTTCTCCTATCCTCTTTGTCAAGATTAACATGATTGGTTCATTGGATGTGTCATATATTTTATTGCCGATTTTTACTTTCATAATTTATTGTTTTTATTTAAATCTTCGAATTGGTTCTTTTTTGAAGAAAAACCCAACTACATCAACATAAGGAAGTAGTTCTTTGTCTCCTTCAATTGTTGTGTTTCCTTTACTAGCCTTCAACATTATTATTTTGAATCCAAATTTATTGGATAACCACTTGATGAATTTTACGTGTACTCTATTCATTTGTTTTTTAATTTATTTTATTAACAACAGGAAAAATTCCTTCATGTCTCAAGTACTCATAGTTTTCCATCTCTTCGGGTTTATCAATTGGCATTTGAACCAAATTAACTGATGTTTCATTGTATTCAAGTAATGTCATCGTCATAACGTATAAGATTCCTTTATTGTTTTTATGTTCTAATTGTTCTTTAAAATGAGAAAGGTTTAATGTTTCCATGATTTTTAATTTAATTTTCTTTTTTAACTATCTCGTACTCTTGAGTCTCATCATCATCATCACTCAAACATTTTATTTCGATTCCGAAATTTTGTTTGAGAATCCAATTAATTGTATCCACCACTTCCCATGGTGTGTAATCAGTATTAATTTCAAATTTGTTTTTTTTCATGATTTTTTAATTTGTTTGTTAATAAATGTATCAAATATATTTGTAATTACCAAATTTACCTATATCGCAATTTCTAAAGGTGAAACAATTTTTAGAATATTTTCGGTTCCTAAAATATCAAAATCATTTATTGTGTAATCATAGAAATTTTTGTTCTCTTTCAACATTAATTTTGGTTGTACATTCATTGGTGTTCTATTTAATACCTCATTAAGTGCATCAAAATGTCTGTCATATATGTGAAGATTTTGAACCAAATGACAAAATTTACCAACCCTATACCCACAATGTCCAGCAACCATCATTTGCAATGCGACATATTGAATCTTGTTTATATACCCCGCGACCAAGTAATCGTTGCTACGTTGAATCAATGTCATATCTAATATTAAACCATCATTATCTTTTCTGACCGAAAACATAACCTCGTATGCACAAGGAAACAAACCTTTTGTTTCAGACAAATCATGGTATTGAAACATGTTTATGATATGTCTTCTACCGAATGGGTCATCAACTAAACCTTTTAACTTTTCATCAATTAAGTTATATCTACATATTGTTGCACCGTACCTTTGTCCGATTGTGTCATCACCAATATTCCATTCATCCCACCAATTAATACCCATTTCTCTTGCAACTTTAAGTGAGGATGTTTGTTTTTGGTATATCCAAAATATTTCTTTGATTCCAGTTTTGATTGCAGTATTTCTTAGTGTAGGAATTGGATATTCACCTTTTGATATATCATATTCTTCGAATACTCCAGTGATAAACTTAGAGTGTGCTCGAATACCGTCAGGATATTTTGCTCTTGGATTTTCATCGAAACAGCCTTCGTTGATAATTCTGTTGAGATTATCAATATAATACTTGTCTGCTTTATTCACGATTTAAAATTTTATACTTCCATTTATATCCACCCGCAGTTTCGGCTTTACCCATACAAACATTACCAATATTTAAAATTTTTGTTTCATTTATTGCGTGAGATATACTTTCCCAACTTTTTATATAATTTCCAAATAAATCGTATTGGTCTACAGGTTTTCTTTTTCGATTCAGCATTTTTACATGGTATACCTTTCTTTATTTTGGATAGTGTTTCTGAAAATCCTTTTGGCTTAGGTTTTCTCATTTTTTGTTTGGTTTCCTCCGATAATTTCCTTCCTTTGAATGCGTTTTTAATTTTTTCCTTTGCTTCGGGTGAATGTGTCCATCCATTTTCCATTTTATACTTTTGATACTCGGATATTTTAAGTCTCCATTCTAAATGTCTTCTATTCGCTTCTTCCTCGCCATACTTCTCTACCCACAAAGCATACCTACCTTTTTTGTTAATGGTGTACCAATTTGTTTTAATGTATCTGATAATTTTTTTATTTGGTTTTTTCTCCTCTCTATTGCTTCTTCTTCCCCATATTTAGAAACCCAATAATTATATATTCCATTTTTTGCTATTTCATGTCCAATTTTTCTATCTCCTTCCTTACTACCTTCACTAATGTTATAGCCAGATTCTCTGTCAGTACTATTATAATATTTTATCCAATATACCTCTCTTTCATTTAAATGATTTTCATCAACACATTCTTCTAATATATCTTTTTTAAAATTTTCTCTTCCATATTTTTTTATTGCCTTTATTAGTTTCAAACCACTACCATAATATGATGGATTGTTATTTTTATCTTGTCCAATGTAAATTTTTCCATCAATTAAATTTGTTGTTTTATAGATAATCATAGTAAATTATTTACTATAAATATCTTTCTATCTTATTTATTCTACATAATCCTATCTTTTTTTGTTATATAAACAATGGTCCTATCCTTTTTCGTATTTCCGAATCGTAGGATGTGTTCAACAAGTTCTAAATACTGACGGTCGATGTTATTATTCATATTCAATTTCAAATGTATCGGGGTTAATGTATTTAATTTTTTTATCACCAGTTAAATCAACCATCTTATCATCAGGTATTCTATTTTTAATGATTAAATCTTTTAACTCCTGTGATATATCAGGATTATTTAGAATTTCATCACGTAACTCTTCGTGTTTACGTGCTAATTCAGCTCCTTTCTCTATTAGTTTATCTATGTTATTCATTTTCGTTTTGTTTATTTATTAGTTGATAATTTAATTTATTGACGTAATAGTTATCATCACCATACCCATATTTAATTCTTGCTTCTTCAGCTTCTTTACTTGTATTGAATGGCGCAAGTATTACTACATTCTTGTCTTTTCCGTGTCTCGGTTCTTTTTCATAAACCGCGTATTGTTCGCTATTCATTTTCGTTTTGTTTTAGCTTTAATAGACTTCATTAATGATTTGGTTGTATCTTTCTTTATTCATATACCATATTTTATTGTGTACAACATTGATTGAAGTTGGTATTTACTAATGTTATTGTCAAAAATTCTCCAATTACCAGAAGAATTATCAGAAGTGTCTAATTCAGCAACAACATCGCCATAAAAATAACTACAATTATTTTTTTTATTGTATATTTCTACGGCTTGCTTTTTATTTTCAGCTTCTATTAACTGTCCATCAGTGTAATAAATTTCAGGAGATTCCATCAATCCTTCGCATTGCAATGCGACTATGTACTTACTTCATAAACTTCTGTAAGATTTTTTATGTTTATTAACCAATATTTTTCCCCGCTTTTACAACCAAAAACCGTTTCCTTTATCCTCAACACACGTTACCACTTTTCCATTAGGTTCTAAATCGGGTCTTAAAGAATCCCATGATGACTGCACTATAAATTTTTTACCAATATTACTCATAAACTTCTATTTTTTCGTCTTTGTGTGTTAGACTTATTTGTTTGGTTTCGATTTTTAATACCCTATTTTAGTTCCTCTAACTATATACATTACTTCATTCATGACCCTACCATCGATTATGGAATTTTGTCTTTCTTCTATGATTTGATAAACATGAGTATAATTTTTATTTATGAAATCCTCCAATTCTTCTTTCACTCTTGAAGGGTCTTCCATTTCTGAATAAGTTTTGGTTAAATCATATTTCCTCAAAATGGTATTTTATGCATAAAAACTGAATATCTATTCTTTTTGTAAATAAAATGATGTGAATTTACAATTTCAATAGTTAGTGATAATTTATCCAACGGAATTATGTATCTCCATGATTTATGAATATCATCAATTTTAAGGGTTCGTGTTTCACAAAACTCATCAATTGATTCGTGCCACAATTGCCCCATATATCCACGCCAAGATTCTGTCCTTTCTTTTATAAATTCGCTATTCATAAACTTCTATTTTTTCGTCTTTGTAATGTAATGTGATTAGTTTGGTTGGGATATTTTCTTTATCACAATCTTCGTGAGTTGTATATTTCGACACATCAAATCCAACATTAAATTTAGGTCCGTCATCATTAATTTCCAATTCAACCCCATTCGATAATTTAGTGTATAGAATTTTTAATCTTTCCTTTAAATTCAACTCTCGTTCTTCAATCTTTAGCCCCACTTATCTGAAAACTCTTGGTCGGTTTTACTTCTTCTGATAAATTCTTGTTTGGTGTATGGTCTACAGCCGTCATCCTCAGTCTCTAAAACTTTATCATACTTAGTATCCCACGATTGTAACATTCTACGTATATCTTTACAATACCTCTCATAGACTTCATCAATGATTTGGTTGTAGCGTTCTTTATTCATATCTTAATTTTATTTGGTCATAATCTCTATCGTACCATTCACCATTTTCATTTTTATGGTTTCTAATAAGTTAGTGCTAACAATATCTCACATAATCCCACACCTGAACAATCTCCTTTGTCCCACCTCTTGTAGTGGTTGAGAGTTTCACTATCTGTCATGTCGAGTAGTTCTTCTATCTTGTCTCTAATAGATTTATCCATATACTTCTATTTTTCTTCGTTGTGTGTTAGTGTGATTAGTTTGGTTGGGATATTTTGTTCACTTAATGATTCTTCTTGTGTTTTACCATGCCCCCACATTAACATTATACGTAATCCTTCAGTACGTTCATTCCAAATTTGCATCCTCTCATCCAAACTTAATTCTCGTTCTTTTATTCCCAATCCCCACCTTTCGGAAAATTCTTGGTCGGTTTTCATTTTGTTGATGAATTCTTCATTGGTCATCAGTCTGGTTCGATTCTGTGATGGGTCATCAACGTGGTACTCGTAGTCAGGTTCTTCAAGAAAACCCGCGAATTTTGAATAGCTTTCGTAAACCTCGTTAATGATTTGGTTGTAGCGTTCTTTATTATTTTTCATTTAATATCTGTTTGTTTTCCATTGTTCATCACTTTGTTCTTCTAATTTTTTTAGAATATCATATGCCGATTTTGTGGTTTGAATTTTGCAATCAAAATCATACGCAATCATACCGACATAATAAATTAAGTATCCCAGGTATTTCCTATCTACCGTTAAAGTATGTTCAGAATCGTATCGCACATTTCTTTGATGACATCTCTCTTGGTTCTTATCCATTCATCAACTTCTTTATTACGAACAAGTATTGAGTGCAACCTTTCTTTTTGCTCATCGGTTAACTTATCAAGTTCAGATGTTATCCACCAATCAACATCACCGATACCAGAGAAGAAGTTGTAACAATGAGCAAACTCTTCTTCACCTCCCAACATAACACCGTCACCATAAAAACAACCCGCCCAATATGGACTAAACCCTCTCCATTTACTCAAATACTCACCATTATCCAATTTTATCATCCAATCTCTTTTCATATCTCAATTTTTTTCTTTGTATTTTTCCACACTTTAAACATATTCTTTCTTGAAATTCCTCTTACAACATTCAAAGTTTTATCTAAATGAGGAAAATAACGCATACTTTCTTTCCTGAATGTCGCCCACCTTGTCCATTTATGAAAAAAGAAACATGAACCTTTTTTCTCGTTATTAAACGCTTCAAATGTTGTCATTCCGCTGACTGGTTGTGATGTATTGTTTTCCATGTTCATTAATTTTCATCAATTACATTATATGAAACCCAAACCAAGATACACAAATACAAATATAAAATCCGTAACTAAAACCCATTTAAATGTGTTTATATATGTTTCGTCTTTTATATCAAAAGTTGCACCAATAATAAACATGCTTAACATGATTATTGTGTGTAAAATCATAAATGCTAATATTGGTTTATTAATTTTCTTCATAATTTTGTTTTTTGTATATTAGTTTGGCATCTTGAAACGATGTTGTAGATGCGAATTCATCATTTAAGTAATTTATAACTTGTTCTATTAACTCATAATCTCGTATTCCATCTTTAAGATTAACACTCTTAACTACCAAAGAAATTGCAGATGCCATTATCATGGCAGCATTTTCAATTTGAATGTTTTCTGTATGGCCTATTTCAATATCAATACCACCCCTATCATTAGCCTTACAGGTAACCGAGACCTTCGCCTCAAAATCTTTATCTACCATATTAGATGTTTTTCTTCTCAATATATTCAAGGGTATTCTCGAATATAGTTTTAAGTTGTTTAGACATACCAAATCTTTGGGAATTGATTTCGATTGACCTCGCCATGTTCCCATCCTTGGTCCTTTCACCAGCAGCCTTCCAATCGAAAACATCTCCATCAAATCGAATAGATTCATCCCATTGATGCGATTCTCATAGTGTTGCGGGTGATGACTATTAACGGAATAATGATGGTCAAGAGCGGTTTAATCTGCCTGGTTGCTTCGGTATATTCCTCGCTCCCAAATGTTAAACCAGCAATAAGTGGTGTGACCTCATCAAAGGTGGATTTTTCGGGTTCCTCCAATTTCGATTGGTCATGATTTTTTGCTCTTTCCAATAATTCACATGAAGCATTAATCAGATATTCATTAACCTTTCTGATGTGCTTCAATGTTTCTGCTGTCGAATCGTAATTCATAATATTAATTTACCAGTTTATCGAGATTAATATCTCTTTCTTTTAAGATTTCCCAAAATCTTTCATACACAGCATCCAACAAATCTTCTTTGGTTTCATATTTGTCAATAGACCATTCAAACCCTTTCTTTGTGTTGTGACTAAATTCCCACAATGATAATGCCATATCGGTTGATTTTGACCATTCTCATATGTGCCTCAATGTCATCTGGTTCGTTTAGGTCGAACTCGAATATTCCTTTTGCCATAAATGATGGTTTTTTAAAATGTAATCAAAAAATTTAATTCCCAAAATTTTTCCATATTTAATTTCCAAAATATTTTTTGGTGTTGGTGTATAATATGGATTATCAAAATCAGGTATATCAGGATAATATTTTTCCATACCTGTTTCGTAATTATTGAAGAACCAATAATCATAACGCTCAACATATTTTGCCTCCCTTTCGGTTATTTTGGTTTTCCATTTTTTGGAAACTCATTATCCGTTTTAACTTTTTGAATGAAATCCTCTTTGGATAATGGTATAACAGTTTTATTTAAAAAATTATTATACGCCTTGTCCAATATGTCGTCAAAATTATTTTTCACGATTACTCAGTATAATATTATTCCTTTGAAATCATAACCATCATTTTTATCCGCTTTTTCATGTTTACCATAATACCATTCAGTATTGACATTTTCATTGAAAACCGATTCTTTAACATCCTCAACATCATCAAAACCACCCTCATAGCCACTGATTAACACTCTCATGTCTTCGGGATATGTTTTCAGAATTTCTATAAGCTCTTTGGTTGTCATATAAATGATTTATTCAAATATATTTAAAATTATTTTTCTTCTTTTAAAAATATTTAAACAATTATACACAACATGTGACTCTTGAAATGTGTATAATCCATTATGTTTGTGCGTGTTGTAATGCTAACTCTATTAATTTAATAGCCATTTTTTTATCTTTTTGATTCGAATAACTTATTTTAATTCTTCGTGTGATTCAAATTCCTAATAATCCGTTGTATAGTATTTCCATAATGCAGTATTTTATTTCTATAATGTCAAGTTTACATGATTTATGGGATAGAAATTCCCAGCTCGAATATAATGCACCATACCAGAGGATATTGACAAGAGGTATGATGGGTCGAGAAAACCTGGATGGTTGCACGGTTTTTAAATGTTAATAAGGGGGCACCATTCCTCTGGACTGAAGAGACTGCAAAATACCTCTCGATATTGTTTTTACACGTTACAATAGGGTTAGTAGAATACACCCAAATTGTCCACGCAGCAGAGCCACATAGCATGAATCCGCCGAAATATTCTGGAAATTGGTGACCATGCTGTTGAATTCCCTGCTGGCATGGCTTCCAAATTTAAAGTTGGTGACCAAGTTCGTATGTACCTTGGTTCACCACAGAATCCAGTTCGTTAATTAGTTTATTGTATTCAACTTCTTTATACAAGAAGAATTGTCCGCACGTAAAACTACCTCTAAAATCAACTGGTAATTCTAAATAATGTATATTTTCATAAACTTTATGCCTGTTTTCTCTTTTTTCTCTACCCAGGAATGAACGGGTTGTTGCTGTGAAAAGATTAATAGCAAACATTTTATTATTATAACCAATAAGCATATCTATACCATCATTCACGTCTAATTTTCTATTGTATATAACATCGCCAGCAAGATTTTCTTTTACATAACAAGTAAAATGAACATCCCTAACTAATGATGGTATGTTCTAAAAATCCTCGCTTTTAAAGCTAACATAATTTTATCATCAAAATTTTTTTATCAAAAATTTCTTGTTATCTTTTAAATAACATTCCCAAAATTCTTCTTGAGTTGGTATTGTCTTATTTTTATAAAGATATCTGTAAAAACTTGTTAAAAATGTCGGAAATTTCATTCTCCATTCAACATTATCATCTTTTATTGAGGAAAATGTTAATTTGTAATTCAAGATTTGTTCTTCAATAGATTTGCTGGTTAATTCGACATAATCAAAAAAATTTTCAAAATCATCTTTATTGAGTATTCCCATATTTACTATTTATTTTTTTATTTCAATTTTATATATTTAAAATATAGATAATAAAAACAATAAACCAAATATTTATAAAAAACAAAAATTATGGGCGGTTGTGGGTGCAAAAAAAAGAAAACCGAAGCGGCTGTAGTAACGCAAACAAATACTACAAATTCAACAAATGCTGTCAATGAATCTCAAACTACAAAACAAACAGACGTGTTTTCAGCACAAGTTCAAGTAATTGTTGATAAAATCAAGGAACTTAATAAGTAGTAAAATAAAAACCACAAACTATGTGGTTTTTATTTTTTCTTACAATATATACTTATTTATTTTTTATATAAATTTTTTTAAAACAAAATATGGAAAGAGATTTAACTAAATTGACGAGTGTTAAGATTATTAAAAAAATTATCTTGAATTCAAGAAAAACAACAATAAATACGGATTTAACATTACAGAAATTTGTTAATAGAACTATTGATTTGTATATGAGAGATTCTGATTTTAGAGAGAAAGTGAACTCTCATGAAACAAATGGAATAAAGAATTCAAAAGTATTAATAAATGAAGAAAAAGAAAATACTGTTATTGTCTGATGATTTAAGGTCAATGAGTGGTGTGGCAACAATGTCCAAAGAAATTGTTGTTGGTACATGTTTAAAATATGATTGGATTCAAGTGGGTTCAATGATTAATCATCCTGATTATGGTAAATTAATAGATGTTAGTGAAGATTTAAGAAAACTTTATAATAAAGACGATATTAATGTTAAAATTCTAGCATATAACAATTATGGTGATATTCTCTTAATAAGAGAACTTATCAAACATGAAAAACCAGATGCCATAATGCATTTTACAGACCCGCACTATTGGCAATGGTTATATGATGCTGAACATGAAATAAGACAACATGTTCCAATTCTATTTTATCATGTTTGGGACAATGTGCCAGACCCAATATACAATAGAGATTATTATGAAAGTTGCGATTGGATTGGTTGTATATCAAAACAAACATTTGGTATTGTGCATCGAGTTGGAAAATTAGACATTTCAGATACATTTATACCATTAACAGATGACCAAATAAAATATGTTCCTCATGGAATCAATTCAAATGTTTTTAAACCTGCACAAGTTAGTGATGACATCAAAATATAATTTATGATAAAGATTATGAATTCGTTTTATTTTTCAACAATAGAAACATAAGAAGAAAAAACCATCGGATGTAATATATGCATATAAAGTTTTTTGCGACCAATTTACCAAAGGAAAATCTGATAGGTGTTTATTATTAATGCATACAACACCTATAGATGAAAATGGTACGGATTTGATTACGGTAAAGAGAAGCTTTATGTCCAGATTACAATGTGAAAATACTTAACAGTAAAACTTCAACAAGAACAATTAAATGAATTATATAATGTTGTTGATTGTACTAATTAACATCTCAAATAATGAAGGCTTCGGTTTAACAACATGCTAGAAAGTATAATGGCTGGAACACCGATTATCGTTAATGTAACAGGCGGATTACAAGACCAATGTGGTTTTAACATGTAAATAGGTAAAGAGTTTGATGAATATGATTATATAAAATATGGTTCATTGCATGAAAAGAAAAATGGGACTTTATATCACACGGTGAATGGGTGTATACCTGTTTGGTCAGTATCCCATAGCTATAAATGGTTCACCATTAACACCATACATTTTTGATGATTCAATTGAACCTGGATGATGTTTCAGATGCTATAATGAAAATGTATAATTATGGTAAATCCAAAAGAAAAGAAATTTGGGCATGAAAGGTAGAGAATGGGCGATTAGAATCTCTCAAGTGATGCAGCATGTGTAAAAAAATGATTGAAGGTATTGAAGAGGTTATAAATAATTTCAAGAATAAAGAAAAATATCAATTTATAAAATTATATGAGTAAACCGTTTTTATTATTTAGAGCACCAGTTGAAACAATATCTGGTTATGGGGCGCATTCAAGAGATATTTTAAAATCATTATACAATACTAAATTATTTGATATTAAAATTGACAGTTGTTTGTGGGGAAATACTCCAATGACGGCATTAGATACTGAAAATGATTTGTTTCATTTGTGGATAAAAAATAATATGATTACGCATCTTGATAGACAACCAGATTATTATGTTCAAGTTACAGTACCTAATGAATTTCAAACATTAGGAAAATATAATATTGGGATAACTGCTGGTGTGGAAACCACTATGATACCTAAAGATTGGATAACAGGTTGCAATAAAATGAATTTAATCATTGTACCATCCGCATTTTCAAAGAGTGTTATGTTAACAACACAATATAACGATATGTTACTAACAAAAATATGTACAAAAATAGATGTTATATTTGAAGGGGTTGATACTGGATTGTACAAAAAATTAAATTTTAATGAATTAAAAGATACCAAAATAAAAAATTATTTAGATGGTATTGATGCCGACTTTTGCTTCATTTTTGTTGGTCATTGGTTGAAAGGAGAACTCGGTCAAGATAGAAAAGATGTTGGAATGTTGATAAGAAAATTCGCTGAAGGTTTTAATGGTGTGGATAATAAACCAGCGTTGGTATTAAAAACTTCTTCTGCGAATTTCTCGGTGAAAGAAAGGGAAAGATTAAAAAGAAGTATAAAAAACATATTATACGGTATTGAAAAACCCCCGTCTGTATACTTGGTTTTTGGTACGTTGGCGGATGATGAAATGAATGATATGTATAACCATCCAAAAATAAAGGCAATGGTTTCCTTCACAAAAGGTGAGGGTTTTGGTAGGCCATTATTAGAATTCACTATGACGGGTAAACCTGTATTAACATCTAATTGGTCTGGCCATTTGGACTTTTAGACCCCGATTTATCAGTATTAATTAATGGTGAATTGAAAGATGTTCATCCCTCTGCCGTTGACCAATTTATTATTCAGGGTTCAAAATGGTTCCAGGTTGATTACGATGACGCGATATCTAAAATGAGAGATGTTATAGCTAATTATGATTTATATTTAGAAAAATCGGAACTAATGAAAGTTAATAATATGAAAAACTTCTCATTGGGGGCAATGAACACAAAATTCAATGATGTAATGAGTAAATGTCTTGGTGAACAAAGATTAAATGAAATTTCATTACCGAAATTAAATAAATTATCATGAAATTAATTTATGCAATAACTGTTTCAACTGAAGAGGTTGAAGTATTGAATCTTATTCAATTCATAAAATCAAATTGTGATGACCAGATTGTTGTTCAGATAGATTCAACAAAAAGTAATGATTTATTATTTAATAAAATTGCAAAATTAACATCAAGCGTTTACTTGTGTCCATTCAATAATAATTTTTCAGAATTCAAAAATAATTTAAATGAGACATGTCTAAATTATAATGCTGATTTTGTTTTTCAATTGGATGCCGATGAAATGATAACCAATAAATTAATAGAGAATATCAAACAAATTCTGATTAACGATGCTAACGATATTGATTTGATTTATTTACCAAGAATCAACACTGTTAGTGGAATTACACAAGAACATTTGATAAAATGGAAATGGTCAATGGATATCATGGGTAGGATAAACTACCCCGATTTTCAGGGAGAATATATAGACCAAACATGAAATGGATAAATAATATTCATGAGAGAATTGATGCTAAAAGAATTGCGTATATTGAGCATGAAGATTATTGTATATTACATAATAAAACAATAGAGAAACAAATATCACAAAATCTTTTATATTCAACATTAAAAACTGATTTTATAATTTAAATTCTATGATTACAATAGGTTTTTCAACAAGAGAAGATAATCCAGAATACATTGAACATTTACAGAAAACGTCAATGTATAAAGAAGTTCAAATTATCCAGAAAGTTAATAATGGCGAAAAGTCATTACCACAAGTATATAATGAAATTATCAATGAAGCAAAAAACGATATTGTTGTATTGGTTCATGATGATTTAATATTTGAAACAAAAAATTGGGGTGAGAACATAATTAAACATTTTAAAAAAATCAAGATTATGGAATTTTAGGTTTAGCTGGTACAAAATATCTACCAGAAAGTGGTACCTGGTGGGAAGTCATTGCCGCCGCATATGGTGTTGTAAATCATACAGACGGACAAAAGAAATGGGCATCCACATTCTCTAAAGATGGTGGTAAAAGGATTGATGAAACGGTTATTATTGATGGTTTATTTATCGCGATTGATAAAAACAGAATCAAACATAAATTTGACGAATCTTTTAATGGTTTTCATTTTTACGATTTGAGTTTTTGTCTTCCAAATTTTTTAGATAATGTTGGTGTTGGTGTGATATATGATGTTAGGGTTACACATTTATCTGTTGGAATGACAAATGAAAAATGGGAGGAAAACAGAAAAAAGTTTGTTGAAAAATATTCAAATGAATTACCAATTGATATTAGTGATGATGGTTTATGTGAAACATTTATATTTGTTCACGACCAGGATTTAATTATCAATTTTGAAGAGAATAAAAAATTTGAAAATTTATACACCTATAGGTATGTATTTCTTGGTAACAGACCAATAGATAAAATATCCCATATGGATAATGTCATCATAGCAAGAAACTATGAAGATAATTTAGAAGAATATCCTTTATTTACATCTTATACAGGGTGGTATTTGTTGTGGAAACATAAATTAATAAAAACTAGATATGTCAATTTATTTGAATATGATATTGTTTTAGATAATAATTTTAGTGTTGTTCAATCTAAAATTTTATTTGAAGGAATTCAGATGATGGGGTTACGTACCATTCCCTATGGCAAATTATCATTTCGTAAATAACGCCGATTGGAATGAACATATATTACCATTGATTTTCAAAATTAATAGATTTGATGTTCGTTCATATGTTCAAAAACTTTTGAGACAAAATCCAAACGCTTTATGGTCATCAACATCTAATACAACATTCAGAGTTGATATTTTTGATGAATATATGAGATGGTTCCAGCCAATAGCACAAAAAATTAAAGATACCAGAACATGTGGTCATGCACATGAAAGGTCTATAACATATTTTTCATTTATTAAAAATAAGAAATTGGCTCTTACAAATAATTTATTGAAACATTATCAAATGGATTCACATAAAACACAAGGTCATGAAGTTAATGTAAATCTATTATCATGAATTATGTTAGTTTCAGTGTTTGGGGTGATAAACCAATATATAATGTTGGTGTAATTAAGAACGCTGATTTGATGGTTGAATATTATCCAGATTGGAAAATGGTTGTCTATTATAATGATAGCACACCAAAAGAAACGATTGAATTATTAAACAAAAAATGTTATAACAAAGTATTTCCAAGATACTTCAATTTTTGGAGAATTTTGGAGATTTTTTGTTTTAGATATTTCTGATTGTGAATATGCGATTTTTAGAGATGCGGATTCTAGAATATCATTAAGAGAAAGTTTAGCTGTTAATGAATGGATTAAAAGTGGTAAAACACTTCATGTGATGAGAGACCACCCATATCATAAAATCCCAGCTGGAACTAATCAAATGGGTATTTTGGCGGGTATGTGGGGTATTAAAAATAATGTTATTCCAATTACTGATATGATTAAAAATTCAAATAAAAGTAAAGAACATAGATATGGTAGTGACCAGGCATTCCTAAAAAATGTTTATAATATATTGATTAATGATAGATGTACACATGATGAATTTTTTGAACAAAAACCGTTTCCAATAATAAGGGAGGGTAGAAGATTTATTGGTGAGAGAATTGATGAAAACGATAAACCATTAACAGACGACTATAATTTAATATCATGATGAATAAAATAGATTATGTTGTAATGGGTGCTAATAAAAACCCTTTGTATTTAGATTTTTGGCCAATAGTGTCCAAAATATGGAAAAAAAATTTGGAATCACCCCTGTTTTAGGGTTAATCGATGATTATGACACAGAAATCGAAAAATCTGAATATGGATTAATAAAAAGATTCAAATCTTCGAACAATGTTAGTACTGAATTACAATCTCAAATTGTACGATTATATTTACCAAAATATTTAGATGGTTATTGTTTAATTTCAGATATTGATATGTTTCCACTATCCAAAAAATATTTTGAAGAATGTGCAAATAATTTGACAAATGACAATATGGTAATATATTCTTCAAATCACCCTCAAACAATAAATAATAATATGTACCCTATGTGTTATGTATCTGCACATAGTAGTATATACAAAGAAGTATTCGATATAAATTTAGATTGGGATAATTTTTGTGAATTATTATTTCAGAGAAATGAACATTGGTATACTGACCAAAAATATCTATATGAAAAAGGCTATCAATTTTCAAAGAAAAACAAATAAGTTAATATTATTGAATAGAATCTGGAACGCACCGATTGATAATCGAGTTGATAGGTCAAGCTGGTCATATTCTCCAGAATTGGTTAAAGAAGATTATTATATTGATTGTCATTCATTGCGACCATATAATCAATATAAAAAAGAAATAAATAAATTAATAGAGTTATTATGACAATATACAAAAATGTTTTATTAGAAAAAACAAATATCAAACCACAGACAGTGTTAGAAATTGGTTCTAGAGATGGTGATGATGCTGAAAAGTTAAGGTTACTATTTGGTATTGATTCAAAAAATGTTTGGGTTGTAGAACCAAACCCAATACAACAAAATAAAATATTAAAAAAATATCCAAATATTACTTTAATAAAAAAACCAATATTTAATGAAGAAAAAATAATTACATTCTATGGTGTCAATGTTGAAGACCAAACTTTAAATGGTGTTAGTTCATTATTGAATAGGGTTGACAATTTATATGATAAAATCAATACTAATAAAATTGAAATTGAAACTATTTTAGGTTCTAAACTTCTTGAAATGATATCGAAAGATATTGATTTATGTAAAATAGATGTTGAAGGTGCTACTTTTTGAAGTGTTGGAAAGTTTTGGTAATGATATTGAAAAAATTAAATCAATGCACATTGAATGTGAGCATAGGGTTGTTTGGACAAATCAAAAATTGTATAATGATGTTTCAGAATATTTAAATAAAAAAGGTTTTAAAGAAATATATTTTAATTATTGTAGTAATGATACTTTACAATCAGATAGTATTTGGGTACAATCAAATTATTTAAAATGAAAAAATATTGATTTTAGTAATGTCACATTATGGTGATGAAATATTCGATAACTATAAACATATTTGGGATATAAAGATATCATTAATTAAAGAAAAATATCCAATAGACGTTTTGTTTTTATATAGTGATGATAAAATTGAAAATGATTATATTGTAGTTGGTAATAAATTAATTTCTAAATGTATAGAAAATTATTGGACAGCATTATTAACTAAAGTTATGAATGGTTTTGATTATTTTAAAAATAATAATTATGATTTAGTTTTTAAAACCAACTTATCAACAATAATAAATTTTGATAAATTTTATGAATATTGTTCTTCCATAAACACTGATGAAATTATTTATCAAGGTGTTACTGGTAGTTATTTGGATTATGTTTTTTGTTCTGGCGCTGGAATGTTATTGAATCAAAAAATCTGTTGATATTGTTTTAAATAATAAAGATAAAATTGATGATACTTGGACTGATGATATTTTTATAGGATATGTTTTAAATAAATTGAATAAAATACCAGCAAGTCAAGGTGGGTTGAGTAGGCTAGATATATCTAAAAATATAAACTTGAATGAGACTATAAAAAATTATACACATATTCGTATAAAAATAAGAACGGAGAAAAAGATATTTTTTATACAAATAAAGTTTTTGAAATACTTTATGGTTAAAAAATGAAAAGCATAATATGAAAATAGCTATTATTGGTGGTGGTTGGGTTGGTTGTCATCTTGCTTATAAATTACGAAATAATCATGATGTTGTCATTTATGAAAAAAATGATAAATTATTTTTAGAGACATCATATAATAATCAAAATAGATTGCATAATGGGTATCATTATGCCAGAAATTATCGTACCAGAAATCTTTGTATATCAACTTTTGAAAATTTCATTAATGATTATGGATTTTTAATCGGTGATATTGACAAAAACTACTATTGTGTACCTGGAAAAAAATCATTTATAGATTTTAAAACTTATTTACAAATATTTGAAAATAAAGAAAAGATTATTGATGTTAATATTTTACAAAATATTGATGGTTGTATAAATACAAATGAAAAATATATAAATTTTAAAAAAGCACACATTTTCTTCAATAATAAACTATCAGATTTATTTGTACAAGAAACTATATGTAAAAATAAACTTAAACGGTTATTAAAAAAATTTGATTTGGTAATAAATGCTACTAATAACACATTAAAGGATAAAAAATATCATGATAGTTTTTTGAATTAACTATATCATTATTATATGAAAAAATTAATGATATATCATTCGATGCTTTAACATTGGTTGACGGCGACTTTTTCTCCATATATCCTTACATTGATAATTTATATACTGTAACTGATGTTCAATATACACCGATTAAAAAATTTAAAACAAAAGAAAATTCATTAGTTTATGCTAAAAAAATTGATGATATTTTTTGTGGAAAAAAGAAAAATGATATTGAAAAAAAAATATTAAATTATTATACAAATTTCAAAAATAATTTTATTTACAAAAGACTTTTTCTTATCAATCAAATCTAAATATAAAAATGCATCTGATGATAGATATCCAATTATCACATTAGAAAATAATATTCTTAATTGTTTCACTGGTAAAATCCAGGGTATCTACATTATAGAGAATGAGGTTAATAATATTATAAAAAACTTAAAGAACAATATTAATACTATAGATTAAATCACAATAAAAGTTTATATTATTATATAAATTAATAAGATGAAAAATATAATCATTGGCTACACTGGTGTAGTTGGAAAAACATTGGTTGAAAAAAATACGTATAATTTATTATACAATTCAACAAATATCAATGATTTCAAAAATCAAGTTGAAGATGGTGACGAATTAACATTATGTTGTTTACCAGCAACAAAGTGGTTAGTAAATAAAAATCCAATCGCCGATTTAAACAATATAAGAAATATTATAGACATTATATCACAAAAAATATTCTAAAGTAATTTTAATATCAACTATAGACATTTATAGTGATTCACCATTATATGTTGATGAAGAATATTCACCAAATATTAAATCATTATCATATGGTTCAAATAGATATTTCTTTGAATTATTAGTTAGAGAATATGTTAAAACTGATGATTTAAAAAATATTTAGACTTCCAGCCGTATTTGGTAAACATATTAAAAAAAATATATTATACGATTTACTTTATGACAATAATGTTAATGAAATTACTATTGATTCATCATTTCAATGGTATGATTTGGAATTGTTAAATTTAGATATTCGTAAATATAGTGAATACTACCCTGGAGCGACATTGTTCAATTTTTTTACCGAACCATTACATACTAGTTTTATTGTTGATTTATTTCCACATTTAAAGGATAAGATATTTTATTTCAAGAAAGACTCAATACAATACGACTATAAGACAATGTACAATAGTATTAATGGATATATGTACAATAAAAATCAAATATTCAATAGTATCAAAAGGTTTGTAGATGGCTTTAGCGTTAAGTAATTTTGCGTGGGATAGAGAAGATGATGATATAATCTTCAATAAAATTAAAGAAATTGGGTTCTCAAATATTGAATGTGTACTAACAAAAATTAAAGACTGGTCAGATTTATCTACGCAAGACATAATCGATTATAAGCATTTTTAAATAGTGAAAAAATTAATCCACATTCAATACAATCATTATTCTATAATGTAAAATGTTCTGGTATTAATGATATTGAAATTATTATATCACATTTTGATAGATTAATTCATTATGGTAAAATATTGGAAACAAAAGTTTTAGTTTTTGGTTCCCCAGGTTTAAGAAAAGCTATTGATAATTGGGAAAAACACATATCAATAATTTTTAAAGAAGTTGATAAATTATTATCGAACACCAATATAACTGTTGTTATTGAACCAAATGCTCCAGATTATGGTGGTGATTTTTTTATAGTGTTTCTGAAATTGTTAATTTTATTAAAAAACATGATTTAATCAATATTAAAACAATGATAGATACGCATAATTTGGAAATGCAAGATTTTAACCCAACAATTGTTTATTTAGACAATATTGATTATATTAGACATATACATGTATCTGAAATTGGATTAAACGAAATTAAACCAAAAATGTTACATTATTCATTATCAGATACATTAAAAAAAACAATTACAGTGGTATAATAACTTATGAGGTCAATAAATGTAAAAATTTGTTAGCTTCAATTAATGAATTCTATAAAATTTATGAAAACAACATTAGTATTAGCAGTATATAATAATTTTGAATTGACAAAAAATTGTTATAATAGAATCAGAGAGATTTACCCAAAGGCACCATTGGTGATAAGTAGTGGTGGGTCAAATGATGAAACATTAGATTGGATACATACTATTAATGACGATTTTACAACATTCACACATACCAATGATAGAATAACATTCTCTGATACATACAACAGGTGTGTTATTTGTAAAAACGGAAAAATTAGTGTTTATCCATAACGATATGGTCATTGGTAAACACTTGGAAAACATAGATAAGATGTTGGAAGAGGATATGATATTATCCTATACAACAATAGAACCACCAGTATTTGCGGGGCACAATAGGCCAGGAAAGATTTTATTAAATATGGGTGATGATTTTGATAAGTTCAACTATCAATTATTTGACAAATATGTTGAAGAACATAAAGATGATTGTAAACTATACGATGGTGCCGTATTTTTCATGTCTATGTATAAGAAAGTATTCGAAGATATTGGCGGTTTTGATGGTAAAACATTTACACCCGCATTTTGCGAGGACGATGATTTTCTTTTGAGAGCCAAATTAAAGGGGTACAAATTAAAAACAACAGAATGTGCAATAACATACCATTTTGTTTCAATGACATCAAGGTTCGGAAAGGATATGAAAGAAGATTCATCAAAATATGAATTAAATTCAAATAAAAACTTTGTAAGAAAATGGGGATTCCAACCATGTTCTTCACTCAATGGGTTATTTAATAAAAGACGATATAAAATACGAAAGAAAACAATGTGTCTTGTATGTGATAACAAGACCCTATTTGTAAATTACATATTTCATCTTGAACCGTTCTTTTGATAAAATCATAACAACATCTGATGTTGAACCATTTATAAAACTCGAACAAGGGTTCGCTAATGTTGATTTAAAATCCAAATTTGAATCACCGTTTGATTGTGATATCGTTGTCTATATTAACGATGAGATTACAAATGAGGATTTCGATACCATTCAGAGATTAAGGATTATACACTCCCTATATGAAAAGGAAAGTATAATGTTGGTACATTGACAGTCGAAATCAACTGATTATCTTATTGATTTGATTCTATTACCATGTCGGGTGTTATCTGTTTTAGCACGATTCGAATTGCCTTGGTGTGTCTTTATGTTCAGGGCACCAATACCAATCTCCTGGGTCAAATTCGTGTCTACTCCTAACATCCATGGCAAACATTCTTGTTAATCACACGATATACACCATCTCTTGGGCTCTAAATCATCATCTGTAAATCCACTGATTAATACTGTTGGGACATCACAAGCCCATGCAAGCCAAGATAAACCACTACTTAATCCGATGAACATTTCCCGATCTCCTGAATGGTTCTAATCACGTTCTTAATGTCTCCAGGAGGGTGCTGGGTAGCTCCTAGCAGGGTTTGTATTCCCCATATATCCATCTCCTTCAAATTTGACCAATGTCTTCGACTTCATATCCCTTTGATTTGAGGTAATCAACGACTTCCTGCCAACCATTCTGGTTGTTCCAATACTTAGCTTGCGCGGTTGAATGAATTGCTATAGATACTTTTTTCTTTTTATTGACATTGTGTTTTATAATCGTGGTTTTAGTTCTATATAATCAAGACCTAATATATCAGACGCAATTTTAGTTAAAGGTCCAGATATTGGATTGGTTGGATGATAATCCATATCAATATTTTTATCTTTTTAAACAACCCTAATCTATATTGCGCATATATATTATTAACAACAGAACCTGGTTTAACAAATTTGATGTCTGTATATGTTTCTCTGAATAATTTATTCCAAAATGTTGAACATACGATTTCAACGTTGTATTTCTTTCTGAATTCTTCCACATATGGCATCCATGCTAATGTATCTCCTAATGATTTAGATTCAAATGTTATCAATATTTTTTATTACTATAGTCACTGATTAATATCTTTTCATATTCATTAGATTTAATCACCATCTTCCAATCAACAAAATATTTTTACTTGTTTTAGCCCACCAATTTGATTTTAATTTTGATTTATATATCAACTGGTTTGTTTTATTGTCATAATACTCCACATCATATTCTGTAAAATCATCTTCACCAACAATATGTATGTACGCTCCATCAATGAAATTATAATTTATATGTTTTAATCCTTTTGATGTTTTCCATTCTACATAATTCATCTTTACAAAAGATTCAAAAACTTTCGATTAACACTTATCGAACACTTCAACTCCTTGATGATATATTTTAACTCTCTCGCCTCTTTTGTATTGACCGATACTATGTACAGTCATTTCATCTTTTCTTAACATTTATAAATTGATTAAATCCGTTATAATTGACTTCAACCAAATAATCTTTTTGGCTTTATGTGCCGTAAACCCACTTATCAAGTGTAAGTATATATTCCCATTGGTCTTATCACCAGCAAGGTATATTTGGAACCTTGCACCATTCCTTTCTATGTTATCCCTATTCCATACGGCTTGCGTATTTAACTCATTGTTGTTGGCAATATATTTAGTTATCTCAATTTTATTTGTCAGTTTTTTTAGTGAATCCAAAAAGGTTCTTTCAAGTTGCCAACCCTTTGGTTTATTAGTAAAATATTCCCATTTAGAATTATAGTCTTGTACTAATTTTACAGCGACATCAGTCTTGATTGAAAAAATAAAAGTAGCACAATATGGATTTAAATGAGCATCTTTTGATGAATCATCATGGTATTCATATATAACAGCATCGTTGTTTTCAATTCTTTCAATAAATGATTGCTTGTATTGATAAACATCAATATCGTTATCATATTCAAGAAAATGTATTGTCTTTTTACCCAGATAATCACAAAAATTAAATGCGTTTTTCATTGTCACCCAAATAGCATAATCATGATGAAATGCATTTTGATTCCATATATTCATATTTGGATATGATGTCCATCTTCCACTACCTACACCATATTTTTCAAATTCATCATGAACCAAAATATCATTGTTCTTGTCGAATATATAATAATCGACCATCTTCTGTATTTCTTGTTTTATTGCATAGTGACCAACTAACAATATTTCTATATCAAATGTCTTTAACTTTTTAATTAAGTTAATTAAATCATTTTCTTTATTCTCATTGTTTGGCCAAGAATCAACAACAAAAATATGGTCTTTGTTTTTTCTCTTGCCACGACATTGGGCTCTTGTACGTAGTACGTATACCACCCTTTATACCATAGAAATATAAATCAAACTCTCTCCATTGAAGCGGCGCAACGAAAAACGCGAAAGCGTTTCACGATAAATGCGAAAACGGTTAAAACAACTCAAATCTGATAAAGAAACGAAGTATGTAC